TCTATGTCGTTCGCCATTCAAGAACCAACGGGTGGTGCCATTTCCATTGGTATGCATTCCATCTACATTCATGATATTAACTTCCACCAGAATTGATCTTTTGGATCAGTGATAACATCTCCCATGTTTACTAGGTTGCCATTTAAGTACCAAACTTTGGTGCCATTTGCATCTTCAATAGCAGGGCCATCAGTTCTATGAAGTTTATCATTCAAGAACCAATGTTTGGTGCCATTTGCAAATTCAACAGCAGGGCCATCTTCTCGATGTCGTTTGTCATTCAAGTACCAAAATTTGCTACCATCATCCCATTCAATAGCAGGGCCATCTTCTCTATGTATTTTGCCATTAAAGAACCAATGTTTGGTGCCATATGCATTGGTATGCATTCCATCTGTTTTCATGATTTTAACTTCCACCAGAACTGTTCTTTTGGATCGGTGATAACATCTTCCATGTTTACTAGGTTGCCATTAAAGTACCATTGTTTGGTGCCATCATCCCATTCACTCGCAGGACCATCTTCTCTATGTCGTTCACCATTAAAGTACCATTGTTTGGTGCCATATGCATCGGTATGCATTCCATTTCTCATGATTTCATATTCCACCAAAATTGTTCTTTTGGATCGGTGATAACATCTTGCATTCTTACTTCTTTGCCATTAAAGTACCAAAATTTGTCGCCATTTGCGCTTTCAATAGCTGGTCCGTCTTCTCGGTGAAGATCACCATTCAAGTACCAAAATTTGTCGCCATCTGCAAATTCAACGGCAGGACCATCAGTTCTATGTCGTTCACCATTCAAGTACCATAATTTGTCGCCATTTGAATTTTCAATGGCAGGGCCATCAGTTCTATGAAGGTTGCCATTCAAGTACCAAAAATTCTCGCCATATGCATATTCAATAGCAGGACCATCTTCTCTATGACGTTCGCCATTCAAATACCATTCTTTGTTACCAAATTCATTGGTATGCATTCCATCTTTTCTCATGATTTCATATTCCACCAGAATTGATCTTTTGGATCAGTGATAACATCTCCCATGTTTACTAGGTTGCCATTTAAGTACCAAACTTTGGTGCCATTTGTAAATTCAATAGCAGGGCCATCTTCTCTATGTAGTTTGCCATTAAAGTACCAATATTTGTTGCCATTTGCATATTCAAGGGCAGGGCCATCTTCTCTATGTCGTTTGCCATTAGAGAACCATTGTTTGTTGCCATTTGCAGCATCGGTATGCATTCCATCTGGATAAATGTTCTGTATCATTTAAATAACATACACTATAGGTTAAGGATTGTCAATCGTTTATGTTTTTGTCTTACAGTTATCGCCGTGCCAACGTGCGTACATACCCTTAGCAGTTTCTAAACCACAATGCTCACACACTAATCTTGTTTGTGATGGATGAGTTCCAGTAGATAACATCTTTTCATTTTGTGTAGCACCCACCCATGGATTTTTACCTTCTTCAATCATGCGGCGATTATGCTCAGGTCCTTGGAAGTTATGCCGACCTTCTTCAATCAACTTTTTATTCAACTTACCACCAGCATTCGGGGACTTACCATTCTGCCAATGATGTTTACCTTCTTTGGCACTTTTCACAGAAGGATTATTATCATAGTTTCGTTGCGTTCTACGCACAGATTGCCTTTGCCTGTTATCATCTGTTTTCATAGGGTGATTATCAACGAAAGTATCTCGTGCTTCTGGATTGGTATTCATCCAGTGTTTGTCGCCACGAGATACTTTTTCGGGATTAGTTCTTGAATAATGATTATCTCCTGATATTTTAGATGCTATATCAGGGTCCTTCATAGGGTTGTTGCCACCAGTGACGAAACCGATAGATTGTGCAGTCATATTCATACATTGGGGATTATGGATGTGTTCTATAAGAAACTGCTCTTCTGCGTCTATGAGGTCTTCAAAGGTATCGTATTCCTGAATTACTTCACGGGATAAAGAAGACTTATCAATGATGCCCCTGACCCATTTACCTGATCCTAAGTAGCCGTCTTCTATATTGTTTGTTGAATGTCTACCAATGTAGTATTTGCCGTTTGTATGTGTTGTCTTATAGATAAAATGTTTCATTATATTCCTTTGTTATATACTTATTTATCATTATAACGCAGGTGGATATAAAAATCTATATAAAAAAAGGGAGAACCCGAAGGCTCTCCCTAATCTTTTGTGTCTTATCTAAGTAAAACTGCGTAACTTTATTGCGTATAGCCTTAGCTAAACGAAATATTACTTACGGCAATTTCGCCCAAATAATCGCCAGCATTACCAAAGCTACTGGAAGAGTTCGTTAATTCCACATATCCGTATCTTGTCATAAAGCTAACTACTGGTTCGAATGTGCTTGGGTCTAGAACTGTACCAGAACTCATAAGAGGAATATACGGGCAATAGAATGCTGCTGCATCTGCTTCAGAAGAACCTTTATATCCAACAAGAACTGGTGTAGTATCTGCTGCATATGTGTCTACGTAGATTTTCATTGTGCTGTTAAGCGTACCAACGAATTTCTGGTTAGTTGGACCTTCGAAAGTACCTTCAGTTGTACGAGCGAAAGCTGATGTGCTTGCGCTTTGAAGAACTGTAAGCATTTCTGGGGAAACGACTGCCCAGTTACCTAGACCACGACGTGTGCGCTGACCGATCTTGTTAGCCATACGGTTAATAAGAACTGCAAGAGCTGCGTGTTCGTCACCAACATAAGTTGCTGTACCGGACACTGCCGCTTGGTTATATGTGTATTCTGTTGCTGCTAGTGCACGAAGCGAAGAAATGATTTCTTGATCGATTTCTGAAGTAATTTCTTGAGCAAGTGCTGCCATTACTTCTGCTTCGATATCGATACCATGCATTGCATCTGCGTCTTGAGCTGCTTCAAAAGTCCAACGTGCTGCAAGCTTACGAGTTTTAGCTTCAACAGGCTGCTTCATGATTTGGATAGACATACGCTGACCCGGATCACCTTCTAGAGTAGCAGTATTAGCTGCACGTCCAGCGTTGTTCGCATCTGTAGTCGTATCTGCACCAGAATAAGCGGTTGCAATTTTGAATGGTGATAGTGCTTCTTCACCAGCTGTTGCGCCTGTTGAACCAGTTGAAGTAACTGTGTCAGCATAACGTACACGTAGCGTGTGAATTTGTGCTACTGGACCTTGCATTGGCTGAACGCCTACAAGTTCGTTAGCGATAACGGTTGGCATCACACGACGAATGACCGGAAGGATCACACGGTTTAGTGTTGCGATGTTACCATGGGCTGTTCCGCCCACTGTTGCAGTTTCGTTAAGAAGCTGCTTTTTTGTATTTTCAAGAATCATTGACATATTCTTGCGTGCTGTTCCGTCAAGACCTTCAAGCAACGTGCCTTTTGTCTCGTTCCAACGGCTTTCTAATAGTGGCTGTGACATTTTTTGTCTCCTGTTAGTTAATGCCTGCCAGTTTACGGATGCTGTCTAATTCAACAACGTCTGCTTCTGGCGCTTTTTGTTTTTTATCCCCGGTTACTTCTCGAACTTGTGAACTTTCGTTAAGCGTTTTAGCTTTAGGTTTACGTGTTTCGTTAAGTAGGGCTGGTAGATATTTATCGAATGCTGTTCTAAGTTTACCTGTGTCAACTGACTCAAGTAGGCTTTTCATAGCATTTGCTTTGTCTCGATTTAATGGTTGTAAAAGTTCTGACAAAACCTTACTACGTTCGATACGATCTTGTGTTAAACGTAGTTCACGATCTTTGCTTTCTAGTAGGCGAGCAGTTTTTGAAGCTTTTTCAGTTGATTCACTGATCATTGCTTCTTTTTCTGCTAGTTTCTTTTCGAGCTTTTTCATTTCCACATTTGTATTAAGATGCGATGCACCGAATTCGGTAGCAAAGGCTTCGAACAAGCGGCGACCGAAATCGTTCTTGCGTGAAGCTTGGATATCTTCTTTCAACTGTGATAATTCACGTGTAAGATTTTTGGAAACTGCGGTTTCAACCAATTTCGCTGAACGCTTGATGAATTCTTTTTGCATTGATTTCATTTTTGACTTAGCTTCTGAAACTAGTTTAACTTTTGTTTCAGCTAGGTCTTTTTTATCAACTTGGAATTCTTCAATTTCTTCAGCTAGTGCTTGAACCATAAAGTCTTCGAATTTAGCGAGTGCTTCCACTTGAACCTTTCGGTCTGAACGTAGTTCTTTAATTTCTTCAGCTAGTTTAGAAACCATGAACTGGTCAAAACGCTTTGCAGATTCCGTCATTTTACTGGCGAAACGTACACGGTCTTCGGATAGAGCCTTCTTTTCTTTAACGATTTGTTTTAATTCATCGTTAAGACTTTCAGTTACCATTGTGTCAAGAGCTTCAACCATTACAGACTTATCGTGCTGATACTTTTGAGCAAATTCTTCACGGAGTTCCGCTTTATTTTGCTCAGTAATTTCACCAACCTTTTGTTCCCAAGCTTCTTGAATTGCTTGGCGAGTTTCTTCATTGACGATATCACTTTCTAGTAATGGTTTTAGAGCCTCAAACATTTATTTGTCTCCTAGTTTTAGGTCTTTGATAAGGCGCAGAACGCCTTCTTTTAGATATTTCTGGACTTTTTGATCTTCGCCGGTAGCTTTGGCGATTTCCAGAACTCTGTGTCCACCTCGCATATTCATTAGCCCTTCGTAGATAGCTGTTGGATATGCATCTGGTGCGCTTGGTTGGGCAACAACATCAACGGTTACGATTTCGAAGTCAGAAACTTTTCCGTCGCTTTCGTTAACGTTTCCAGAACCTCTGGATGAAACGCCCAATTTAACCCCTGACTCCAACATTGTTTGGACAAGCTTGCCCATTGGAGTAGGAATAATTTTTAGTTTACCGTAACCATCGTTGCCTTCCATCCACATTGATTCAATCATGTGGGACACTCGGTCTAGGTTAACTTGCAGGTCATCAGGATGGTCTACTTCGCCAAGAACTGATTCACCTTGCTTTAATCTTTCGGTGATCTGTACTACAGCACCGGAAATCTCGTTAGTCGGGTATACACGTTTATTAGCGTTCAGTTGATCGCCTTGAATACATATACCTTTCATAAAGAGTTCCTTACCTTCATTCGCAGTTTCAACGACGATCTGCGCTTGTTTGAAGGTAAGGTTTTCTCTCAAATAAGAAGCCATTCTATATTTTTCCTCTCCGTTAGGAGTCTTTTACTTGTGACTCTTAGCTACTGGACCCTTGCCTTTGCCGGGGTCTTCGCTTTTTGTTGCTGGTGCAGCGGTTTTTGGACCGTCGCCATTTTTCTTGCCAACAGCACGTGGGTCCATTCCGTCAGCATATTTACCTACTGATGGCTTAGAACCTTCCGTCTTGCTACCACGTCCAATGTCGATTGAACCTTTTTCACGCTTTTTAGCTACAACATCTTTGTTATTAACAGTGATGCCTTTGCCTGTACCAACTTCACGAGCACTATTAGAAGGTGTGTCAACTTTTTCTGTGTATTCACGAACAAATGTTTCTTCCATTTCATCATCATCTTCTTCAGAATCAAAATCCATTTCGCCACTTTCTTCGTCACCGAAATCTTCGTCGCCCATACCGTCTTCATCGTCGCCGAATTCCATTCCCATATCGTCGCCTTCGTCGTCGCCATATTCGCCACCATCAACAATCTCGTTAAATTTTGCTTCTAGTTCGTCAAGTGCGTCTTCAACGTCTACGATACGATCTTCAATATCATCTTCGCCGCCCATTTCGTCATCGCCGAATGTTGCTTCGTCATCGCCGAAATCGTCTTCGCCTTCCATTGACATACCAGCTTCATCAGCTTCGATATCATCAATGAATTGGTCAACAGGAAGATTGTCAGAATCTTCGTCCATAAAAGATTCTTCTACTTCTTCTTTATCATCTTCGTCTTCATCATCTGATTCAGTAACTTCTTCGTCAGCTTCTTCAGCTTCATCAAGGTCTTCTTCATCGAGAAGATTCTCATAAATGTCACGGGATTTTTCTACGCATAGATCGTGGAAAAGCGCACGGGCTTTTTCCATGTCTTCGTTCACAACGTATTCAATTAATTTTTCAAACTTGCTCATAATAATTTAAACTCCTTTAAGGTTTTTATAATAGGGCTTCTTCTATACAGGTATTTACTATTAACCGTATATTTATTTATCAAAAGCCCCAAAAAACGTGATTTTGGAGTAAATTTACAATCCAGCGGAGTCTTCGACTGGTTTCTTATATTGTTGTTGGACTTGTTTTATTTTTTCTTCTTGTTCGAGTGTTCGCGTATCATTCATAATGCGAAGTTTATTAATATGTGAAAGGGTTAAACGAGTCTTACGGGTATCACTTTTCTTTCGACGTGATCCGTCCTCCGCATCGTCACGGTAATCTTCATTATCATCTGTTCTTGAAAAAACTTCGTGCAACTGCATCGGTAATCCCCTTTCTTTTATTTATCAAAGATTACAATTCTAGGTCAGCATCCATGTCGTCGCCTTCTGGTCCACCCATCTCGCCCATTTCATCACCGCCAAAGTCTGGTTGATCAGGGTCTGCAATGTCCATATCAGCATTAAATCCACCCGGACTCATACCAAGCCCACGCATACTGTCGCCAGTTACAGGTGTTGCTTCAGACTCGACGTTTTCTTCACGCCACATACGGTCATTTTCTTGCATTTCTTCTTCTGAAAGACCAAGATAACGCTTTTGTAAGAAACGCAATGACATTCCCTGCACTTCAAGAAGCTGTGTAAATGTTCCGATACGGTTGCTATCTACTTCTACTTCACGATACGCTGAGAAGTTTTGTGGTTCATTGAAACGTAAATCAAAGATTGAGTTATCAATATTGTATCCACGTTCTTGTAAAAATACCTTAAACTCTTGGTCAAATGATGGTGCAAGCATATTTTGAAGACGAATACAGTAGTCATTGAACGTCTTTTCTTGAATCAATGCGGTTCCCATACGACCATCATTGTATGTTTGCGAACCTTCGTCTGGTCCCGTAGGTAGATATGATGACGGTATACGTAATCCACGCAATAATTTATTATTAAAGTAAAGCAAATCATTAATTTCACCGAGATTTTGTCCACCCGGTAGAACATCAACCGATGAACCACGACCATCCGATGTTACGGGGAAGAAATAATCTTCATTTGTTGAATTCTTAACATATATTCCGGCATCAATAGCAAAAGTATGATAGTTATGATATTCTTCTAGTCCATCAACTGTAATCGTGCCAACATCCATTGTCTCTTCCAAATACTCAATTGACACTACTTTATGGTTATATTGACTAACTTTTTTAGTAAAATCTTTCCAATTACTATAACCTTCTTGGGTTATAAGTTTGTCCATTTTACTATATCCCCATTTGTCAAAATCAATTTTACATAATCTTTTTGTTTTGGGATTAGCATCTCTAAACATATTCATTAATATGGAATCAGCATCGCATAACTTTAAAACTTCAGTTTTTGTGGTGGTATTATTTTTTACTATAATACTAACAACTCTGCCTAACATTTGCTGTGTTAAAACCATCTCTTGATTATTAAACGGAACTCTATTTTCAGCATTTTTGAGTAATTGCGCTAATGCCTTTGGATTTTCTTTCATGCGTATTTTTTGAGATGCAGACATATTTTTGGCATAAGATGCCTTAGTTTCAGGATCATTTTTGCGCATCCATACTGCTTTCTGTTGAATAGTTCGCATATCATTAACTGCCACAGCTTTATCAATAGAATTCATATTATCCCAGTTACGTTTGGTTTTAATAGATATCTTATTTTTGATACGTGCTGCCTCGGCATCTGACACAACATTCCAGAAATTATTTTCACTATGAAACTTAATATGATCTTCTTTATTCATAAAGCATAAGTTACTTGGATTATTGTTATTTCTTGTATAATCCTTATGATGAATGGTATTTTTAGATAAATTTATATTTTCGTCCAAGTATGTAAACTCTTCATGAAGAGTTTTATTCTTCATAAAATTAGCAACCATTCTATGAACATAAATCCAGTTTTTCTTGTTATGATCAAACACCTGTGTATATGTTTTATCTTTATGTTTTTTTCCAGTCGTAATGGGTGTTTGTTGTGTATTATGTGAAATTAAACTATCATCGGCAGTTAGTTCGGATGCACTAACAAATCCTTTTCCTAATACTGGAATTTTATGATCGGGGGTACATGTCAATGTCTCGCCGTTATCAAAAGTTAATTTAACTACTTCCGCATTCTCTCTGGTAATACCAGCCCATGATACTGGACCGGGAACTATTTCGCCATTTTCTGGATTAGTAGAATAAACCCAATTTTCCTTACCTTCATTAAATTCATCAATAATATGATTAAGTGATAGCGTCCTACCATCCAATAACGGAATTCTGGTACTCAAATCTAAACATAGTGGATTATATGTAGCATCCATCATATTGTTTCCACCGCTTTGTGACGGCAGACGCTTCTGGTGAATTTCGTTTTTCACACGCTCAACAAACGCCATAGCCATATGTGATGGCATATTACCAACATCTACTTTGAATACTCGGCGTTCAGGTGCACGTTGGATACGATAGATAAGAAGTGCGTCTTCTAGTAGTTCTTTTTGTTTATATACCTTGAAAATACGTTCCAAAATACTATTACCAAATGGCCAAGATACATCCATGCCTTCGGTTAGTGAACAATGAACAATATGTTCAGCATCGACTGCGAATTCATTGATTTGATTTTCAAATCGTGATCCACCACTGCTACCATTTGCTGCACTTGATTGTTGGTAGCTTTGATTAACGGATGTTCCGCTTGATGTCTGTCCAGCTACTTGATCTTGGTGTGTTCGTTGCGTTGCTGTTAAGCTTTCGAAGTTTGGATTGATGTTTCTAACCACGTATTGCTCGGGTGCTTTGCCTTCGCCTTCATTAACGATTACTTTAATGACATCTTCCATATTAACCCAGAACCATTCTAGTGTATCGGGGTCACGGATAAAGACTTGATCGCCATATTTAATAGTATTACGGAATGCTTTAAACAAACGTGTTTCGAATTTATTAATTTTCCACCAGTTAATAAGGGCTTCTTTTAGAATCTTGATTTCAGAATCTGTTGCTTCTTCATAAAAATGAATATCGAACCCTGTTCCGTTATCACCATTCTTTTGTGTACAAAACTCGGCGATAATATCCAGTGCGGCGTTTACTTCACTGTCGTTATCCATATTCTCATATTGGGCATATCGCTCGACCCTATTTGGGTGACCAATATAAACCTCTGGTAACTGGGAAGCCCAGTTGTTATGCGAAAATGAATCATTGCCCCGACTATTATTAGTAAGGGGGCTTGCATTTGCTGTTCTAAAGTGTTTACGCCAACTCATATTGTTTCCTATCTATAGGGTTATTTATATGTTTAGACCTCGTTTTTGATATTTTCTAAGTGGTCGGTGGCTTCACGTTGTAGTCGCAGAGTTGCCTCTTGGATTGTCACCAACTTGGCCATCAAGGTAGGCACATCCATCTGTGAGTTTTCTTGGGCAGATTGACTTATCAATTGGTTTTCAGCCACCTTCTTTTGCTCGGCGATTGCTGCACCCTCATCGTCATTGAAAAATGATTCTCGAATAGCATCAATACCAGATAATCCGAGTGCAGCCGCAGTACCTACACCGGGAATGAAACTAGCACCAGCGGCAGCAGTGTTTAGCAATGCCCCGGTGTAGTCACCTTCCATGAAGTCTTTTATGGCAAAAGCAGCGGCGGCGCCCGGTATGATTTTGGCAAGCATTTTGCCACCTATTATTTTAGCCGCAGCACCAGCAGCACCAGCACCGGCACCAGCACCGGCACCAGCGGCACCCGCCCCCGCAGCACCAGCAGCACCGGCAGCACCAGCGGCAGCAGTTCCTCCAAGGACAGCACGACCAAGACCAAAAGCACCCTTTGCTAAACTTTTAAGTTTACCAAATTTACCACGACCGCCCATTCTGCCGCCCATTCCGCCGCCCATTCCGCCCATCATAGCTTTAGCCGCCATGCCTGAAATTATCATCGGCAATCCAACAAAGGCAGCACCAAGAACTCCAACAGCGGTTATTAGTTTAGCCCAAGACCCTAGTTCAAAATTCTTTATACCATCAATGAAGCTAATCATACCACTAACATTATCGGCGGTGAATATTTTTTCAAAAAGCTCCGTTCCAACTTCACGCAATTTAACCATTAATTTTTCAAATGCTTCAGCCGCCTTTACGGCTGCATCCATTGCCGCTCCGCCTTTTCCAAGATTAGCATTAGATTCTGCCAGTTGTTCAACTGACATTTTAGATAATCTTTCGGCAGCATCCGACATAGGAACAAAGATTTTATCAAGTGTTCCCATCGGACCTTCTTTTCCGTAAATTGTTAGCATCGCAGTCTCAGCCATATTATCAAGGTCTTCTTTTAGTTGTCCTTCGATGCCTTTTAATATTCCCGGCATTGCCGCTGCAAACTCTTTAGCAGTTTTTCCTTGCGATGCCATCATCGTATCCATAAGTTGGGTCGCAGCTGGCGAAAATGCTGCTAATGTTGCAGTTGCCTCACTCGCAACGTTACCTGTAACGATGATTTCCTTCGCCATTTGCGAACCCACGTCGCCGAATTGTGCTTTCATGGTCGCTTCCATCGCTTTAAAGTTGGCGATTTCATCTGCACTCATCCCCCGCATTTTAGCACGGAATGCGGTATCCATAGCAAGGGCTTCTTGGTTTTTACGCTGTTCCTCGACAGACTCCCCCGTTAGTTCACCTAGCATTTTCAAAGATTTGGCATAATCTAAACTTTTCTTAGCAACATCGGCAGTAGAATGGGATTGTGAATATCCCGTCATCTGAACAACACGCATATAATCCTGCGATACCTCTAACTGTTCTTTAGCACTAATACCCATTGCCCGAAATGATTGAGTAAGACCCTGATCTCTTATCTCTTTACCAACTTCTGCCAGTGCCTTTGCGCCGCCCGATGCACTTCCGCCTAGTTGTGTCAATACTTTAACGTTAGTTGTTACATATTTGGTGAATTCTTTAAGTCCAAGACCACTAGCGGTTGCGCTTTCTCGTAATCCCAAAAGCGACGATCCGAAAGTAGCACCTGCCGACGACATATCTCTGAATGCATCATATGTTCCACCAAGTTGACTAACAACAAAACCGACTATACCAGAAAGAAGCGTTAGACCAATCGATGCGACTTTTAAACTCTTACCAAAACCAGTTAATTTACCATCGCTGTCCTTTAGTCTTTCACCAAACCTTCTACCCATTTCGGTATTTTCAATAAAACCGTCTTTCATTGTCGAAAGCGATGATGCAACCGCACCACCCGTTGATGTTATGGCTTTATACGATGCGGTGATCGCACCGGAACCGTCAGCCATCGCCGATGATGCGCTATCCATGCTAGACCCAAGCTGGTCGAAGTCCTGTGATAAATCTTTCGTGCCTTGATGGAATGCGCCGAGTAACCCCTTGGTTCCTTTTTGTGCATCACGCATCGCTTTTTCTAAATCAGCGGCTGCATTACCAGCACCATTATCGCCATCACGTGTTCCGGGCGCACCGCTTCCGCCACCGGGAGTGCCACCAGATTGCATTGCATTAACAATGCGGTCAGGTAGACCATTCAATGTATTTAATAAGGTTTGTACTTGCTGATCATTCATATAATTATATACCAAGTTAATTAGTGCAATAAATAACACACTACTATATTGTATTTATACGGAGAAATTAATGGAAACCCCTAATACTAACCCACTTTCTGGACATTTTCGAACACCAGCACTTTTTTTAGACTTGCCGTCGAAAGGCGAGCATTATTCGCCCGGTGCACTTGAATTGGAGGAAGGTTCAACCGAAGTCGCGGTTATGCCTATGACAGCACGGGATGAAATTGCGCTAAACACGCCCGATTCACTTATGAATGGATCAGCAACAAGACAAGTTATTCAAAGTTGCATTCCGCAAATCAAAGATGCTGCGGGTGTGCCTACTACCGACATCGATTCTATCCTTATTGCTATCCGTATTGCCACGTATGGCGAAGAAATGGATTTCACTAGTATTTGCCCTAGCTGCAAAGAAGAAAATAAGTTTGCAATCGATTTACGCATCATGCTTGATCAAAAAAGACACATCGATTTCTCAGAACCGCATATGGTCAAAGATTTGAAAATATATTTCAAACCGCAGATGTTTAGTCAGCTTAATAAAGTCAGTATGCAGACGTTCGAAGAACAGCGTTTATTGACATTGCTCGATAATCCAGATAATACAATGGATGATGAGCGTAAAAATAAACTTTATGCTGATTATCTTAGTAATATTAGTAACTTATCCATGGATATCACGAGCAATTTCATTGATAAGATTGTAATGCCTGATGGAACTGAAGTTATTGATCGTAAACATATATTTGAATTCGTAACTAATACGGATAAGCGTTCATATGAAATGATTGAAAATATTCTTACGGTGTTCCGCAAACAAATGGAGTTAAACCCATTAAATCTAACTTGTATGGATTGTAAGCACGAATATACTGCACCGCTTGAATTCGAGGCATCAAATTTTTTCGGGTAAGGCTTCTATCGCTCAATAATCAGGATATCGTAAAGTTACTAGACAGTTACGATAAAAATGTGGAAGCCTTACGAAAAGAACTCCTGACAATATGCTGGTGGATGCGTGGCGGTGTCACGCTTAATGAGGTATATATTATGCCGCCGAAGGATCGTGCATTAATTTCTGAAATCATTCAATCGAATATGGAAGCAACCAAAGAAACACAAATGCCGTTTATTTAATAAATACGTATATGAAATATCGTGAATTAATATTCGAAGCAGGAACTGGACCGAAACCCGATGATGAAAAGCTTATCAATAAGCTTGGCAATGGTGGTAAAGGCTCTAAAAAAGCATATGCACTACTTAAACAATCTGCTTTTGGTAACCTTGGATCATCCGACACAGCTATATTAGTCAAGTTAATGACCGCAGCTGGTAATGAATATACCGATTTATTGCAGCGAATGGATGGAACAAGTAGCGAATTCAGACGTTTCTTTCCGCAACAACAAACTGATACCACCCCACAACAAAGTACCAATAATAATCTTTCTGCGGATGAATTCAGAACACGCAAGAAGAACATCAAGAAAGATGCGCCTAAACTTGCAAGATTATTTGCTAAGAAATGGGAAGATTACTATGTCAATGCCACGAAAGATGAAGCAGTAGAGGATTCTAAAACACTTGAAATTTTCAAGAACTTTATGAATGGCATTATTGGTGGAGTTAAAGGCGTAGGCATCGGAGACTTTGATAATGAAGTTGAGAATATTGATGGCATGAAGGCTTATATTGCAAAGAAAGCTGAAGAATATCTCAACGCAAAATATAATGCACAATCAGAAGAAACACCTAACGCACAACCAGAAGAAACACCTAAACCTTCTAGACCACGTGAAATCCCTAAAGGAACTTTATTATCTCATAATGGTAATATCTTCAAGTGGGAAGGTCAGATGTGGTCTAAAAAGACAAAGGATGGAAAATGGCAAACTGGTCCATCAAGTAAAGATATGTGGCCATTATTCCACGCAGCTGATGCAAAAGACGTAAAATATCCAAACATATAATATAAAATATTGTAACTATTATAATACTAATGCGATGCACAGGGCATCGGCTCAATCAATGAATGCGCTTCGTTTCACTTCGCTTATTCATTTTCATTCGCATACTGATTTAAGATTTACGCTTAATATATTTTCTTTACACATACTCTCTGTAGATTTGGACATACTTCTCCCCTTGCGGAGAGAAGTATAAAAAAAACACGAGAAGCTTTCGCTCTCTCTGTGAGTTCTACAACATACTAATTAAAAGGGATTCGCAAAACATGCGACGAAGGCGGTTGCTCTGTACCTTCGAAACGTTACCCTAGCTTCCTACAACGGACCCTCACACGCCGTAACTAGCCAACGTGAGTTTTGGGCAGTGGTTGTTATCTTTTTCACAGAGCCACTATCATTGATTCCTAAAATATTGTGTGCATTGCTTGTGTGTTAGGAAGAGCGAATCAGACCGCCCAATCAACAGGCTCACCTACTTAGTTTCGGCGCTCCACAAACTTAACCTTTTAAGGTAGCAACATTTATGCCTTATGCCTAAAATATGCCTTATGCCCGATATCTATTTTTCTTTTTCTTTACGTTCTAGAATACTCAATAACCATTCAAACTGTTTTGTTGACAGTTTAACTGATGATAGACTTGTTGAACTTAGTTTGTATTTCATAGATTCTATGAAATCTAGATCAACTGGTGTGAACTTCCGATATTCTTTATCGGTTGTTCTATGTCGTACTCTTTGTAATAAACTGAGGCGTGTTGCCTCGTCTAGAAAATGATATTTCATTTGATGCCTGATATGCCTTGGGGATTTATACCCTCGATGATGCCTCGTGCTTATACTTAGCACTAAATTTTTGTGTTATAAAATTTTTGTTCTTTAAGTGTAGGTTTTGGCGGAATAAATCTAACCGATCCTACCTGCTTATTATAGTACATTGGTGTACCATTGTCAAGTTCTTTAAGTAAAACATCTTCTTTTATTTGAAGTTCTACTTCACGGTAATACATTGATCCTTTTGTTTCATGTAATGACTCAATAATGAACTGGTAGTTATCAATGCCGTTTTCTTCTATTGCTGCATTTAAGTGGGTAGACGAACTTGTATAAGTTTTCCAGTCACTTTCTTTACGAACTATTTTACGGTTCTTGCGATTTTTAACTTTGACCCTCCGAATAGATTGGAATTGTTTTTTACCGATATACATTTTTTGTGTATCTTTTTCGATAATACGATATATAAATCCAAACCATTCAGAGGGGTCGAAGTCGTTAGGGTATTCCCAGTGTCCTGTGTCCATACCCTATTTATAAGTGGTTTTATGAAACTAATTTTAACAACGACTGTAGTTCTTCCCGCAGGGGGGGGCTATACTATCGTGTTTAGGTAGGTTAACTAGGATTAATTTTTTCATTGATTTTCTTAACTATATCCTCATGTGCTGACAGCCCAATATAAAAATCAAATCGTTCATCGGACTCTTCGATTCCTAGAAAATCCATTTTATCATAATAGATATCGGGGCGTATTCCCCATGGCTTAAAAAAGATTTCAACCTGTCCATAGCCATCGGCTTTCTCCTTGTCATTTACGGAGATATGCCACTCTTCTAGATCGGGATGCCTGATTACAAAACGGGGCATTGATTATCTACATATTTTTTTACCAGCATGGCCTGATGTTCATTGGAAGCAATGCCGGGATGCCTATTATCCTCGCCATAATCAACCCGAGATGATCTAAATGAATCGTAAAGATTTACCCATCGCGATGGCGACACGTCACTAATCTCGCCAAACAACTTGTCATATATTAAGAATATTTCGTCATCATCTCTATTTGCGGTATTAAGAAGTTCTTGCGTATATGGTGATAGGTCACCGGAAAGAAATGATTCTTTTTTATCAAAAAAGCCTTCGTCCCATACACACAGCCCGTTGATGTGTATGATTTCGATGTTATGCTTGTCTCCAAACGCGTTTAATGTATTAATGAATTCGGTTATTTTCACTAGTTCGCCATAATCATAAATCAACGATATAAAGCGATCACAAATAGGGCGAGTGTATGACAACTTTAAACTGCGATCATTTAAGTCATAATCTCGTCTCATTTTCATTGAGGCGCTGGTATCATATGTTTCTAATCCTACTTCAAACGTGTATCTTGGATACGAAGTCCACTGGCATATTATATAATCAATATCATCATATTTCGCAATAGCCGATGATGCTTGATAAAATATATCCTGATTGGACGCGCCACCTTTTCCTAAGTTAATGACATCATGCTTTTTAAAAATGTCATTGCGTAAAAGATTAACCCAAAATAAATCCATGTTCCTTTCCATGCCGTTGCCGAATGTAAAGGAACACCCAGTGAAAATAACCTTGTTCATTTACATGGCGTTCTTTTTGTCTTGAATTTCACCACGGCGTGTTTTGGATAGTTTACCCATCTCACCTAGTGCTTTCCGTGCACGTGCGGCGGCGGCTTTAACGCCCTTGCTTTCGAAAGTCTCGTGTTCTGCTAGATATGCTTCGTATTGTGATACAATTTGTTCGTGTGTGGTCATTATAAACTCCTTTACCATTCACTTGCTTTTTCAAGGGATGATTGTTTTGACGAGCATTTCGTCTGGCATTCATACCACTTGAATGTCTTAAAATCACCTTCCCAAAATTCATCATTAAATATTTGTGAAAGGGTACTTTTATGAAGATCGAACTTGCCTTGCCAATCTTCATTATGTTTGTAACGATTAGCTACCCAACAACACGGATAGAACTCGCCACGGCTATTGATAAACAATCCCTTTGATCCTACGTAACATAACGGCGTTACCTCATCGTGGGATGCGTTATCGTATAAATCTTTTATATCCTTCTGTGGGATACTTCTTTTTAGTATAGTATATTCTCTTTCAAATCTGTCAGTAGAAGATACGTACATGCTACTCGGCTCCAATGGATCGTTGTCGCCATATGACGGATATACACTGCCGAATTTTGTACTCTTGGTCAACTGAAATATATCCGCACCATGTTGTTTGGTTTGGGAAATCATATCGTCAATGTGATCTTCATTGAACTTGAATGCAATAACATCCCGAACAACGATTGCCTTGCTTCTACACATAATCATAAACCCCACCATGATGGAATCCCAGTCCGAATTCACACGGTATAAATTATTACTTCTATTATCCCATCCATCCATGCTGAAATGAATAACATCTCGTTCGCCTAACACCATTGCAAGCTTAGACCACCAATCTGCTGATTTGTATGATCCATTTGTCACAATAGTAATATCAACCTCGTAAGTTTTTAGGTATGTGATTACTGATATAAGATCACGTGCGTATATCGGGTCACCATCGTCGCCGCAAAATGTTACCTTTTCGACATCATCTAAAATATCTTTGGTAAAGTTCTTGGTAAAAAACTCCAAGTCAAGTTGTGTATTTATTAGACTCTCGGGTACTTCTGTTCTTGCACAACGAGGACACGCCAATGTACACTTAGAGCTAATTTCAATATGATAGTGCCATTTTGCTAACATTATGCTATTGTAACATCAGGGGAATACGTAGTATACCCGTTTTCTTTGGTTACTGTCAATACGTTATTAACACGTAATGCAAGATCGTCTTTATGACTAACAAGCCATACCGATTTTTTACGTTCACGTGAAATCTTCTTTAGAATACTCAGGCTACTATCGACACCACTAGCATCCATTCCTGAATCAATCAATTCATCAATAAACAATAGGTTTACAGGTTGGTATAGGTTTTCCCAAACGTCACGAAATGCCCAAGATAGACTTAGGATTAGTCGGTTACGTTCGCCCCTTGATAGATTATCAAAGTCTAAGTCACGGCCAAATTCCATAATTTCAACCGAAAGATCGTTCTGAAATTCTACAGTGTGTGGTAATCCGATTTTGTCAAGATAATAACACAGCCGTGCATTTAAGAATGATAAGTTTTGGTCGATAATTTTCTTACGAATATAACTGTCTTTGTTGGTCAGAAGCTTCAATAAGAAATCTTGATGATCACGTAAATTAGCTAGTTCGTTCATGTGATCATAAGAAATCACACTTAATGCTTCGTTTTGTAAATCGTCAATTTGTTCATCATATGGATCGGATTCGGCTTTGGCATCCTTAATCTGTGATGTGAGATGCGTTAAGCTTGAATTGTGATTATGTGCTTCATGTAACCCATTGTAAAAAGTATTTGGCTTATCGCCGGGATCAACGCAGTTATCGATAATATTAGCAATAGTATCAACTTCGCTTTGGTATTTACTACATTCCCGTGAACACGCATCATACTCTTCTTTAGCATCATTTATAAGGTGTTGGTGTTTTTCATCGTGTAAATCTCGGGCACATGTAGGACATTTCATATCTTCTGTTGTAACTTTAAGATTTCGTTCAGCCTTGATAAACGCATTTGTGGCTTTGTATAAAGTTTTGTCGGCTGTGTTTAATTTTTTAGCCAAGTCTTCAATTTCACCCACTTTTAATTTCCACACACCTAAATCTTCATGTGCTTTTAGTTCAGCTTCAATATCAACGTGTGATAAATCATCAAGTTGTTTATTGAGATTGGCAATCTTTTCTTCAATGCTTTTATGCCATAGGCGTTGTCGGCGTTGTAGACTTTCGATAGTTTCTTCGATTTTTTTATTTGATTCTTGTAATGTAGCGATCCTTACTTCTTCGGTTTTAATTGAATCCTTTGAAGATTTTAAATCGGTTTTAAGAACATTGGCTTTTTCGCTTAATAGCGTAATGCCGAGCAGTTGTTCAATAATCTGCCGCTGATCATTCGCCCGCATACTAAGGAACGGTTCCGAGTATGTGTTCAATGCTAAAATATGCTTGAACATATCATGCGACATATTCAGGAGTTTTTCGATATCTGCTTGTGTTTCACGGCTATCGCCCTGTGATTCATCGTCGGCAAGTTCTTGTTCAAGACCTTCGATATAAAAACGAAGGAAGTTTGATTTACGACCACGTTCTATTCGATAACTAGTGCCGTCTTTATCAAAATCGACAGATACGACCATGCCTTTTCCGTTTGTCTTATTGATAAGATTATTTACTTTGATCTTAGTTAAAGCCTGACCGTAAAGTGCATATGATAATGCGTTAATGATTGTGGTTTTACCAGTTCCATTACGTGCGCCCGCATCATCACCGCCTTGGTCAAGATTTTCACCAAGAACAAGGGTAAGATCGTCACGATCAAAATCAATCGCTTGGGTTTGATTTCCCACGCTCATAAAATTTTTAACGGTCAGTGTATTGATTTTAAAACTCATTTATATTCCAGTACGTGTATGATAAGTGATATTCTATTTTTATTAGGTTCGGTAATAGGTTCTATGCTGTGTGTACAATTATCCATAATAGTCAATGCACCAGCTTCTAATGGAACTTTTTTATATAAAGTACCATCTTCATTCCATAAATTAAATGCCCCACCCCATTCTTCTTTCCATTCGTGGTTTAGGTTACACACGATAGAAATAGTTCGTGAAAACCTTTCAGAATCGCCACCTTTGGTCCAAGGGTCTTTGTCACGATGCGGCGGCGATCCTTCACATAACGGTGGAGTTACTTTAACATCAACCCAATGTAAGAAATGTGGCGGAATAAGATCGCTTATCCGTAAATATAAATCTTCCCATTCAGGCGGTGTTGAATCGAGCCATTCTGTGGCATCCCAGTTTCCATCCCATTTATAATGATTATATAAATCAAATGACCACCCACTAATGTCATCATTGCTATCTTTAAAAAACACCCACTGCCTGTTTATCAATAACCTCTGAAACATACGAGAATGCTCGGATGAAACAAAATTCGGATCATAGTGTATTATATTTGGTAAGTAGCTCATGTACATCCTCGTATGATGAAAACCAGTCTTTATAGTCAATTCTATATTGTGTGTTTTTTCAATCCAGTAATTAAAAAATCCTTGGTCATGAATAGAATATTCATTCCAATTAATTGGCTTAGATTGTTCGAAACTATTAACTAATTTTTCAGCTTTGATAAAATCTATGTTTGATTGTACCATTTGTTGATGCATTAAATCAATATTATTATTCGGTTGGCCAAATACTTCGGCAAGGCGATGTTTCACTGATTCGAAATTAAAGAATAGGTCACTGATGTTTATTTCAAAAAAATCAGAACCGGGGCTAAATGTGTTTAAGTAATAGTCGTGATTATTATCTATGTGATGGTACGTGAGTGTAAACAACTCTCGTTCTTCCCAGTCATTCCCGTTTAAATTAAACAAACTATTTTCAGCTTTAATTTTACATGTTTGATGTACTATACTCTTTGCTCTGTCGTCGATGCATAACCGTATAATAAACGGGGCTTCTATCTTTGAAAATATAACATCTGATGAATTATCAAAACCTGAATCAACAAGTAAAACACTATGTTTGTCGCCGAAGTCAAATTTTGGTTGCAATTCAAATGATGGGTCACGGTGCCGCCATTTACTATAGTGCAACGGATACTGATGGCTAGTTCCTTTACTATCCAGTAAGAATTCGCCACCGCGGTCGAATACGCTGTCAAAACTTCTTGATAATAAGGCTGCTATAAAATGACCAAAACCGCCACTTGGGTAATCGACACATACTAACATTATAGGTTCCTATATAATCCCAATAATATCTTTGGGTCATAAAAGTCACTTTCAACTTGTTCTAGTTGTGATGATACGATAGTATCCACACTTTTGAAGTTAACGTCGCCTGTAAAATCATCTTTATATTCGGTGTTTTTAGTAGGTATGAGATTTAATTCACGTAGGTCATATTTGTCCATAAATTCTTCTTTAATAAAGTTTGCTTCTTCATATGATATATCAATATCGAGTGATACCCGTGCAAATGTTTTTGGTAATAGGATTTCATCTGGTTTTTCTAGAAGTGTAGAGAGTTTAAGGGTGCGATACTTGGGTGCGTCAGGCCAAGCGATGTGATTTGGCTCACCTCCCCATTGGATAATTGTTGCGCCTCGCTCATCGTCCCAAGCATCGGAGTAATTATGCGGAAATGCATTACCAATGTATTTCACATTACCCTGAACCTGTCTGTGGTGGAAGTGACCACTATAGACTTGTTCGACACCCTTAAAATCATGCACGGTAATATCACCGTGATCAGGCATACGCACCATTGCGTTCATGTAGAAGTGGGGCAACTCAAAGTGACCAAGAAGATATTTTGCTTCCATCTTTTTTACCTTCTTGTGATCGTCACCTACTAGCCATGGTGCAATAGCCACATCGCCTTCGTTAAAGAAATCATTAACGATGGTAATGCCTTTAATGTTTCTAGCCCATTCTGCACTCTGAATATCCCGACGATCACGATAATATAAATCATGATTGCCGGGAATAAAGAATACTTGACTAAAAGCATTTGATAGTTTTTCTAAAGCTTGTAGACTGTAGTTTAGCGTCAAAATATTGATGCTCGCACGAGCGTGATGCCAATCACCTAAGAAGAAACAAGTTTCACAATCGTTCTTCTTTCCTTCAGTGATTATCCAATCAACGAAATCGGCACAATCTTGATTATGTAGTTTTGAATTACTTTTGTTGCCAAAATGAATATCAGTAAACATAATAGCTTTTTTAAATAGATTACTCATTAGTTGCCCTTTTTATTATATACTATTATATCGTATATGCAAGAGTAATGTCTATATATATAATATATTAAATATATATTGCATTACGCAACCCGTTCGCATATAAATAGTATATAAGGAGAATTTAATGCTACAAGAAATACTTAAACTATACCGAGATGGAAATATATCAACCATCAAATTAAGCAGAATGCTATCTACAAATACTACCTTACAAACTGAACTGAACTTGTATTGCGATTTATCTATACCAATGATGGGTAAATTCTATATGTACTTGAATGATATTAATGAAAAATCAGTAAACTGCGGCGAAGGTGTTCCTAAGCGTTTTTTATCTCTTTCTAAGGGCTTCATGAATTATTGCGGTAATCAATCTACATGCGTATGTAATAAGTTGAATGCCGATACTAAACGAAAATCTAAATCGCACGATGAGAAACTTAATATAATTAAAAAACGAAAAGCAACAAATAACATTGTATATGGATGCGACTTCGCTAGTCAAACATCCACCACAAAGCGCAAAGCTGCCAAAACGTGTATTGATAGATACGGTAGTGTATCGCCTATGATGAATGTAGACATCCAACACAAATCCCAACATACCTGTTATGAAAATCATGGCGTTTCGTTCCCGCAGCAAAACAAGAATATCTATGATAAGACATGTGATGTATTTGAGGATAGATATGGTAGCCCGCGTCCTGCGCAAAATTCAGAGATTTCAAAAAAAACAACTATCACGCTGAAGTCCAGTATATATAATGATGTCATTCAAATACGTGATAACGCTACTCCGTTATTTGATATGAACGAATATGCTACCGCCCAAGCAGATGCGTCATTTAACTGGCAATGTAAACAATGCGATCATATATTTTCTCAACCTATACTACCGGGACTAAACGCACGATGTTATATATGCCATCCTAAAACCGAGTCTGTAGGTGAATATAAAATCAGACAATATTTGAATAAACAAAAGATAAAATACATCCACCAAGATCGCACAATTATTGGACCAAGTGAGTTAGATTTTTATTGCCCAGACCAAAAAGTAGCTATTGAATATAACGGATTATACTGGCATTCGGAAGTAGTCAATCAAGATAGATCGTATCATTTATCTAAACATAAAAAGTGTATGCAACTTGGAATTACGTTATTGCACGTATTTGAACACGAATTGGAGCATAAATCTGATATTGTATTTTCAAGGATTGGATCGGCATTATCAAAATCACAAATCAGCATAGGCGCACGAAAGACCACGATTAGTATAATTGATAATAAAATAGCATCTGAGTTCTTAAATAATAATCACTTACAAGGCAGTGCTAATGCAAAATATTCATTAGGGTTGATGCATAATAATGAGTTGGTATCGGTTATGACATTTGTGCGAACTCGTTATTCTAAAAAATATGAATACGAGATGCTTAGATTTGCATCTAAGAATGGATACAATGTTCAAGGCGCGGGGTCGAAATTATTCAAATTCGCGTGTAACACATATGATTTTAAATCAGTAGTTAGTTACGCGAACTTGTCTTGGGGAGAAGGGGATTTTTATTCTAATCTAGGATTCGTGAAAAGCCATTCTTCTAAACCTAACTATTGGTATTTCAAAGGACTTAATGTAGAAAGTAGAATAAAATATCAAAAGCATAAATTACCACAAGAACTTCATTATTTGGGGTCTGAGTGGGAAATAATGAAGTTCTTGAAATTCAATCGGTTCTGGGATTGCGGTAATAATGTGTGGATATGGGAAAAATAATTATTTCTTCTTTGGCTTATTTCCCGCCTTGGTTATATCAGTTGCTGCTTGCCATTGATCTGGCTGTGCCAACGCTTGTCGGGTGTAACTTGGGGTCAATCCGTTCATTTCAAGAATATCATCCCGTATATTTTGACCACGTTTTTCGATATTTAAAACTCTCGTAAATGAAGCGTTAATTATTGCGGTATAATACGCAAATGGATTTTGTGATTTACTTTCGTCGAACTGAAGTCCAACCTGTGAAAGCTGCATTAACGCTTGTTGTTGCATTTCATCGTTATATGTGTTTCCTGTTAGATAAATTGTGCCATTCCTACGTGCCATGAACGACCCGTACTCAGTTTCCGGGCACCATACTTTCCCATGATAATCTACAGTTGGTTCATTTGGATGATGCACTTTGCTTCTTCCGCTACCACTTCGTTTACCCTCATATAAGTTTACATTCTCCATGCGAGTTACATTTTTCTTTTCTGATAATAAATTCACATTGAATATAGTCGTTGGTTTTCCAAATGATGTGATTTCATTCAACTTATGAGTTGTTCTGATGCCAGCAATAGTACATAGCGCTAAGAAACTATCGACGTGTTTCTTATCCTTCTGACAATAGCTTTTCATGTTGCCACTTCTAATCCATCCATCCCCATCAATCATGGTATCGATGAGAAGTGATCTCTGTTTTTGTGTTAATGATAAAATAAAATCCATTGGCAGGACTTTATCTGTTATCACATCATTTACTTTATTGCATATGTCTTTGTTTAATGTGAAAGAAATCAATTTATCGAGTATACTTTCTGAAAAACCAGCATTTAGTGAATGTAGACATTCACGAATTCTATCAGCGTGAGTGCCTTCGTTTTGATACACAGATATTCTGGTATAATTTCGTGATTTATCGTTATAGAAATTTCCCTCAGTAACAATCCAACCGATGAGTTCAACGAATGCATCGCTGTGAATGCTTTCGCCATCTTCTACTGGCTCACCAGTTAAAATAATTTTATCTTTTTCCAAAATGTATTCAACTTCTTTTAACCCAGAGTCGGTAATAAATTTATGGCGAGGAGTTACTAATGCATCCATCCCGCGAACTGTCATCTTGAACATTTTTCCATCAAAATCATCTCTGAATATTGATTTAATGGATGACCACGTTAGCTTGTTGTCGGTATACGATAGAATGGTATCGTGATCGGTGATTTCGTTTATTCCCAACCACCCTCGTTGTGTCAACGCTTCCGTTTTTTCATCGACACAATATCCGCGCCAGTTATATCTTGAACCATAGCGTTCGCACAGTTTCATAAACATACGACCAAGTTCATCGGTCATTCGTCCACGATCTTCCTTGAAATATCCATTATCCATTCCGCCTTCCCAATGCGATTTTCCTACCATAATAAGTTCATTATCATCATTAAATGAATAATGTGCAAACGGCGGGAAATATAATCGCACGTGCCGGTCTGCTACTGATTTAGGATTTTTCTTACGACCCGGTTCTTCGGGAATATGGTCAAAGGTATGGACACGAAATACCACATCTTGTTTTGGAATCTTTTTCCAGTTTAATAGTTCAAAATCACTTAACTTGACGGTTTCACCAGCTTTCTTTGCTATATGAAACTGATTTTTCTGAAGACGATCCGCACGATTTCTTTTTGCTTCGGCGATTGTTCGGATGTTGATCCTGTCAATTGATGGTAGGATGATATCATAATCTTTGAAATAATCGTCTACGAATGAACAATATGTGTTCTTACTTAGGTGTATTTGACGTAATAAGTCTCTGTTGTTTAAATATTTTTGTCTAGCCATTCCTGTCCTTGGGGTTAAAAAAGTATAATACTATTTATTACTGTATTATATACGTACATTAATAATAGCATAAATACTATAGTAAATGCAAGGAAAAAGTGAATAAAATGCCACCAGTAGCACCAAGTAATAATCGTCTACCTTCAAGTCAAAATCAAACTAATAGTTTGTTTGGTGTTGATATTTCACGTGGCTTGAACTCGGTTCTTAGACAAGCGAAGGATGTGGTTGGGAATATTGTTAATCCAAAAGACCGACGTTTGGGAAATGCAGGATTATCAGCTGGTGCACAAGCATCAGATAGAACACCGACTACTGCTAAGTTTAATGAGCAGGATTGGCGTGTTAGACTTAGTTTACCACCAAAGAACCCGTATTTTTACAATGATACGGCGAATGCAGTAATGCGTCCATTAGCAGCAACGGCTGGTCTTATATGGCCATATACACCACAAGTAATGCTTTCGCATAGTGCATCATATGCATCATCGCAACCTACACATAGTAACTATCCGCAGTTCTTTTATGGTTCTTCGGCGGTTGATCAAATCCAAGTAACTGGTGAATTCACGGCACAAAATGCATTAGAAGCTGCATATATTGTAGCAACTATTACTTTTTTACGTAGTGTAACTAAAATGTTTTTTGGCAATGATCAAAATGCAGGAACCCCGCCGCCTGTTCTACGATTGAATGGATATGGCGATCATATTTTTAAAGATGTTCCAGTGGTAGTGACTACTTTTAACTCAGATTTTAGCGGCGACGTTGATTATATTAATGCGTTTGTTAATACCATCGATAGTATTAATACTGGAAATACACGTGCAGATGGCAGTGGTGCCGAACGCCGCATCGAGAATCTATTGCAGCGGCCTACACGTGTGCCAACAAGAACTAATATTACAGTTGGACTTCAGCCGCTATATAGTCGTGATCAAATGAAGCAGTTTGGACTTAGTGACTTTGCGGCAGGACGACTTATTGATAAAGGCGGATTTATTTAATGGCTGTTTCGTATACTTCGACCTCACCCTATCTTGATACTGGTAGATTTGGAAACTATCTGGACGTTATGACCAAACGTCCGATACCCCGTGCGCCAGACGATGTTGTATATGAGATTCAACAAGTGTATCAATACCGCCCAGATATGTTGGCATATGACCTTTATGGCGATGCTGGATTATGGTGGGTATTTGCTGCTCGTAATCCAAACACTTTTGAAGACCCTATTTGGGATTTTAGTGCAGGGGTATCTTTATACCTACCTAAACAGGCAACACTTATTGAATCATTAGGATTATAAAATGGCTGAAGTAGACGTTAATGGCGGCGTAGGTGAAGGCGATTACGGTGGCGATTTTACCGACCCAAAAAAAATAGAAACCCCGCAACCACCATTTCCATCGTCGTTTTGGAGTGATGTTGTTGAGGAACCAGAAGCATCAGGGATTGATGTAAGTGTTTCGGATTTATCGAACAATATTAATCAACAGCGAGCCACAGCAACTTCTACGCAAAGTATAGTTGATGATGCAGCGCAAGATGCTTTTGAAACCCGTGATACTATTACCATCGAGCAAAGTCGAGCATTGAAAAATGAACGGGATGCGGTATCTGCACGAGTAGCAAACAAGCAGCATATCGATGAATTAAAAAAGAAACCATCACAAGGCAGGGATGGGATTGACGTATATGATGAAGATTATCGCAAAATAAATCCACCAAAAACAAGTGGCAACGATGACGATCATTCTTTTGCCCGTAAATCGACACCTGAAAAATCTATTAGTGGTGAATCACAATCTGTCGCTGTAAATAGACAAGAAATAAAACTGAATATCGATAAACAGGATAATATTTTGGATGCATATTCGAACTATACATATAATATTGATTTGTATTTATTAGACGATGATACATATAATACGATGGTATTGAACCCAACATCTATTGCTGCTGTACGCAATCGTCTTATTATTAGTTCAGGAGACAAGCGATATCCAGTAGGAATGCGTAATAGTGAGTTTGATGATACTTTCTATATTGATGACCTTGAAATGAAAACGGTAACGCCAACTACTGGTAAAAGTAAAAATACGAACGTCACTAATGTCAGCTTTAAAATCATTGAGCCATATGGTGTGACGTTACTTGAACGTATTGAAAATATGGTTCGTGATACATTCAAGCCCGGTCTACGTCCGAAGATGTATTCGCAGCTCCCATATCTTATCAAGATTACGTTTGTCGGATATGACAAAGATGGCGTTCCTAAAAAGATTGACAACGCCACCCGATATATTCCAGTAAAACTAACTTCGTTGACATTTGATGCGAATGAAGGTGGTGCCACGTATGCAATAAATGCCGTGCCATATAATCAGGAAGCAATGTCAACCACAAGTATTGTTTTGCCCAAGATGATTCAGATTGCAGGAAAGACAGTTGAAGATTTTTTGAATAACAGTGTCACTGTATTCGATAAAGTGGATAGAGACAAAGACAAAATTAGGAATGATAAAGCCTCACAATCGGCTCGTGCGAATAATAGTGACGTAGCTCCTACGACAAGAGATGTATCAACCTATAGTTTTGAAAGCTTAGAAGACTTGCTTAATAAATATTATATCTCATTGACCAGTAATAATCTGGCAGCACAAAGTCGCTTTTTGCCAGCAGAAATGAGAAAGAAACTTTCAACATCTGCTGGTTGTCCGGGCGAATCCATACGTAGACGGGATTATCCTGATACTGTTGAGTTTGTGTTTTATGAAGATATAGGCAAGAGTGCTATCGAATATGATTCACTTCAGCTTGAAAATATACCTAACACCTCTACCTATGAAAACAACGCTTTCTTGCAGCATTTCGTGTCAAGTATCAGCCCGTCATCATATAAGTTGGTTGATAAAACCACCTTGCGATTAAATGCAGGAACAAGTATTATTAAGGTTATTGAAGTTATTATGCTGCATAGTTCTTACATTCAGGATCAGCTTAAATCAACCGACAATGATAAAAACAAACCGCTTAAATGGTTTAAAATAACACCTCGTGTTTTGTTAGGTGAGTGGGATAGTAAAATAGGTCGCTTCGCATACAAGATCAGGTATACTATATCGCCTTATATGGTATTTAATATTAACTACCCGAAAGCACCTCGTGGAAATCCTAAAGGTAATGGATATCATAAGCAATATGATTACATTTATACTGGACAAAACACAGATGTTCTTGATTTTGACATCAAATATAATATTGCATATTACAGACAATCTACCCTTGGTATTGGTGACGAAGCACAGGAAGCGGATGATCCAGAAAATGAATCAGGTGATGTAAATACACCAGTGCATTATTCGGCAAAGCCTAAAGCGGTAAGTTCTGGACTTCCAGATAAAGGTCAGGGTTCGTTAGCTTTATCCGCAAGAGATTTGGCAAAGACCGTTTTGACCGAGGGACCAGAAATGATTGGTTTGAAGTTAAATATCATCGGTGACCCTGCGTTCATTATGCAATCAGAGATTTATAGTCAGGATCATATTGATCCACTGAATAATCTACCAATGACAGCATTCTTAGATGACGGAACCATTAACTATGATTACGGCGATCTGCTTATAAATATGAACTTTAAGTTTCCATCAGATTACGGCAGCGATGGTCTTATGCAACTCGCTGAAAACTCGTCTAATAAATATAGATCAAGTGACCAGTTTAGTGGCATATATCGAGTAACGCACGTCGATCATACATTTACGGGCGGGCAGTTCAATCAGACTTTACGAGGCGTAAGACTTCTAAAAACTAAAGAAAAGGTGGATGTTGATAAAATCAATAAAGAACGTAAAGAAGCGCAGGAAGAAAGACAAAAGTGCATTGAAAAAAACAAACTGAATACCCAATATATTTCTACCGTTAGTGTAACTAATGGGTCAGATGATGTAACTAATGGGTCAGATGATGGCGGCGAAGATTCAATAGCACTTGCTGATTATCAATCAAGAGGGCAACTTTTACAAGACAATCGACAACTCGCCTTACGTCAAGCCGCATTAAGTAAAAATCTTGGTGGCACTGACGAACTTAACACTAAGAACGATGTAGGCAAGGCAACGGTTAATCAAAATCCATTCGATGATGTGGTTCGGGATACCACAAATATGTCAAGAACGGAAAGAGCTAGATTTAATGAGTACGTAAGACTTCGTAATAAGTTGAATGAATCAAGAGCGGCTGGATTGTCAGACGAGTCTTTCCAGCAAGCTACTGCCGCCTTACAGAAAAAATTCAAATACAATTAATAGGATAAATTGATATATGGCATTAAATACACGAGGTCAATCCACACGAGGCGGTGATAAAACCAACAGACCAGATCGGGAACCGGGCGCATACCTTGATTCAGGTCCATATATAGCAGTTGTTATGAATAATGTTGATAACAAACGCACTGGTACTATTTCTGTATACATTCCAAACTTGGCATCGGATTACAGCGAACGACTTGATGTTAGGTTTGCAAGTCCATTTATAAGTCACACCCGAGCCGATGGTAAAAATGGTGACTATGCATCGTCAACACAAACTTCAGGCATGTGGTTACAGCAGCCGGATATTGGATCGGAAGTATTAGTTATTTTTGCGAATGGCGATACAAACCAAGGTTTTTGGATTGCATGTGTGCAGGACCGTTATAACAACCATTCGTTGCCGGGGTTTGCTAGTTCTATATTTTGGGACGCAGACACGGACCCAGAAAAGGAGTTTTTAGACCCATCTACTGGAAAATATGATACAGCACAGGCAGTCGGTGAATTTTACGATCCCATCAAAACGGGCACGATGTCACACCATGAAAATGTGCCTAACCCAATGGTTAAAGAAAAGCCGATTAATAAATACTTGAATAGTGTATATAAAGAACAGGGATTGAATGGTGATTTAATTCGTGGGCATACTACAAGTTCAGCCCAACGAGAAACACCGAGTAACGTTTTTGGTATTAGCACAAAGGGACGCCCTGTGTATGATGCTAAAGATAATGCATCTATTATTGAAAAACTTTCCGGGAATCGCATCAGTGATTTGACTGGCAAAGAGTTAGATGCATTTAAATTCGCAACACGCAAGCAAGGACATAGCGTAGTTCTCGACGATGGCGACATTGAAGGAAAAAACAATCTTGTCCGAATGCGTTCGGCATCAGGTCATCAAATTTTGTTACATGATACCGAGGGCGTTGTGTATATCGGAAATGCCAAAGGAACAGTATGGATTGAAATGGATAATAGTGGAACGCTTGATATATATTCGCAATCTAGTGTTAATGTACGTTCAAATAATATGAATTTATACGCTGATAGTAATATTAATATGCACGCTAAGAAAAATATCAGTATCCTTGCTGAAGGAAAATTCCAAGTTGATGCTGGTAATATAGATTTAAAATCTACTACTACGGGTATAAAGTTAGATTCATCCCGTGCGGTTGATATAAAAGGATCGGCGGTTAATCTCGACGCATCCGGTACTATTAATCTTAATGCGGGCGGCGATGTTAAAATTGATGGAAGTTGCGTTGAACTGGGAAATGGTGCTGGCGGCGTTTCGGGAACACCTGTTGCGTTAGCCAAAGTTCCCGTGGATGACACAATACGCACGGGTAATGGATTTTGGATGGTTAGTGACGGTACGATTAATACCATTGTATCCCGTGTGCCTACACACGAACCATTTAAATCACGAGGCGAAGATAAACAGGAACAGATTGATCTTGCTAATCGACAGGCAGCACAGGCAGCTACTACTGCTGAATTGGATGATACCCCTACTAAACCGGGACCAACGCAAGCCAGAACAAAATATTTAGATAAAGCAGATCGTGTTACACGAGGCGCAGTAATTAAACAACCTGAACCAAATGGTGCGGTAGGTGATCTTTCTGCGGAAGAAACAAAGCGTTTACTTGCAGCAATCGGACAACGTGAAAGTTCCAATAATTATCAGGCTGTTAACCAGTTTGGATATCTTGGTAAATATCAAATGGGATTGGCAGCACTTGAGGATGCGGGATACGTTAAACCGGGAACGTTTGCTTCGGCACAGCAGGCAGGTTATTCATTTAGAAATATTAATGATGTTCTACAAGACCCTAATGTGTGGACTGGTAAAGAAGGCGTAGGAAGTCGCCCTGATTTTCTAGCTTCAAAAGAAGGTCAAGAAGCAGCTATGGAAACATTTACCGACCGTAATGTAGCAACACTGAAACGTATTGGTGTTATTAAAGCATCTACCACAACGCAAGAACAAGCTGGTTTGATTATGGCTTCGCATCTTAAAGGTCCGGGCGATGTTAAAAAATGGGCTAATAATGGTGGAACATTCACGGATGGTAATGGTGTATCAATAGATACCTACTATAATATTGGTCGTTCGGCTATCGCTTAATCTAACAATCCAAGCAACTCTAAATCTTCATCTTCACGTGATGTTCTTTTATTAGATTCGCCAATAAGTAGTTCGTCGTCTTCTTCAACGACCGCACATATGATTTCTTAGAACAGTTTGGCATACATTATCCATACCTACTAACGTTAAAGAGCCGCAATAAATCAGGCCGTGCTAAATCCGCCGCCCAATCAAAGGTAGGAGAGTTAATTACAACCCATCCCCGTGTTCGTGAAGCCTATCAACATTACATCAAGCCATTCTTTGAGCGTGATATTGATTTATGGAAACAATCACAGAATAAACGAGAATATCCCTATACGATTACGCATAGGGAGTTATTGGAATACTTCAAATAGGGCGAATGACATACTTGACATATAGGTGACGGGAACATCCCACCAAATCCCCTCAACTAGCAACCCTGCAAACAACGCTACTCCGATGAATATTAACTTGTTCATTATTTGTTTCCTGTAAAAGATAGCAAAGTCTACCGGGCTTTTTCTGTGGTCGCTTCACTGCTTAATTTCTACCCCGGTTCTCTTCGGTAAAAATCCTCGACCCTCTGTCTTCCCCATTATTTAATTTATTTTTTGGTAACCATATTCCCTAATATATTATTAAATAATAATGGCTATCATCTGTGTATGAAAACAGTCAATCCAAAGCCACAAAAAAAGCTGATATCATATACCAAGGCGGCGAAGCCCGTGTATCAATATCAGCTTGTTTTAAATAAGACGGTTTAAGAACATACTTCACAAAAGTCTTTAAATGACCCATCATCCTGTTCTACAACAGTCCATCCAGATTTAGTGACAAACGAAACCATCGTTTTAAGTTCAGTTTGGTATGCATATTGTTCGAAGTTATCTTTAAGTACGGTGCCACACTTGTCACACATACAGTAGTAGGTTCTTTTAATCAATGTGATTGGTGGGTGCGGCGGGACTCGAACCCGCAATCCATAAGGCACCAGATTTTTTGTAAAACTCTCGTTTCCGAAAGCCTTACTGAAAAGTCTGGCGTGTATACCAATTCCACCACGCACCCGTATTATGGTCTTCCCGTCGAGACTCGAACTCGAAATACAAGTTTAGAAGACTAGTGTGATATCCAGTTTCACCACGGGAAGAAATGTAAAATGTAATGCTTATTATAGAGTATACGATAAGCGGTGTCAATACAACAATGATAGCCGTGGCAAGAAAGTTATAAATTGCGTCCATCATTTATTTATGAATGGATGGACAAGATGCCCATCCATTCAAATATCCGATAAAAATACCAGAAACCAATCCACTTATAATAGCCAATAATGATAATATCATTCTAGATCGTACTGTTTGGAATACATCCCGACGAAACTGAATGGGTCGTCTTTATTTGTCACTAGGTTTCTATCCAGCATATATTTCATCACAGGGGATTTGATAAGCTCAAGTCTGCCATTGTACCAATGCTTCATATTATCAATATTATTGGCGCTGGCGTGAAGTATAGATTGGTATCCAGTGAATTTCAAATCATTGTAATTTTCTGTCTTTGAAAATATAACTTTTTTAGACCTTATTAGTGATTTCTCACTAACACATATTTTATGATGTATTTCACCGTGTCTGCCACACCCATGAACTGATAAGTTCATATACGATGACTGGTCAGTAGTTTCAAATAGTTTTTCTGACCTAAAATCCTCATGTAATGTATGCGATAGGTTATCTACTAAATGATTCTTTAGCAGATGGCACTGCTTTATATGTAGTTCTGGTAATTCAGGACTTATGAAAAAGTATTCCATATTTTCGTGACCTAAAGTTGATTGATAAGGAAGGTCCAAATGCCAAGCAGAGAATTTTTCATTACGGTATACCAAGTGTGGTTTTTCGAAACCATGTACTTGTACCCATTTCCTGTTTTCATATTTTTTACTAAGGGCGTCTGTTCCCCAAACTACAGCAGCGTTCAAATGTTTAGCAAATCCCATATTCAATAATGTCCATTCATCTGTGTATAAATTGGATGATAGAACAGTCTTATCTGTTTGGTCAATCGTCGTTATAGTAGTTTTTTTGTCAGGATGATGTTCATAAAGCCAGTCGATAATTGATTTGTCGATACCAAAATGACCAGCTATCGGCCAATACCTAACAATGATTTCATCAATGTGTAAATTGTTGCGAATAAATGCATTATACATCGTGAGACTATCTGTACCACCACTAAACCATAACACAACCACATCATTGGTTTCTCTGATTTGGTGTGCTCGGATATCTATCAATTCCTCAAATGATAATGTAGGGTCTATTTTCCAATTATATTTGCTGAAAGCGTCATCAAACATATTAAACTCAAGTAGCCCTCCATTCGTCATTTGCTCAATGTGAGCTAAATGGCGGTTGAAAAATAGTTTATTGTTGACAGTATATCCACGTGGCACATCGTCTATGATCATTTATTAAATATCCATGTTTAATTAAGTATATCAAAATTGACAACGAATGTCAATACAATTGGCGGATAGTGTGGGATTCGAACCCACGGAACCTTGCGGTTCACTCAATTAGCAATCGAGCGCTTTCGGCCAACTCAGCCAACTATCCATATTATAGTAGAGGCGAGAACTGACCGTCGCTTTAAATATGGACTTTAACCATATACCTCTAAAATGGTGGGTCTTGACGGGTTTGAACCGCCGACATTCTCGATGTTCATTAACTTTGAAGATTTCCCTTCGCAGTATACCAATGACGGTCTAACAATAGACCGGAGACTATAGGAAGTCTCACATAAGCGAGATGCTCTACCAACTGAGCTAAAGACCCTTTATTCTTTTTGACATTTAGCCTACATTTCTGTAGTTTCCGATTGATACCACGTGGAGGTAGTCAATATTATCAATCTGGAGCTATGGGGTAACGATCCCCACCATCCGCAGTGCAAGTGCAGAGTCTGTCCCATACAGCAGCCCCTAATATTTTAGGAATGGTGCCCCCACGAAGAATCGAACTCCGGTCTAGGGTTTTTCAAATACACCCTCGGATGTACTTGACAAAACCCTTGCTAAACCACTCAGCTATAGGGGCATTTTGTAACTCTTTCGTGTTGGCGATTGAGCCTTAGAAAACCTCAAGGGGCGCGGCCCATCCAACATTACGGGTCCGTTCAAGGTGTATTATTATTTATCATGATAAAAATAATCTATAAAACTTTCATATGGCGTGAATCCAAATGCGTGATTATTTTCTATGTGTTTGTGGCTATTCATCCAATCGATATATTTAATACAATCCTCTAAGTCGTTGCTTAATGTATTCAAATCAAAATCGAACACCTTATTTCTATCTTTGAGGTATTCGAATGCACCGGTGCAGCTGTATAACTTTCGCATGGTTGATCATATGTCTTTTCACAGAAGTCAATAATACGCTTATTATTATTATATGGATTACTGACGAAACTGGTTGTTATAAACCTTTGTTCATTGCCGAGAAACTGATCAATGCATTCCATCTGATTGTATAGTATTGCTTTTTCATATTCTTGAACACCGTTGTAATTTTTTGGATTTTGATATGAAAAGTCTTTGATATTTCTACCTACTTCGGAGAAACAAACTATAAAATATATATCATCAAACTTTTGCATTAGATCATATTCACGTTTTACCGTGTCTATAATCATACTATTTCCATGACCGCCGAATGACCTATTGATAAGAAGGGTGTCTGGATATTTTAGAGCGTGTACCCGAGTGAACCAACTATAATGTATCCAACTGCATCCAATAGCATATACTACTTTATTGGCTTTGATATTATCATCATATTCCCATCCATCCCGATAAACGGGGTTTTCTTCAAACATACTTTTCATACATATATTTATGGAACGTGTTCCTGCGCCTTTTATTTTGGTAGTCACGTCTGGATTCGAACCAGAATAAAAACTCTTATGAGGAGTCGGCATTCGCCAGTTATGCTACGCAACTATATATTGGTGGGCCAACAAGGACTCGAACCTACCACCTCGACCGTGCTAACGTCGTGCTCTCCCCGATGAGCTAATACCCCGAAACTATGTTCAACTTTAGCCAGTATATAACCCCTATGACCCGAAGGCTTGAACTTAATCAAAATAAGGAGCATCACTATTGAACGTGAAGCGCTTTTGCTTTGTTGGAGCGGATAGGGAATTTCGAAATCCCGACACGAAGGTTGGAAACCTTCTGCTCTGCCTCTGAGCTATATCCGCATTTTTTAGTCTATGATAAATCCATTGTCTTCGAGGTCTTCACGTAATACCCAATCTGAATCGAATAAAACTGATTGTCCACCGATTGCAGAATCGATTAGTTTACGTGCCTCGCCGACTGGCTTACCTGTGTGTTTAACTACTGCTCTTACGCCCTCTGCGGCGTTTACGTTTGAACGATAACCTACGATCATCATTGCTTTTCTCCTTTTTGATAATAGTATTTATCGTTGTATATTTTGGTTGCAGGGGGGGGATTCGAACCCCCGACCTTGAGTTTATGAGACTCACGAGCTGACCACTGCTCCACCCTACGTTATTTTGGTACGAGTGAGAGGACTTGAACCTCCAAACCTTTCGGCACCAGAACCTGATTTGAACTTTGAAGGTTTAGCCTTCTCGGTTCCCCAAACAATCTAACTTGTAGATTGGAGCCTATAACGGAGACTCTCATAAATCTGGCGTGTTTACCAATTTCACCACACTCGCTCACTGAAGCCATTCATATACTGCATCGACATTGGTAAAGGTTTTTGAACCCTTTCGACACATAACGTGTATATTCGCTTCGTTAAAATATCTTATTACGCCGAAACCTTTGTATCTACCGTTACCGGGATTGCGTTGGTTCCAACGTGTTTTTCTTTTATACGGAACAACATATTTATGTTCCAATCCTAAGAGTTCGCCACACTTAGCATAAAACTCTTGTTCACGGCAAATCCGTGCTTCTTTTATATCTTTCATTACAGTATTTATTATACCATGGCGGAATGCGGATGTCAACTAAAATATGTCACATTTCAATCCTTCATCCCATTCCCAAAATGGATACAGCCGAGATGTGCCACCCCGCTTTTCAGTAATACTGCACCGTGCTTCGGGTGCCGCTGACAACCAGCGCCAACACGTATTTTCAACTGACGTTCCTACCCTATGTTTACAGTTAAAGCATCCTTTTTCAGATGGATACTTTAATGCGTCCCAAAACTCTTTTTTATCAGAATGCATAGTTTGTGTGTGCCACCCGACATTTGACTTGCCATGCCGCATTTGAATCTGCTGAAAACGGTGGCTTCAAAACTGCCTTTGGATTTTTCAACACCAATCCTTCATCGGTAGGCGAAGTATCGAGTGTTTTTGCAACTCTATCTGCTTCGTCCCATTTGTCTTTAAACCCCTCTGTGATGGTCTTAGCAAGCCATACACGCTCACCTACCACGTAATGGCTATATTCTTCGACGGAATCCTCTTTCAAGAATAGGTCTTCCATAATCTTAATACGTTCAGCAAATGTTTTGTCTAGTAATACTTCACCATCGGCGACTTGAACATCGAATAGATAGTTGGTATCGGTCGGTCCAGCCTGTGATTTACTGTGTAGTAGTTCGGCATTAAACACCCACCAGCCATTGCCGGGTACTGTGCGGAGTAGTCCAGTAGAAGCTTCTGTGGGTGTCCAAAGTTTGTGGGTATCGTTATGTCGTGTCATAGCCGTGACTTCTTTATCAGGCGATACAAACAAAACGTTACACGTTCCATTCTTTTTGTATTGACCTACCCATCCACGCTTTTCGTGAAAGTTTAGGAATGCTGGGGCAATCGCTTTACGTGGGCGACCGGGAAAGCAGTAATTGAATGTTTCATATTTCATAATAAGATACTACCTTACTTGTATTCTTTTGTCAATCCCCTGATGAAATCTTTTTCGCCATCTACTGCTCTTTCGTGCGCACTCCATAGATAAGGAATGCCAAAAATAATAAGCATTAAGGATGCGCTAACGATTGCCATCATTAATGTCCCGTTGACAAGATTAATACTAAAGCCAAGGAACGTCAAATACCAAATAATGGGGGTGCCGGGATGCGTTCCATATCCGGGAACATATCCACAGCCTTTAATCGTTCGTTTAATCATTCTAATCATATGGACACTCTGATTGCACTTTGCGATAGGCATCGTGATTATCCCGTGGATCGAACTCACGCATTGCGGCAACTGCCCAAACAGCGAAATGATGTGGAACACGTTGCATAATGGGCTTGCCATTAAACTGAACGGTGAACAAATCAAATCGTTCACCGTTATTGTTCGCATCGGATACGCCATCCTTGATGAAGGTGATATCGTATTTACCAGCCGCCATTTTCGTAACCAGCGTTTGCGGCATTCATGGTGGCAGTCTGTTCAAGGTATGCGATGTATTCGTTTTGGCGTTCAATGAAAGCATCGATAAAAACTTCTTCAAACATGGTGCCTTTGTATTGAACACCAGCTTCAAGACCGGTATCATTGTCAAACGCTTCACGTGCTTCGTCTTGAACTTCCATCATCTTGTTTTTCATTGCAGCCATTTTAATCTCCTGTTTCTGATATTTGAAGTATAGCAGATTTTGCGATTATGTCAAACCCTATTTACGGTTCCCAAGTTAAAATCTCTTCTTTCAGATCATCAATCTCGTCTTCCGTCATACGCTCATACATTGAGTTTGGAATGTTCCGCAGTTTTTTACCACTTGCCCAGAAGATTTCATAATCATAAACATAATAATGAAAGATGCCAACATCAGGTTCTGGTGGCGCTACATTGCCTTGAACATAAACCGGCAACCCGCCCAAAATCGTTGTTTCGAAACTAACGTTCATTTGTTCATCCACGCTGGCATTTTATTGGCTTCTGTAACGCCTTTAGGGCAACTGCAATATACAATGTCATCGGAACGACCTGTTGCGTTAGCTTCACCAAATCGTTTGATGCCATTGCGGCAGCAAGGTGCATTGGCTTTGATTTCTTCACGAATAGCTTGGTCATAAATGGTAGACATCTGAATCTCTCCTAATGTGTTCATCAACTTACAAATAGATAGTAGACTATATGTTATACGATGTCAACAACTAAATGACGGGGGCTTTCACCCCCGCTTGGATTAGATTAGGTCTTTTAGGCGATCAAGTGCTTTTGCCAAATCGGGATCGTTCAGTGTTGCTTTGATTGCCGGGGTGGCAACGATTGCCAACAACTGTGCAACCACTTCTTTATCTTCAACCGCCAATGCGTCTTTGATGCTGTTCTCGGTAGTAACAGTCTTCTTCGACTCTGGTGTGGCAACAATGAAGTCTTCTGGCATACCAGCCACTTTTTCAAGTGCTTTGCTAATTTTAGTCAGCAACTTTTCGTTGTTCTTGTATTTTGGGTTGATAATGATTTGACTATCAACGCCGACTTCCTGTGTGCTGACACCGTTAGCGGCAAGCATTGCTACTTCTGTTTCGCTAAGTGCGGAAGTTGCTACACGCTTGCGTAACTGTAAGTTTGCGCTTGCGATAGCCTCACCATCTTCGTCATTGCCGATGCCGGTAATGCTTTCTGCGGAACGGGTTGCTACTGCATTCTCAACGATTTCTGCTTTGATTTCGCCATCAAGTGAGGACTTAATGCCCGTCAACCCTTTGATAACTGCATCAACGGTTGCGAATACTGCAATACCTTCAACGTTAATCTCTGGCTTGCTCGGCTTTTTTGACTTGGCGGCTTTCGGTGCGACAACTGCTTCGTCAAGTGCTTTTTGAAACATATTCATTTGCAAAATCTCCTGTTTGCGTTCAACTGATAATGTGAATATACACTATCCAACGGATATGTCAACAGGTATTTTAAACTTTTTTAACATCACAAGCAATAATTGCGTTGCCCATCTTTTTGTAAAATCGCAATGTTCTATCAATCGCTTCTACATTTGATACACATACGCATTTGTGTTCACACGCTTTCGCTTCTTCAATCGTTGTAAAGAATGTATTGCCAATGCGATTGTATACATTATCAGTGGGTATAAAAATCATTTTACAAATTCCATTAATGGCGGAGGATAATAGCATCGAACTATCAACCTTGCGGTGCCACGGTTTTCAAGACCGTTTGAGGAGCCAACCTCGGTATCCTCCGTATTCTTTATTTATGTATCGTATGAATCAACCATATAAAAGCTAATCCAATAATACCTAACCCTATGTAAGTAGCCATTATGTTAATCCTTATCAACTGTATATTTATTGGTTGGCGATACCGAATTTTGGTTCTGGGTATTGGATTCGAACCAATGTAATGACACGCCTTATCAAGACGCCGCTTTTCCTATCAGCCAACCCAGATGAATAAATATAATATGCAAAAAAAATTACTATGCACCACTAGTAGATGCGGAACCCATATAATTCGATATTCCATACAACAGCAATGTGATGCGATTCTGCGAATTTCTATATCATCCATATGATACCGCATTTACAAATAAAGAAGAGTTTAGGCAACTTTGGAATACTATGTGTCAGCCACATTAATTTTTGGCAGGTTCAAAAACACGTTTACCTGCAAAAGAATCAAGAAATTCGAATATTTATTTCCTGATTGGAGAATGGCAGGGACGGCGCAGATTTGAACTCGCATCGGGTGGGTTGGAACCACCTATTCTACCGGATTGAACTACATCCCTATATAAAAATGGGATCAAAATCCCACTCGACAACATAATCTGGAGAACGGGGCGGCGGGACTCGAACTCACGACCTACGGATTAACAATCTGCTGCTCTGCCTCTGAGCTACTGTGTATTTCATATAGTATTTAGTAAGGTTCGATATTATATCGAACTTTTCCATCCGTCACCGCGTGGAGGTAACTATATATTGACAGACGAGGATACGCTCGGAATCGAACCGAGAATAGACACGGGTTAAAAGGCCGCCCCAACAAACCAATAGTTGGCTCGTATCCAGTAGTAAGCGATTAATTCTACCATGGATGCGCAAGTTTCCATGGCTAGCTTAGTTTTGACATTATATTATATTCCCGGCGTATATTAAAAAGATGATTTAAAGAAAAGAAACATTGCCAGTCCGATTACCACGACTGCTGCGATTAATAACGATCCGATTGCTATTTCCATTATATTTTCCTTTGTATAATTGGCGAGGGTGATAAGATTCGCATCATTTCTAGAATTGATGCTTACCTACTATCTCTGATTAAACAGATCAGCGTCTTAGCTAAAGACCCCACCCTCATTGTTTTGGCACTCCCGGTAGGATTTGAACCCACGTGTGTCCAGCTAACCTTTCAATCCGTTCGTAGCGGAAGGGTATACGGAAGTATTATTCTGTTATTGAAATTGTTAGGTCGCCAGTTAATCCTGCCTGACCTGATTGATTGGTCGGAATGGTAAGTCTTCCACCAACATAAAATAAACCCTTGCCTTTATTATCCAATAATATCGGACCAGTTGGACTAACAGTTAGTTGGTCTACTGTTAACGTAGAGCCACCTTTTGAAATAGTGAATGATGAAGGAACAGTTACTATCACGTATGAGTTCGGCGTTCCTTTGCTTATTTTAAAACTTGCCCGACCGCGTTGGCCACCGAAGTTGAATGCTGCCCCTGAAACTATTTTGGTATCATTAGCTGGATCGAAGTGTTAACATATAATGTAAGGTCAACTGTGTGATCTTGGCAGGGCGGGTAGGGTTCGAACCTACAACCTTCGGCACCAAAAACCAATGCACTACCAATTGTGCTACCGCCCTATAATGTGTTGGCAGGGGAAGAAGGATTTGAACCTACGACCATCACGCTCAGAACGTGCCGCACTACCGGGCTGTGCTATTCCCCTATTGTTCGTATTTTTTCTTTAACTCTTTGAGGAGTTTCTTTTCTTCGGCTTCTACAGCCTTACGTTCTTTTAATTCTTTTTTGCGTTTATTTGATTCACGAATTTTTCGTTGTTCTTCCAGACGATTTTCTTCTTCGTCGCAACGCTTTTCAAAATCATCGTCGCTTTCGAGTTCGACATCCTTGATGAGTAACTGTTCAATACCATCGTATCCCCAGAACGCATCGAGTTCAAAGCTTCTTTCGTATTGCCCAAAATAATCGACTACTTCGCCAACGGTTGATCCGCTAAAGATAGTCATATCTACGTCACAAACGGTTTCGTTCTTAATAACCTCTTTTTCTAGTTTAGCCATAATGATTTCCTGTAAATGTATATAAAAAAATGGTGGCGGTGGTTGGATTCGAACCAACGATCTTTCAGATATGAGCCGAATGCTTTAAGCCACTAAGCTACACCGCATTAAGAAGGAATATCTCGGAATCAATGCCATAAGCGACTCCACCGATCTATCTACTGCTGCCTTCACAGCCACCCTTCGGGTACGACCTTTGTTTGCGGTTGCGACACCACTTCTCATCATCGTGGGTGGGTCCACGACTAGTCGCTGCTACACGACACGTTCTTTAAATGGCGAGTATGAGGAATTACGATATCCCAACCTCCGCTTCGACAGAGCGGCGCTCTTCCTTTGAGCTACATACCCTTATTATTATTATACCAAGTATACCAGTTCCGGCAACAAGATAAATTTTTGGAGCATAGGACTGGACTTGCACCAGCATCTGTCAAGATTTGCAATCTTGTGCGTACCTATTTCCGCCACCTATGCATATATGTTATTAGGGGTGGCCGCTGGAACTCGAATCCAATAACAACAGAACCACAATCTGTCGGCTCACCAGTTTGCCTTCGACCACACCTAAGAACATAGTTTTGAAATGGTGCCTCGAAAGAGAATCGAACTCCCTACGCATGGTACTTCACACCATCGCTCTACCATTGAGCTACCGAGGCTTTATTAGTTTAGCGGGACACCACGAGATTTTCTACCATTGCCTCTATTTTTTCCATTTGAGTATGGTGTTATAGTATGGCAGTTAGGGCATAATAATCGCAAGTTGTCGGGCATATTGTTACCCGCATCGCCATTAATATGGTCAAGTTCGAGTGGAATAGGTTCGCCCATCCATTCCGTCCCGTTGCACATTTCACAGCAGTGTCCATTCTTTCGTAGAAGATATCTTTTTAATGTCGGGCGACCTCTGACTGCCCCTTTTTTAATTTTCTTTTCAGTAGCCCCTCGCCTATTCTCAATCTCACATGCCTTGCTACAAAAGTATGAAACCGAATGTCTTGGTTTGTATGCCTCGTTGCATTCTTTGCATATGATGTATGAAGATACCTTCTGTTTGTATTTCCTGTAGCAGCACATTTACTAGAGCAAAATGTGTTGCGTCTTTTTTCATATGGAATGTCATCACCGCAGCGTTTGCAAGATGACGGAACATAGATTGTCTTATTTTGTTCTCTTAGTTTATTTCCTCTACTGCGATTTCCACAGGAGATTGAACAGTATAGACCTGTTGTTTTAGGTTTATTGATAAACTGTGTATTGCATATTTTACATGTGTTCATACTTTGATTATATCACAAACAATCAAAGAAACTCTATATAAAATGGAGCGGGTACACGGAAACGCTCCGCAAAATATGGCGGGGTGAGTGGATTTGAACCACTGTTTCCGATGATGGAATACCGGCGTCTTGAACCTGACTTAGACCACTGCCCCCTTAATTGGTCTTCCCAACGAGATTTGAACTCGTGTTTCCGCCTTGAAAGGGCAGCGTCCTAAACCAGACTAGACGATGGGAAGTTATTTGAATTAGTCTGTTAAATAAAATTGGTCCAGAAGAGAAGAATCGAACTTCTAAAGCATACATACGCGAGGGATTTACAATCCCCGAGGCTCACCACCTGCCCAACTTCTGGTGTGGGTATTTACTATAGCGTGAAGGATTCGAAACCATAGGCTGGGTGCTACCCACAACAGACCACTATTTTTCTTACGAACAAGATCAGCAGAATCGAACTGCAATACCTCCGTTTTTCACGCTAATAAAGGAGGGGAGCATAATGCTGCTTCTACCCTAAGTTTGGCTTTGCGAGGTGGTCAGTGCCGCAACTACTTGGAATAATGCATTATTCCTTTCGTTTACCATCTTCTGGCGAAATACCAGACGCTTTACTCTTAGTGCGCTTATCCAAGAGTTATTAAGCTATCGCAAACTGGATTAGTGCCGTTTGGTGTTTCCCCATCCAAAGCTTTTACTAGTATTGCTTATGAGAGGTTGCCAAAACCTGTCTGTAACGGTCACTAAATAGGCGTGGGCACTGGGCTTACACCAGCAGATATATCACTTCGGCACCCATCCCATGGGACGAAAGTTGTAATATACCCGAAGCTTAAACGCTTCTGACATCCACGATAATATATATTGGCTCCCTACCCTCGTACCGCCCGAGGCAATGCTGGTTTAACAGACCAGTGCGTTCGCTTGCTCGCCCGTAGGGATTAAAAAAAGTAGCGGTCCCAATATCAACGACATTCGTTGCTTATGTACTGCATTCGGACAGTATCGAGATACGCTTGGCGAAATGGTGGATTGGGTTGGATTTGAACCAACGTAACAGGCGTAACCTTATCGTTCGAGCGTCCTCGGCGAGTTTGTTACGTGCTTATGTTTCGACACACCCATTAAGGTGCCGCTGTGCCTCTCAGCTACCAATCCTAAACTTTTGGCTACTAGGGACGGGGTTCAAATAGTTACCACACTATTTTACTACCCAGCCTGTTTCACCCTAGCGACCACGCTAGACCATGATAACGAAGCGGTTAAACAACGTACCGTAGGACCACCGGGGTAACTAATCTCTGGGACTTACGCTTTAAGCTGCCCCTAGTATAAATATCTATATGGATATTATCGTCACCTTCGATTGGGAAACTATTAAGTTTATTGCAATATTATCTGTGATACCGATTTCCATTGGTCTTCACATTTATTATAATATAACAGATAAAGACGATAACGGTTGATTCCGATTGCCCTATTTCATGCTGTGAACCCGATTGTCAGCGTGGACCGTTAACTCACGTAATCTCTGGGACTTACGGTGTTGCGTACCCGCCCATATTCTCTCTATATGTATTCTGTCAGGGTGGCAGGACTCGAACCTGCGACTTTCGGACTCCAAGACCGACACTCTGGCCAGACTGAGCTACACCCTGACAAAACACACATAACATTTTAGATTGGCAATCCACGTAAACGCTTCGAACCTCTGCTTAGTAAAGTTAGTATCCTTACGGGCTATTCTTTACTGCAGTAAAGTTAGTATCCTTACGGGCTATTCTTTACTGTGCCAGCCTTACCATATATCTGAACAACCTTTGTTGTTCGCCGGTCTTGACTGCTTATCTTCAGTAGATTACTCTACCTATATCTTTTTGTCAACATCTTTTTTACGCTCATTAAAAAACCCCCTAAACTTGCGGTTTAGAGGGTTCGTAAAACTTTCGTTTTTAAGATTTTGTGTTAGAATGAACTTCCACCATCTCCTTGAACCCTCGTTGCGCTTTTATCCATATTAAATCGTGTATATACGGGTAGCGCTGTATGTTCTGATTGAATACTACCCCAACCTTTAAGCACGGCAATACACGCACGGATAATCGGTCGATAATCTGATAAGCTGAGTGTTATTGGTTGTGTTAAAAGTGTTGAAGTCATTGTATCTCTTTCTATATTGTGCACTGAAGTATTCTGTGCTGTTATTCTATTTATACATTCTATCACATATATATTAATAAGTCAAGCCTTTTTTGCATTTTTTATAAAAAAGTTTTTAATACTGCATTTACCTCGGCATCGTTTAGGTATACATCCGTTGGTCCATTTGTATCTACGTTGATGCAAATTTGATAAGCCTTATTATACTCTTTTGTAGACGTTCATTCATCATCTAATGATTTTCTAATAGATTCAATCTTTTGCTCTTTCGTCCATGAACTAAGATAATCATTATCTTTATCGAATAGTTCAATGACATCATCTTCTGCCATTTCAACCGTGTCTAGGATATATTCACCCATATGCTCTTGTGAAAACTCTTCGCATTGGTCCAATGTTACGATGTCGTTAGCCCACTCAATCGGATTAACTGGTTTTTCTGTGTTGAGTTTTTGTAGGTCATCTTTATGCATAACATACCGCATACGATAAGACGAAACACACGTAACCACAACATAATCTTTATCATTCATAATGCGCCCTTTCCTGTTCCGAAGTTTTCCCAACTGGCATACGACATGGTATCGTCTGCCCCATTATAATACATATCCATAAAGTCTCGGATATCGTCAAGGTCGGCATCAAGTTTAAAATGTTCAACCATCTCGATTAGACTTTCACGTGCTGATGCGAATACACCAGTGATATCGTGTTCGTGAAACTGTTCGAAAATATCAAAACTTTCTTCCCTGATAAAAATCATATCAATGGTTTCATTAATATAACCCGCACCGATATTGAAACCCATATCATCGGCTTCTTCGGAAAAATCTTCATATTCCGATTGAGACATCGGTGTTTTTAAACGTGCCGCCGCCCCAAGTTGAACTATATTGCTACTCAATTATCCAATCCATTTCTAACCAGTTTGTGTCTTCGTCCATCATTTGGACTTTATCGCCATGGAGTTCTTTCAACTGGTTCCATATATGCCCATTGTTCATCCGTAGGCAATATGAATCTTTGTGACAACGATAAACGCTGCCCGATGAACCATGCACGTTATAATAATCTTCGTCTTGTTCGATGCGAGTGATGCCACTGTTCATCTGCCAGCCATCGCCTGTGGTATATCCACCGGACCAACCAGCCAAGACACGATAATGAGGATCATCACTATTAAAGAAGATTACAACCCAGTTGTCTGGTGTTTTCATATTACTACTATCCTATCAAATCCTTCATCGGTGGTAGGCATTTGGAAAGTTGCCATCATATTCTTCAAAATATGTGGTGGAATAGTTTTGCCGGGGCGTGAATCCAGTCGCCGCTGATGTTCGTCGGCATCGGGTGTTGGAAATACTACCGCAATCTTTTCATACGTATCAGGCACCTTCTGTAGCTTGCCACGACGAGATTTAACCGTAAGATTGGTTTGATCCCAATGGATATCTTCGCCACGATTAACCGCTTGCTTTAAATCGTTATTCATTTTCACAGTGGCTTTTTTAATCGCATCGCCAAACACATCGTTATATGACTTGCCCTGTTGTGCGGCAACATTGTCAATATGTGCGTCCGTGCTTAAAACTACACCACTATCAGCATTTTGTTCAAGCCAAGTTGACTTGCCGCTTGCTGGAACACCGATTAGCATATATAACATAGGCATTTAAAAATCCAATCCCAATCTTACACGTTCAGAATCTGTTGAATAATATTTGATTACAAACTTTACAGATTCACGAAGCTTCTTATTATATTCTAAATCCTCTGTTTGATAATCTTCGAGTTCTTCGTTGCTTTCGAGATTGTAAATGTCACGCTCATTTGCAACGTAAGCTTCAACCAATGTAGCCAACACGATTGTATCGCCAAGATCGCCTAATGTGTCGGTAATAGCTTCTTTCCACGTTTCATTCGTCATTCCATTAACTCCTTATACATTTTTTTCATACGGTTCACAAAGCCTTTGTTTTCTGCAATATCATCAATCATTGCAATAATGACATCGGCTTCACGTGATAGTGCCGCAATCTTTGCGTCGGTTTCAACCACAACATCACCGCGGAAGGTTGATGCTGTTCCAGATTCCAGATAATCATCACATGCTTTTCGGGCGACAATGATTTTGCCGATGATTCCAGCAAAGTCTTCGATCAGTTCATCCTCTGATTGGGCAATGTTATCCATTCAATCGCTCCCGGAAAAGCTGAGAGGCCAGTTTCATATCAATACGAGCTCCATACTTTTCTTTAAGCCATGACATCACTTTGCCCATATCTTGCATGCCTTCTGGTTTGATTTCATGCATAGCAAGTTGAACTTTACCTTCGACTTCTTCCTTCGGCATAACAGTAGGAACGTAAGCAGAAATCACTTTCATCTCTTGTTCTACTTCAGTCGTGTCACGTCCTGCAGTGTCCAATAGGTCACGATTACCGAGCAACGAAGCCATTGTAGTCTGTGCTATCTTATACACATCTTCGTCGTTAGGCTCACGGTTGCCATCGTTCTTTGCTCTCATCTTTACTTCAGACAAAAGCGTGTTGAGTGAACTAGCAAAAAGATCACGATCTTTCCTCGCTTGTAACGCATCATCTTTCAATTTATTTAGCATTTTCATCTCCTATACAAAATCTGTAGGCGGTTGATCGCCCTGCTTTCAAACTCCTGAGTTCACCAGCACACATACTGCACCCTGTTCTCTCTTCGCCACATCGAGTACAGTAGACACTTCCGTCAGTTATCCCGCCATAGGGTGCAGTAGTAGGAACTCGATCTTCATTGTTTGGCATTGTGTTTCTTCCAGTTTTTATTACAGTGTTGTTTAATCGCCCAACCTAGTGCTACCGCAATAACGATAAGCAACCATGGGAAGAAGCTAATCAAACCGATTAGCACAATCGCTGCGAATATGAATCCTAGCATCGTTCCTACGCTAAAACACATTTCAAAGGAAATCTGGTTTAGGATATAGTAAAGACAGAAATGGGATTGACTTTCGCTAGTTAACTTATTTGCTTCTATCTTCTCATCTAGCCGTTTTCCATATGATTCGGCTTTTTCTATTATTTTAAACATCTGTCTCTACTCCTTTTGCAAGTGTATGCCAAACATAAACTTGTCGTATTGTTTTTTCAGTTCTGGGTCTGAACAAAACTCTGGTTCAAACCTATGACACGCTGTCATACTAGGAAACCTGTCTGTCGTTTGTGGTTCAATACAACACTTATGATTTGTGGACCATTTATCTTCAAAATGAAAGCGACAATCATTACATATTAGTATTGCCATTATTCATACTCCCTTTCATCAAACTGAATGTTGTTAAACAACGGACGTATTCCATCCAACTTAGTTCCAGTTGATACGTTGCTCTTAATGAACTGTATAACCAAGTCACGCACATCGCCACCATCAAACATGCTGAACAAGACACCTTTGAACTCTTTACGGTAGTTATTAGCGTATTCCATGGCAAACATCTTCTTACGTTCACGGTCAGCATCTTCAAACATTGATAGGTCACGCTTGTTCAAATCATCCATTGCAAATCCGAAGAACATTTCCAAGTGCTGAACAGCGTAATCAACTTCACGCCATAACTTCACTTCAAAATCTTCAACACGCATACGGTCATCATCATCTAAGAATGACTTCAAATCATCTACTGACTCATTGAGGACCATTGACCAAACATTCTTCTCATGAGAGATACCTTCTTTGGCACGATGTAACTGTAAGTAATCCTCTGCTTTGATTTTCAACATATGCCCATCATCAAAGCGCACAACGAACCCTTCAGTTCCGACCAAGCCACGAACATATTCAAGGAAATCCTTGTCAAACGTTGCTTTATGCTGTCCGACCAACTCGACATTAAATTCTACAGCTGGGATTTCAAGACCAAGCTCGTATTCCCAATACTTTCCAGTTACGTTATCACGCACCGCCAGTAATACCATACGGTCTTCTGGATGGTCAATCACAACACGATTCTTGCGTGAACAGAACTCAAATATTGGCGTAGCGTTATTATTACGCAATATGAAATCTGCCAGTTCAGCATACTGTGGATTTGCTTCAACGAAAGGAATAACCATATCGGCAACATCAGTCTTGCCCATTTTGGTATGCCATTCAACTTTACCATCACGCAGATACGGCGTAATCATTGAGCCATCAAGCTTTTCAAGAATAACGTGTGGCTGACTTAAATCCAGTTTACGGAACTCGGTTTCCATGCGTTCGCCAACGTTAAAGAACTTGTGAAACTTTCGAGCTACGACTTTGCCCGTTTCATTGCAGAAAGTGATGCCACGACATTCACGCAGTATTGCATCTGCTTCAGTAACAACTGGTGGGAACAGGTCAGGCGTCATTACGACATAGTTGATAACCGTAAATCCATCTCGTTCTGCCACAACGAACTCTTTACGACCTTCGATATGTGGAAGGACATCATTGATGTGATTGATATGTGGAAAGTTATATTTCATAATAAGTATTATACCCTAAGTTAGATGAATGTCAAGCAGAAAGTTGTTGCCAAAACATATATTTTTCAAACTCGTCGTTAGTACAGAATGTTATGCGACTGACTCGCCACTGCGCAGCTGCATCTTCGCCAAACCCAAGCTGTATATATCCGAGAATATAACCTTCGAGTTTTTCTGATGTTTCTTGGGTTTGGTCGGAATCTGATGATATTAACATATATATTGGTTATCCTTTTTGGTAAAGACGGTCTAATGTTTTGTCGGTAATAATACCACAAAGTGTATATGCCGCCATAAACAACATGGCAAGGATTACGTTTGGTTCGGGCAACAAATACACCGTCGCCATTATAACCGCAGCGTGATGAACAGTAATAAATGTAGTCATCCATTTAAAGAGTTCGGGCATAAACATATCATTATTTGTCTCAATTGTAATCGTAACCAACTTTTCTTTGATTTCGGTTATATCCTGCGGCTTAATGATACGCCATATATATATGCCGATCATTGAGATAGCATACGCACCCAATACTGCTACATACATATAGTAGTTCTCGGGATTGTCGTAGTAGTTGTTTGATGCGGCATATAGAATACCCCATACGAAAAAGAAATGTATTATTGCCATTACCAGATTCCGAACCAACTACCCCAACCGTGGAATACCCCGATTGGAAAGAAGATTGCCCCTGCGATAAGGAAGCCCCAAGCCGCCGTGGTAAAGCACACATACAAGTGTGTGAACCACCCAGCGACTGCAAGGATTACGAATGCGAAAGCAATCAATCCTAAGAAAGCAAGTTCTCCGCTATAGTTGTCTTTCATTGTTTTTAAAACTCCACGTCCATAAATGAGATTGAACCGCCCTTGCCCGAACCAGTGTCCAAGAAGTGCGCCGTGCCACCCAAGGCACCTGTTTTGGTTATTGGCACATCGCCTACAACCTCGTGACCGACGAACACTGTATGTCCAGCGGGAATAGTATCAACCCAATCGTGGATACGATTAGGGTAACCGTTTTCTTGAAATCCATCAACTTGACCATACATTGCACGGGAAACAACTTTGCCCCATCCTTTTTTATCTTTGTATGCCAACTCGTCAGCCGTCAACATCGCAGGATGAAATGAACCGTGAACAAAAGTATATTTGTCAAATGTAGCAAACAATGGCATATTGGGCATTGCAGTTAACCACTCATTAACGATGCCTTCACGGTCATCGTTGTTGTTCAACTGCTCTAATGTCAATTCCAACCCGTTGTTGATTTTAACATTGTTGCCGTTCAAAGCCCGCCACAACTTGTCGTCGTGGTTACCAATGATGCTGGCGAACAAACCGTTACGTGCCATCATCAATACATAAGCCATAACTTTGTCTGATTCTGGACCACGATCAGTAAAGTCGCCTAGTCCAATCGGAAACAAGTCTTCGTTAAGTGCGCCTGTAACGATTTCAACCATATCGTCGAACTCGCCATGCACGTCACCGAATACTCGGAAACCTTTAAACGTTGTATTTGGAATGTCTGTAAACTTGATCATAGGAGTATTATACACCAATCATTTTGTTTGTCAATGCTTATTATATGTATTCGAACTCGACGCCCCAACTGTCGGCGGCTGTTTCAAGAATATTGATAACTTTGTCCATATCCACATATTTTTCGTAATATGATTCCAAGATACGATTCGTGCCTTCACTATAATCTTTGGCATCTTTCAATCCACACCCGAGTGTGTTGCGAAGTTCTTTAATAAGTTGGATTTTTTCTCGACCGGGATTAGTGATACGAATATCGTTGCCAACATTTGAGGAAAGTTGTGCAAAGAAAATGGCACGGGCAACATCTTCGCCCATCACTTCACGGATTTTATCAAAAACTTCCATGCCACGGTCAGGACCATATGCACTATTCAATGCACGAACAAAGCGCATACCGGACATAACAGCTTTTGTATCGACGCCAAACGTATTACTCATTGTAAACTCTTTTCAGTTGGTATCCATTTTCAGAAAATGCATCACGGAACGAATAAAACAAACTATTGTGATTACCAGAATCGCCGTTTGTCATTTGATATATGTGCACCATTTCATGTCCGAGAACATTTGCGAATAACTCTTTCGTAGGAAAACTGTTATTCATTTCTATCTCGAATGTATTATCTGTATACTTTATACAATATGCCCAAGCGCCTGTCAAGTATTTTATTGTAATATCGAACTTGGGTATTTCGTCGGCAAAAAGCACCGTATTCATATACGCTGCTTCTTTTTTGATTATTGCCTTTGATGGTTTAAATGTCATGGGTTTTTCCATCCCATTCCCACAACACGGTTTTCGGGTATTGTTTCATACAACCATTACACGGCGCTCTACGTGCCGAATATTGTTCTTTGTTTATGCAGTTAAAGCACGTTCGTTTTTCGGGTTGGCATAACGCTTTCCAAAAGTCTTCTTTTTCAAACGCCATTTCTGCCATCACCCTTATGTTTAGTATTGCGGGTGTAGCTTGCTTTGCCAGTTTTTTTGGCTTCAACACGTTTACGGAACATAGGCAAGCCAAGATTGATTCCGCTACGTAGTGTAGGGATTTCGTCTTTCGATACATACTTGATTGTTTTCTTTGCCATAGTTCTTCTCCAATGTTTGATATTTATATAATATCATAATATTAGCCATTGTCAATGAAAATATCACTGGAAAGTTGTAAAAAGAACATATTTTTTTCACCTTCTACACAAAACTCTAGCTTACCATCGATTGGAAATCCGTATATCATATAATCGTCAACCGCATCTTTCTTAAAAATAGTCATGTGTGATGTATTATTATGAGTAAGTAATAGGTGGCAGTTGATGTTTGTAATACCTGCCATTTTTTCTAAAAGGGGATTATGATGAGATGTAAATGTGTTATTAGCATAACCCACCGTGCATTCCTTTTTGATATCTTTCATTGCCCGTTTTCCGTAATGGACTGCAAATGCCGAAAATCGATTAACGATGAATTTTGCTCTATCTGTTGTAAACATCCATGTTGCACAGAACACCACGAATGACACCGTAGACAAAATCGCAGTGAACACCTGAAACCTTTCGTCCATAGGATGCGGACCAAAAGATGCATCGCCGTACCACATCATATCACTGAGTGTAAATAACCATACATTAACAAATAATACGTACGCAAAAAAACTAACAATAATTACCGCAATATACCCTGCGGTTGACCACGGCTTCGCCTTTGCTTCGGCGGTGGACCACACACGGCTTATATTATATTTAAAATCCGGCATCATTTTTTTATTACTTTATCGGTTGCAGCATCATACTTATTACCTTTTTTGTCAACTTTGATAAGATTGCCTTTGTCATCGCTAATAAGTTTTACGATTTCAGTCTTACCAATCCACCGATTCAAAAACCTTGGTATTTCGAATGGGTCAGTATTCTTGACCTTTTTAGGTGGTGCTTTCTTTACTGGTGCAGCTTTTTTAGGCACAGCTTTTTTAGGTGTGGGTTTTTTAACCATTATCATTCACCCATGTAATCGACACTTTGAATACGCCGGGATGAAATCCATGTTCATCGACTGGTATATGTTTTGCACCGGGCGTGAATAACGGGTCTAAACATTCCGACACGTCACGGTCAAGGTCGCATAGTTCTTCTGAACAATAGTCTTTTTCTATCAACGTGATTTTATCCATTATTTCTCTTCCTTATCTTTTCTGAATGAAAACTTGTCAAACCCAGCTTTGTGGATTTTGACTTCGTTACTTACTTCTATCATCTTTGGTGAATGACCACCAAGCACACCAGAAATATACATGCTCAATTCTTGAAAGGCAGTAAAGGCATCCAATACTTTGTAGAATTGATAATCCTTTAGGACTGGATTGTAAGTCAACACATCGCCATTTGCCATTCTAGAGGGCTTAATAACTATAACAGGAATGCCAGTCTCGTGATGGAAGTCATCGATATCATCACGCTCAACGCCGCTATATTTTGTGAACATTTCTTCCATGTGCCGCTTATTGGTTATACTATAACGGAAACCGATGCGCCGCTTTTCCTTGTCGTATTTTTTCCTATTCCAACGACTTTTATCATTATCGGAACCGTATTCGTTAATCACTTCAGCAATATCATCGGGCGAGTAACACCATATATCTTTGTATTGCTGTTCTTCTTCAATTGTGAATTGAATACAAATATACATCTTACCACAGAACAAAAAGATATGAGTTTTCACACCATCAAAGCTAGTTGTCCAAGTACCATGTTCGTGGGGTATACTTTCGAACAGTTCTTCATAGAACCCGATCTGCTTCAATCCATTAAGCGGATTATCATTGATGTATTCAGTCTGTCGGGAATAATGGCATTGTTCGTCAATACCAAATCCGAGTGCAGAGTCGTAATAGTCTTGAAACTTACTGTGAATTCTCATATTATCTCCTATATTTTGGGGGTTTACCGTCCATACGTTTTTTCCAACAGTGTTTGAACCACCGTTGCGAAGCCCGAACACCGACTGGTTCAAAATCTTCTGCTTTTGCACACGACCATTTCATATCAGTTTCTTCAGAAACCATAATAAAAGGATTTACTGACATTACAACCGCACAATCATACGACCATCCACCAGAAACTAACTTGCTTCCACGGCTGATATCTCGTGTCTGGACAATATCGCCCGCCTTGATGCCGTGGTCGGTTGATAACGTTTCCCAGAACTCTTCACGGGAAATAGTTTCATCAATAACTTTCTTAAATCCGAACATTATTTCTTACCTTTATCATTGAGGTCGTTGTATTCGGTAACAAGTTCGTTATATTCTACACGCAGTTTCTTGAAATCTTCGCTAAGTTTATTCATACTTTTTTGTTCACTAAGACCGGCTTCCATACGATTAACCATCGTCTGCATTTCTTCAATGAGACTAGGTAGAATGGCATAGTTGCGGGTTTCATGACACTTCCGCATTTCGTCAATCACACTACATACGTAACGGTCTGGATAGTGACTGTAATACTCTTTTTCTTCATTCATGAACTTTTTCCTATCGTTCTATTTCTACAAGTTTTCCATCAATCAACACCTTCTTTATGTCGTCGCTGAAGGTTTCGGTTGGTTGTTTGTGAACACTCCACGTTTTGATAAACTTCAGTGCGTCCCGCCGCCGTAAAAACCATATATTTAACTCAACCATTTCTTTCATGCGGCGTTGTGTATCTCCGATGCACCATCCTTCTGGTCGGTCTTTGCGATTGATATCGGTTGAATCCGCAACATTTTCACGCAACCATTGAAATACTTCAGAACGTAATGTTGGGAACTCTTCTACTGCTAACCTTATTAACTCAGAATCGGTCCATTCGGGGTTCAAACGTGCATACATATCATATCTTACTTTATTAATGGCGCTTTTCATAATGATTAGACGTTTCCAATCATCGCACTCAACTGAACCATGCTTAAAATCTTCATGCGTTTCAACTGACACCCTATGTCCTGAGTCAAATGAAGTGCCCCAATTCGAATCGCTACAAAAATACCAACCTTTTAAATATCTCATCAGTTTTGCTCTACATCTACAAGTATGCCGTCAATAAGACGTTTCCACATACCGTCATCATTCGAGTATTCTTCTGGCTGATTGTAAACACTCCACTTTTTGATAAACTTCATTGCATCAAGACGCCGTAAAAACCAGATGGTTAGGTAACCCGATGCGCCACTTACACGATATTCGGCTGAACCAATGCACCATCCTTCTGGTCGGTCTTTGCGATTGATATCGGTTGAATCCGCAACATTTTCACGCAACCATTGAAATACTTCAGAACGTAATGTTGGGAACGAACGCATAGATATATTACGCATTTCTGTATCTGTTAAATGGGCAAATCCGTCGAAATTTTTATTGAACTCATATTGTTCTGGTGATAGAACTTCTTTCATTATGATAAGGCGTTCCCAATCTGGTAGAGTATCCCCTTGGTGATTCCGCAGTTTGTCAATACTTACTGTATGTGACGAACTATACCATTTACCATCCCAATTGGAATGCGTACATGTTGACCCACTTTTACGATAATCCATCATATTCTTCCAAGTCGTTAAGGAACTCATTGATTTCGTCAATAGGTATGGACCAGATGCTATCAGCATCAGCAACGCTTAATACATATTCGGCGGTGATTGCTGGAATCTCGTCGTGATTTACAAACTTGTAGACTTTCTTAGCCATCGTATTTCTCCATCTATTTCGTTCAATATACATTAAGCATTGCCTATTGTCAACGACTAAATACCACAAGGAGATAATAATATGAGTTTTTATAGAGGTTATAACACGGTCGATACGGTCTTTGGGTCAACCCGTTTGGAAGATAAAGAGTTAATCAAGCGTGATTTACTTAATCATTTTCAAATCCGTAAAGGCGAGAAGTTAATGCGTCCTGATTTCGGCACAATCATTTGGGATCATATATACGATCCCATGACCGAAGATGTCAAGCAATCTATAGTAGACGATGTAACCACTATTGTCAACAGCGACCCACGAACACAAGTATCGAATGTAATCCTAACGGAATATGAGCTTGGGTTACAAGTAGAAGTAGAGTTATTTTATCGTGAGTTAGACCTTTCTGAAGAGTTATTATTGCAGTTTAACGGCGAAACACAGCAAATCAGTACGTCAATACTATAATATGCACACTTTATTATAAATCATAAATACATTAACAGTAGGATTCAAATAGTATGACAGCAACATCAACACGTGGGTTTAATTTATTTATCAATGAGGATTGGAAGAAAGTTTATGAAACATTTCGTGAAGCGGACTTCCAGTCATATGATTACGAGACATTAAGAAAGACGATGATTGATTATCTTCGGATTTATTATCCTGAAGATTTCAACGATTTCATTGAATCCTCCGAATATATTGCACTTATTGATTTGATTGCGTTTATGGGACAGAGCCTTGCGTTCCGCACCGATATGAATGCACGTGAAAACTTTCTTGAAACAGCAGAACGCCGTGACAGCGTATTGCAACTTGCACGTATGCTTAACTATCATCCGAAGCGTAGTTCTACTGCACGTGGTTTTTTAAAGATTCAATCTATTTCTACTACTGAAAACATTTTTGACAGCAACGGTTTTAATCTTGCTGATACCCCTATTATTTGGGACGACAATACCAACAGCGATTTCTTAGAACAGTTTACTATTGTTATGAATGCGTCATTACAACGTTCGCAGCGATTTGGCAAGCCAGCGTATGCGGGCGACATAAACGGTATTAAGGTTGAAGAATATACATTGAACTTGGTGCCGAACACCGTTCCTATCTATTCTTTCAGTAATAACGTGAACGGCATCGATATGAACTTTGAATTGGTGAATGGTTCATTTTCTGGACAAAGTTATGTATATGAGCAACCACCTGTTCCGGGCAGTGGGTTTAATCTAATCTATCGCAATGATGGACGTGGTAACGGTTCAAATAACACTGGTTTCTTTACGTACTTTAAGCAGGGCGTGGTTCAACAGGCTGATTTTACTATTGATGAATCTATTGAAAACCGCATTGTATCTATTAATGTTTCGAATGTTGATAATACTGATGTATGGCTTTACAAATTGGATGCAGATGGCAATGTGGAAAGCGAGTGGACTAAAGTTCCTGCGATTTCAGGTACAAACATTATTTACAACGATCTTGCGGCAAGCACCCGTACACTTTATTCGGTGAATAGTCGTACTAATGATCAGATTGATATTGCATTTGGTGATGGTGTATTTTCAGATATTCCAGTTGGCGACTTTCGGGTAATTTTCCGTGCTGGTAATGCGCTTGATTATAAAATAACACCAGATAATATGCAAGGTATTGTTGTTGATATTCCGTATCTAAGTCGTAACAATCAGTTGGAGACAGTATCACTTGAGTTGAGCCTTGAAGCAACGGTTTCAAATGCGTCTTCTCGTGAAAGCATAAACAGTGTTCGTGCAAATGCACCATTGAGTTACTATTCGCAAAATAGAATGATAAATGGTGAAGATTATAATGCATTTCCGTTAACGCAATACAATGATATCTTGAAAGTTAAGAGTGTGAACCGAGCAAGTTCTGGTATTTCACGATACTTGGATGTTCGTGATACCACTGGTAAGTATAGTTCAACCAATATCTTTGCCGATGACGGATTATTGTATGAGTTTGAAAGCATTGAAACCTTTACCTTTGAGTTTATCAATGATAACGACATTTTGAACGTTGTTATTAATACATTGGAACCTATTATTGCTGATAAACCAGCGTTGCATTTCTACTTTAAGAATTATTCACCATATGATATTACTGTTAATGACGTTCAGTGGATTCAGTTAACAACAGGAACCAACCTAACAACTGGATATTTTGCTAACGCATCCGGTGATCCATTAAGTATTGGTAGTTTTGTAACATCCAACCTGAAGTTTTTAAAAACAAGTTCGCTTGTTAAGTTTGTTGCCCCCGATGGTTTCTTTTTCCGTGAAAATGGAACGCTTGAGGCAGGAACAAGTGGTGCGCCGGGAACCCGTGATTTTATATGGAGCGCCGTCACTAACGTGGTGGATGATGGTTCGAATCAAGGAACGGGTGCATTGACTGATGGCACGGGTCCGGTATCATTGAATGATATACTTCCAAGTGCCGCAATCCCCACTGAGATTATTGTTCCATTTACGAATGATTTCCCTGCGGTTGTAGAAAGCGATATTATTTCACGTGTTAAACTATTTAAAGAGTTTGGATTGCGCTTTGATCAAGAAACGCAGGAATGGGTTGTTATCGATGGGGTTGATTTGGATAAATCAGAAACGTTCAATCTTGGCAATGCGGGCGACACGTCTTCAACTGGCATAGACAATAGTTGGTTTATTATGTTTGAGACAGATGGCGAAACATATACCGTGAAGTATCGTTCATTGGATTATTTCTTTGAAAGCACATTGCAAACTCGCTTCTACTTTGAGCCGGGTCAGAAAATATTTGATCCACGTACAGGACAAACAATCAAAGATAATATCAATATTTTAAAAATCAATGCCCAGCCTGATGCAAACGAGGCTTTCCCGTCAAACTATAATCTTTCTGTGTATGCGAATGTTCAGGAAAGTGATGGATATGTTGATAGCACTAAAATTAAAGTGACCTATCCTGATCGTGATGATGACGGTATTCCAGATAACCCCGAGATTTTTGATATTGTGGTTGCCCCTGAAACAAATGTAACAACTAAATTGGTATTTTTTGAAAAAGTATTGGATGTTGATAACTTTGAAAGATATCGTCCTATTTCATCCACCACTGTTAATGTTGATTATGCCGCAGAAATTGATATAAGTCAAGATTTATCATTGTATAATGATGGTCAGATATTTTATGCCACGACCGAAGAAAAATTCTTTGTGATGAGCATTAGTTCGGCAGGAACACGTACTGTCGCCGAATCTACAGAATATCGTGTTCGTATTGGACGTGACCTACTTAACTTCCAGTACACGCACAACAGTCCGAACGGCCGCCGTATTGACCCATCGCCTTCGAACTTCGTTGATATGTTCTTGTTAACACGTGCATACGATGAGGATTATCGTGCATATATTGCTGATACTACCAACACATTGACTGAGCCGACTAAGCCAACCAGTTTTGAATTACGTAATAGTTTTGGTGGTCTGGAAGCATTTAAGGCAATCAGCGATACGATTATTTTCAACAGTGTCAAATATAGACCATTATTTGGTGAAAAATCCGATCCATCATTGCAGTCAACCTTCAAGGTTATCAAAAATTCAGCAACACTAAAAACTGATAGTGAAATAAACGTTCGTGTTATTAATGCAATTAATGAATTCTTTGCAGTGGATAACTGGGATTTTGGTGACACATTCTTCTTCAGTGAACTTGCAGGATATATTCACCAAGAGCTTGTGCCTGATATCGAAACGGTATTGATTGTTCCTAATAGCGGCGACCAAGTATTTGGATCGTTATTTCAAATCACTGCCCAGCGTGATGAAATCTTTATATCGTCAGCAACAGTAAGTGATGTTGATATTATTGACGGAATTACGGCAAGTAGACTAAAAGCAAGCGGCAATGTAGTATCGTCCTCTTCCACCGACGATACAATCACTAGTTCATTCGCCACTACTACCACTATCGAAAATACTAATGTAGGGAGTACAAGTTAATGGCTTTGCGTAAAACCATCGGATTATTACCTGAGATTTTCAGAACTGAAAAAAACGAGAAATTTCTTAATGCAACCATTGACCAACTTGTAACACCTAGTGTTCAAGAAAAGATTAATGCCTTTGTCGGTAGAAAATTTGCACCGTCTTTCTCTGCGGGTGACCAATACGTAAATGAAGTATCTGATACTCGTCAGAATTATCAACTTGAGCCGGGTGTAGTATTTAAAGAAATTCCAGAAACTGGTACGAGTGGTGATCGTGTTGAGTTTTTGACAAATTATGTTGATATGGTCAACGCCATTGAGGCAGAAGGCGGTGATACTAATAATCACGACCGTCTATTTGAAAATGAATATTATTCTTGGTCTTCATTCTTTGATTTTGATAAGTTTGTTAACTTTTCACAATATTATTGGTTACCAAATGGACCCGATTCTATTCCTGTATTCAGTTCCGTTATTGATTCCGAAGAAAATTTTGACATAACTCGTGTGGATATTGAACCTTCGTATTTTATAAATGATCGCAACTCGGTTAATAACCCTACTATTAAGATTGCACGTGGTGGTTCATATACGTTCACAGTAGATCAACTTGGGTTTCCATTTTATATTCAGACTGAGCCGGGATTAGATGGTCTTAAAGACATCCAAGATAACATTTCGACCCGTGACATTCTAGGTATTGAAAATAATGGCGAGGATGTGGGCGTAGTAACGTTTAATGTACCAGCAGCAAATGCGCAAAATAAATGGATTGGAATGACAAAAACCGATGACGTTGATTTTGCAACTCGCTTTTCTTATACAGAAATACATAACCAAGTATTCACTACGTTCATTGCTAATAATCCTGATGGTATTGACGGTATTACTGATCAGCGTGAAATTGAAAATGCTACTATCGTTTTTTATAATGTTGACGAAAACCAAAACGAAGAGATTTGGGAAGCGGGCGGACTATTTGATACGCAGGGTGTTGGCTTTGATGCTAACGGAAGTACCTTTGATCCTACAAATACGATTTCCCTAGAAGACCGACACGACGTTTACAGAATAAGCATTGATGCCAATGATATTATGACTGTTGTTCGTGTTCTGAATATACCGCAGGATGAAAAGATTTTTATTCTTAAAGGTAGCGAATTTGGCAATAAAGAACTTTGGAAAAATGCAGTTCAGCAACTTGAACTTGTTCCCGTAATCACTGCGCCATTAACCCGCTTCTTTTATGCTGATGGCATTGACCCGTTGCGTTTCGGTATTATTGATGTGGTTGAGCAGGATGAAGTCCCTGCGATTAATGTGGACGAAGATATCATTGGACGCAACGAGTATATTTCACCAAATGCTGTAGAACTTACGAATGGAATGAAGATTGATTTTAATAGTGATGTCACCCCAGTTTCATATGCGGGTAACGAATATTACGTAGAAGGAGTCGGTCAAACAGGAGGCATTCGATTAGTATCAGTGGATGATTTGGTTGTTCCAGAGCCGTTTACGACCACCGAAGAAGAAGGATTTGATACAGAAACGTTTGACAGTGCTGGTTGGGCTGGCTCTGCTAATGCGCCACTAGAGGTTGATTATTTCACAATAAATCGTTCATCCGTTGACCGCAATGCTTGGTCACGTTCAAACCGTTGGTTCCACATTGATGTGATTGAAAAAACAGCTGCATATAATGACTTTAATTTTATTGTCGATCAAGACAAACGAGCTAATCGTCCTATCATTGAATTTGAACCAGATTTACAACTATTCAACTATGGTAAGATTTTTAATCGAGTTGTTAATGTATTTGACGAAACGCAGATTGATGCATTGTCAAATGTTGAAGGTCAGTCAGGTTACTTCGTGGATGGTATTCCGTTATTAGGTGGAACAACCGTTATCTTTGGTGCTGACCGTGATCCATTGGTGCGTAGTAAAATATATGAGGTATCCTTTATTGATACTGATTCAGACGATGAATTTCAACTTCATTTGACAGAAGTTGGTGATGCCACCAACGACGATGTTATTCTTATTTCCAATGGTGCCACAAGACAGGGTATTGTGTTTTATTATAATGATGATGTGTGGTTAGAATCCCAGCAAAAAACCAATATTAATCAAACCCCATATTTCGATATTTTCGATACGTCTGGAAATAGTTTTGGTGATGAAAGCGTATATTTTGGAACAGGTTTCACTGGAACTAGATTGTTTAGCTATCAGCAACAGCCAGCCGCAGTGGAAGACCCTGTTCTTGGATTTGGATTAAGCTACAAAAACTTCGAAAATGTCGGCGATATAATTTTTGAAAACAACTACGTTCGTGATGCGTTCACTTATTCACCAAGCAATATTATTGAAACAACCAAGATTAATGATGGCTTTGTTCATAAAATTATTGACAGAGATACGGATGAAATCAAGAACGACTGGACGAAAGTTAATAGAAATACCCGCCAGTTCTCTATTCAGGAATACCTCGTAACTGCCGATGAGACACAGGTATTTCAATCACCCACCATTCCTAAGAATGAGAACGATGTGGTTAATCTATTCGTATATAAAAATAGCAAACTACTGAAACGTGATACTACACAAAATGTCACTAACTTTATTGAACCTGAATATACTACGTTGGAGCAGGATGGGAACTTTTTTGTTGTATTAGCTGCACCGGCTGACGTGGATGATTACATTGTTATTCGTGCATATTCTGATGTTCAGCCTGATTTCGGTTACTATGAAATTCCATCAAACTTGGAAAATAACGCAACAAACACCGAGTTTACTACGCTTACACTTGGACAAATCCGCAATCACATTACCATCGCTAGTAATAACTCAACTACATTCTTTGGTAATTCGCCGGGTAATAGTAATCTGCGTGATGTTACTAATTTAAAAAGTTATGCTGGTAATATTCTTCAGCATAGTGCGGGCGCACATTTAGGCGCATTTCTGCTAAACAACGGCAGTATTAATAAGGATAACAATACCCACGTTCATGATTCGAGTATAATCAGATCAATTGATTATTCCCGCCGTGAATATAGTAAGTATAAACAAAAATTATATGATGCTATTAGCACGATGGATTTAAATTTTGATGATATCCCCGCCGCACTGGATGCAGTTATCAATGAACTAAAAATTGGCAAATCGGAAACATTCCCGTTCTTTTATAGTGATATGCTTGGATATGGTGAAGATGCCGCGACTGCTATATATGCAATCGAGAACCCAGATATTAGAACATATGACTACGGACTATTCTTTGATATCAATGATATCAGCAATCGCTCTGTATTAGTATATCATAACGGTGTTCAGATTTATGTTGGCACGGATTTTGTATTTGATACCGTTGGCGCAAATATTACCTTTGATGATGGATTTGTGTTGGCAGTAGACGATATCATTGAGATTATTGATTATTCAAATACGGACGGAAGTTTTATTCCGCCTACGCCTACAAAAATGGGGTTATATCCGAAGTTTAGACCAGAGATTTACACTGACGATACATACCGCACGCCGAAGACAGTTATCCAAGGACACGATGGTAGTATTTTTGTGGCATTCAACGATAGTCGCGACGACATTATACTTGAATTTGAAAAAAGAATTTATAACAATATTAAGACAACTTATACCACAGATGTATTCGATGTCAATGAACTTCTTCCCGGTAAATTCCGTGACAGTGATTATACTCGTGAAGAAGTTGATAGTATTTTAAGTCTTGGTTTCTTAAATTGGGCGATTGTCAATAAGGTTGATTACTCGGCACAAATTGGATTTGACGTTGCTGACAAGTTTACGTGGAATTGGTCTAATTTTCAAGATAAAATAGATGGTGATTTGTTACCGGGTCACTGGCGTGGAATTTATCGTTATTTCTACGATACTGACCGCCCACATAGTCACCCTTGGGAAATGCTGGGGCAAAGCGAAAAGCCTACTTGGTGGGATGATCGTTACGGTATTGCGCCTTACACAAAGGGCAACGAAGTTATGTGGGAAGACCTACGTGATGGAAAGCTATATCAAGATGTTGCGGGCACCGACTTTACTATTTTAGCAGATTTCGTCCGACCTGATTTGAAAAGCTTTATACCCGTAGATGCCACTGGTAATCTTGCCGATCCGTTACAATCAGTCGTAGGTGCATACAATACCACCTATGTCGAGGAAAGCTTTGTATTTGGCGATGTTGGTCCAGCCGAAGCGGCTTGGAGAAGATCAAGTGAGTATCCATATGCGATAATGAAACTATCTGCATTGACACGACCAAGTAAATTTGCAGCCACCCGTTTCGATTCTGGTAATATTGTTCGTGATAAATCGCTTGATCAGATTGTTGATCGTCATACATTGAAGCGCATTACTAGTTCAGATATCGTTCTTCACGGAACAGAAACTAATGGAACTGTCAATCGAGTGAATGGTATTTCGCAGTTTGTATCAGATTGGGCAAGACATAAAAACGTTTCGTTAGATAACATTATTAAAGTTATTCGTGCACTTGAACTTCAGCTTGTTTATCGAGTGGGTGGATATACTGACAAGCGTTTCTTGAAAGTTCTGGCTGAACAGGTTTCGCCGACTTCAACAAACAAAGGCATATTTGTGCCAGACGATGACTTCGATATTGAACTGACAAAATCTGCCCCGATAGCGAGGGTATCATTGAGCGGTGTTATCATTGAAAAAACAAATAACGGTTGGGCAGTTCGTGGCTACGATATCGAGAATCCATACTTTGATATTATTCCGAGTAGCATTACCGATAATAACTATCAGATTAATACCGGCGGTGTGCGAGCCATCGTTTATAACGATTTCCGCAATGAAGTAATTCGTGTACCGTACAACACAGAATTTACTAACACACAGCAGGTAGTTGATTTCTTTGTATCGTATCAGCGATATTTAGAATTACGTGGGTTTGTATTTAATGAACAACTAGAAGAAACGAATGGTGCATTATCCAAAGACTGGATTTTGTCTGCAAAAGAATACCTTTTCTGGCAATCGCAGGGTTGGGAAAACGGTGCAACTATTACGCTTAACCCCGTATCCGATAAAGTGACGTTTAATTTATTCGGAACAGTTCCTGATGATCTTGCCGGCGATGGACTTCAGTATAAAGTATTGAATCAAAACTTGAAGCCTATTCGATTCACCCAACTTAAAGTATCGCGTATTGATAACTTATTTACAGTTCAAGCAACCGATACGGCTGGACCTATTTACTTACTTGAAGTTAATCCTGTCCAATATGAACACACGATTGTTTTCAATAATCGCACAGTATTCAATGACATTATCTATCTTCCAGAGTTGGGTTCACGTCAATTCCGTTTAAAGCTTATCGGTACAAAGACGAGTAACTGGGATGGATCATTTCAGGCACCGGGATATATTTTCAATCAACCTGTTACTAAAACGTGGTCACCGGGCGTTGATTATAAGCGAGGCGATTTCGCAATCTTCCGTAAGAAAACGTGGGTTGCTATCAAGGCACAAGATGCTAGACAGACATTTGAACAAGAGTTTTGGCGCATTGCTGATAATATAAAGACTGGGTTAAGACCTAACCTTGATACGGCTGCATCTATTTTTGGTGATTTTTATAATATGGATTCCGTTAACAACGAAGGAATCTTTGATAGATACGGTAAGGGTCTTATCGGATACCAAAAACGAGACTATCTTGAAAATCTAGAACTCGATGATGTTTCACAGGTTAAGTTTTATCAGGGAATGATTAAACAAAAAGGAACGGCGTCATCTATCGATAAACTAATTCGTGCCCAGCTTGACAACCAAGATTCCGATATTAATTTCTTCGAAGAATGGGGATTTCGTGTTGGTGAATATGGTGCGATTGATGCCAACCAAGTTATTGAAATTGAACTTAACGAGAATGAGTTTGTTTCTAACCCAGAACTTATTGAATTTTTAGACAATGGTGATACACGCCCGCAGCACATTAGTTATATTGAAGACGACTTATACAAAACCCCTAATGAATATTCGAAGGATATGTTTACGACCCGTTCAGGCAGCACTGATACTAAGAAAGATATAACGTATGCTGGATTCCCTCGTCTTTCAGACATTGATGTAACCATTTTCGATATCGCCAATGTTGCTGATTTGAATGCGGAGTTTGTCGGTTCTGGATATACGATATGGACCGCCCGAAATACCGCTGGTGTATGGGATGTTTATCGTGTTTCCGAAACAGCTAATAGGGTTACTAATGTGATCGATATTCTGGATAACCAGATTAAAGTAACAACATCAAAATCACACAACTTAACAACGAATGATTTTGTTGTAATGCGTAATACTTCTTCGGTAGATGGATTCTATCGTGTAGACAGTATTGTATCGAATGTGGAATTTGTTGTTACGGTAGATGCAAGCGGAATAGACTTAGAAAATATTGATGGACTATTGTTCACGCTTGAATCTATTAAATATGATGAGCCGAAAGATATCGCATCATTTAATCCAATATACGGATGGCAGACTAAAGAAAAAGTGTGGCTTGAAAATGACGCCGATGGTAAATGGCAAGTCTTAGAGAAGCAATCTCCGTGGGATTTCAGTAATAATATTACATACGGTGGCGTATCTGGTAATGACAATCTCGGCACAAGCTTTGCATCGTCTGAAAAAAATCTATGGGCGGTAGCAGGACTTCCGAATAGCGGCACAGGTAAAGCAATAAACTGCGTTAAGACAGCGACCGACGACCTCACTGAAAATGCATTATTTGATCCAAGTGATGTCACTGGTATTAATGGCTTTGGAACAAGTGTGGATGTTGGCGATGAGCAATATATTGTTGTTGGTGCGCCATTGTCCAGTTCTGAAACAGGCATGGCGGTTATCTATAAGAAAGGCACTGGAAACGTTTTCAGTATCAATCAGGTATTGCGTCCGAGTAACATAACATCTGGTGATAAGTTCGGTCAGTCAGTTGCTATTAGCAATGACGAAAAATGGATTTATATCGGAGCTTCTGGCAGTAGTGAAATATATGCTTACAATCTGCAAGACGTTATATCATCAAACGAAGTTGTTCAGACTGAAGCCGGAGATGGTATTAAAACTAGTGCGTCTATATTCTGGTTCCCAGAAAGCGAAGACAATCTACAAATTATTGATAGTAACGGACGCATTCTTGTTCCGTATGTAGACTTTACAGTTTCTGGCAATACAGTAAACTTCACATTCACACTAACAAATAGTGTCGATTATGTTATGCGCCGTATACCAATGTATCGCCACATTTCAACGATTGAACGAAATGCTGATGTCGAAGATCGTGCGGCTGATGCTATGGGAACTAATATTGATACGAATGGCGACGGAACTATTATAGTGACGGGCGCACCTAATCGCAGATACTTTGGCACAGATAGCGCAGTGTTATCAAACGCTGGTGCTGCATATATATTCGAAAGAACAAAAGAAAGTTTCATCGGCGACGGAACGACTGATACATTTACGCCTAGCGGAACATTGCCGCCTGTTAACACATTAAGCGTGTATATTGATAATGAAATACAAACGTATACTGTGGATTTGACGTTAACATCGGATGATTCCCAGTTCGGTCAATATACATTGACTGGAAATACGGTAGAGTTTAGAAATGCACCGAGTGAAAATGTTATTGTGAAAATAGATGTTAATAACTTTGTCCAAGTTCAGCGACTACAAAGCACCGATCCTACCGACTCTGATTTGTATGGTTCGAGTGTTGTTATAAATAGCGACACTACTGGCAACTGGATTGCCATTGGTTCCCCCGGCGAAGACCGAGTGACGACAAATACGGGATCAGTTTTTGTGTATTTGGATCGTTCTAAGAAGTTTGGAACAGTAACAGGCACATCAAGCCCAACAATATCGTCGGGTGACAAGATTAGAATCAATGACATTGTGGTTACTACGACCGGAACAACCTTAACCACATTGGTTTCTGATATTAATAACGCAGGTATTTCTGGCATTACCGCTGCCGATACCAATGGGTTAACCATTGTATCCGAAAGTAAAATAGAAAATAACAAACTACGTGTTATGCCACTTACGGGAAATACGTATGGAACTCTTGGCATCGAGCCTTATACTAAGATTCAGGAGATTTCACATCCACGTAATGCAGAAAATGAAACTTTTGGTTTAGCAATAGACTTAAATGCTGCTGGTGATACACTTGTTGTTGGGTCAAAGATTGCATCTACTATTAATACATTACGTTTCGATGTTGATGCTGATGATTTGGCGACAACAGTGTTTGATAATAATAGCACGTATTTCTTTGATCGTGAACTTCAAAGCGGTGCGGTTTATGTTTATGACTTATTGGCAAGTTGGAATGAAACCATCGATAATCCATCGCAGTTTGGATTTACGCAACAGTTACAATCTGAAACGATTGAATCGTTCGATGAGTTCGGCACTTCTGTTCATATACGTGATACTAAGATTATTGTCGGTTCGCCGAAATATGACACAGCAACCTTAACAAACTCTGGTATATTTTACGAGTATGAAAACCCAACACTTAATAAGGGATGGGTAGATATTCGAGGCGAGGATGATAAGATTGATGTAAGTTTGTTTAACAAAGCATTCATTTATAGTCGCCGAAACAACGAAATTATTGAGTATCTTGACTGGATTGATCCTGCAAAGGGTAAGGTATCTGGATTGGCTCAACAAGAATTAGCATATACTACCGAGCGTGATCCCGCATCATATAATGTTAATACAATCACGACTAATATTCTTAATACTCGTTCACCTTGGGGCATTAATCACGTTGGTAAGCTATGGTGGGATGTATCTACTGTTCGATACGTAGATTATGAGCAAGGTGAGTTAGACTATCGTGCATCTCAATGGGCCGCTAAATTCCCCGGCTCATCGACCGATGTTTATGAATGGGTAGAAAGTAACACATTACCGAGCGTGTATTCGGGCGACGGAACACCTAAATTTGCAGATGACTCTAGTTATACTGAAAGAGTGTCATTTAATAATAACACGGGAATTGCTACAACTAAATATTATTTCTGGGTAAAAGATAAAACAAGTGCGCCTAATGTTGGGTTCCGCAAGTTGGATTCTTCTACAGTCGCACGTATTATTGATAATCCAAAAACTTACGGGTTAAAATTCCTTTCAGTTATTAAAAGCAATTCAATTATTGCATATAACCTCGCTGAAAATATTGAAGACAATAACACTGTTCTCCATATAAATTATGATGTTATTAAGAACAGCAACGTTCTGCATAGTGAATATCAGTTAGTGGCTGAAGGCGATTCGACCAGTGTTATCGCTGATAAAATTTATAACAAATTTGTTGACAGTCTTGCAGCAACGAACTCCAATGGCGATTCAGTGCCGCAGCGAGGCTTGAGTGTGGCTGAACGCTATGGTGTTCTATATCGTCCACGCCAAACAATGTTTGTTGATAGAACCACTGCATTGGAATTATTTGTTACATTCTGTAATGAAGTATTCGGAAAATATCAGATTGCTAATCAATTTGATCTATCCCGAATTGAATCGGCTGACCCTATTCCCGGTGAACGCAGTGGTGCTTGGGCAGAAAGCGTTGATACTTTTGCTGAGTTATCATATTTAAATCCTGCAATTTACGCAAATGGATATAAGGTTCTCGTCTTGGGCGATGAAAATTATGATAACTTATGGTCAATATATGAAAAACAAAGCGATAATACATGGATTTTAACTCGCATTCAGGCATATGATACCAACAATTATTGGCAGAAAACGACTTGGTATGCAGATGGATTTAATGAAAACACCGTGGTAACATTTGCGGTCGAGACTGAACAAGACTTAAATGCTATTTCCGATACTTTAAGTGCGGGAGAGCTAGTAAAGATTAAGAGTAACGATCTGGGCGTTGAAAGCATCGTGCAATTTAACGAAGACGGAAGTTTTGAAGAAGTTGTCGTTGAAGATGGAACTATTGAATTTCTTCCTTCACTATATGATAATACGGTTGAAGTTATCGGTTTTGACAATTCGGCGTTCGATAATTCATTGTTTGATAAACTACCTACCACTGAGATTAGACAAATAGTTGAGGCAGTTAAAAACGATATCTTCGTTGAAGACATTCGTGTTGAATGGAATCGTCTGTGGTTCACTATGGTTGAATATCTACTAACCGAACAGCCTTATGCTGACTGGTTAATCAAGACATCGTTTATCAAGGTTGTGCAAAAACTGCGTGGTCTTGATCAATATCCTAGTTATCAGCGTGATAACCAAGATTACATCAGTGATTATATTGCCGAAGCCAAACCGTATCGTACAAATGTTCGTGAATATATTTTAGAATATACCAAGGATGATCCGTGGAATGGTGATGTGACAGATTTCGACGTACACAGTTATTTCGATTCAGACCTTGGTTATTATCGCAAACCATCTGGTGAAAAAGCAAGCGATTTTGCACTTTGGGAACAAGGTCTTAATGTTCCTTGGGGCGATAACTATGGGTATTCAGTCGGGTCTACAATCCTTCTTAATAGTGGTATTGGGTATACAATTCCGCCCGTATTAACAGTTACTGGCGGCGGCGGTTCAGGTGCTATAATTGAAGCAAAAACCAACGGCAGTGTGATTACGCAGCTAACAGTTATCAATGAGGGTAATGGGTATACAACTACTCCTACCGTTGAAATAGATGGCGTGGGCACAGGGCTTGAAATATATCTGCAACTAACTAACGGCAAAGTACGTGAATTTGATTCAATATTGAAGTTTGATCGAATTGCATATTCATCCGATATCGTCGAATGGGAAGCAAATACTGCTTATACTGCCGCACAGATTATTTCTTATCTTGGTGAAGCGTATGAAGTTGTTGCTGATTACACAAGTAGTGCCACTTTCGATGCATCTAATCTCACGGTTTATGCAGATGGCGACTTTACTAGCGCAGCAGATAGAATAGCCGCTTATTACACACCGACTGAAGGAATGATCGGCAACGATATAACCCAGCTACAAATCGGAACAGACTACCCCGGTGTCCGAGTATATGGTCCAGATTTCAATGCAAATCCCGGTTTTGATGTGGGGGCATTTGATGTTGAGGAATTTGACGCATTTGAAATTGACGAGAATGGTATTGCCGTTATCAGTGGCGCAAGTTCAATTGATAGTATTATCCGTTCAACTTATTCCGATGCAGCATTGGGTGTTGCGCCAGAAGATATTGATATTGTTGGTGGAAAATACATCGATGTATATAACTCACACTCTCCAGAGGAATTTGTTCCGGGCATAATGTTCGATACGCTCGACCTTAAAGTGTTTACGTTACCGGGGCAAGATCAAGAATTTGACGGCAATGCAGCCCGTATATATACAGAATTTCACGTGAGTGACGGTTCAACAGCCTCATTTGGTTACAAAGGCAGCTCATCGGTTGAAGATGTTGATAATATATTTGTGTGGACTGCGCTTGGTGGCGTTCAATACCAAGACATCGACTTTACGGTGGATTACACGAACGGCATTGTTACCTTCGTGTCAGTGCCCGTATCAAATGACACTATTTATATATATTCGTTTAGTAACACGGGTGAAAATCCAGTAGCTGAAAAAAGCTTTACCGCAGATGGCATAACGGATACCTTTACGGTTCCTATTGATCCCGATGTTGTAGAACAGGGATATGTTCTGGTAGATGGCGTTAGAAGTCTTAACCCGAATATCGTTGTCAATGGAAACTTTATTGACGTTGTTCTTTCATCTACCCCGACAGCAGGTCAGCACGTTCATATTGTTCTATATGATGTTGATCCTGATGTACGTCAGGCATTCTCCGAAGTTACTGAACAGCTTGAAACAAGCGACGGTTCAACCCGAGTTATTACTCTTGATAATACTTCACTGTATGCAAAACCATTTGAAGCAAATATGATTGTTGAAGTAAATGGTTCGAGATTGCGGCCAGCAAATGCGGTTTATTATAGCGGCGATGGTAACACCATTACGTTTAATGTTCCTACATCCGCACAAGAAACTCAAGCTTTGGTTCAAAATAGTGATATCATTGTTGGCATATATGACCAATCTGTAGATCAATATAGAAACTTGGTGGCTGGGCAGGATTATACAACCAATGCATATGATGGCAGTTCTATTCGTTCAATAACCTTTATCGGCGATGATTCTGCGGCTAGAACACCAACCACGCAGGATACGGTTGTTATCGGCATTACTACCGATGCAGAATATACTGTAAGCAGTGATGGAACAACCCTTACTATTGATGCTGGCGTTACACTTGCGGCAGATGATATTATTCGTATTGTTCAGTTTGCAAATCACGATCCACAGCGTATTCAAACCAATGTGTTTAAGGGTGTCGGCACAGAACAACGCTTTACTCTAGACCGTCCAGTTACTAACACCGATTACCTATGGGTTACAGTGGACGGGACAAAGCTGCATAGTGCGGTAGATTACAGTGTTCTTGGTAGTGAGATTATCATCGCCGATTCAACAACGTTAACCGCAAGTAGTATTATCGTAGTGTCTGGATTTAGTGAAAAAATATCACAGCCGTCAACAGGCTTCCGTATTTTCAACGATATGCTTGGTAACACTGAATATTATCGTATCACACAAGACAATACAACTACCCTTGTTCAAGAGTTTACACTTGAAGATGATGTGATTTATGTGGAAAATGCCACAAGTCTTGCACCACCTGATACTGATTCTGGCGTTCCCGGTTTCTTAATGATTGCGGGTGAGCGTATTACGTATTGGGAAAGAGATACTGATGCGAATACAGTCAGTCGCCTTCGTCGTGGAACACAAGGAACTGGTGCTAAAAGCGTTCACGCATTAGGTAGCAATGTTTTTGACGTAAGTGGACAGCAAATCCCCGGCAATACCCATACCCAAGTATGGTATACAAGTGGTGACGGCACAGCAGCTGACGGTCAGGGATTACAGAATAGCAGCACGCTTCAGGCACAATATCTTGTTGCTAAAAGAACTTTGTTAGCGGAATAAGAATGATAAATACTACAAATGAATAAGGATCAACCAATGAACGACGATCAAAAACCTGTTGAAGAAAGACGAGAATCCGCTATTAAAGACGAGGGGCGTCTTATGCTTGAAGGGCACATTCGTATATATGACCCAGAAACGGGCGAAGATTACGTTAACAAGCGTAATGCTATCCATTTCGAAAATTTCAGTGAAGCATTAGCACTTAGTGTTGGTAATAAGACGACAGGTTTTATTCACGAAATGGCTTTTGGAAACGGCGGAACATCCGTTGACCCGACTGGTGTTATCACTTATTTGCCAGCAAACAGCAGTGGCGTTAACGCAGCATTGTACAACCAGACATATTATAAAGTGGTAGATGACAACTCATCATTGAATACGGATTCTACCCGAAATGATATGGAGATTAGACATACGACTGGACAAGTATACACGGATATCGTTATTTCATGCTTACTTGATTATGGTGAACCAAGTGGACAGCAAGCATTTGATAACACTGAGAACTTTGATGGAACATATGTTTTTGATGAACTAGGTTTGAAAGCTTGGAATGGAACAGTTAATACGGGAAAACTACTTACCCACGTTGTGTTTCACCCAGTTCAAAAATCATTGAACAGATTGATTCGTATCGATTACACGATTCGTGTTCAAACTTTGACAGCATTAACGAGTATATAAAAACATTATGTATAAATATAATCAACAAGCATAAATACATATATAAGAAATGATAAGTCGTATGTGCTGAGAGGTGTATATGCATAGTGGAGAAAAACAATCGCCTACACAATAAATAAAACAACAGGTGCCGTGCTAACTACAGTCGCAGACGGTACTATTGATACAACGACTGATATTACACTTATCGGTAAGAACTACGCAGGTTATGGGGAGATTCTAAACGAAGATTTCGTTAAGCTTCTTGAAAACTTTGCGAATACATCAGCACCAAGTGCACCTATTGCGGGTCAGTTATTCTGGAATACTACATCAAGTTTGATGCAAGTTTACACCGGAACGGCTTGGAAAACGATTTCAAGTTCAACATCATCTGCAACTGAGCCAACGCCAGTTGTTACTGGTGACCTTTGGTGGGATACGACGAACAGCCAGTTGAAAGTTTATAACGGCACGTCATTCACACTTATTGGACCAGCGTTTACAACAGGCACGGGTCAGTCTGGACCAGTCATTGATACTATTACCGACTCCCTTGCATCGGACCACGTTGTTGTTAAGATGTTTGTATCTGATGCTATTGTAGCAATCATTTCTAAAGATAGCGAATTCACTCCACAGGTTGCTATCTCAGGATTTGCTACGGTTAAGCCGGGTTACAATCTAAGCACGACAGTTGCTGGTGCACAGTTCATCGGAACCGTATCAAACGCAGACACATTAGACACAATCAACTCAACGCAGTTTTTACGTTCTGACGAAGCTGATACCACATCGGGCACATTTGGTGTTCTAAATGATAGCGGTATTACTATCGGCGCAGACAGTGATTTAACGATTGGTGTTGCTGGATCGGATGTAACAGTTCGTAACACGACACTAGATGGTGACCTCAAGTTCAATATTAATGACGGCGGTGTTAACACTACTGTTGCACTTATTGACGGTGCTACCTCGGCAATCTTGCCGGGAACAACAAATACACATAACATTGGTGCTTCTGGTAATGTATTCGCTACGATTTATGCGACGACATTTAACGGAACATCAACACAGGCACAATACGCCGACGTTGCGGAAAACTTCGCCGCTGATTCAGTATATGCTCCGGGAACATTGGTTGCTCTCGGCGGCATTGACGAGATTACATTAGCGAATGAAGAACTTTCAGATACGGTATTTGGTGTTGTTTCAACAAACCCAGCCCACCTTATGAACGCTGGATTAGAAGGCGGAACAGCCGTAGCGTTAACAGGACGTTGCCCAGTATGTGTAGTTGGACAAGTTCGTAAAGGTGACCGTTTGGTTTCTGCTGGTAATGGCGTTGCACGTGCCGCACAGGCGGGTGAAGCAACTGCATTCAATGTGGTTGGACGTGCACTAGAAGATGGCGCTGATGGAAATATTGAAGCCTTCGTTACTGTAAACTAAATAAAAGAAAAGGAACTTACTAAACATGGCATATACTTCAGGCGACGTTATTCTAGACACTCATTATAATGGGTTTGCAACCGATGTTAATAGCGTATGGGGAACAGGAACTGGCGACACTGGTTATGGTCAATCAACGACTTTATCATCTGTCACGGCTGGAAATACGGTTACCGCTACGCAATGGTCAACATTATTAGCAAGAATATCAAGTTCTGCTAGTCATCAAGCCACTGGTATTACTGCTATTACTAGTCCTGTTGCAACTGACCCTATCGCTGCTTATGCCGCACTGTCGGGTAACATTACATCTATCGGTGCTAGTCGTCTTAATAAAGTATCGAATGGCACTGTATCTAGCTCAACTGGTGCCAATACCACCGATTGGATTACATCACTTACAATCTCAAATACTCTTACATTTGCTGGCGGAAACGAAGCTCGTTATTTCTTCAACGCTGGTGGATATATCGATATTTCGACGGTTCATGGTGCTGGTAATGCAAAAGACAACGAATGGAACGACCTTTGCACGAAGGCAGCAAACTATCTATTGAACGCACAATCTGGCGGAAAGTCTGGCGGAACCGGTACACCTGTAACCAACCTTACTGCCACTGGTTATTATGATTTATTAGATAACTCGGATACGATAATGTTCCAGCAAGCTGCGGATACCGCACCATATACAGCAAACTATTACCGTGTTAGTATGCAATCAAACACGGATGACGCTACCGATGGTCTTGGAAACAACGGAACGGTTATTACCATTACCGTTTTGCTTCAGGATGATGCAGCCGACCAAGCCTTCAATAAACAGGTATACACGCTTGAAGATAACGTGACTGGAACAACAACCACCACATTCTCGTATTATCCACCGGAAACCACATATCTTACAAATACTTGGGGAACTCCTGTTTGGGGAACCGCAGTAGTAACACCAGTCGGTGCTGCACAAACATCTGGTATTTAATATTGACATATATTCCAATACGTGATATAATCACCTATGGAAAGTATTGCTAAGAAACATCTAGATCATAAAGTATTAAAACAAACCGCAGCGGAAAGAGCAGAACAAGCTCTTACGCTTGCGTATAATGGCGGCTTATTCAAAGTCACCCCTGAGTTGATATCATTCGCTGAGACATTAATGCGGTTTGATGAATATACTGGAACCTACCCAGATGAATATTTTCTAAAAGATTCGTACAACAACCCAATCAAAATAGATGATGTCCACCATTTTCTTCATGGTTTAATCACAAAATACAATGAAGTAATGAACGATTGGCATAACGAATACGAACAACTACGTAAGATTCGAAAGACTGACCAACTATGATTGAAGATGATTTATCTAAAGAAGAGTTCTGGAATGCATTACAGTGTCCATTGCCACCGCCTTATTCGTTGATTGAAGAACGAGCAAAAGAAAATATTCTAAAGCATATTGCCGAACTTGAAAAGCTGGACCCCGATGGTTACGACTATTCGGGGCGATATTCAAACAGTGAAGTCTTAGAATATTATCGTATTCAGCTTGAAACCTATCGTATCATTCGTCCCGAAGAAGTAGAGGCAAAAGAAAAACACGACACGATTAAAGATATGGCGAACATTTTAAGGAACTTTCCTAAATGAGCAAATGGCATAAACTTGAGTTCTTTTCAGCCCTTAACGATATAGACGAGTGGCACATAACGCTTGTGAACCTTCAAACGTTTGATCGTTTTAAATGGTCATTTGATATTGAAGGTCATTGGGGCGGAATGTATTATTTAAAGTTCAAGAGTGAAAAGGATTTATTCTTTTTCAATATGTCTCACAAATATCATAAATCTATGATTGAGCATAAACAATGACAACAAAGGGCGCATTAATCTTCGCTTACAATAATGATCAGATTGATTATGAAAAGATTGCCGAGTTTAATCGCCAGCTAATACTTCATCATTTGAATATTCCGACCACGATTATCACTGGAAATCCGACAAACGCTAACAGTCGAACATTTATATGGCGTGATAATACGTATGAACAAGTGGATTGGCATAATACGGATCGCATGACCGCATATTCCCTTTCGCCGTATGATGAAACATTATTACTTGATGCTGACTATTTGATTATGTCAGATAACTTGAAGAAATATTTCGGTTCAGCGCATGAGTTTCAATGCGCCGATAAGGTATATGACGTTACGGGCACAAATACATTTGCATCTGATAGAATGATGAGCAAGACAAGTTTTCCTATGCGTTGGGCAACGTGTATCTATTTTAAAAAGACTGAGTTTTCCAAGTCGGTATTTGATATGATGCAAGAAGTTCGCCAAAACTATCATTATTACGGGCATTTATTCAACTTCAGACCCACCCCATATCGAAATGATTTTGCATTAAGTATTGCATTACAGTTGCTTTCGGGATATAATGATACAGAAAACCATTTCACGTTTCCATTGGCTTCGGTCGGAACACAAGAAGAAGTGGTAGATATTAGGCAGGATGGCACGGTCGTCATTGAATATGATAATAATGGCAAGGAATATCAAACCAAAGTAAATGGTCTTGATTTACACGTTATGAATAAACCTTCGCTTATAAAACAGATTGATATTCTTAATAGAAAGAAACTGTTTTGGGATGGGTTACGTGGTAAAACGGAAGTGATGGATGAAGGATTTTATTACTGTCCATATATACCGACGCAGTTATCAGGCACCGGAAAGAAAAAATAATAATGTATAAAAACCTCGATGATAAAGAAAAGTTCTGGCAAGATTTAAAAACACCTGCAAAATCATGTGGTACTTGTACACGTCCCGGTTTCTATTCTCCCGAAAGATATTCGTATCACGATTTTGGTAATGTGAATGGTAGTGCATTTTGTGGTCGTTGTAAAAGCGCACACGTGAGTGAACAGCACGGCGAATACAGTTATTGGAAATGGAATGGCAAAGACGACACCGACGACGATGAACCCCTGCCTGTCTTTCCATAATCTTATATGAATAAAGATAAAGAAAAGTTTTGGAAAGCATTGCGTGAACCAACACACCATAACTGCCGAAACTGTATTCATTTGGTAGACCAAGGGTGTTCACTGGACGCAGATTGTATTAAGCATCGTAGGTTTCGTTTCTTTACTGAAGGTTTCTTTATTACTGAAGATTATTGGGAATGGAATGGTGTCGATGAACGATAAAGAAAAGTTTTGGGAAACATTAAAAAGCCCAAAGCCGAGTTGTAACACTTGTATTCATGAAGGAAAATCAAAAAATGCACCGTCACCTTGTTTTTCCTGTAACTTTAATGATGCTATGATGGCGTTAAAACGAGAAAAAGAAAACGGCGATTACACATACGTCCGTCATTATAGTATATATGAATGGAATGGAAAATATGAATAAAGATAAAGAAAAGTTTTGGGACACACTGCGTGAACCATCGACACATACGTGTAATAACTGTTCGCATATGATGGACGCTGGACCTAGCCTTGGCATGGAATGTAGTCTACACGTTAAGTATACTTGCGTTCGTGCTATATCGGGTATACCCCCGCGGGAAATCAGACGAGCAGCTGACCATTGGCATTGGGATGGTGAAAATGAATAAACAGGAGTTTTGGAAAACTTTATGTGAACCTGCTGAAAGAGTATGCGGCAACTGTAAATGGGAAGATACTTTGCATATTATCGGGAGGGATGCGGACTACAATGATCTTGACGTGTGCGATAGATGCACTAGATGCGGTATGGTAGATCAACGTCAAGCTGGCGGCAATGATAAATGGGAATGGAACAATGAATAAAGAACAGTTCAAAGACCAGCAAGGATATTTTGCTTTTGTTCAGAACAGCGATGTTGATTACTTGCGTATAGCATATTTACAAGCCCTTTCTATCAAGGCAACACAACGCATTAACAAGTATGCTATCGCCGTTGATGAAAAGACTAAAGCGCAAATCACCGATAAACATCGCAAAGTATTTGATTACATTGTTGATATACCTTTCGGTGACGCCGCTGCTGGCGATGAATGGAAGTTGGCTAATGCTTGGAAACTGTACCACGCTACGCCATTTAAAGAGACAGTTAACCTTGATGTTGATATGATTTTCACACGTGATGTTTCACATTGGTGGGATCATATGAGAGCCAAGGATATTTGTATAACTACGGACGTAGTTGATTATCGTGGCAACCTTATTACTGACCGCCGATTCCGAAAAGTATTCGATGATAACAGCCTTCTAAATACATATAATGGTTTTAGTTATTTCAGATATTCAAAGACAATGGCTGACTTTTTTATGGCGGCTAAAGAAATATTTGAGAACTGGTCAATGTATCGGGATAATATTTTAAAGAACTGCCGTATTGAACGCCCAACAACCGATGAAGTATATGCGTTAGCTGCATTGATGATTGGTGAAGAACGTTGTTATATGCCGGGTGTTCAACCGACCTTTGTTCATATGAAGCCAGAACTACAGGGCTTTCATTCCAATCAGTGGACGGATATGGTGAGTTGGGCGTTGACGGAAGATATGGATTTTATTGTGGGAGGATACTATCAAATGTTTCCATTCCATTATCAACAGAAGGATTTTTGCAGTGACGAACTCATCAGACGATACGAACAACGATTGTAGTAAAGAAGAGTTTTGGTTTCTATTAGGAAACGATAACTAGTTTTGGTTTCTATTAGGAAACGATAAAACGTGTTTTAGTTGTAAACACGCAACAGCGCCGGGACACGTGGATTGTGTGAGTATATTAGTGAGTGCAACGGGAGATCGTAAGCACTGGGAATGGAACAAGAAATGAATAAACATGAGTTTTGGAAAACTTTAAAAAATCCAGTGAAAAGTAAAGAGGCTATTCGCCGTGCTGCTGTATTGCGACAGTTAATGCCGGGATTAAAAGAGATATTTGGAGAAGAATATAGAGAGGAAGATTTTGAGTAACTTTTTAGAAGGATTAGTTCTATTTGATGCTGAACCAGTTATTGACTTTACGCCTGAATATAGGTTATACTATAACAAGGAAACTGGCGATATCCTTAAACAAGTCGCTATTGAATACAATGTTGAACCACCCGAAGGTGATTTCATTATCGTTGAGCGCAGCGTATGGGAAAGTATAAGAAGTGATAATAAAATCATTGATGGCGAGATTAAAACGCCATCTAAGCCACAAACATACAACCTTGTCAAATCGGAGACTGGAATGTATGGCACTAGAAAAAATAACCCATACTTCATCGGCACCGAAGACTTCTATGAATACCGAAAAGACTTTGAATAAAGAAGATTTTTGGGAAGCATTGAAGGCACCACCGCCGACCCGCCCAGTGGGTTCCGTATTTTATAACAACGACACAGGTGGATTGGAGATTTGGAATGGAAAAGAATGGATTTGTGTTAAGTAAAGAAGATTTTTGGGAAGGGTTAGGCGAACCCCCACAGCCGAGCGAAGAAAGTATGTTGACGGTATATCAGCTCGGTATATATAATAAAGAACTTCCTATGGTTACTATTTGGGTAGATATACAGACGGGTTTAAAATGGGTTTTTAATTATGAAAAGGATAAATGGATTGAACATAAGCAGAGATAAGTTTTGGCAAGTATTACAAATGCCACCGCAGCCTAATAAGAGTTATTTACAGGCAGACAAGAATATCGGCATTGGTATTCACGTATACCGAGATACTACTACCGACATTCAATATACGTTTGATTTTGAAAAAGACTTTTGGGTAGAATATGAAGATTGATGTTGCAGACCTTGATGTGGTCTATCTAACATTTGACGAACCAAAAAAAGAAGAGTTTTGGGTAGAAATCCAGAATATGGTGCCATGGGCAAATCGTGTCGATGGTGTAAAAGGCAGTGATTCCGCACACAAAGCGGCAGCTGAAATCAGTGAAACCGAATGGTTTGTGTTGATTGATGGTGACCATATGCCTGATCCAAACTTCTTTAATCAAACATTTGAAGCACCTGATGTACCAAGTGCATATCGTTGGAAGGCAATCAATGCAATAAATGGATTGAGATACGGCAACGGCGGTATTAGTATTTGGCATCGTGATTTCATTATGAATATGCGAACGCACGAAAATAGTGATGGGTCAGATGAAAACAACGTAGAGTTTTGCTATGACCCTAACTATCACGCTATGTGGAATGTTTACGGAACTACGCATCCCAATCAAAGTGAGTTCAATGCTTGGAGAGCAGGGTTTCGTGAAGGCGTAAAGATGTGTCTGAATAAAGGTGTTCGTCCTACACTACCAGAGTTTGAGCAAATGGTTCACGATAAGAACCTTGATAATCTTATGGTATGGTTGAATACAGGAGCCGACGCCGAGTTTGGTGTTTCAGCAATGGATGGTGCTTTATTCGGATTACACGCCGTTATGCTAACCGATTGGGATTATACGGGCGTTCAAGACTTCGACGTATTGAAAATGCAATACGATGGTTATGCGAATAATAACGATGATAGATATATCAAAGCAACCATTGATATTGTTAAGTCACGATTGAATATCCCATTGGTGCGATATGATAGTGACCAATCAAAGTTTTTTAAACACTTCTATAAAAAGAATCACGTACAGGAAGACTTTATGACAACCGAGATTGATATAATCAGAAAGCGGGAGAACTGGTGAGTAACTATAACGACGATGCATTACACGCCAAGAAGAAACTGGACGATGTTTCCGAAACATTCTGCTTGGCTAAATGGTTACAAACCAGCCTTCACCTAACAACAGGTCATACTAACTCATGTTATCATCCGCCACCGCACAAGATGGATTTGAAACGTGAAACGTTAAACGAAACATCCGAAAAAGATATCCAAAAGCAAATGATGGTTGCGGGTAAGCGACCTACTGGTTGTGATTATTGCTGGAAGATGGAAGACCAAGGAAATCTGTCAGACCGTCACTATCGTAGTGGTGAGCCTTGGGCAATGGATAACTTTGATAAGGTTGTTGCGGGCGGCGTTGTCAATCCATCGTATGTTGAGGTGAACTTTAATAACGCCTGTAACTTAAAGTGTAGCTATTGTTCGCCACAATATAGTTCATCATGGATGGCAGAAACAAAATCACAAGGTGCGTGGCCAACCATTACCCCGCACAACCATCCTGCGCATTTTGCTGGTGACCGTCGCCCAATCCCACAACGTGAACATAATCCATATGTAGAAAAGTTTTGGGAAGATTGGGCAGCAATGTATCCAACATTGCGTCATTTCAGAATGACAGGAGGTGAACCATTAATGGACCCGAACACCTATAAAGTATTTGACTATGTTTTAGAAAATCCAAAACCAGACCTTCACTTAAACGTAACGAGCAACTTTAGTGTAGAGCCTAAAATCTTTGACAAGTATATGGATTATACGAAACGTATTTGCGACGGCGAGAATGTAGAACATTTTATGCAGTTTGTTTCATTGGATGCATTTGGTTCAAAGGCTGAGTATATTCGACACGGGCTTGACTTCAATCGTTTATGGGATAACGTCAATACATTCTTACACGACATTCCACATAGGAATAGTGTTACATTTATTATTACCCTAAATAACCTTAGTATCACTAGTCTCCCTGAGTTGTTTACCGCTATCCTTGGTCTTCGTAAGATTTACAGCAACGATTATCAGCGTGTGTGGTTTGACATCCCAGTTCTTACTGATCCAGTATGGCAATCGATTCAAATATTGCCCGAATCATATAGATTTCAGCTTGAAAATATGGTAAAATACTTAGGTAATAGTCCAGAGTCTTGTCCTACTTGTTATGATGGATTCAAGGATTACGAAGCTGCCAAGATGGTGAGAAACCTTGACCATATGAAAACTCCTATGGGCGAGAAAGATTTAAATGAAGCACGTGTTAACTTCTATCGATTCTTCAATGAACACGATAACCGTAGGGGCACTAACTTCTTAGAAACGTTTCCAGAGATGATTGAGTTCTGGGATGATTGTATGTATAGGAGCAACAAATATGACAGATGATACGCCCTCGCCACCGCCAGTAGTGCCATTTGAAGGTGAAATAATCCACGACGAAGAAAAAGGATTGTTGATTTTCACTGGTGAAGAATGGGAACCTTATGGATAAGGAACAGTTTTGGAATGGTTTGACTAAATGCATTCATCCTACAATCCTCATCAAAGCCGCCAACACAACAGTTACGGTAGGCAAACAAAAAAAGCTGTATATGATTTATAAGTTATGTGAAGTTTGTAAGGATTGTGACGAGATTGTAAGCGATCCTGAAAAACAAGAATCGTGGAAAAGCCATTTTCATAGCGTTCTACAATACAAAAAAGAACAGAAACGGATTGGAATAATGTTCAGTGAACGATAAAGATTACAAAAAAGTATTGGATAAACTATCGCCAAGCTTTTGTTCGGCGAAATGGTATAACGCTACTATATGGTTAGGCAGCGGTCAAACTACATCGTGTCACCATCCCCCTGCACATCAAATATCTGACGATGTTGTAAACAATCCAAAGCTATTACATAACACCAAGGAAAAGAAACACGACCGTGAGTTAATGGTGCGTGGTGAACGTCCTAAAGGTTGCGACTACTGTTGGAAAGTGATGGATATGGAAACTGATGCTGTTCCTGACCGTGTATACAAATCAAAGATTTATGATTGGTCGGAAAACCTTACTGCATACAAAACAAATCCACAACAAGACGTTGACTTAAAGACGCTAGAGATATCATTTGATCGTACTTGTAACTTTGCTTGTTCGTATTGTAACCCTGCGTTTTCTACAACGTGGGCAAAAGATATCAAAGAAAACGGTCCATACGAAGGCTTAGTAACTGACGGACGCAATCACTTTACGCATACACATGCTGCTTCACAACCTTTCAAGGTAGGTGAACCAAATCAATATGTCGATGCGTTCTTTAAGTGGTGGGAAAGCGACTTAAAGGGATCGTTGCAGGAGTTGCGTATTACGGGCGGTGAACCAACCATGTCGCAGGACTTTTGGAAACTGCTTGATATGATTTATGCTGATTATAAAAATAGTGCTGATAGCGTTTTCAAGTATCCACCTATTTCAATGAACTCAAACCTTGGATGTTCGGACGTATTATTTAATAGACTTATCAATGATTATGTTATTAACTTCGGCACATTGTATACTAGTTGCGAAGCGACAGACGCACACGCCGAATATATTCGTGATGGATTGGATTACGATCAGTGGACATCACGCTTGGATGCGCTTCTTGCCGATGGCACATTCAATGATGTCAGTGTTATGTGCACGGTTAATGCATTGTGTTTGTGGACACTAACTGATATGCTTGACCATCTTATTATGTTAAGACAAAAGCATTGGATTGTGGGTAAACAACCTAGTTTTACACTAAATATACTTAGATTCCCGAGCTTTCAATCTTGCTTGGTTCTTCCCGAAGAAATCCGTTCAACCCGCCGTGCAGCCCTTGGTGGATGGTTAATGAAACAAGACCCAAAACTATTACACGCACATGAAATAGATCACATTGAACGATTGATTGATTATCTACGAGAACCAGCCCCCATTGATGTAGAAGCAAGGCAGCACGATTTCAAACAGTTTTATACACAGTATGACATTCGCCGCGGTAAACTATTTGAAGAAACATTTCCAGAGGAACTTGTCACGTGGTACAAAACGCTATAAGCAAAGAATCTTTTATTGAAGCATTGTCAATAGACCATAGTAAGGTATATGCGTATGGTGGTGAAACGGCTGAGTGCGAAAACGGTCATCCGATATTTACTTTTCCGTATACTGTATACAAAGCACAACCAAAATACCCGAATGATTGGACGTGGCATCAAAAACAACCTGACATGGGCACCCTTCAGCCAACATGTGAGCGGTGTGGGAGTAAATGGTATAATGATTATAAGTTTAGAATAAATGGAAAGTTTAGATGAGTAAAGACGAGGACGATTATTACACAAAATACGATTATGGTAATCGTGCCCCTATTAACATAAAAATAGAAGAGTTAACCGATACCGAGCGTGAGCTACTTATGGATAGTAAGACGTTTTGTATGTTGCCATGGGTACACCTACACGCATATCCAGATGGTAAGGCTTATCCTTGTTGTCTAGCAACATACGAAAACCCTGTTGGTTCAATGCGAGATAATACAATGGAAGAGATTTTCCATAATGATAAAATGAATACCATTCGGAGCAATATGGTAAATGAAAAATCATGCGACGAATGCACTAAATGCTACGAACAAGAACGCAATGGTTTCTTTAGTATGCGCAATACAGCCAATCAGTCATTCGGTCATAATATTAAAGACGTTGATATTAATAACGATGGGACGACGGGTGATTTTAAACTACGCTATTATGACATACGATTTTCAAATCTATGTAACTTAGCATGTCGTTCGTGTGGTGATATCTTTAGTTCGAAATGGGTTAAAGAAAAGAAGAAATATAACTGGTTGCCAAAGGATGCGGAAAATGTTACTTACGCTGGTCGATATCAAACCGATGCGTGGGAACAACTATTGCCACATATTCCGTATATTCAGGAGGTATATTTTGCTGGTGGCGAACCCCTAATGATGGAAGAACATTATAAGGTGTTAAAAGAACTATTGCGCCAAGGGCGAAATGATGTTAAACTATCATATAATACTAACTTTACTGAGTTGAAATACAAGAGCGAAAACGTTCTTGAAATGTGGAAAGAGTTTGACAGTGTGAGTATTGGAGCAAGTCTTGATGCTTCGTATGAACGAGGCGAGCTTATGCGGTATGGTACAAAATGGAAACAGGTTGTTCTTAATCGTGAGGAAATGATGCGGGTTTGTCCTGATGTGGATTTTTATGTTAGTTCGACAATGAGTGTTATGAACGCATATCATATTCCTGATTTTCATCGAGAGTGGATTAAACTTGGATTGGTACGTGGCAAGGATTGGAACGTCAATATACTACAAGGTCCAGACGAATACCGTATGGATATTTTGCCACAGGATATGAAGAAGGAAGTCGAAGAAATATACAATGAACATATCGCATTCATTGAGCCGAGCGATGATTTTCATCGTGCGACAAATGGTTTTAAATCGGCATTGAACTTTATGAATGGGACAGATAATACATATTTAATCCCCAAGTTTAACGAAACGATTGGTAAACTAGATACACTAAGAAATGAACACTTTTATGATGTGTTTCCTGAGTTAATGAGATTAAAAGACTGGAAATAAATAAAGACGAGTTTTGGAATGCTTTAAGTAATCCGTTGCGATGTGGGTGCGGTGCCGGTTTCGTTGTAAACCGAGAAACCAAAGAAGTCAAAATCAAAGATTCAGAACCATATATGATTATTGAACAAGAAATAGCGTGTTGTGAATGCAGGAAGATTTTTTATGAAAAAAATATACATAGACCGCAAGAAGAAATCAAAGAAGGCAGCGTTTTGGGATACCTTAATAAATGAATAAACTACCAAATATTTGCCCGTTACCGTGGATTAGTATGGAAACAACGCCGATGGGCGGATGCCGTCCGTGCTGTCTTGCTCGTGACGAAGTGCCGGGGATTGACCTACGTAAACACACTATCGAAGACGCATATAAATCTGATTATATGAAAGACCTACGCCAACAGTTTTTGAATGGCGAGAAACCCGAAACGTGTTCGAGATGTTGGGAAGAAGAATCTGCTGGCAAAATGTCTAAGCGTATGAATACCCAATTTCGCCTAAAACATCTTATGGATAAGATTGATTACACTGACATTGAACCCGATAGCTTGTGGTTTCTTGATTTGAAACTTGGAAACAAATGTAATCTAAAATGTCGTATTTGTGGTTCTTGGTCAAGTTCGAAATGGGCTAAAGAAGAAATGGAACGTGACGGCGGCGGCAAAGAACATCTAGCATATAAGCAACTTCAGCTAGGACGCTGGCCAGAAGATAATCATCATTTTTGGGATAACCTTATTAATATGACTGAGGTAGAACAAATCAAGTACATTGAGTTCACTGGCGGTGAACCATTTATGATTAAAGAACATATTGATTTCTTGTCAAATATTCCTACCGAAGTAAAAAATACGATTGAGTTGCACTATAATACTAATGGCACACAAGTCCACCATTATGATTTTCTATATGATTTTAAGAGTGTAGAGTTTGCATATTCTGTTGATAATATTGGTGAGCGATTTGAATACGAACGGTATGGTGCCAAATGGGATGAAGTGCGTTCATTTATTATTAAAAAAGCATGGATTAACAGCACAACTTTTACCAGACAACTTTGTTTCACTATAAATATACAAAACGTATTCTATCTTGACCAGTTATTGATGTGGGCAGAAGAAGAGGGTAAGTTTGATTCAATCCATTGGAACTATTTGCACGACCCATGGCATATGAATGTCCAGTATATGACACCGGAATGCAAACGGCTAGTGGTTGATAACATTAAGTATCATTGTATGCATATCATGCCACAATACAATGAAAACTGGCAACAACTTATTAACTTCATTGAGGCAGGTTCGGGCAGCGATGGTAAAGTATTTTGTAACTATATGAAGGCAACTGATAGATTACGCAAGCAAGATTTTGCGGACATTTATCCACACATAGCAAAAGCGATGGGATATGAATAAAGATAAGTTTTGGAAAGCCTTGGAATGGGATGGCGTAAAGTCTTGCGAAAGTTGCAAGTATTTGCCCGAGGACGGCAATCCATATGACTTGTCGCACTGTGACTTTCCGATAACGGATAACAAATACGCAAGAACTATGTGTAAACTTCAACTTCAACAACTTGGAAGTAAATGGGAATGGAAATATAATGACTGACGATAGCGATTTTTTTAAAGATTTATTAACACGCATTGATGAAGCGGCGGTAGAAATAACCCCCGAAGAAATAGAATGCCGTGATAAAAAAGATTTCTTTGATAGTTTGTGTGAAGACCCAGCAGATTTCAAAAGAAGAAAAGAAGCAGAAGATTACGAGGTCATTTTGATAGCGAAAAAAATCACAAGTAGAAAACCGATATGATTGAAGTAATAGTGTCTCCGAAAAAAGACCTTGGCGTTGTCCCGATAGCTAAATCTGCATCGACCGCCACCCGCAATATGCTGTATGCGATGGGATGGGAAAGCATTCTGTTATCAGATTATGATGGCGATTTTATAGTACCAATCCGCGACCTTGAAAGTAAGTTGCGATCAGAAACCGAAGATGATTTAAGATTTATTGGTATATTGGATAGCATACAAAAACTTTGTATGGAAAATGTAACCGATGTATGTTATAATAATTATAAGTGGTTTCATAATGGGTTTCACGACTTCATGATAGAGAAGAATAAGCCTAAAATTGCAGAATTGAAAAGGATTGTCGCAAATCTATGACCAAATGCATTGCCCCGTGGGTACACAGCTATTGTTCACCGCAAGGTGAACGCAGACTCTGTTGTGCTAGTCGCGAACCATCTACTAACTTTAAACAATACATAGATACTAACGATAGCATGGAGAACAAATCCAAAGAAGAAGTAATGGCTTTTTTTGAAAAGCAGCAAACTTTCTCTATACCTAGTCTCAAAGAACATTGGAATAGTGATCATATGAAAAGCGTGAGGCTTCGTATGATGAACAACGAAGTTCTGCCTGAGTGTGAAGTGTGCACTGGTAAGCTTCTAAACACAAGTGTATACCGCGATTACTTTGAGCACCTGTTTGGTGATAAGTGGGATGAGGTTATTGCAAACACGGACCCAGACGGGCACTACAACGGCCAGCCTGTAAGCTTTGACTATCGGTTCAGCAACTTATGCAACTTCAAATGTCGTATGTGTGGACCGATGCTTAGTTCATCTTGGGAATCAGAAGTTAAAAAAAATGACGAGTATGCTGGCCAGTTTCACCCTTGGATGAAATATAAAAAAGAGTTAGCAAACAATCAATCTGATATGTATGGTGAGTTACGTGACGCCATAGTTAATAAATCATTAGAAGAAATATACTGGGTTGGTGGCGAACCGCTTATGTTCAAAGAGCATTGGGAAACAATGGAGATTCTTGTCCGCACAGGTCATTCGTCAAAGGTGTATGCCCGTTATAACACTAATCTAAGTGAGATTTATAATAAGTCAGGACACGGTATATCGAAAAACGCTTCATTGTTCACCGTGTTGAAATCATTTAGGGATTGGCAAGTGTGTGCGAGCATTGATGGTACAGGAGTCATTGGTGAATATATACGAACAGGACTTGACTACCAAAAGTTCATTAAACACTTTGAAGAAGGATTGACTTCACAACAAAAACCAAACCAAATGAGACTGGATTTCACATTAACAACACCCGGCTTATTCGAGGTTCGTAATATGTTTCACCTATCCAAAAAATATAACACCCAAATCTTGTCTAAAGTCTGTTTTGAGTTTGATAGCAGTGTGGCAATGTGTCCATTATGGTTGCCAAAAGATGTTCTGCATCCTATACTCCACGAGTTGATAGACGAGTTGACCCCATTAGCCGACCGTAATCAAAAACCACTCATTGACGTGTTGACAAATCTCCTTGCTCGTGATACTATGGAAAATAAGTATCCAGACGATTTTGAAGAAGGTCGTAGAAAAGGTAAGAAGCGTATTGAGTATCTTGAAAGTATTCGCATGCAACCCATCACTATGATTGAAATATTCGGTAAACATAACGATGCCGCCTTGGATTTTTGGAATGACATTAAATAAAGAACAGTTTTGGGAAGCATTAAAGTCTATTCCTGTATTGGATAGAACTTGTGATAATTGCGCATGTATCATGCCGCGCTATGTGGTGAACCCTATCATGTGAGTAATAAAAGAACTGCTACTTGCTATTTTCGTATAGAAAATCCCGGACACGATCCTCTATATGCGAACCGAGCGGGATTATCACTACCCATGTGGAAACCAATAGATGAGATTTGAAATCATGAGAACAGATGGGATGCATACCGATGCAGATGGCGACAAACATTGGTACATGAATGGCGAACGACATCGCGAAGATGGTCCTGCGATTGAATATGCAGATGGCGACAAATATTGGTACTTGAATGACAATAAAGTAAAAATGGAAGATGTGCTAACTAAAGAACAACAGTTCTGGTGGAAGTTAAAATCATGAAAAATGGAATTCATACCGATGCAAATGGTAACAAACAATGGTTCTTGAATGGCGAACTACATAGAGAAGATGGTCCTGCTATTGAATATACATCTGGCACCAAAGTTTGGTACTTGAATGGCGAACGACATAGAGAAGATGGTCCTGCTATTGAAAGTGAAGATGGAACATTTGAGTGGTTCTTGAATGATACACAACCAGAGGCGTGGGCGCATCACCGACATAACATCGTATCGCCAGAAGGTGGTATGAAGCTGTATTTGGAGTTTTTAAAAGTATTACCAAAGCGTCCTATTTTTATGGGGTATCCAGCGTGTTTTGATTTTATGTTTCATCATTGGTATTTGATAAAGTATGCTGGCGAAGACCCGTGTGGTTTTTCTGGACTTGATCTAAAAAGCTATGCAGCGGGTAAATTAGGTCTAGATTATAGAAAAAGTGCAAAGAGGAATTACCCAAAGAATTGGTTTGAAAAGTTTCCACACGATCACACTGCATTAACTGATGCAAGAGGTCAAGCCATCTTAGGTATTAATATGATTAATGAAAAAGAATAAAAAAGAGTTTTGGGATATGTTATCCCAACCAGAGTTGAAGGATCGGACGTGCGAAAACTGTGCCCGTGACGATATGCAGCGAACTTGTCGATTTGCGAAGATAGATTATAACTACTACGGTTCAAGCGTTGGGTTAAACGCAGGCCCACATATCATAAGTTTTGGTTATCGTTGCGCAGGAATGGTGCGGGGTGCAGAATATCCAGCTATGCCGCCGATATTGTTTGGCAAAGTCCATAAACCAGCGCCGATAGATGGCGCAACTGAAATACCTGATAAATGGATATGGAAGAAATGATTGAAATAACATACAGGAATATATCCAATGGCAATACAGTAACATTCCCTATTGTTATATTGGACAATCCATTGGCACATGATTGGAAACACGCATTAAAAGAACTATTGATAAACAAGAATCGTATTGAAAAAGGGTTTTGTTTTCATGGATTCCCAAATACGCCACGTGATTTGGATTATCTATGTAACGAGCTTAACACACATATACAAACAATCAATAACGATCCAATTGATTATGTAATCGAAGATTACTTTACGCCCGACACCGTGCGTTTTAATGACGGGTATCCGTTGGGCGAATGGATGCTCGGTCTTACGATTAAACATCTTATTATGAATCGCTTACATAATCATTTTGAAATCCTACAAGGAACAGTGGGTAAAATAAGTCCGTTATATAATGAAGCACAAGAAAAAACAAAACGGGCTATACAGCAATTAAATTTATTATGTCATGAAGTAGAAAGTCTGGTATTGTCGCAACGCAAAGCTATTAGAAGCCCCGAATGGATAAGACCAAGCCAAATTACATCGTTTAAAAATGCACCAAGATATAAATTAACCGATGAACACCGAAAGTTATTTGTTCAAAATGGTTACGACCGTAAATTTGGATATGTTTATATGCATTGGGCACAAATTGGCAAGACATTATTTGAAGTATGGCGTGATGAAGAAGCCCCCGAACTTACCAAAACGGTATGTGATGCTATCACGCAACTGGAATATTATTCAGGTGAATTTGATATTGAATTTGGTCGTGACGTACGTTATGGACAACACGAATGGCATACTGGCGAAATTGATAGATTTAAATCTTGGATACTACAAAACAATTTATCTTATACTGACCCAAAACTAAGTTTAGGATATCTTCCTATCGCTAAAATAGATTATAGCGGAACTCCTGAAGATTTATGGAATACTATTGGTAATCATTTTGATGTATACAAGATTGCGGTAGATGATAAAGAATATATATACGATTATACTTGGGAATAAATATATGATGAACATTTTTAAAAACCTTTGGAATAAAATCAAGCTTGAAATCAGATATCGTAAACGTTTAAAAGAGCTTAAACGTCGTGATCCTTTCCTGTATAAATGATTTTATGCACAGGATGTAGCTTCACGTATGGTGAAGAACTTGAATATCGCCACCAATCTTATCCATCGCAGCTTGGTCTAATGATGAAACAAGCAGTCATCAATGCTGGAATGATGGGAGCGAGCAATGATTATATTCAACGCACGACAATGGAACAATGTTTGATATATAAGCCAGATATGGTAGTTGTCCAATGGTCGGAGACAAATAGACTTGAACTTCATGCGAATTTACCAGTAAATACGCCCGGTTATAAAAACTACACTGGTCCTTTGCAGACCAACATACGCTGGACAAATCAGGGTGTAAAGTTCATAGATGAATATTATAAGGTATGGTGGGATGAGCAGTTTGCTTTTACTAAATGGATATGGCAAGTAATATCATTGCAAAGCTTTCTTGAAAACTATAATATGCCGTATATTATGATAAATGGGTTCGGTAATCAGGAACTTATAAAGAAATACGATTTGCCTGAATATGAATACATTAATACTACACGATTTCTAGGGTGGCCAGATGAAGGCATGGTAGAGTGGATATATGGAACCCCGCTTATGCCGAAAGGTCATCCCGGACCAGAAGGACATTTAAAGGTAGCGGAGAAACTGTATGAAAAACTCTGACACATTTTGTGTACAGCCTTGGTACGGGCGGGAAGTTACCGCCGAAACAATCAATCAGCTTGATTTTCAAGATAAATTAAAAGGTATTGATCGCAGAGATTACATACCAGAATGGGAAGAAAAATATTTCTATTTTAGGGCTTAGTGCTGGATATCATGATGCATCTGCATCAGTAGTAAACAAAGATGGTGAAATCGTGTTTGCAGGACATGCAGAACGATATTCACGCAAAAAGAACGACCCCGATTTGAATATGGAGTTGCTTGCCGAAGCATGTTCGTATACCGACGAACCTATTACCGAGATTGCGTGGTATGAAAAGCCATTGCTTAAACATACCCGCCAAATCTATTCGGGTGAAAAGAGTTTATTCAGTATGCCTTTCAGTCCACGTAAATACTTACGTGATTATGTAGGCAACGACTTTGATAAAATTCCAATTAAAACTTATTCACATCATAAATCACATGCCGCCGCAGGTTTCCAAACAAGCGGATTTGACCGTGCTATATGTGTAGTGATTGATGCCATTGGCGAATGGGATTGTTTTTCATTCTGGTTGGCAGAGTGTGACCGTTTTCATATGGGAAGACAGGAAATCAAATATACTAAACTTGATTCAGTTAAATATCCACATTCATTAGGATTATATTATTCAGCCATTACTAAAGCGTGTGGGTTAAAGCCTAACGAAGAAGAATACATTACGATGGGAATGGCTGCATACGGAAATCCCAGTAACTGGAATAAAACTTTCAGTGATGAGTTGGTAGATATTTCCATACACGGTCATGATTTTCATTTCAAATCGGAACATAACTTTCACATCGGGATGCCCGATGGTATTGTTAAAAATGCAATGGCATCTGAAGATATTGCTGCTGCTGGTCAGTATGTGGTGGAACGTGTTATTAGACGAGTATTCGATTATGCTGTTGTATTAGCTACCAAGTATAAAACTGCCAACTTTGTTTATATGGGCGGCGTTGCGCTAAACTGTGTTGCCAACAATCGTATATATCCTTCCATTCTTGACATTGAACTGCGATCTTTTTATAACGGTGAGAAGCGTGAGTGTGACTATCTGTGGATTATGCCAAATCCCGGCGATGCTGGTTCCAGTTTGGGCGCAGCTGCATTGTCACTTGGTAAAAAGCTTAAATGGGAAAGCCCATTCTTAGGAACAGATATCCCCGGTGAATATCCAGTGGCTAACCTTATAAAAGAGTTGATGTCAACTAAAATAGTGGGCATTGCTAATGGACGAGCCGAGTTCGGACCACGTGCGCTTGGTAACCGTTCATTGCTTGCAGACCCACGTGGAATCGATATTAAAGACAAAGTAAACGAAATCAAACGCAGACAGAAGTTCCGTCCTTTTGCCCCTGTCATACTTGAAGAATATGCAGAAGAGTATTTTGAAATGGCATACGGTAGTTCGGAGTATATGCAATACGTATCTAAACTTAAACCTAAATATTATGCAGATTATCCTGCCATTCAGCACGTTGATAACACTGCACGAGTTCAAACTGTTCCGAAGGATTGTAAGTCTGGTATCAGACAGTTATTAGAGCAATGGTATTTTTATAGCGGTGGATGCCCTATGCTTCTAAATACTTCATTGAACATAAGAGGCGAACCGATGGTCAATGATCGAAATGATGCAGACCGCTTTGAAAAAGAATATGGTGTAAGAGTATTATAATGTATGACGTTTTCGTAATGGATTTTGGCAATCAAGAACAGCGAAATGATATGTTTAACTACGGTGTGCCTATGCACTCGACACACACCCGATATTTTGGAACACATTTAGAAACTATTCGTCGTTGTGTGAGTAAGGCGACAACTGACTACGTATGGATTGTTTCGTCTGTGTGTGATTATTCTTTCTTTGACTTTAACTATCGTTCCGCACCTTGGGAAGCTTCCCAAATACATTGCTGGGCATCGGGCGAACAACAACAAGGTGATACATTTCTTATTCCAGTGAGAGAGTTTTTGGCACAAGATGTTCCATTAGAAAAGCTAGAATGGTTTAAAGACGTTCATTATCATTATCCCGGCGTGTCACGTTTTCCATTGAGTAGTATTGACACGAGTGACCCTGTTACAGTAGCCAACGAAGTCACGGATTACTATTCAGTTGTGAGTTCTATTACTGAAATGCCGCACCGATTTGGCGAAGGAATGCCTACTTTATGGGATGCGAAATATGTTTATCCATTAAATAAATCCGGGTCAGTATTATTGGTTCCCCGCCAATGTCGTGGTAAAATCAAAGAACAGATATATGATTATCCCCATATCGATTATCGTTACAGTAACATACAGTGCGATGAAATGCTGGATATCGTTTTTATTTCTAATGGCGAAAAGATTGCTGATGAAAACTACGAGAAGCTACGCATAGAGGCATTGGTTCGTGGAAACTCATTGCAGCGAATAGATGGAATAAAAGGACGGACAGAAGCATATCAACGTGCTGCTTCGCTTGCATCGACCGCATGGTTTTTTGCGGTGTTTGCTAAGTGTGAAATCGATGATGATTTTGATTTTGATTGGCAACCTGATTATATGCAAGCGCCGAAGCATTATATCTTTCACGCAAAGAATCCAGTTAACGGTCTTGAATACGGGCATATGGGCGTTATTGCCTATAATCGTGATCTTGTTCTGAATCCACCTAATCCCATTGGTATTGACTTTACCCTTTCCGCCCCACATGCGGTGATTCCAGAGTTAAGTTGTGTAGCACGTTTCGATACCGAACCTGAAGTAACTTGGCGTACTGCATTCCGAGAAGCATTGAAACTACGGCAAGCAATGGATACAAACTACACTGTAGAAACAGAATATCGTTTGCATTGTTGGACAACGATTGGCAATGGGGAAAACGGTGAAATGAGTGTTAGTGGTGCAAAGGAAGCCGTGCGTTTTTACAATGAAGTAAACGGTGACCCCGAAATGCTTAAACTAAGTTACGAATGGGATTGGGTTGATGAACATCTTCGGAAATCGTTAGCCGCATAAAGTCATTGACGCATTCAATAACATACCATACTTGTTCATTCGTCATTTGCGGATAAATCGGCAATGACAACTCGTTACGTGATAACAAATACGCATTAGGAAACTTTTCTTTCGCTTCTTCTGCTGGCATCCCGCCAAACTGATCGAGTTCTGGCAAGGTATAGGAGTAATGGACTTTTGTTTCAATACCACGTTCTTTTAAATATTCTGCCATTTCATCACGATTAGAAGAATAGATAGGAAACTTGTGATATGATGTTAAGTCAGGATACATATCTTGATACGCAAGGGGAATATGATCAATATACATTTTTGAAATAGTTCCTCTACGTGCATTCCATTCATTGAAATATTTGTTAAGGGATACTAATAATCCTGCTGAAATGATTGCGGGAACTTGGCTGTTTTGGCTTGGCAACGGTGAATACGGACTATTGTTTCGCAGACCTTTAATCAAAAATGCCAGCACAGGATCGTCACAAAGTATAGCACCCGCACTACCAAATGCGGGCAGCGTTTTCATTGGATCAAAACTCAGGCATTGTATGGTGCCATTTTTAAATGCGTATTGATTGCGACGAAACCCTTGGGCATTATCAATAATCGTGTTGATATTATAAGTGTTTCCTTGTGTATTTCTACCATACATATGTACTGGCATAATAATACTGGTGTCGCTATTGATTTGTGATGGACGTGGCGGAGTCATCAACCCGTACAAGTTCACGTCAATAAACACAGGATTCTTACCAGCCCTAACTACCGCCGATGCTGTTGCTGAAAAACTATATGCTGGAAGGATAACGTCTGGTTTACCATCGTCAAGCGCCCTCGTAGCCAAATATAATGCTTCGGTGCCACTACCTACTAAGATAGCGTGGTTACGCCCTGTGATCGATACTAGGGCACTCTCAAGGGCTTCGCTGGTGTCATTGCCTTGCCACTTGCCTGTAGACAACACTTCATCAAATACTTGAAGATACTCGTTTTTATGTGTATCCCAATGTATTTTGTTTCCAGTGAATGGAACATCAATCAATGCTTTTGGCATACGCTTCAATCCCTTTTTCAAGTGTAAATCTTGGATTATACCCAAGTAGGTCACGTGCCTTGGTTATATCTAATCCACCCCGCACTGGATATAGTTCATCGTGGTCTTGAATGTCAATCTCGCCGCCATATGTACGAACTGCGATAGCTGCCGCATCCAGCAATGAACGTGGGTTTCCGCCAGTTATATTAAACGTTTGATCGGTTGCTGCTTCTTTATTTTTAACGATAAGATCAATGCCATCTACTATATCATCAATGTATGTGAAGTCCAGCCTATTGTTGCCCTTAACAGTCAAAACACCGCCATCTTTTGCCGTGCTAACAAATGTTTCGATTACCCGCTGTATTCCTGCAATGCCATCGCCAAATCCATATACTGCACTTGGGCGAACGATTGACAGTGGAATATTATAACTTTTCGCTTTGTGTTTTAAAATACCTTCGGAAGCCAACTTGGTAATGCCGTATGGTTCAATCGGCGCACAATACGTTTCTTCATTTGGATTGGATTCGCCAAAGTTTCCGTATACCATACTTGAACTTAGGTAAATGAAGTGTGGTTTTTCGTCAGTATATAGAGAACCGATGATATCGCTTGGACCGTTCATCATAGTATATACATATTCGGGACAATAGTTGATAGCAAACTCCCGAGCATTCGACATTGCTGCCGTGTAAATGATAACGTCATATCGCTGATTATTCTCATCGAGAAATATATTTTCATCATTTTTGAAAGTCCTTTTGAAAGTGAAGTTATGATAGTCTTTTAAGGGATGAATAAAGTTATGGTCACGATTATCTTTATCAATACCATCAACTGTATGATTTTCTTTTAAAAAATGTACGGCGAGATATTGACCAATAAAGCCCATACCTACGATTAATATCTTCATTAGAACCTCGGTAGTTGATTCAATACATCAGTATAGACAATCTCTGTCCATTTGTCAACATCTTTTTCGGTAACCATTACGTCATAATCGGTAGGTGCTTCAAACATTTTATCTGTTTGTTTAAATGTTGATCCTGCGGCTGCTGGACCATTTGCTGAGTTGGATTCTTTTTCAGTATTCATCCACACGATATAATCAGGATCAAAAAGATCACGTGTGTTTTTAGTAGGACAAATAAAGTCTGCAATCACATAATCATTCTCTGCAATGGTGGCTAATGCAGCCATGCGTGTTGCTTGGCGATCCCGTGCCTTTGGGCTGAACTCCCAATCGTTAAACATTGTGCGAACTTCGTCTGCGTTAAAATATGCTGCCTTTAGTTTTTCTTGTAGGCGGCGTCCTAGTGTTGTCTTGCCTGTTCCAGCAAGACCCATAATCAAAATCTTCAAGTTGGTGCTACTCCGTGTGTGATTGAAAACATAAATGCGTCTTTTTCATTTTTGAATGTCATAATAGGTAAATCGTCATCATTGTCTTTAAAATACCAGCCCCAAGGTTCTTTGCAGTTTTCACTGCACCATGTAACGTAAAAAAATGGGACACCGTGCTTATTTATTGGAACTTCGTATTCGTGCCTTACATCGTATCCGATGCCGTGCAGTTCTTTTTCATCGTATCCGTAAATATCAAGTCTCACTTCCATGCCATCGGCGGGTGCCGTATCGAAGGTTACTGTATTCCCCGTAACCGTGTAATCAGTATTTTGGTTCATTATACATCCATTTACATAACATAGTTCTTTCCATACGTAAGCTGGTATAGTATATTTTACCGTATTTCCATCCCCTATGTATATATAAAAACGATTTTCCATTATAGTTTTTTAAGGGTATCTTTAGTTGCTATGTCTACGGTTTCGACTACTTTTTCTAAGTTGAGATGAAAGTCAACCCGATCCAGAATATCATCGATGGCATCTAACTCCATCGTGATTCTCTTTTCAACTTTCCGCGGCTTTTCATCTTCTAGTAATAGTGTGATATCGATGAACGCCGGATTCTGTCCGTTGTTAAAGTATAACTCTAAACGATCAACGAACTGAATCGGCACATCATCCATATCAATATCTTCAATTAAATGACTCCATTTTTCAATGAACTCTTTACTGAATTTTTTATTATGCAACTTTTTTCCTTTTTGCGGCTGTTTTTGTGGTAGGCTTCAGTGAAGGTGCCATTGCATATGCTTCTTCGCGGAGTCGGGTTGCTTCCGCTTCCATTTGCGCCGCTTGGTTAATGGTGTTTTGTGCAATATCAACATCACTTAGAACGCCATCTCCAGCCATAGCCTCATCGACAACTACCTCATCGACAGGGTTTTGATCTGCGATACCAAGGTCGGCAGCAGCTGCCATATCCATTGCGCTAATACGCTCTTGTGGAATATTCTTCTGTGGTGCTGTTTGTAGACCAGAACTTGTATCAAGGTCTTCCAGACGCTTTTGCGCCTCTGCGCCTGTCGCCATTTCATTAATGATGTTATTCAGTTCATCCAAACGAATGTGTGATTTAGCATTTGCTTCAACAATCACTTGGCTTGTAGGAACCTTTTTCAACCATCCTTCGTGGTGCAAAGCATTAAGCATATTGCGACCATCGGGGAATAGATTGCGGTGTAGAACATCTGCGAAATCGTTTGACGTTTGACCAGCATTACTTTCTAGCACCTTCATCATTGAATCGTGATAGGCTGCGCCTAGTCGTCCTGTATACAGAACCAACGCCATATGTTCTTGTGGGGAAGGAAGTTGGCGAAATACCAAGATTACCTTATCGTTATTGTGTCGTCCAATGTGTTTAATCATTATTTTTTACCTTTTTCTTCTTCTTTTGGTGCTTTTTCGGCTTGAGCCTTTTGCTCGGGTGTTTCTACCCCTTGTGCCTGTAGGATATTGGTTAGTTTATTGTATGTTGCACCAACAACTGCCATTTCTTCTGGTTTAAATGCACCACGCTGTGAACCAGCTGCGATAACTTGAACCATAACTTGTAGGTCACCTACGTTTAGTGCTTCTACTTCTTGTGTAACTTCTTCGGTCATTACTAATCTCCTGACTAATATTTATAGTATAAATATGTGTATATAATATTTTTAAGGAAAACAAATGAAACTATTAGTATCCCTCTTTCTGTCATTATTTATTATGTCACAAGCCCATGCAAATATTTTATCTGACGAAGAAAGAAAAACTGCTTACACACATTCCGTGATTACGGGAAGTTTGAATCAATGTCAGGCGGCATTGAGTTTTTTACACGGTCAGTTTGCTTATGCGCTTGACATTCAAATCATTATGATGAAGAAGCCTGACCCCGATATTGTAATGATTATTAATAAGTTGAAAGCAGATTTCGAAACCATTGAAGCGAAAATGCCAGTGGTACGGAAGTTCTTTAGTGACAATGGATTGTCCGAATCAAATATAATGCAGAACGAAGCTATGATGTTTGCTATGTGGAAAAATAGATATAGGGATGAAATACAAAAACTGCCCCGTCAAAAGAGGGGGCAGTATGTTGATGTTATATTTGGTTTCGTCAATCAATGCGTTGACAAAGCTGACTGGCTTATTGAGTCTTTTATAAAGTAGACTTGCCTTTGGACGTATTTGGAACATCGGGTAGCTTAGTATCTTTGCCAATCTCGTAACCTGATTTCACTGCATCTTCGCCAATGGTGCTTACGGCATTTCCCGACCAATCAACAATCTTTATGACAGCATCGCCGGTAAACTCAATCGTCTTATGCCCGTTGTCAGCAAAGTCGTCAATAAAACCATGCATTGTATTGGAACACGCAGTCACTGCGAACAATGCCGTGACTGCAAACACTGTTTTAATAGTTTGCATTATTTTGAATCAGTGTTACTGTTTTGAAGAACTTCGCCAGCATCGCCCGAAAAGTCAATATCAGGAATAAGCGATTGTGGACGGAACATAACACGATAATGGAATGTTGATACGTCAACCGCCGCCAACTGTTCGGTTAGTACAAATACGTTGTCGCTTTTATCAAGGAAGTTTTTGATAAACTTACCATCTTCCTTACATACAACTGCGATACGTCCCGCCGTTGTACTTTGTTGTAGGGAACAGAAACCTTCCATCTTCATCACGATTTTGTCCGTGATACCATTTACGACTGAAATGCGACGTGGCACTTCGAAGTTGTCAGCAGCTTTGGATAGGTTCTTTGAAGCCACGTCTGCGGCTTGGTCGAAACAAGCACTCAGTGATCCAACCATTGCGACGGCTGCGATAGCGGTAATAAATCGTTTCATTGTATTTTCTCCATTGTTAATATTAAGTAAGTGAACCCTATCATAGTTGAAGGGGTATGTAAATGCTATTCTAAATATTTTTCAACTTTTTCGCACGGCACCGTTGCCAACAGTTTGGAACCCTGTGCATAACAAATATCCGTCCGAATATCTTTTGAATAAATCAACTGCGATGGATTAACGGCTGTCCACGCACCTACGTTGTTCTTACTCATCCAAAACGATCCAGCAAGGACGAGTATAATCAAAATAATCATCCCGGCAATATATAAAACTGTATTCATTTATCTTCTTCTTTCATTTCTTTGATTTCAGCAACCGCTTGGTCGCCTGTGCATTTGATAGCCCACGCAAAAGCGGCAAGTCCAAATAGCCCGAACCCAACTACCCAATATACTTCCATTAGTAATCTCCATCTTTAATCATTTTACGAAGTTGCTGCCTACTACTTTGATTATGAATCAACTGGTGGATATCGTTATGAAGATTTTCTGCTTCAAAACGGGTTTCATTCGGAAATGCTTTTAATCGTGTAGCAATCCATTCTTCTTTCGTCAAAATCTTCGGGCAAGGTTGTGTCATCAGAATGCCCCTGCTACTTTCAACATACACAGGCTGAAATACAATCCAGCCAACGACATCATAAACCAAAACTCCATTGAAGTTACAGCCATTTTCATATCAGCGGCTGCTGACCGAATCTTCTCTTTTGAAATCATTTCAACTGGTCTTTCAATTTTTGTTTCACGTTATCTACAACACTGCCCATCAGCGGATTCGAAAGCATACCAAGTAGGAGTTCTTTCACTTTGACATTTTCTTCCTTCATCGCATTATAATCTGAAAGGAAGTCACTAAGCAATACAATAAGTTCATCGCTTTGCATCGTTGTCTCGCCGATATAATCATTTACTTTCTTTTCAAGTTCGTCAACATCGTTACGTGGACGAGGCTTTACTGTTACTGTAAGTTTTGGTTTTTCCATTATACTTTCCTTAAAAGTAAATGGTGAGTGCGCTAACACCCACCATCTTTTTTATGCTGCCTCTTGGTCATTTCATCATAGTCGCAAGAAATGCCCCAAGGTGCTACTGGATTGTCGCCGTATCCGTTGTTATGGATAACGAATACTGTATCGCAATACATTTCATCGCCCCAAGAACCGCACGGATAACCATCCGTGAACATGATGAACTTCTTAGGCTGACAATCGGTTTCTTTCATATGATCCCAGCAACACATAAAGTCTGTACCGCCACCACCTTTAAACGGATACTCGAAAAGGTCATCGGCATTCATTTCGTCAAAGTCTTCATCGTTATATACGTTTGTATCAAACGTGAACAACTTCAACTTGAATGAAGGATACAAGTCCATGATGCCTTTGATTTCGCTGATGAAATCCCGCATTTGATCTTCGCCGATTGAACCCGACAAATCAATCGCAACAACCACGTCGATTGTGGTATCTACGATCATACCCGGCAAGCAAGCGCCTGTGTGCCAAGCTTTCCGTGAAGGCTTCATAAAGCTAAAATCTGACTTGATCGTGCTTTGAATCTGCTGCTGGATCAGTTCACGCCAGTTCAACTTAGGCTCGGTCAGGTCTTTGAGAATACGCTGGACACCCGCTGGCAAGTTACCGGCTGAACCTTCGGCTTTCGCACCGTTGATAACCGCTTTCTTGATTTCGTCACGGATTTTCTGGCGTTCGTCATCTGACATTTTAGGCTTGGACTTGGAAGTTTTGTTGCCATCGGCATCAGTTTCCATATCGCCATCGCCATCGCCGTCGTCTTCGTCGCCATCCATGTGTTCATCAAGCAACTGATCAATAAGTGACTGCATATCAATCTTATCGGCGTTTTCGTAAAGATAGTCATAAACTTCTTCCGACGACCAACCCTTGAACTTTGGATCATACAAGACAGGAACGGTTGTGATTTTATCGCCAACTCGCTGATCAATCAAATCACTATTAATGATATAATCCTGTGCAATGTTTGAAAGTTGCGGATCAGACTGGTTATCTTTCGTCCGTCCCATGTGATCATAGACGCAGTGTAACACTTCGTGACCAAACAAGAACACCAGTTCTTCGTCGGTCAATAGTTTGATAAAGCGGCTATTGTAATAGAAATGCTTTCCATCGGTGGCGGCTGTCGGGCACCAAGCATCGGCGTTGACAATCGCAAGACGTGAGCAAAGCTGACCGAAAAACGGCGATTTGAAAAGCAGCATTACTTTTGCATCGACAAGTCGTTCACGTGAGTCTGCATCAATCACTGGATCGATTTCTAGACCGACACGCTTATCTTTCTTATCGGCTTGGGTAGTTGTGTTTGACATTTGGTAACTCCTATTGATTTATTCTTTGATTATATACTAGTCGGTGTATAAGTCAAGTGTTTTCTTTAACGAATACCGGAAACTCGCAATATTTTGCACGACGGCCTGTTTCTGTTCGTGGCTCGCGAAAGCCTACATACACCTGATTTTCAAGACGAACAAAGTATTTGACATCAGTTTCTGTTCCGGGCCAGTCACGACACCGACTATCGGCAATCCGTTCGATAACTTCAAGTTCGCCATATTTGTCACGTGCTTCAATATCCCGTTTACGATACTTAGCCATTTTCCACCACGTTTCGAAATCTTCGTTAAGCGTTTGCATTATTTGTTTCCTTCGTTTGATTTATCTTCTTCAATGTATTCTTTCAGAAGCTTTTTAAGGGCGTCGTTAGCAAGTCCGCCGATTTCTTGCACGTTCTCGTTATTGGCAAGGTCTTTGGAAATCTGGATGTTTTGGTTGATGGGAAGGTAATATTCAATAGAATGAAAACCCCCACTGCAATCAACCACGCTGGTCGCGTACCCCACGGGTTTTTAACTGGATTATCTGTATCGAACGACGCTAATCCCATAAGCATTAATGAACCAACCGTTCCTGCGGCAAATATTACCAATAATACAGTGATACCCTCATTGAAAGTATCGGCTTGCATAATCAGGTAAACGTCAAAAAGTGATAAGTCCATCATAAAGTCCATTCGTCTTCAAGAGTGAAAGGTTCCGCAGGGGTTTGGTTAATTACAACACCGTCAATATCGTTCAGTGATTGCGTCAACTTTTTAATGAGATAGGTGTCACCAGCGGTTTGGGTTACGAATAACTCGTAGTGATCTTCGTGCGCCAACACCATCAGGTATTCCAACTCAAGCTGTAGTTTACCATCGTGATCGGTAAACGAGTAGCCAAAGCCACGGTCCACCATCAACTGGACAAACTCTTCATACGGCATCAACATATTCAAATATCCTTTAGTGTTTCATCTGACCAGTTATTGGTGCTATAACCTTCATCACCATTGATCAATATTGGAACTTCGACCATCGAAGAGCCTTTGGCTGGATCGGGTTCAGCAAAGATTTTGTCGCCCGTATTTGGATAGTCAGGGGTATATGACCCTTCGACTATACCGCCATGGCTTTTCCGAAACTCTCTTGCTTCATTGCAAAATGCACTATCCTTTTTGAACCAAGGATCAGGACGCCACGTAACTCCCATGGCGTTAAAGTAAATGCCAGTGGCATCTTCACGGATTGTTACTTTACGACGATTCTCTCGCATCAGGAATCCCTCCAAGAAACAGCTTGATTAACGGCGTCTTCGGCTTCGTCACATGTGAGTTCGTTGCACATAAGTTCTTCATATGCTTCGTCTTCATCAATGACGCCGTGTTCAAGATCGTTCATAATCTCTTCAGCACGACCAACCAAATCACGGTCAAGTCGTTCTTGCCAATGTAACATAATAGAACTTGCCATTAGTTGTTCACCTTCTGCGAAAGACCTTCCAAGAACTCTTCTTTGGAAAGTTTGTCTTTGGTCATTGCCGTTTCAACTTTCTCGTCGCTGAAATCATAAACGGCCTTATCCATTGTGCCAGTATCGGCATTCCATTCACCAAACACTTCGTCTAGCGACTCGATGATATCCCACGTCTGCCACTGCTTAGAAGCCATAATCTCGCATAGGGTTTCGAATGTATCACGGCTTGGGTTATCCATTGCTTTGCCGATTGCTTTGGCGATACGGCGCTGATATGCACTTGGCTTTGGCATTCCAAAATCCCAAGGCTCAAACTTATTGCCTTCCATATCTTCGATATCGGTTTCAATATCAATACCACGGGCACGATAACTATTCAGTGACTGTAAAAGACTTTTGACACCTTCTTCGTCTGGTGCGGTTTGGGTCATTTCCGTTTCGGCACCTTCTTGAAGCATTTCTGGATTTAATACCGTGATTGCGATTTTGAAACGAGGCTCACGCTCGTCTTCGTCATTTGATTGCGTTGCTTGCGTCACGTGATCTTTGACTTTGTTGCGGATATCATCGGCAACTTCTTCGGTTGATTTAGTCTTGCTCATAGTCTTCATCCTCTTCGGTTGTATTCCAAAAGCTATCGGTATCAAGTTCGATAAAACCGTAGCCATTAATCAGTTCGTTTATATTAAGAGGTTTATCATTCATTGTCAAGGTTCCATTTGAAAAAGTGACGGGGGGATTTCCCCCGCCCCAGTTTGTCGCTGTTGATTACTTTTCCAGACGCATCGCCTTGGCGACTGACTTGCCCAACTTTTCATACAACTCGTCAAAGCAGTCCAACACGGCAGGGCTGATTGGGAGTTTGTAGGTGAACAACATTGTTCGTGCACCCATCACGGTCATATCCTTGGTGAAGTTCTTCATCATAAACACCAGACCGTTGTTTACCATTTCGTGGAACTTTTTGGCTTTAACTGATTTGTCTTCAGACACACCCCGAAGTTCTTCGCAAAGGTTGAACATCAGGAAGTAAGCAGCTGACGCTTCTTTATTCTTGAGTTCGGTGGCTTTACCAGACAGGATATCTGCTGGTGTTGGCAAGTCTTTACCGATTGCACGGTAAGCGATGAACGATTGTGCCGTACCTTCGCCAACTGTTCCCGCAACAAGTTCCATCAGGTCACCTTCAGAACTCTCGCCAGCGTCTTCCATAATGTCGGAAACGAAGGTCCAAGACCGTGGGGTTGCATATGCACGTTCTGCTGAACGGGCGTTGAACTTGTTCAAGTCACCTTTTGCATTGGACAGGTAAGCCAGAACCTCGGCATTGATGCCCGCATCAATCGCCCAATCGAACCAAGAGTTAAAGTCAACTCGGATTTCGAAGTGCATCATACGGTTACGTAGTGCCTGTGGCATCTTGTAGGACACTGAACCATCGCCTTCACGGTTACCAGCGGCGACCACGAACACGTTATCAGGCAAGACGTATGTACCAACACGGCGGTTCAACATCAGCTGATATGCTGCGGCTTGAACTGACTGCGGGGCAGCGGAAAGTTCGTCCAAGAACAAGATCATGTGATCGTATTCGGCGGCTGTTTCTTCAGAAGGGAATTCTTCAGAAGGTGCCCATTTCATTGTCTGTTCAGTTGGGTGGAAGTATGGAATACCACGAATATCGGTAGGCTCCATCAGTGGAAGGCGAATGTCGATAACTTTGCAGTTACCAAGCGCACCGCTTGCGGCGATACCTTCAATAAGTTCGGATTTACCAACACCGGGCTGACCCCAAAGCATAGGGACTTTTGGTGCAGCTTTACCACGACGCTTAGACGTGAAAGCTTTTTTAACAAGACGCTCGGCTTGAGCGAGGGTAACACTTCGTGCTTCAACAGCGGACATTTAATATACTCCTGTGTAGGTTTGGTTTGATTTGCTGTGTTTCAATAATCAGACTATAGCCGAAACGTTCGGTTAAGTCAAGTGGTTTTTTCGTATTTCGTCAATTTTTTTATTTCCCATCGTTCAACAACTGCGGAACCATCGGCTCGTTCGTCGGTGACAATGTGAATAACAGTGTTTAGAACTTTGGCTTGGCGATATCCACAGTCAATACCTTCAACTGGCGTGGTAACCCATACCATGTGAGGATAATCAGTGTTGCGCCCGCCGTGTGCCAGCGGGAACATAACCAAGTCAGGATTCTCAGAGAACTCAAAAAGATTGCCTGTTTCTTTTTCAATGAAATAGCCAAGGATTGAACCATCGCCGATATCAAAGTAAGTGGAATTTGGGGCAAAACTCATTTGGGCATTTCCTCTCTGTTGATTAACTCTAAGAGGATTATACCTACTTATAGGATATAGTCAATGGTTATTTTTATGATTTTCAATATTTTTTGTGTATTGTTCAACCGACCCGATTAATCCGATTGACATTGCAACTTTACCGGAAAAGATAGCTACCTCTTGATATGAAGATAACAAGAAGTATGGACTCGGCATATATTTTTCCAATGAGAGCATCATTTTGTTTTGACTCCAATCGTCGTCCAAAACAAAGAATGTTGGGTCTAATCCTATGTCATTTCTGAGAGTGTGAAAACCAAAGTGGGTTAATCTTAGTCCACGGCGTGGATTCAACCATATATCGTGTGGATCGACTTGGCTTCCGTTTTCTGACAAAGCGGCTTTAAATACATTATTGTATTCATCCTTCGTCATATACTGTTTCGCCAGCAGTGAGTTTAACCACTGTAAACTCAGTTGATTTGAATTGTTTGTTTAATTTTTTGGCTAGATTAATAGCGTGTCCACTGTTAGAAAAACTTACTTTCTTATACTTGTGGATAAGACCATTCTTGGTCATTGAAGATGATTTTAGATTGATCAGGTTGCCTTGATACAAAATAGCCCAGATAGCCTCGCTTCTGAGAACTTGATCAACTTTGTATTCTTCCTTATCCGCAATCTCGGAAAGGACTTTTGGTTTAGGTCGTGCCATTAAAATTCCTAGTAATATACATATATAATGTATTTATCCTAGAAAAATTATTTTCCGAAGAAGTCTCCGCCACCAATTTCAATCTGTGACACATTTTGCTTACTATTTTGCAAATCGATAACCTTTGTTTGTAGTTCGATGGTATATTGCATTAACTGGTCAATATCAGCATCCACTGCTTTTAGTTCGGCGGCGGTTAGTGTCATATTTGGTTTATTAAGGTTACGGATTTTCTTTTTGATTCTATCAATATTTATAAGGTTAGGTTTATTCATTTTCCGTTCCATTTCCAAGCATTTGGTGCTGATACACTACAATGATTTTTATATTTGTTTTTGCGATTACATCCAGTTTCGTATTTTCCCATGGGGTATTCCCATTTACAGTTGCTGCATTTCTTTTCGAACGTTCCGCTTAATCCTTCGATAAATATTTTCTTAGATATTTTTGTAGGCTGCATTCATTTCTTCCTTGGTCTTAAATGGACCCAAGTGGGGATAACGCTGAACTATCAATAGCTTTGGGCAATGAATCTTTTCCCAAACGTTACCAATACTGTTAACAATGAAATAACCAGCACAATAAAATGACTTTGACTTTTCACCTTTTGTAAAGATAGGAACACTGTGCTGCACATCATATAGTTCGTTATGCGGTGTTGTGTTTGTTGGAAAATCATACAGGACTTTTTGCTTCTTACTTTTTGGTCTTGCTTTTTCGTATGTGATAGCATAATGCTGTGCCAACTCTTCGGGCGTAAAGAACTTTTCTTTCTTTTCTTCACGAATGACTGTATATCCATCTTCAGAAAGTTGTAGTGCACCGATTTTTTGACCGTCTTGTTCTAATACCCATAGTTTGTTTTTAAGTAATGGTGTCGCTTTGATCATATTTTTTTCCTTTTACTATTATTATATATTATACCATTTTTGTGCGTGACAACTCAATATATTTATGACCACAACTCATCCATAAACCCTTTCATATACTTTTTGGATGTAGTTGTTTTTCCATTGGCATGACAAATGGCTTGATCATCTTGAAATCTAATAGTAAATGTTTTATCCCCCCTACACCCAGCACCTAACTGCGATTTTCTAATAGATGAATTGGTGGATTGTATTTGTCCATTTTTCGCATTCTTTAATATTTCGAGTAATGCTGACTTGGCATCCTTTAAGTTATTATCACGCTTCCTACCTTGTCGGCTTTCAACCAATCCTGTAGGCAAATGATATAGTCTGCAACTATTTTGAGTTTTATTTCTATGTTGACCACCAGCCCCAGTTCCACTAAACCACTCAACGTAGAAATGTTGTTCGTCAAGTAAATCATACTTCGAATCAGTTTTAACATTAGTATCAAGAACAGCAACAGTTACCGTAGAGGTATGAACCCGCCCACGCTTTTCCGTTGGTGGAACTCGTTGAATACGATGTCCACCTGTTTCATTTTCTAATTTTTGGAGATTTTTGCCTTCAACTTCAATGGCAATTTCGTAGTACCCCGCATCACTGGGTCTTTCCCGAACGATGCGATTACTTCAACCTACACGATTGAAATATTTCTGGTATGCGTTGGCTAAATCGCCAACAAACATTTGGCTATCTGCCCCACCTTCTGCGGAGCGTATTTCTATAATTTTCTTCATTACTTTTCTCCCCTGTTAATATTAATACACATTATATACCTATTTATCGACAATTGCAATATTATTCGTAATTCTTTCCAAGCCATTGTGTATATTGTTTCGTAAAATCGGCAAGTTTATTCAAATCATATTTACCACAGAAACGAAGAAACTCCCGACCAGCGTGTGGTACATTCTTTGCTTGTAGTTGTGATGCAATGCTTTCATCAATGTATTCTTTGATGCTTTCCGGTTGCGCCGTAAGATCGACCAACTCTACGTTGCGGTTGTAGTCGTCAAGCACTCGATGTTCTACATCATTGTGATCTGTCCAACGTTGCAACATCATATTATTCCACTTAAAACCACGGTTATCCATATCGGCAAATGCTTCTTCAAGACCGATGCTTTTAGAACTACCCTTTGTGCGAACACCGGGATATGCACTGAAAATGTTATCGCTTGTATCGCCACGCATACATTTTTCAAATAACGCCCATTTTACATCAGGTGCAGGTTTCTCTTCTTTGGTCATAACCTGAACTTTTTTCATCTTGCCGCCAACCATCTTTTCTTCTTTGATAAGATTGCCACCAGCATCACGTGCTTTTATAGTTTGCTTCACACGATGTCCGTTATCGTCAAAATAACCCTCGGTAGTAATCAAGTGGTTGTTGATGCCGTTATAGATGTGTGTGTTGGGATTGATTAACTGAACGAAGTCACTATCACTACTCAAAATGACGTTTTCATCATCTGGGTGCTGTGCGATCCATCGTGCAATCAAGTCGTCGGCTTCTGCGATATCACAATGCAATAAGGTGCAGTTGGATTTCTCTCGAATGTAATCAAGAAACTCTTTGTATGCTTCAAAGAATTCTTCATCTTCTTCGGTTTCGGCAACGGTTTTCTTGTCACGTAATACCTGACGATTCTTTTTATATGGTTCGTATACTTCTTTACGCCAACTACGCCCTTCGGTGCAGAAAACAACGTGATCCGCACCTTCCTTCTGGAACGATTTATTGACGATGCTTAGAGTGATGTGCAGTGCAAAGCCAATCTTTGTCCAAGCATCTGAGCGGCGAGGTGCCATATGGCGCGCCCGATAGAAAGTATTCAGTGTATCAACTAATAGATATTTTGCCAATGTGTGTAATCCTTTTATATACTACTTTACATCATATAGTTATTGATGTCAATATTTTATAATTTAAATCTTATTTTTTCATACAACACGTTCGCCCAATCGGCGTGTGCTATTTCGTTATAATGGTTGTTTTTATTTGGGTTATGTTTGCTATTTTTTAGATACTGACACATCGTGTATTGTTTTTCATATGGGTGGAAATAGCTGTCACCAAAATCGTGTTCGTAATCACCTACTTCGAGCGGGTTGATAGCGTTAAAGAATAAATGCTTAATCTTCTCGTCTTTTAGACGCAGATGAAATTGGTAGATTCGGTCATTCCAATCATACATTTTATTTTGAATCATTTCAGGTGTTTGTGCCCGAACCCAATCCTTGTATCGTTCTTTATATCCTTCGGGAACATCATCAGCTCCTGATGCAGTAAGCTGATAATATTCCTCGCCTAACTCCCATTCTTCACGTTCCCACGTTGACCAACCAACTAATAAAAATGATGGTTGCTCCGATAGATACTTCCATGGCGTTGTGCGAATTATGCGTTGATTTGACGATGCTGACTCGGCGAATGATACGTGTTCAATGTCGTGCATATTGGCAATCTTTTCACCGAACGACTTCATTAAACATGATGGGTGTGGTTTTCGACCAAACACTACATAGTCTGGATCATCATTAGCAAAACAATAATCATCGTATAGTTCTGCACCAGCCGTATGACTATCGCCGTTTGTTACGAGAATCATTTATACTCGGCTCGCCCATCGCCCAAGTCAACACGTTTTGGTAAACGATTTGACGGATCGCCCATTTCATTTTCATACTGTTGTAACGCAATATTGCGACAAACGTATGTGAAATAGTTATCGATAACGTCTTCGTCGCTTTGACCGGGGTATCCCATTTCACGCAGTTTCTGAACAGCAAAGATATTCCAATCGAGTTCAAATGAACCTTCGGATGGATTTTCTGGCTCAAAATCAAACTGTAATACTTTGAAATATATTTCGCCTTTTTCGGTGGCGATTTCTTTTTCTGATTTGGACGGGTCAACCTTTTTCTTTTTAAATAGTCCGAACATTTTTAATCCTTTTTTCTAATACTCAATACAACGTGATCTTGGCTTAATGCCACACTGGACATAGCGTATTGCGGTTGGTCATATACGTGATTTCAAAAGAGCATTCATTGCCAGTGAACGAACCTAATCCTTCTTCTAAATGTTTTTTGAACATTTCAGTAATTTGATCCACTGTTACTTCGCCATCTTCAATCATGCGCTCAATTTCCCCAGCAGGTAGGTCTTCATCTTCTTCCCTGTCGTAATACAAGAAATCACTGATAGCATCTGAAATATAATCATCTAACTTGTTCATAAGTTAAACTCCTTTCCTCTGAAAAATCCTGTTGGTGTATGAAGTTCACCAGACCACCAACGAAGGATACTTGATATTATTTTTGTAGGACCATATCCATCCGTTGTTTCAAAAATCTTCATCGTAGCTTGCTGTGAAGCATCCCATTCACCACCAGTGTTTCCATTAGCTTCTTCAAATGCTGCTTGACCTTCTACGTGAACAATAACTTCTGTGATGCCAGCTTGTACGATGGCCCTTGCGCAGTCAGCACACGGCAGGAAGTTCACGTAAAGCCTACATCCATCCAGACCGCCTTGATTCTTTGCAGCGTTGTATATAGCGTTCCTCTCGCCGTGTTCCATATAGAAATACTTCTCTGGGCGAGTTTGGGGAACGTCATCTATGTCCATTCCACGAATAGGTCCGTTGTATCCTGTAGACACGACACTATTATCAGGACGGACAATAACTGCGCCAGCGTGTGTTGATTCGTCTGTTGATCTTGACGCAGCCAAGTAGCACATCGAAATATAGTACCTCGACCAGTCTGGCCGTTCTACATTATTTGTCATATTAACTCCAATTGTTATTGTTTATAGCTTTATTATACAGGTTTTTTAACCAAATGTCAATAAAAACATAAAAAACATAAATAACATATAGACATAAGATAAGTAAAACCAAGGATATTAAACGACGGCGTTCACAATAAACGGGCAAAATCCTGTGCCGTTGGTGACCTACTAAATCTTCGAGCGTGGAGCAGCTTTCAAATTCATCGTCACTGACGTTTATACCGTACTCAGCTTCGATTGCCAAGGGGTATTTCAAGGGAATCGAGACTATCCAAATTGTCGATATTTCGTATCAACGTATGAGGACGTAGGTTTGGTTGATTACCTAAATGGTTGTGCAAGAGTTCCTGTACACTATACCAAATAGGGCTACGTGGGGTAACAGCTTCTCGCTTAAGGGTATTAGTTGCCACAGTATTTCTCCGGTTAAGTGCCGTAGTCAAAACAAACAATTTTTCCGTTTAGTCTACCGAAACTATCATGTTTGTCTTCACAGGGTATATCGAAATTGTCTAGCTGTTTCCAATTTTTTAACTCGGAGTAAAATTCAAGGAACTCCTGAAATTCCATAGGCTCGCATCGGGGTTGAATGGTCATCCAGCCCCCCGGAATATTGAATAACACAGGGCATAACTTGCCTTCACTTTCTTTTACAAGACTAGAGAATGAGGCTTCCTGCATGTTAGCTAGAAGACCCCACAGTGTGTTTTTCCAACCGTAGTGTAAAGCAGGTAATTTGATAGCATACTTTTTCGTAAGTATTACTGTACGTGTAACTCCGTGCGTATTCAGAACCCAACCAAACAGCAACTTATATTCATCCTTAGTATCATCAAAAAGAGGCACTACTGATCACCTTTGCCAAAATCTGGATACGGTGAAAAATTACTTTTTGTTGTCCCACGTAGTTTTTCGTTTGGCACTTTATCGTTGTATAATGAATGCACCCATACGCCGTGTTCTATTTCACCAAGAGTTTTTGATTCTGGATCAGGCGCATACGCTCCCATACCTTTTTTTGAGCAAGGGACTTCAATATAGTCGTAGTATTCCTGTTGGTGTGTTCCGTGTTCGCCCCATATTTTTTCGCAGTATTCGTCAGTCCACCACGCAATCATTTCATCAAGATAATCTTCACCATCTTCGGGGATATACCCACAGTCACCTTTTTTACAATCCGAACCAATGCCGAAACCGTAAATAGCTCTATGTGACCATCCATACCATTTTTGGTCACGTGGGCTAAAGCCAATACTACATACATTATGATCGTCGGCAGATTTTTCCCATTGCTGGATACCAAATCGTTTAGCTTTTCGATATGCTGAAACAGAATCCCCGATATAAGCGCCATCGGTGGAGTATGCTACTCTCATCATCGTATCACTGCATCCATATGCTGAACCATCGTGTATTTCTGTTCTGACTTGATATCCAGCTTTGTAGTTCCATATCTTGAGAACTTCGGTGGGTTCCATTTAGGTGGTTCGTCCCATTGAACAGGCTTCTTTGACGAGTGCAACAACTTCATCTTCGGTGTTACACATAATCTTTGCGCTTGTCCATTCATCAGCGTTATCACGACCACATACTTCAACCATGAAGCCATTATCGTACATATTGATTGTGAACTGTTCGTCTACTTTGTTTAATTTATCGCTTAGTTTCATTGTATTCTCCATTTTCATTTGTTTTAATATACCATTATAGCATTAGTTCGGGCAAATAGCAATATCACAATCCAGCCTTTCGTAATTTATCAACAGTTTCATCATCGACAGCGGATGGTGGAATATGTGGTGTGTGTCGTTTACTGCTAAACAGACGTGCACGGGCGAACTTATTGCCGAGCAATGCTAACCATATACGTTTAATCATTTTCTTGATCCTTTATTGTTTCCCAAAATTGTGCTTCTTCTTGCCGCCGTACTTTTCATCTTCAATGAGTTCCGTGCGTATTTTTTCAGCCGCCAGCTGCCATTTTACTTTTATCGGGTTTATAATTTCCTGAAATAAAAAGTGTAGAGCTGATCCTGACAGAAACGCCACGGATATCCATACCACCCACAACATATACAAATCGTGCCCAATGGCTTCCAACCCAAGTGCGACTATCATTAATACTAATCCGAAAAACATAAAAAATTCAGCGGATACAATTCTACTTAGCGCCATCAGGTATGCTTTTAACGTAATCATAACAATTCCTTTTTCATTTGTTTAATCATTTCTTTGGCTTCTTTGGAAATGCGACTATATTCTTGCTACGCTTAATGGCACGTTCACGCAGGATACGAGCCTTGGCTTTTGCAAAATCAATCAGTTCAAATTTCAGTGTCATAATGAATATCGGTTACTGTACCATCTGTGTGTTGTTCTACCACCAGCAAGTATGTTTCAAGGATAGCTTCATCTGATATAGTGATATCTAGTTTTTTAAACTTTGTACGTGGTTTGGTTTTTGTAGATTTTGATTGTACGTTATTTTGTGCAATGAATCGAGTTACGTCCGTATTGTGGTAAGTATCAATATACTTGCCTTCTTCGGTCATTTCGTCAATGCGGATATTATCTTGGTTTACTTCAACAATAAAGTGTCGTGGCATATTAACTCCTATAGGTATATATCATTATATTATACGCTAGTAGGGGGGTTATGTCAAGTTTATTTTGCGTAGGCTCCAAGTTCTGACATAATATGCTGATTGGCAGAGTCTTCATCAAAACCAGACCATCCATATCTTGGTTGTTCGACAAAACCAGCGCCACGTTCAAGGAATTCTTCATTGAGCCATCCACTGTATCCCAAGTTTTCTTCAAAATATTCAGAATTCATTTCTTGCATAAAGTCGTTCAATGGCGCAACAAGGAATACTTCGGTGTCAAATGCTGGTTGGCCACCATAGAATATAACGTGACCACCGTATGACGTAGCAACTTCATCAATAGCACTCCATACATCTGATGATAGTTCCTTATAGCGACCAGTCTCTTCCCCATAACGGATACCATTATTAATTGCCAAGAATACTTCACTATCCCAACTTGCTTCTGATTGGAGAATATCATATAGACCAGAATTAGATTCATCTTCTTCATATTCTACACCAAGATTATCTAACTCAGCTTTCATTGCTTTTTCCATAACTTTATCAAGTTTAGGATTTGTATGGTAGGCAAAGAAACCATCCACGTCTGAATCGTGGAAATCAGCCATTTCCGGTTCTTCAAGCTCCTTCAATCCCCAAAAAATTGAAGGGTTATCTCTGCCGTGCCATTCACCCGTAATATCTTGCAACTCACTTGCAAACTCAGTAATATCTTTCCATTTATTAATAATAACATTACCATCACGAATATCTAAGATGTCGTAGCCTGTTTCGGCAATCTTCGCATTGATAATTTTTGGCAATGCTTCTGGTGCTATATCACTTAGATCAGATAAATTAACTAATTCACCTGTTTCTCTTGCAACCACTGAGCCGAATAACAATACTAACCCATCACCAAGAGATTCAACCATACCGCTTTCATCTTTTTGACCCATCTTCATAAACAGTTTCACCATTTTTGGGTGTTCTACAAAGAAGTCTTGTAGGTTTATTTGACTGTCTTGTTCATCCATATACTGTTTTGTTGGATAGTGGAACTGCCAGCGTGAGTTAGATGGTTTGTGTAGAATAACAACCAACGGACCATCTTTGGAATACATATCGTGATACATTGGTGAGTTTTCAGAAGTGGTACACCAACGAGTATTCTTACCAAAGTAACAACTTGCACGATGGGTAACTGGAATGACTACTTTGTATTCAGCATCGTTATGAAGAATATGAACTTCCTTATTGTCAATCATTTCCTGTTCAATGCTCTTAGCTTTATCTTGCTTAGACGCCGAAATATCATCCTCTTGATCAGCATATTTCTCTTTGTAAAAATCATACACATCAAGTAAATCATTCGTTCCTTTGAAACGGTTGATGTCACGATGTAATGGCTCAAGCTTCTTTTTCAATGCCAAGCGAGAATATAATTCCAATGCATCGGCGATCTTTGCTGGAATATCTTCTAGACGTTGAATACCGCCTTTGAGATACTTTACCAGCATCCAGTTCACGTACTTGTTATTCTGTGTTGGGTCATATTGGGATAGCCATTCGGGCAATTGGTTAGCAAAGTTATAATAGTTGCTAAACTCGTCTGCGTAATGTTCGGCAGAATTATCTTGAAGAAGACGGCTTTGCATCTTTTCAATATCATAGTTATAATATTCGGTTAAAAACTGTTTTGCTCTCATATGTTATTTATCAAAAAACAAAAACCCCGACATATGTCGGGGTTTCGTGTGGGCTAACCGTGACACCACGTGGGTCTATTTGGTGACCACCCCTTATAGAACTGCTTTCTTTCGAGTTCCGTTCATTTGCCCCCAAAACTCTTCCTTGGTAGGTTCACGTGGAATATAGATTCGCAAACCTCGCAACTTCTTAGTTGAAAATGTTCCTTTGGCTGTCGGATATAAGGAAAAACCATCCATTTCATCATCGTCTGGATAGTTGGCAGCGTATTCGGCGGTTTCTGCGGCGTGGTATGTTTCGAACATAATCCCTCCCGCTTTTTCAACACGAGTAGCTTCGTTGGCGGTAATGCCTATCCATTCTACCGCACCGCTAAGTCCAGAATGCTCAACCAGTGTGTATTGTTCTTTCATAACTTTTTAAGCCTTGCGAGCATTTTGTCGTCTTCGATATAAAACGGATCATTGCTTGGACGGATGACGTTGCCAATAACTTGACCTAATCGCCAGTCAGGGTTCTTGCGCCACACTCGTTCGAGTTCTTCAAGAACTTCAGTAATACGTTCTGGATCACGCACTGGCTTTCTCCGCAGTGAAATCGTAAAGGTCGGTTTGACCGAATGCGGCTGCTTCACTTTTGGCTTTTGCAATACCATCTTCTGGTGAACCACGATAAGTAAACAGCGTGAGTGTCCCGCCCGATCCTGTCTTGGCACGAATGACATATCGGGGAACACCTATATTGTCCAGCCGACTGAACTCTGCTCTCAATTCTTGGAATGTCATTATGCTACCTCTTTAAAACCAAATGATGCTACTACGACTCGATTTCCGTCTTCGTCTTCGATTAAATCGCCAACGCTTACGCTGCTCATTGGACCAAAACGCTCGATGTTTTCTTCTGGACCGATGTTACCAACTTCAAAAACGCCGTCTAAATCATTGGCTGTAATATTTGAAACGTGGGTGTAAAACCCTTTGGCGATTGCTGTGGCTGCGGCTGATACTGTATGATCACCAAACATAAGTGCCATGCGTGCTGCTTGCTTTGGAACAGCACTGTGATCGCCAGCGGCATTGATTTTTGCAACTTCTGCGTCGGTCAACTGAATCTGAAAAAGCTTGAACTTCATTTTGGTAACTCCTGTTTCATCAACTTACAAATAGATATTATACGAAATGACAAACAATGTCAAGTGATATTATCGAATGCCTTCCGAACCATGTGTTCAAGTTCCTTGATAAACTCGGTAATATTGTTACTCGGATGCGTAAAATACATTTCTTTAATGGAAGCTTTATTCATTGTAATGCAAATTTCGTAGTCATATTCTTCATGATAGTCGTCTATATATTCGTCAATATCTATATCTACTACTGTTTTTGGCAAACCCGAAAATACAAATATATCGTTGATTTCCCCTGTCAAGTCTTCTTCGGTGCTAGTCACGTTACGGGTGACTGAAAGAAATGGATCATCATAATCAAACATACTATTGTTTAATGCGTCATTAAATACCGCATCATCCCAATTCAATGATTTCCAAAACCCTTGTTTTTCATTCATAACGATTATCATACACATAAATACAGTAGGAGTCAAACAAAAATGAAAGCAATAGGTAAAGTAGATATTCTAGAAGGTAATGTAACCGTCACAAAGGCTGACGGTACGCAAATACTATTATCAGAAGGCGACAATATTTTTCAAGGTGACGAAATCAATACAGGATCGTCTGGTAATATTTCAATGATTTTCGAAGATGGTAGTGCATTTGCTATGGGTAGTGATGGCGCAATGGTTATTGACGAAATGATTTATGACCCTGCGACACAGGAAGGTTCTATGGGCTTGTCGGTTTTGACAGGCATTGCTACATGTTAGTGGCTCTATCGCAAAAACAGACCCTGATGCTATGACACTAACCACGCCTGTTGCCACTATCGGTATTCGAGGAACACAAATCGGTATAATCGTTGATGATAATGGAACACAAGTTTCCCTTATGGAAGAAGCTGGCGGGTTCGTCGGCGAGATTATCGTTGAGGCAGTAAGCGGCGAGTTGCTTGTTATTAATCAAAAGAATAATACTGTTATTGTTAATACGGATGATATTGGTAATATGGTTGTTTTCACAGATGCACAAATAGTAGATGCTTACGGCAAAGCATTATCATACTTAGAAGAATCGATGCAAGTGTTGGACGAAGATATCGAGGCATTAAATGATTTTACTACCGATGCAGGTGTTGAAGAAATCCCTACTACTGCACAAGACATTGCACCAGAATCAGACAATGTGCCAACCGTGACTATCATTGAAACTGGTGAATTCACTACAATCTTAAATCAACTGCACGACAATTTTTCATTTTAAATCAACCCTTTCTAAATCACCTAAAACGATGACTTCTGGCTCTGGTGTAATCGGGGCAATAGGTTCATCTGGCGTAATCGGTTATATGAAGACGTTCGGGTTACTGTTGAACGATTGACACGAATGACGATGATCGTGTATATGAGTTGAATGATGATGAAACTAATCCAATAGCTTCTAGATAGTCACGCACATGTGCCATCAACATACGTAGCATCTAAAGTCAGATACTTCGCTAAGTATCGTTAATTAGCAGTTAGTTCATCAGTGATGGTGAACTGAAACATCGGGCACAATGCGATTTGACCCTAGTGTGGTTGAAAAACTATCAGATGGAAATCTTGGCATCATTGGCGGAACATCCCATTCAGATGATTCTAACTGGGATGTAAAAAGTGAAGACGGTTATACTACTATGTCCAAGGGCGATGATATAATCGTCATTGACACTTAATCGTCACGTTCGCCTTTTAACCGTTCCCACATTTTAAGTTTTTCTTCTTCACGCATATATTCATCGTAGATTTTTTGCAGTGTGGCATGTTTACGTCTGCGTTCTGGATGATCCTTAATCACGTCCGGTAGGCTTAGTTCGTGTTCAATGCGTGATAGTTTGTCAGATAGTTTTTCACCATCTACTTTAATATCGCCCGTTACATCCAAGTCACCGTTAATCATTGCGGTCTTGTCGCTTGGTTGAATATTATCTATTGTAATGGTGCCTGAGTAAGCATTACTACTAGTTGTTGTGTAAGTATTTGTCCAATCGCTCGCCGCAGTGCCCAGTCCACGAGTGCCCCAATAATCTGATTTATTTTTAATAGCCATTCATCATATCCTTTACTAATGCTTCAAAATCATATTGACGCTTCCACCCAAGAACGGTTTCAGCCTTTGTAGGGTCACCGATAAGTAAATCAACTTCGGCAGGGCGATAGAACTCAGGATTGATTCTTACAAGAACTTCGCCGTCGTTGCTGAATCCAACTTCCTTTACGCCTTCGCCTTCCCAATTAATATCCATATCTTTGTGACTGAATGCAACTTCTACAAGTTCACGGACTGTTTTTGTTTCGCCCGTAGCCAGAACATAATCATCGGGTTTATCTTGTTGCAGCATTCGCCACATACCTTCAACATAATCCTTGGCATGCCCCCAGTCACGCTTCGCATCAATATTACCAAGTTCTAATACATCCATTGTTACATTTGTATTTTCTGGGTTCAAAATGACATCCCTGTAAGCGCATACGTGATTGGTAATCTTCTTTGTTACAAAATCATCACCTCGCCTCGGGCTTTCGTGATTGAATAAAATTCCATTACATCCAAATAGATTGTATGATTCTTTGTAGTTTTTTACTGCCCAATATGCATACAACTTTGATACACCATATGGTGAGCGAGGATGGAATGGTGTGTTCTCATCTTGCGGAACAGCCTTCACTTCACCATAGAGTTCTGAGGTTGATGCCTGATAGAATCGTGTTGTCTCAAACATATTCAGGTGTCGCATACCTTCGAGGATGCGCATTGTTCCAAGGGCATTGATATCGCAGGTCTGTACTGGAATATCAAACGATACACGTACATGCGATTGTGCGGCAAGATTATAGATTTCATCTGGGCGAGTTGCTTTTAAAACACCCAAGATCGCTGCTGCATCGGTAAGATCAGCGTAATGAAGATTCAATCGCTCGTGACCCAGTATATGTTTAATATTGTTTGTGTTGTCAGTCGCTGAACGGCGACGAATACCGTGAACCATGTACCCTTTGGCGAGCAATAATTCTGCTAAATATGATCCGTCTTGTCCAGTGCATCCTGTTATCAGGGCAGTTTTTGCCATTTATAATCCTTTATTTGTGCTTCCATCAATTCAATAAATATCTTTTCTTTCGTCATTTACCAACTCCCGCATCCGTTGCCGTACCTTCTGGAAGGTCCAGTGCATCGCGTAAATCTTCCCATAACTTTGCTTGATCAATATCATTTTTAGTGGGATCAAGTCTATCGTGTGGGAGTTCCCATCGTCCAGCCATATATAAGGCGATTGCTGCCTCTTCTAGTGTTTTCATTTTATGTTCTCCATAGATGTTTCTTGTAGTTTGGATTTCATCCAGAGTATGCGAAAGTTTCCTTTGCGGGCCGCTCGCTCACATCGATATAGTTCTTCCATTACAGGCAAACAACGAAGAGTAACGGCCACTAGATTTTCACAGTTCTGTATTTTGGGCGTCAGTAGCATGTGTTGCATTGTGTTCGCGATGTCCCAGTTGCGAACATCAAACACGAATGGTTCATCTGGAAAATCAGCACCATTTACCCAATCCGTGGTGCGATATCTCTTTAAAACTGTCATTCTTCTTTATCAAGTCGTTCGGCAACCTTATTCAATAACCTAACAACATACCAACCAACTGCGGTTGTGATTATCGCTAAAAATATTGCTGCAATCATTCTTCAATGTTCCTGTATTCTACTGGCTTACCGGAGTCCTCGGCCTTATCAATGCCATATTGCATTCCTGATGTGATACCACGATCTTGATAAACTACTGTTCCTGACGATGCTTCACGCCAAGCTAGTCCGGCATTTATGCCCCACATTCTTTCTTCTGGAATCTCGTCACGCAAAATACCTTCTTGAGTGTAAAGCAAGTGACTGGCAATAGGCGCTTCATCACGATTTAGACTATCTCTTACTGCTTTTCGGGCATATGCCACATTGGCAGCAATGCCTTCTTTGGTATCTGCCGCATATGGGCTTTCGATTATAACTCGTTTCATTTGTTTATTCACTTTCAATATCCTCTTCAACGCACTTTTCGCCGTATTGTATTTCGTAGATTACCAAATCTTCATCTCGGCTATCGTTGATAAGTTGATGCCAAGACATTTGCGGGATTTGAATCATATCAAACCTCGTCAATCTATTGATAGTTTCTGTCATATCTTTTCTAGTAATGACCTTACCCTTACCATCAACGACAAACCAATGTTCGTTGCGATGTTGATGTCTTTGATAAGACAAACAACCACCGGGCTTTACAACAAGTTTCTTCATCTTGGCCTGTGTGAACTCATTGTCAAGAACTTCCCAATATCCCCATCGGGTATCTTTATATTGTTTATCCCATCCTTTGAGAATAGTAGAACTGCTGTTCTTTTTATCATTGCCACCGACGCCGAATATACATTTAATTCGACCCCCAAGCACGTTCATCTCGGGAATGTTTGTGGATGTTCTATCGCCGCCATTGGCAAAGATGATTTCATCACTTGGATACTCTTGTTGAATATCACGAAGTAGTTCACATGCCGAACCGTCCGAATCGTCAAACCCATATACTAAATCAACAGATTTAATATTGTTAATAATTTCTGCACGTTCATCGTAAGGCATAAAAGCCCGTCCTTTTTTACGCGCCAACCATGGATCGGAGTTTACGCCGACTAATAGTTTATCTCCCAGTTTGCTTGCTTCATTTAGGTAAGCAATATGCCCACTGTGCAAAGGATCAAACCCACCACTAGCAACAATTATCTTCATATTGATAATCCTAACATCATAATGTATTTTTCATCTTTGAAACGAAAGTGGAGTATATCACTTCCTGTCCCTTCCCACCAGAAATCTTCACCATATTTCAGGCCGAGATTTCCGGCCTTAGCACACACGATGGCGATGGCATCAACGGTAGACCAGTTGGCGTTTAATGCGCCGCCCGGTTGTCCGGTTCTCGATGGTCTATAGGTGATACTATCAACCCGAGCATGGTATGTATAAGGGAGGGCAGTTAGGTCCATTTTATTTGTTCCTGTGATGAATGGGGCGACGGAAAATCTTCGCACCCTTTTCCCATTGGTTGTCAATAATCAATCCACGATTATTACGACGATCCATAAGACCCCAATAAGTTTTTTGATTATAGAGATCACCTTCTCGAAAGACGAATCCTTCTTCTCGGCAGAAATCACGGAATGTGTCGAGGTCGTTATAGATTTTAGTTACTTCGTTTTTCATTTTTATATCCTATTGTTTAGCTGGTAAGATGTATTCATAAATAGCAAGGCCGCTATCAACAGTGATTTGTGCGGCACCATCATCGCTGAATTTCATGGTGATGTCGCCGTTTAGATTTAGGATAGCCAATGTTTGTGCCACTGGCCATTTCCAAGCACGTGCTAATTTGCCTTCAATGCTTGGCTGGAATACAAAGTTACCGGCGTGTGTTGAGTGGTCGCCAAAATAGAAAACAAGATCGCCGTCTTCCGTTTTAGCGATAAAGCTTTCTTCGTCACTGTTTGCTTGGATTTGGTATTTAAACCGCTGGATAGCGGCTGCGCTGGGTTTGAACTCTACGTTCCAGTTTGCGCCTCGGAACTTTACGCTCTTCAGCCTTTCGTTAATAACGTCCATAGTCATAAAACGATAGTCGTTCTTGAAGTCACCAGTAGAGTTTTCGAAGTGAATACCAACTGGAACATTTTCGCCATTGCGATCCTGCGTGGATAACTCAAGCTTTGCATCTTCGGCATATACCGGGATGTTTAGAAGTGTTTGAAGCTTTTTTAGGTTCGGCATCCCAAATGTGCCACTGAACTCGGTCACTGGGGAATTGAACTTTGCTTCAACTACTACAGAACGGTCGTCTGCCATTCCATTTACTGCTGTTTGGTCTACGTCGCCAACAACTTTTACTAGGTCAATAAAACCCAATCCAGTTGTATGTTGGACGATATCAAGTAATGCGTCTTTCATTTAAACTCCATGTAATTTGTCATTTGTTTATAATATATTATATCAAACTGCGGATAGTAAAATCAATATGTTTTTTTGATATTTCCAAGAGTTTGACCAGCACGTTGTGTGTAAAATTCTCCGGGCTGCGTGAATTCCAATATGGATATATTTGGTTCAATATCAGTTGTACTAATATTATCAAATCCTAGCCCATAAACCAAAGGCTCAATGTAATCACGTGTATTGAATAATCTATATTTTTTAAAGATAGTGTTATCAAGACTCGATTTCAGCAAACAATTATTATAGCTCATAATAACTCGTCCATCAGGTCGAAGAAGTTTTTTAAATTCGGTTAAGTATATTTTAATAACATCAAGCGGCAATCTTTCGAAAAATCCAAAACTAAAAATAAGACCCATTTGCCCAACTGGCAATGATCTAAAGTCCACGTCGCCGTGGGCGTGATATGTGCGCAATCGTCGCTGATACGCATCGTTGAACTTGTTTTTCGTATTAATAAGAGACTCAGAATGCTTATCAACGATATACAAAGGATCAAGCCCCACCAATTTATCCGTAAAATGATTTATGCCGGGACTTAATTCCATACCGGGATACTGCCATTTGATAGCAAGATTTATTTTTCCTTCTATTATTTCTTTTGCAGCAACGGGTAAATGCAAATCTGTGTAATATTGGTTGATATGTGCATAGTCGTCAAACTTCATTTCGCTATCATAATAACGATAACTTTGCTGAATAAACTCTATCTCATATTTTCGTATTTCTTCTTGAAATTTCTTATCTAATTTTTTTACTGTTCTGCGACCAATGATATGTTGCATTTCAAGTAAGTCTTTGGCTAAATCTTCACCATTTCGAATAGTGGATGCGATACTGGAATAACTACTCAACGTTTCCGATAACGGTGCATAGTCAATCCGTTTAAATTCATCGTATTTCTTAACTAAATCCCAATATTTGTTAGCATCCATATACCTATTTATGTGTGTATATTACTATACATCAAATAGTGTATTAAAAGTCGAAGTAACGTCTGTTTTAGTATCCAAATCCCACTTCATAACACCAAGCAAGTTTTTAATTTTTTGATCCACAATAGTTGCAAGCATTAACTCGTTATCAAACGGCAAATCCTTAAACCAGTCTGGAATATGTGGTTCATCAATCGGATACCCGATGCTCGTATATCCAAGCGGATTATTCTTTAACTTACACACAATAGTCTTTTGACCGTCTTGAATATCCATTGAATAGTTATCAGAATAGAACTTTTTTAACTTATTCCAATGAATAGCTGCCGATACGTGACCGGGAATCATTACGCCTTTCATGCCCTTATTTTCATACATCTTGGTGTACTTGGTAAGGTTGTTCACACGTTTTGGCGTACCTTTTTCCCAAGGCGGACGTTCTACAAACTCTTTTTTGAAGTCAAAAATCTTACCAATGATTTCATCTTCTTCTTTGTCTGTTAACACATCGATAAGGATTTCCATAAGAAATTCTTGCATATACCCCGGCGTATCCGAACGCTTCAAGTCCAAGCCCATAGCTTTGACTTTGCCCTCTTTGCCATCAACATCACGGCGTGTTCCTTCGTCGTCATAAATCATAAGACCATACCGCTTCTTCTTTATGAACAATCCTTTTGTTGCGATAAGTTCTCGGCCACCTTCAATGATTTCGCCCATATGTTGCGGACAGTTAAATGCTTTCTTCATAAACGGAGGAAACGATTCATTTACGGCTTCCGACACCTGATCGTATACTTCGGTGCAGATTTTTTTCGACCATTCCATTTCACCATTATTAACCGCATCTTCGATAACTGGCCACATTGAAAAATACACGCTGTTATGAACGAGAATGTTGTTGCCGAAGAACCATGGATGCTCTTCATTCTTCATGCCTATGTCATAGACATATTCATCATCAAAGTTGTCTAACTGTTTGACAGATTTTACTTTAGCTTTTTTAACTTCCATTCCACCATTCCTTTACTCGTTGTATAATAGTATATTGGTCGTGATACCAATCATTTTCCCAGATAACAAATACCTCGTATCCATTATTGGTAGCATATGATGAAGACCTTATTCAGTAGTAGTAATAAGTAAATCATCCTTCAATATATCTCGTGGTTTTATTTCCATCAATACGCCATCTCTCTCAACCATAACTGAGTGATCGCCAGTTACACGAATGGTATTACCATATTGATCCTCAATTTCCCATTGTTCTTTAGATACCTTATGCCTGTAGATATAATTGATGTGCCCGTAATACGCTTTGCCTTCTTCCGGGTTATACGAAAGAACCTTCAAATCATCGTTAGCACTATATTCCTTTGTATCATCCTTGGCATCATTCCAATAACGCTGCCCTCGGTTGAACAATTCTTCTACGGTAAGCTCACCCCAATTGGTCTTGTGTATGGTTTCGGCAAATTCTGAGTCTGTGTCGCCATACACAATACTTTTTCCAGTATGATCGTATTCACCCGCCAGTGATTGATTCACGTATGCTGACATATGCTTTGCAATACACCGACCAGTTAGTGTGGTTGACTGTCCGATATCAAAGACGTAGAAACGACAATGCTTATTCAATACAGCACCATACACATTTATATTCCACATAAGTCGTTAGTTTATGTGCGTTCTCTCATGAACTGCTGTATGTCGCCATACAGATTAGACTATATCACCAACCTTGAAGGTTGCTCCCCGTTTCGTATCACTTGATACTACTGCTTTCGCATAGTCGTTGAACCTTCCCTTACGGGCTTGGCTGCGGATTGTCTCGGTGAGAGTTCCCCGCAGTTAGAGGAGTTTTTCATTATATATTACTATATAAAGTCGCAATATTTACGAATTCAAGTTGATCTTTTTGACCAACTGCCGCTTATCCCGGAATGCTACTGCACCCCTATCTTTGTTTTCAATCTTGCCGTTTCTTACAACCAAATCGTTTTCTCTCATCACTTGTTCTAACTTTTCAGTTTCGTTATTGCTGATGAGGTCTTGGATTGTAGAGACTAAATCCATTCAATTCTCCTATCTCTGTGAGTTTATATTTGGCAACACCTAAATCTTTTAGGCATTTCCCGTGATATTCACCGAAAAAGTTTTTCCTATCTTCACGCATATTGTGATGAGGTTTAGGAAAAGACATTTCTATATCATCCACGTATTTTCTTGGAATATCTATTTGATTCTCTTGTAATAATGATATCATATTTTTGCCGCCAATAGCAATATAATCTTTATACTTATAGCACTTTATATTTTTAACAGAATGCCCGTCATAACGGTAATGGTGACTTTCAACTTCATTCTCTTTTAGAAACTCATATTGTTTGGTTTATTTAGGACAAAAGACGAGATTAGTCGTCTATCAAATCCTTTCCAAGTTTAGACATAATATCATTAGGTACTTCTATGGTAGAATCATCAATAACCGCCGCTGCCTTCTTCTTGGCTTGTAGTTCTTGGCGTTCTGCGTACCATTTTTCAAGTATGCCGGGAATGATGCCTTGCTTATTATACTCAAATACTGTGCCGTTACCGCTTACTACCCATTTTTCACCACCATGGAAAATAATATCGTTAATTTCCTTGCCAGTATGTGTGGTTTGCTTGCCATCTGCCCATTGTACTTTGAGTGGTGTGGTATCATCTTTATCATCCATAAAGGAATATTCAAGTGTACCAAATAACCCTTCCCATGCTCCTGCAAACGACTTGCCTTCAGCCATTCGTTTTTCAATAAGCGGACGTGTATGTGTAGGCAATAACTGTGCTACAAATGTCTCGGGACTCATATTCAATGCACGAATAGCCGATGGATATAGTGAGTTAATATCGATAGCACCTACCCATTTATGTGTGCCTTTCTTCGGATGCGCCACATAAGCACCAGCCGCACGGTGATCTTCGTCGTCGCCATAATGAACCTTATTAGGCACAACCATATCAAGTGAATGCGCATAGTTGATAAGGGCTTGGTCAGTAACACCAACGGCACCCATAGCTGCCGCAATAAGCACTGTATTATCGTGTGCGATTTCATTGCATAGATCAATAAACTGTAGCTTATCATCAAGTTGCTTTAATAGCAAAGTATCCTGACGGTTGTATTCAATGAACTTATAAAAGTCGTCATTGTATAACTTATCTAGCGATCCTGCGTATTGGATTTTACGGGCACCTAGTTCATATTCAGAAATGGTATCCAACGAATACGAATGCATTTCGTGATAGGTATATTGCTGATACAATGATAGGCTATCCAAGTGAATACGTCCACGTAAATCATACGTCTTTTGCATCTTGCCATATTTTTCGTATTCACGTTCTTTTGGGAGTTGGTCAAGTAAACAGAAACGGCGTGTGTCATTCTTACTAAGAACCCGTGCCGTTCGGTTAACCATATACGGAATATCGTAGCCTTCACTGTTCCAACCCGTAAGCACATCGGCTTCTTGGATTAAGTCAAGGAACGTTTCAATCATATCCCCTTCGTTACTGAATAGGTATGTGTTGGGGAAATCCATCATTGCCTCGGCTTCTTCAAGCGTCAGTGTATTTGGTGGAATAGCTAACGTAACCATTTCATCCATCCACGAACAATATAATGAGATAGCCGTTACTTTATTGAACGGGTCATCGGGTGGCGCAAAACCAAGCGTAGGCGAAAAGTCAACCTCAATATCGAAGAAGCACACGTTTAGCTTGGGCGACATCTGCCCAATATAGTGACGTTCAAGTGTCTTATTAACAATATTTATATCACTTTCCCATACACGTGTCTGACTACGACTTTTCAACTCACGATGAAATTCCTTTTTACTATCAGATTCGAATTTGGAAACAGGATTACGAAAAATAGTATTATACTTTCCAGCTGGATCGTCATAATAAAACGTCCATTTACACGGATGTTCGGTTACTATTCGTTTACCATTCAGTCTTTCAACTACCTTAACAACGTTATTTCGTTTATCGTAGATTGCGTCAACGTAACTCAATATTCACTCCTAAAATGCTGCATTCAATAAGCCCACGATGTTCATTAAGGAATACCATCCCATAAGAACAAACATCCACGAGCTTTTTCTCATATACATTGCTGCCATTAATAGCACACTACCCACAAGATAGCAGATAAAGATGATTAGCAATGGTGGTGTTGGGGTTAGAAACGCCAGTAAGAAACTGGCAATAACGCTTACTATTGTGGCAACGGCTTCACACCAAAACAATGGCTTATTGTCGTGCCACGTTTCTACCCAAAACGCCCATATATTTTTAATCATTAAATGCGTTTTACTGAAGCCAATATAGTTTCGAGCAAGTCGTGATCTTCCGATTTGTTTTGGAAATCATCTTTTTGTGCGGTTTTAATCGCTTTCTTTAAAACGGCTGGTTTGATTTGTAGTTCTTCAGCGATAGCCTTAACGGTATCGTTTAGACCTTCTGTTAAATCTTCTACTTCTTGCAGGGTTTGTACACCTTCACGCATAAGATGGTCTAGTTTAGTTGTTTCTTCCGACGAGAACACTCGGTTATTAGCAGTCATATTATCTCCTTAAATGATTACCCATTATAGCAGCATATGCACCCTGTATCAATATATTTCTTTTAAAAAAAGATATAGACAAATATATACTTATCACGTATAATGATAAATATAAATGAAGCAAGAATGTTTCATTACGCTCTCCAAGAATGGAAAGCGCCACATAGACATATATCCAGAAGGAGAATATAAATGTCAAACGAAGTAACTCTATCTGCGAGTATTCGCAGTAACCTAAACTCACTACAAAATACAACTAACCTCTTAGAAATGACACAAGGACGCCTTTCGTCAGGAAAGAAAGTCAACAATGTTATTGATAATCCATCATCATTCTTTATTGCACGTGGTTTAAGCAGTCGGCATCCGATCTATTGACGGTAAAAGAAAACCTAGCAAACAACATCGTTACTGTACAAACAGCTACTGATGCTCTAGAGTCCATTGAAGGTCTGCTAAAGCAAGCAAAAGCTGTTGCTGAATCTGCTAAAGCATCTTCAAGCGTGGCAGAACGTACTACATTCTCAGCACAATATGATGGTATTCTTGACCAGATCAACAACACCAGTGCAGACGCTACATTCAATGGTGTTGGACTACTGAAAGCTACGCCAGATAGCTTGACCGTGAAGCTAAACGAAACCACAACAACATTGACGGTTGCGGGTATTGCTTCTGATCAAGTTGGTCTTGCAGTAACCGACGCTGGTGATTGGGAAAACGCCACCATAGCAACTGGTACGACCGCCATTGATGTTGATATCGCAAAGATTGATGCAGCATTGTCAACTGTTCGTACATCAGCTAAGACGCTTGGTACAAATGCAGCGTTGATTCAGTCACGTGAAGAGTTCACAGCTAATATGATTAACAGCCTCAAAGAAGGCGCTGGTAACTTGGTCAACGCAGACCTAAACGAAGAATCAGCTAACTTGCTAGCTCTTCAGACACGCCAAGCACTAGCTAACAACTCGTTGAGTCTTGCTGTTCAATCTGAACAAGCAATCCTTAGTCTTTTTAGATAAGGGATAATGGGTGGGGGTGAAATTCCCCCACTATTTTTTAGGAGATAAAAATGGATGATCTAACAATTACGGGGCGTCCTTTGTCCACGGACAACGGACAATTACCCAAAGTAACACAAGTTGTCGAGGAAGTTACGCAGACTGAAGAAGAAAAAGAACAAAAGTCTGAGTATGAAAAACAACAGGAACGCCGTGAAGCACGTGCGGAAGAACGCCGTGAAAAAGAGCTATTCTATCAAAGCCTTCCGACAAAGCAGTTGATTGATATGCTTGAAGCAGCACAAGGTGAAATATTCCCTGCACCCACACGTATTCAAGCGTATGAGCGGGTACTAGCAATGGTAGAGAATATACCTAACAATTAAACTAAGATATTAATTTTTAAACCACGAGTCACATTGATGGAACTTACGTCTGTTGGACCGTAGGTTTCATCATATGATTGGCGTTTTTCTATGCTTGCCAATTCATATTCACGTGCCATTGCACTACGACTACGATTTTCATAAGCCATCGCCGCACCACGGCTGTCAAGGTTAATGTTAACACTTGATGGTAATATTTTCATTTTACACCTTTTGCTGCTGCAATGTTGGAAATCCAGTTCTTACGTGGTTCCCTTGTGCTTTCAAAATGGAATTCCCGCCCACGGATACGTGAATATCCTTCTTCGGCAGTACCCATCGTGAACTTTCCAAGGTTGATGTTCTCGCCGCTATTCAATAACAAATGAACTTCATTGCCACCAGCGGGTTTGAATAGAACACCATCTTGATCATACTGTACCATAAGTTTCTTAACAAGACCTTTAAGATTACCACTATCATTCTCGTTTCCGACGATGAATACGGTATCTTCTTCAACTTTTTGTTCTTCGGGTGTGCCTTGATTTTCAATCCAGCCGCCGTCGATAAACGTATATCCATACCCGGCTTTCTTTACTTGTCCAGCAAGTTGGCGGTTACGGCGTAGATTTTCGTGACGATTTTCCTGTCCGCCACGGAACGCAGTAATAAACGCTACGGGACGATTTGGGTTATCAAGATGCTGGAAAATACGACCAAGTGACGATTCGCCAATCATGTCATGAACTGATTCAACCACACTTAACGTAATAAGTTCACCGCCATCGTCTTCAATGATAAATGCTTCTTTTAGCTGACCATCTGCAATCTTGATAAGTTGACCGATATCTTTTGTTTCTGCTTCATCGCCCTTAGAAAGTTTAACATCAGCGAAGTTACCAGCCTGTTTGCCGATATCGGTACGTTCGGTATGATACTTTGCCCATTTAATTATATTATCATACGTAACGTTAGTCATACGATTGATATTCATTGCCCAGAAATACTGTTTGCGATATAATCGAGTTCTAATCCACCCCCTTTTGACAAGTGCCAAAATGATTTGTTCACGTGCTTTGCCCTCAGTGCCCATAGGCTCATCAAAGTCGGCGTAAAGTTTATCAATATATTCCTTGGTTAGCCCGAACTTCTCAGGACGTTCAATAACTGTCTGAATATGCATTTGACCAGCAATATCCAATATCTCACCACGTGGTGAAATCCAGTATGCCATTCCCGGCGCTAAGTTTGGGTTTGCTATTTCATTTAATCTCATAATCTATCCACTATATATTAAACGTAGGTTAAAGTCAACTTATTTGTCGTCCTCGGAAGGATGCTCGGTTTTGTGTTCCATATGATGATATACTTTCGACAAGTAATCATTTGCTGTTGTCAACTTGGATTGAACCCATGATTGTAGGTTATCATCGTCGTCTAGCTTCATAATGAGTTTTTCAAGTTCCTGTGCGTGTTCAATAATGGCGGATAGTTGCGAATGTGCCATTGATATTTCGTGATCATCGCTGTCCATTAATGCACCCATTTTTTCGTCTGGTTTCAGTTCACGGTGTTTTGCTTTTTGACCACGGCGCTTCTTATATGCACTGTCAGTGTTTTTGCTATCCCGTGCTTCAGCATCAGTTTCATCCCACCCCATCATATCTTTGGCTTTATCCATAATACCTTCGCCCATCGTATTCTTGGTAACATCGGTTGCCATAAATGGACCTCTTCTCATTAATTTGAAAGGAACTTTTATTTGTTCGCCGTGTAAATCATTTGATGGATGTCCGTTGCGAGGAAGAACTTTGAGTGTAACCATTCCAGAATTGTTATCAATATTTTGAAGTTCAAAATCAACTTCATCATATTTCTCACCTTTTAGTGTAAGTCCGAATCCTGTTATATACTTTTGCACTTTTCCACCAGCAACTGCCTGTTTTGCTTCATCGATTCCCTCGCCTTCTTCCATCTTATCTAAACGATCATAATAATCTGGTAGTTCAGCTAGGTGGTCACGGGCAATCTCGTCTGCTACTTTTGCATCATCTGTGTGTTCTTTTTCAATCTTACGACCTTTAACCAACTGCTTAACGATTGAAGTAATATCAACGCCATGCTTTTCAGCAATCTCTTTTGCTGTTGGTGTTTTGCCACCCATTACATCTTGTGGGCTATCTAGTTGGGCATCAGCTTCTTCTTCGGACTCTGGAACACAGTTAGGAACTTTTTTGCCGTTCTTTTTCTTCATTCCTATTTGCTTATGTGAATCCCAGCATGGATCATCATTTTCTGTGGTTTTTTCCCATTTTGATGTTTGGACACTATCGTATCTCTTCCATCCTTTATTAAGGTATTCGTCAACTTCTTCTGGCGAAACCCATTTATCTTTCCCGATATACGCCCCGTTTTGGTCTGGCATTGTCATTTTAATGTGATTAGTTTTAGGTGACGGTCTATCATTGCCAAAATCTCTTGATTTTTTACGCATAGATGGGGATGGTCGCCCTTTAGATTCTGTTTTCTTTTTAGGCTCTTCTTTAGGCTTTTTAAATGCGTTCGGTGCATTCTTTTTCATTATTTTCATAAGGCGATCACGGTTTTGACTTGCGGATAAACCTTCATCAACATCATCAAATAGTGGTCCATCGGGATCGGTCACTTTCTTAGTGCCTTTCTTTTGAACATCACGTGATTGACCTTTGATACCACGATTGAATTGCTTTGGTTTGGCATCTTCGTCAGATTCTGCTGTCTTCATATAGTCGCCCATTTCACGTTTCATTTGTGTAACAATATCTTCTTCTAACTCGTCTTCTGCTACATACTGCGATAGGAATCCATAATCTTCTTCAACACTTTTCTTCAACACTTTGATATTAACCCAACGTGTGTCGTTATCTCTCTTTGAATATATTTGTAGTCCTTTTTCGTCACCAAACATTTTTGGACCGCCAACAACTGTTACAAGTTCACCATCAAACATAAACTCGTCATGCCCGCCAGCTTCAACTTCATCATTCCATCCTTCTCCGACCAAACGATCCTTGAAAGGATGTTCGCCGTTCTTTGACTTCTTAGCTTTTTCTTTACCCTTGACTTGATCGGCGGGTGCATTTTCATCTAATCGTTGAATATTTTCTACAAGACTTCTAAAACTATTATCCATTTTTCATTGCCTTTACAAGAATCTTTTCAACAACATGTTCCATTTCTTCCCATTCATACCAACCTTCGTAACGGGAGTTCATTTCAGCGTATACGTTATTATCAACGATATGTTCAACGGCTGCTTTAAACTCTTGTGCATTTCTTGGATCAAGCTCAGTTGAAAGGCGACCCATTTTCATAAACTCTCTAACACCTTGTTTTGCAAGATATACTAGTTCGCTATGTACTTCATTTTTTTCACGTTCGCTTGGCTCGTTGTCGGATGGTATCCCACTAAAGTTATCAGGATATGCTTCGTCGGTTTTTTTGCGATAAACGCCTTGGTCACCACGACGATTAGTTTTACCCAATGGCATTGCAACGGAAGCTACACTTCCACTACTTGTCATTTCCATAATATCCTTGATCTTCATAGCTTAAACTCCCGTCCGTTGAATAAGGTAGTGGTTTTACCATCAACCCTTATCGTATTTATCTTTAGTGAACCATTCTTTGGATATAAATTCTCGACGTTAATAGTATGCACACCTTCGCCAAGAAATAACGGCACCACTTCAGTTATATATTGTTCTTTATTATCCCACACATAGTCTCGTTCTGTCATTAGTTCGTCGTTAACATATATCCGATATGGAATACTATCACGTTGAATATCCGCATATAAATCAATCTCTAGTTTAATCATTTAGCGGTCTTTGCTCTTTTGGCTTCAATACGTGCAGTAATCTGATTTTGTTTTTCCATAGGCAATTCGTCAAATCGTGGCAAATCTGCAACACCGGCAGCGGAGTTAATGGCTAAAACTTCTTCGTGGGATAAAACCTTGACAACTTTCATTTCACCACCGATTAGCCATTCCCCTGTCATATTGGCATTGGTTTTGTATCTGTAATGACCGCCCTGCGGAACCTGATCGGTGATGTGGGCAGTTCTTGGAACAATATCGCCCTTTTTATTACGATCTGCTCTTTTGTTAGCCTCATCCTGCCAATCTACATCATTCGCAAATAATACTTCTGCCCATACTTGGTTTTCAAGACGATAATCTGGTTTTGTTTGCGAAGCGCCGCCACTCTTTCCGCCAATGTGTGTTGCTATAGGTAGATTACCACCGTGCCAACCGGGGCGCATAGCCAATGGTCCAAGTGAAGATTTCACTTTACCGCCGGTAGGTGTCATTTCGCCGATTTTTGCTGGTAACCATTTACCTACTGGAACAGGTGTTTTAGCATCGATATACAGTGGATAAATCTTTCCGCTGGCATCAGTTTTAAACAACTTATATAGAATAACAGTTTTGACTGGACTTTCAATTTCATTCAACTGTGTCTCGGGCATTAATTTCTTTACACGACCTTTGAATATTTGCTGGTCGCCTTTATCGGTTTTCGCTATCGGCTGCTGGTGTTTGTCTTTCTTAAAGCCTTTGACAGTAGCCTTGCGGTTCTTGAACTTCCCAACCATAAGTTCGTCGCCAACGTCGATGTCAGGTAGTTCCAAAGTTTCATCATCTTTCAACTGACTTTCACGGAATGCTGCCATCTTGGACACTGGTTTTTTACCTGTTCTCTTGAATTCACGCATTGCAGCGTTTGTATCAAGGTTAACATTCTTCCCTGTTGCTTCATTTTCCATAGTAGCAACTTTGATATGAATGTTATTGTCAGTAATAAGTGCTAATGCTTTTGCTAGCTTCATATTATCGTCGCTAGTGAAGTATCCGTTACCACTTTCAGAACTGAAACGCACCCAACCATTTGCATACATAATCATAGCAACGGGAATATCATAATACTTACTGGTAGGCGTGTAATTATCGCCAAGCTCTTTAAAGCTCACACCATATTTTTGTGGTTTTAATAAAGCATCCTGTGTATGATGTTCACCTTCGCTGGCTAGCTCAATAATCTTCTTGCTGGCTGGATGAATCCAATACTTAGACACTGGGCTTTCGTTTATCTTGGTTTCATCATTCAGGAAATCGTATCCTTCTGCAATACCAAGGTTGTATGCTGCTTCGGTGTTCTCTTTTGACGATAACTTGCGACGACGATTCCCACCACTTAACAATGGCGGGTAGCCATCACTGTCAACGTCAAATCCGAACTTTTTTCCCTGCACTCGTGTCTCATCCTTACCAACATCGTCGGTAGTGTTGTAATCAGTAATACGTCCTACGCCTTCTTCAAGTTCTTTGTAGAATGTCTTCGGAAACTTGCGTAGATAGCCCATCAATTCTTCGATGTCGATGCTTGTCTGTGTGATGTTAATAGGTTGACCGACGTTGTATGCTGCTAACCAACGATGATGTCCGTCAGCAATATAGTTGTCAGCACTTACCAATAATGGCTTTGTTGAAATACCACGCTTAATACTTTTTTCAATCTTTTCGTCATCAAACTCACCTTGTGTGGGTTTCAATGATTTGGTATCGACGCTTTTGTTACGGAATGAAACGCCACGATCTTCGAGCCATTTAACTAGCTCTGGCATATCATCGCTGCTTACTTGTGGCATTTTGTTACGTGGAATATCCCAACGGGTATCTGTCGGTTTAATGATTTTTAATTCTTTTAAAGCAATCGCTTTCTTTAAACTAAATGATTCGTTTGTTTTTTTATCACCCCACATAGCATAGATAAGCAAATCACCCGAAAGTGCCTCGCCTTCAATATCATCTGCATACTCTGTGCCAAGTTTTGCCATCGCTTTGTGATACCGGTCATCGGATAACTTACCGTCCGTCCAAGCCTTTCTTAACTTTTCGGATTGGTCTTCCTTTTCTTTGCTGAATGAATCATTGTAGTGTGGTTGGTGTGTGTCCAATGGTCCTTCAATCTCATCGTCTTCTGCGTCATAATGCAGTGGCATTGGTCCGTCACTGTAGCCACTAATCTCACCCCACGCAACCACGTTAGGATGTGCAACAATCTTTTTCCATAGTTTGATGGCACCTTCAGATTGCGTTTCATCGGATATAATCGTCCAACCAAGGCTTTTCATCAACCACGTATACAAACGGAAACCAACGTTGTATCCTTGGATACTCTCGTGGATTGACATATCCGCCATAGTATAACCTGCGTCTGTCTTCCAATAACTAAGCATACCTTTTTGTGTGCGACTGTCATCGTCGCCACGTTGAAATATTTGGACTTCTTCAATTTCTTCACATAACCAAAACTCAATATTTAAGCTGGCTACCTTGCCGATGAGTTCCATATTTTCTTCTTCAACACTCTCCGCAAATTCGGCGGCATTTAGTGTCAATACCAGTGAATCATTGAACTTACCTTTAGTAATGGTATTCATTGCAACTTCGTGTACAAAACCATATCCTTCTGTCGTAATAGGTTGCTCTGTGTGTACGGTTTGTTCCAGCGATTCGAGTCTATCCAAAATATCTGTAAGAATACGTTGGTTTGACATAGTGATATCATCATTACTGCCTAAATCGGTTTCAATATCGCCCATCTCCTTGGCACCATCACCTACTTTTGAATCTAAGGCTTGAACAAGTTTAGCCAATGCCTCAATCTCATTATGTGCGGTAGGAAAGCGATATAATGCTTTTTTGATAAATGGATAGATGCTCGGGTCAAAGTTAGATAGGTTGATTTCGTCGTTACCGCCTTTTTTATCTTCTTTTTTCTTTTCAGATAGATTCTTATTTTCAACTTTGAACTGTTTTTTAATGATACCAGTTGGCTTGAATGCTTTCTTCTTCATCATCGTTTTGGTAACCAACTGAAAACGAGGTGCATCAGGGTTGCGGTCGTGTCGTGGATTGTCAAGGATAACGAAAGGAACATTCAAATCATTTGATAGATCAGTCATAACTGCTTCCATATCAGTACCAAGATGCTTTATCTTGTTGCCGTGTTTGCTTTGAATTTTTACGAATAAATCATATACTTCTTTTTGTGTTACTGGCTTTGATTTATGTTCAGGACGGTTAAAACGGTCAGCGAAGTGTTTTGTGAATACTACATCGATGCCTAGTTTAGACCAAAGACGATCAAGTGCTTGATCCAATCCTTGTAAATCCGACATTGTTACTTCGGTTAGATAACTCATTATGCTTGTGCCTTATATGTTGCTAGTTTGTCACGAATAGCACGTAACTGTGTGATAACCTTGTCATACACTTCTGCTTCGAAATGCCCTTGCTTGATAGAAGGATTGTTCATTTTATCAAGGATTTCGCTGGCACGTTGGATATATTCGCTAGCACTTTGCACGATTCCAGTTTTGCCGGGATAGATAGCTCTGCCGCGGCGTGAAAATCTCATTTCATCTGGTGGTGACGATGAACGTGGCTGATCCTTAATGTCGGGACCGCCTAGTTTAATGCCTTCGAGTAGTTCGTTGCATTCTTTAATTAGTGTTTCGTGTTCGGGTGCGCTAATATCTGTTAAAAACATAATGAAAATCCTATTTAATGTATTTATCACTATTAGCGTATTACATATTTTCTAGCAAAAATATATAAAATGGTGTATTAAACTCGATAAACCATACGCCATTCCATCCAAGGTCCATATGATTGCGTAATACGGGTGTATCGGGATGATTTTCAGCATACCATCTATCTGACGGAATATATTTGGATTTAAACCGACAAAGATTGGTGATATCAATCTCATCTATTTCTATTTTTTTAATATGCAATAGTTGATCTTTGATTACATTACCCTCGTCATCAAGAACAACATCGGATTCTTTCTTATTACCCAACTCAATATTTAATTTGTTTTCTTCGCCGCATTCTACTTCAAATGTGATAATCTTCTCTTCGTGGATAATCGAATCATCTATCAATCTATCGTTAATGTGTACTAGTGCATACGGCGTACCAGTGGACGCCAGCGTAATCGCAAAACTTAGTTTTTCCATAAATTTATACCTGTAATTCTTTAACTAAGGTATTTATACGCCCCAATTTCGATGCAAGAAAAACTCGTTGATTGTATTCAAGTAACGGCTTCAATTCACGCATAACCTTACGATGTGCATTATCATCATATGTAGCCAGTTTATAACACTCGGTAAAACAACTATGCATCCGCTTTTCACCATTTTCTACACTATCATAATCTTCGAATATATAGTCGTCGAATGTCTTGTATCCTAAATCATGTAAAACCATTAAACTGCCGGGATTACCAATAATCACAAACGGCTGTAGGTTTAATATACATTTAAATGTCTTTTCTGTCAGAAAAATAGTATCGTCGGTATAGTGTGTCTCGGTAACAAAATTCCAATATGCGTCATCGAAGAAAGGTTTATGAATGATGCTATGATTGTTGTGTTCATCATCGGTCATATCATCGCACGATAACGGCGTGTATAAATCAAACTGTGCAACCAGTCTGTCCACGTCATTCCAGTAATCACACCATTCCATAGGATCATCGTCACGAATATCAAAAGGATCGTGGCTGGTTGTATATTGTTTATCTTGGTAACTAAAATAACTGTCATTTTGCAGACCGTGTTGCCATAATGATGCAGCAAACGCTTTGCGCCACGGTTTGTCTATTCTATTCAAGAATGTAAACTTCTTACTGCGTGGCTGCATATTGACTTCGGTTACATAATCTTTTTTATGTATATGTAGATAACGATAATATAACTCGTCGTCGGGAAAGTACACAAATGAGTTCCCATATGTCGGTGCTAATGCGTTGGCACAAACAAATTTTACATACTCACGGCTTATATTATGCCTAATACAAAGATCATTTATATGGTCGGCAATGCCGTCATCAAGCCAATCGCCTTCACTATAATAGAATACAAATACGAGGCGTTTGTTGCGTAACATCTTCCTTGATCTTTTTTCCATCAATTCAAAGTAGTCTATGTCGATATCGAAGAAATTTAGATTTACCATATAATGCCCGATTTGGTCTAATGGCAATTCGGTCGATAGCATTTCACGATGCGGAGCATTATCCAATCGCATATATTTTACTAGACGGTTTTCTTGTGAGAATGGGGTTTTTAGTGCTAGATCATACCACTCGGTTGATTTAGGTACAAGGGTGGTATCTTTTACAAGATTTGGGAGATAGGTTTGTTCGTTTTTAAAGTCATAAACGAAATTTATCATTAATAGTTCAGTTGTACTTTCGTTATACTTCCTTCAGAAAATCCAGAAACAGCCGCTCTAAGATAAACAAAGTTTCCAGTGAAGTTGTATGTAACGGCGACTGAACCAGCAACCGCATTGGTCATTGTTGTGCCATCTATATCAAACCAATCAGTCGATGTTGGCGTTGTTGCCAATGAACCTTGCATTTTAATAGTGCCAATAAATAGGTTCGGAAAGTAAGCCACGGTATGGATTCCATCATACCCATAATATCCATCGCCTTTAACCTTATCGGTTTGGAACGACGCACTTGAACCATCATAGTTCAAGTTTTCATTTGGTGTTCCCTGTGAAATTGACGGGATTAGGGTTAGTGATGTTGCGGGCATTAAACTTCCTTAATGATTTCTACTAGTTTGCCTTCGCCTACTAGTTCTTGAACTACAGCTTCTACGCCTTCTAGCATATCGTCTGTCAGAATTGCTGATGCGTTAGCATCGTCTTTAATTAGTTCTGATACTTTAATCACAACCATTTCTTCATTCATTTTAGCCATCTGATAACTCTCCTTAATATAGTATTTATCATTTGCTGGCAAAGAATGTTAAATAAAAATCTTCGAATTCCTCTTCGGACAGATACTCAAGTGCCCATTCATGCAACGAAGCAGGGGGCATACCCGCCACACCTATGACTAATAGCTTACGCAATAAATCTACTTCGCATTCCATCAATGCTGTTGTAAATTGTTTGTTATTATAGTTCATTGTATATCACTTATTTCATAATCATTTATATATTCGCTTATCCATAATTTAGAATAAGGTATATGATGTGAATCCCATTGAAATGTCAATACGTATCCTTGTGCCTCAAAATCTCTATAGCACGTAACATTTTTCATTCCATAATAATCAACCAGATTTTTTTCTAGTGTTGTGCGTGTGTGTGGATTTTCCAGTACATTCGGATATCTCTGTATAATCACCCATATTTCTTTTATTATTTTATGGCGCTTAAACTGTCCAATATCGGTGGATAACACTCCTATGAAATCTTCTTTACTAATATCGTCGTTCATACCAATATCCATTGTAATTGATTCTGATAAGTTTTTTATCCCGCTCTGGTTCATACGTTTCTTCAATCGTCACCGTGATATTGTGTTTATTCCTGATATAATCTACCATTGAATTACACATATCCATATGATAATGGGGATTGATATTCTTATCACATATCAGTTGGTCAAGTTCCAGAAATACATCGGATATCGGTTGCGGTTCACTTAATGCGTTCCAAAAATCTTGTTTTTCTTTGGTGGTCACACTGCCATCTTTGCTTTTATAGTGTCCTGTGGATTGTAGTTCTCAAGCTTGATATCATCCATTGTGAAACTATCAATATCTTTAATATCAGGGTTCAACCATAGCGTTGGTAAATCCTGTGGTTCTCGTGATAGCTGTTCATTGACTTGATCGAAGTGATTGCTATAAATGTGAGCATCGCCTAATGTCAGGATTAGTTCACCTACATCAAGCCCGCATACTTGAGCAATCATATGTGTAAGTAAAGCATAACTGGCGATATTGAATGGAACGCCTAAAAAAAGGTCACAAGAACGCTGGTTCATATGGCATGATAGTTTGCCATTAGCCACATAGAATTGAAAGATCATATGACACGGTGGTAGAGCCATATCTTGAAGTTCTCCCGGATTATACGCTGTAACGATATGTCTACGGCTGTCAGGGTCATTCTTAATGCTTTCAATGACATCAGCGATTTGATCTACAAAAAATTGCTGTCTCCATTTATATCCGATTGGCGGTGATTTTTTGCTAAATGACCAATTTATAGAATTGCCGTTTTGTTCACGGAATGCTCTATTTACCATATCAGTATCTTTAATATCTTTTTGTTTATAGAACAAGGATGGTGTTGTGAATTTGAATTCTTCATTAGATTTCTTATTGGTCGCAATAATCAAATCATTATTATGTTTAGGTAAAATATATTGATTATACCACATAGGTAGAAATATAGTTGATTCTATTCCATAAAATTTATTACCAAAATAATCTTTATCTAATTCATATTTTGAATGGTTAATAACCCATTTGTCAAATCCAACCAAACCATGAATATCTCTGTAAAAATTACTAAAACATCTCCACTTAGAATCCACATAAATACCTTGTTGTTTATAAAATAGTGTCTTCTCAGTATTTTCACCATGACACCGCTCCATCATATTGAGCCACATATTATATGCTGATGTTAAATATTTTGATCGTTTATCGACTACTCCATAACACCCAGCACCTTCAGCCGCAGTCATGGCATATGGGTTCTTTACAGTTTTTGAACGAATGTTAGGACGAGAGCAGTCTATGATGGTGTTGATACCTTCTAAAAATTGAACTCGGTAATACGAATTGCCATTTCTCACATCAAGTTTTTTAAGAATTTTTATTTGCCCTGATTGATTTGTATCAAAAATCTTTCCTACAAAATCATCACCACCTGTGTAATCTACTTGTTCTAAATCAAAATCCAAGGAAAATGGTTGATCGTCACCAATTTTAGTGCCCTGTTCTATTAGAGTTACAGAATCTCGCCAAGAATCATATTTTGACCATTTTCGCCATTGGTAGCCATATACTTTTTGGAGGTCGCCTTCGAACTTTGCTTTGGGTTTCCAATAGTCAGCTTCAGCGTTAGCAGTCCAGATTGTGCGTTCAGTGCCATTGATTTCAGCTAATCGTCTTTCATCACCAGACCCTTCTAGGAACCATAGCAGTTCACTCTTTACAGCTTTGAACGCCAGCTTCTTGGTTGTAACGGCTGGAAAGCCTTCTGACAAATCAAATCGCATCTGGTGAGCGAATACAGAGCGTGTGCCTGTGCCCGTTCTATCGCCACGATCTACGCCGTTGTCCATGATGTGTTTAAGTGTTGTTAGGTAGTTCTGCATCTGATGTTTCTTTCATTTTTGTACTAAGCCATATTATTCTGAAGTTACCTTTTCTGGCGGCTCTTTCACACCAGCGAAGTTCGTTAGCGGTTGGAATACCACGCAAGGATACTGCGACTACATTGCGATCCTGTTGTAACTTAGGTGTCATCAACATTCGGTACATAGTATGAGCGATGTCCCAATTACGCACATCAAACACAAACGGCTCGTTGGGGAAATCTTCCCCTCTTGTCCATTGATCTGTTCTATAGCGTGGTAATATTTTCATGTCATCTTCTTCTCCGGTTTGAATCTTTGCTTCCGTCATAGTAGCTGGGGTCTTTCTTTTGGACCCACTTCACGAAAGTCTGGATTTGCTCATGTTCCCTAAGTCTTTCCCAAGTATGATAATGTTTTAGTAACTCTCGTTCAGTAAAGGTTGCGTGTATCTTTCTGTGACATATTTTATGTAATGGTTCTTTTGCTTTACCCTTGAAAGTTTTAGGAATCAAGTGATGCTCGTCTATGTTCACTATTCCTAGTACACGCCAACATAATGGACAGATTTCAAACAGTGACATTATGACCATCCGTACATATAAGTCTGTTTGCATTTGCTACATTTGAACACATATGGATACCAATCACATTCATATTCTTCCAGTTAATTCACGCATACGCCGGGTGCCGAATACCGCAGCAGTTTCGTTTATATATGAGCTTTCCGAAATAATAAATTGATATTTACGGAAATCTGTATCCGCTTGATGATATTTTTTTAGATCATTTTTATTTAAAATCTTAAATGACCTACCCGGTTCGTTTTTATTATACACGGATATTGAATGTCCCTGATCTATCAATCTCTCCCAGATACTAAACCCCTCATTGGATAATTGAACATCACTCATAATTCTAATAGATTTGTGAGTATCTTTCAACACACGGTTGTATAGGTCAGATGCATAGGGCATTGATCCCTTGTATTTTTTTCCTACCGAATTGACAACATATGATTGTGGCTTCACATCAAATTCTGCTGCTAATAATATTTCACCATTTTTTTCATACCAATAGGATACCACTTCATTACCCATCTTGAACCAATTATCGCCCAATGATACTTTACTGGTATGTTTTAGGCGATCTTTGATATGGTATTCCAACATATCAAACAGTTCAAAATCGCCTATATTCTCTGGCATTTCTGTTAGCCAAGTATCGTCAAAACTTTCTCTACTCATAATCTGGTATACGTTCCCACGCTTCCATTTTACATTCTGGATGTTCGATTCGCTGAATGCATTCAAAGTTACCAATATGAAGACCAAGATCATGGGTAATATATGTATCGGCTTCAAATACACCTTTAAATGTCGTTAGGTATATTTTATCACATATATCAAACGTTTGTCTATATATTTCAGCCCCGCCTATGATAAACGTGTCACATGTAACAGGCGGGATGGATAGTTGGTTGCGTAGATGTAGATTAATAACAAAATTTTTCCAATCATCCCCCAATACCATCGCATAGGCTTCATTGCGTCCAATATCACGCTGTGTTAGAGTTTTAGAAACGATCAGACTTAAACGGTTCGGCAGGGGTTTGCTCGGCAAACTATCCCACGTCTTTCGCCCCATAACGACATTGTTATTTTTAGTTAGGTTGCGAAACCATTTCATATCGTGATCACTACGGGGCCACGGTAACGCACCTTTGTTACCGATAGCCCCGTTTTCATCAATGGCTAAGATTGCTGAAATCATTATGCGTACGGATCAGCCCAACCAACCAACTCGTCTTGGTTATCATAGTCTTTCCAAATAATCATATTCGGTAAACTAATGTCAAACTTTTGACGGGCACGTAGGTCTTCCAATGTACGGTCAAAGTCTTTGACCTCGTAAACCTTCATACCATTCATTTGGTGGTTATCGTTATCAAGGATACGTGATGAGCCATAATACCACGTGCCATCCTTTTCACGGAATACAAGCATAAAGTCTGGCTCATAATCCTTTAGTTCACCATCATTTCCTTCTTTAAGAATATCAAGTTCTTTGTCTTTGATCTGCTCGATACGCCCCAACGTTTCAATACGCTTCTTTGTTTCTTCGAAGGTTTCCTTATTGCCAGCGGTTACACTGTCTTTTTTACTCTTTTTAACCATTAATATGTTTCCTTTATTTTGTCGCAAATACCAAGCGCCAATGCTTCTTCGGCATCAAGCCATACATCGGATTCTGGTAACAACTTCTTGCGAACTTTCTTTTCTGATAAACCAGTGCACTTAGTGTAATGATCTAATAATCGTCTGCTTGTAAGATTAAACTCTTTTGTTACTGAAAATAGTTCGTGTTCCTTACCACGTGATCCCCCGCTATATTGATGTGACAAGATAGACGTATTCGGTGTAAGAGTACGGTGACCTTTTTCACCAGCCATGAACATAAGTAAGCCACAACTTGCGATCATGCCAATGCCGACTGTGCGGACAGGGATAGAAGAACCCTTCATTGTATCAATCAATGCAAAACAAGCATTTACGTCGCCGCCGGGTGAATTGACAATAAGTGTGATATATTTCTTTTTCTTGGCTTGAAGATTTTCTTCAATAATCCATTCGATGACTGGTTTAAGTGACGCTTGTGTAACTTCGGTCATAAAAAGATACATACCGTTATCGTTTAGTGACTTCTTTTCATTTTTATTATCTTCAGACATCTGTTTTGGGTTTCCTTCCCGGTTTGAGTCCGACAGCACGTGGTGTGCCATCAATATTTAAATCATACGATTGTGCTAATCGTTCTATATTCATTCCGTCAATCCTGTGAATATCTCCATACGTAATAGTATAGGTAATATGTGGATCACGGGGGCTAATACCGGAACACCCGGCGTCTTCTACTCGTTGAAGGACTAGTTCTTTATTGATTCTAACCTTCTCGTATCCGATACCTTTGGCATTAACGGTGGCATGAACTTTTGTTTCGTATTGAATAATACCAAGCTCACGAAATTTATTAACTAATGTTGTCTTCATTTTCTAACCTATATTCCTCCACTTTTTTAATTACGTCACCCATTGCGAGTGACATTGCAAACATATCTTTTTTGGTTTTTGCCCACACGAATGGCTGTGAATTATAAAAAAAATACCCTGATGAGGATGATAATCTATCCATGGTATAGTCGCTAGTTAAATACCCGTCCGTTTTAATAAGACGCACCAAATCGTCTGCTCGGTCCATTGCCCTGTCGGTAGAAAGATACATCTTATAGCGATAGCCACCATGTGGTAGTGTGTCTTTGCGAATAACCACACTTTGATGTTGATCTTCTACCATCGTATGAGAAATATCATTGATAGTAATCGGCTTGTATCCACGGTTTTTCTTTGCGTAGTTATCAGCCCATGTCTTGACCGTTTCCAGCAGTAACTCAAGTTTATCGTCGCCCTGTATTACAAATAGGCTGATACTGATATAATCATCTCGGAATCTACAACCATCTGTTGTGTAGATATCTCTAGCAATTGTTTTGACTTCATGCACAAGATGGTCATATGTTCCGTATCTACGCCGCCCGTCGATAACATATTCTGAATCAATACGAAATGAAATACGGGTATTGAATTTACTAAACCACATTTTTCCGTGTTCTGACACACTATACTTGTGTGAATCTACGATTTTAACAGTATTGATATCGTCCAATGTTTTCTTAATCGATTTCGATAATACCTTGGTCATTAATGGCCTCTTTTTCTAAATTTTCAATTGGAAGGGGATTTGTGAAGTCAAATGTGACCTCTTTATCCTTATAGTTTACCACAATAATGCTACCTTTGTCAAGTTTTTCGAACAGCATCTTCTTGGCAAGCGGGACTTTGATTTCTTGATCGATGATACGTGCCAATGGACGTGCACCCGTCTTTGGATCAAAGCCACTATCTACAAGGTATTCTACAAGTTCATCCGTGGTACGAATTTTCATATCACGTTCACTAAGAAGTTCATTAACATCATTCATGAACTTATTGACAATCTTTTTCATCGCCATTTTAGATAACTTGCCGAATTTACATACAGCATCGACACGGTTACGGAATTCTGGTGCAAAGTATGCTTCATACTCTTTATCTTCTTCACCTGATTTCTGCAACGCTGCACCGGATAATCCGAAGCCGATGTTGTTTTTCTCGTTTGCCGCAGCACCCAAGTTTGATGTCAAAATGATAACACAGTTACGTGCATCTGCTCGTTGACCTTTGGCACTGGTGACATAACCTTCGTCCATCATTTGCAACAAGATGTTTAGAACATCAGGGTGCGCCTTTTCAACTTCGTCAAAAAGAATGATAGCGTTAGGATTTTCTTTGATGTCTTTAATCAAAAGACCCGGTGTATCGTCGTGACCTACGTAACCCGCAGGGGCACCAACGAAACGTGCAATGGCGTGTTTCTCTTGATATTCACTCATATCATATCGCAACAGTTTCATTGCAAGTTCACGTGACAGCTGTTTCGCCAACTCGGTTTTACCCACACCCGTTGGACCCATAAACATAAAGGAACCAATCGGCTTGTCGTGTGATTTCAATCCAGCCTTTGCCACGAAGATTTTATCAAGAACTTTATCAACTGAATCATCTTGACCGAACACATTGGTTTTGATATTGATTTCAATATTTTGCAAGTTCTCGGACTTTTCTTTATCGTCCATTGTATTCATTGGAACACCCGTTGCACGGGCTAACTCCGTCAATACATCAACTTTCTTGATTACGAAGTTCTTATTACCAAGCAACCGTTGCTTTGCACAAGCCGCATCAATCAAATCAATCGCTTTGTCGGGAAGTTTCTTATCGGCTTGATAACGAACGGAATAATCAACCGCCGCTTCGATGGCATCCTTTTTGATAGCCTTTGCGCCATGATGTTCACGAATATATACCGAAATCGCCGCAACAATATCCTTGGCAACTTCTGGCGTTGGTTCATCAACGGTCAAACGATAGAAACGCCGCATCATAGCACGGTCTTTTTCGAATGATGTGGTATATTCATCCCATGTTGTTGATGCAATAACCTTGATTCCGCCACGACCAAGTGCTGGCTTCAGCATATTGGCGAAATCTGGACCGCCGCCAGTGCCAGCATTGCCAGCACCACGCATCGTGTGCGCTTCGTCGATAAACAAGATTGACTTGCCACGTGCTTCAAGTGCTTCAATGGTTTCTTTGATTTTCTCTTCAAACTCACCACGGAACTTACAACCTGCAAGCAATGACCCAACATCAAGGTTCCACACCGCCCATCCTACAAGATAGTCAGGCACTTTGCCTTCGTTGATTTTCAATGCCAATCCTTCTGCAATCGCAGTCTTACCAACGCCGGGATCACCGACCATTAGCACGTTTGACTTTGTGCGTCTTGCAAGAACTTGTGCAATATCATCAAGTTCGGCATCACGTCCAATAACGGGATCAATCTTTCCGTTATCTGCCATCTCGTTAAGATTGCTACAGTATTCTTCAAGCAACTCTTGCGCTTGGGTTTCGTTCATTTTTTTAGATTTATTTGTTGCGCCCTTTTTGTCCTTGGGCTGATACATTTCCATGATATCGTCTTTAGAAGGAAGATATTTAAGAAGATAATATGCGGCGTGTGAGTTGGTTTCGGCAAGGATGCTCAAATATAGGTCAATGCTATCCATACGGCTTCGACCACTGAACAACACTTGTGTATAGGCACGGTTAAATACACGCTCAAGGGCATGTGTTCGCTTTGGTGTGCCTGTATGCCGACTGATAAGTTCTGGACGATCCCGCATATAAGTTACTAACTCATCACGAAGTCCTTCAACGTCAACCTTGACTTCTGCAAGAATGGTTGAAAACTCTCGGTCTTTGATCAACCCGAACAAAAGGTGTTCAAGTGTAACATATTGATGCTTTAGTTTTGCTGCATAGTCTTGTGATGCATCAATGATCTTGTTGATATCTGGATTTTCTTCTAACATTGTTTACTCCGATTTTGCTTTCTTGATAAAATCAAGTTGTTTAGGGGTTAGATTTTTTGGTGTCTTAACGCTCACTTGGATAAAGATACTTCCCTTCTTTTCTCGGAAACGAAGACCTTCATCTCTTAGATTCAGAACTTGTCCATTGTCTGTCCCTGCTGGGATTTTCACTTTCAAGTTCTTTCCTGATAATGTCTGTATTATTTCTTCACACCCAAGAATGGCGTCAAGACTATCGATAACCATAGTAGAAACCAAGTCCAACCCTTTCTTTTCAAAGGTTTTATGAGGACTAAGCATTATAGTAACATACAAGTCACCCCTTGTCAATGATGGATTGGCATTATCTCCAAGACCAGCGATATGAAGTGTTTCGCCATGTTGAATATAAGGCGGAATGTTGACTTTTACAAGTTCACGTTCACCATTACTCATTCTGATGCTTAAATGCTTTTCAACAGATACATCGGTTTCATTCATTATAAGTTCGTCAAGTGTTACATTTAGTGTAATGTTCAGATTATGGTTTTTTGTTTGACGTGGACGAAACCCGCCGCCTCTTGCTGCCATTTGTTCTTCCATTTGGCGTAGAATATCTTCCATTCCTCTACCACTTCTGAACTCTTCAAATCGGTTTTGTTGGCGTCCACCAAACTGTGAACGTGCATCATATGCCTGTCGTGTCTCAGGGTTCTTTAATGTGTCATACGCTTCGCTGATTTGTTTGAACTGATTTTCATCACCGCCCAAGTCTGGATGATGCTTTTTAGCCAGTGTCTTGTATGCTTGTTTGATTGTATTGTCCGAAGCGTTTTTTTCTACCCCGAGAACTTGATAATAGTCCATATTCTATTTACCCATCTGTTTCATTGTGCCATTTCCAGAATATACGATCATTCTCAAGACACTCATACCCGCATGGGTTACATCTGGGTGGTTGCAAGCTGCTGGGTAATAGGCATTATGCACACAAGTCATGCACCCACGCCTAACATCGTCGGGGGTTTCTTCACGTGCCATAGCTGGCCAAAATAGCTTTTTATTCATTGGAGTATTATACAATAAAAAAGGAGGCTTGTCCACCCCCTTTTAGTTATTTTTCTGATGGACAGTTCGCATCATATTTTTTGTTATGTGCGTCTATCGCTTCAAGGTCTAACCTTATGTTGCGGTCGCCTTTACGAAGACCCGGTTCTAAGGCTGTAATAGTTGCTTCGGATAGGTTGATTGGGTCTGTCCACACGCAACCATTCGAAACAATTCCGTCAACCTTTACGGTTACGCAAGCTGTCAAGGAGATCATCATCAGACTGACGACGAACATCGTCCTCAATATCGCCAGCTTCTTTAGCTCGTTCAACTTCATCTTTAAGTTGCTCCTTTATTACTTTATCTGCGCCTTTTTCAATATTAGTAGCATCACGCTTGCTTGATTCCCAAGCTTTGATAACACCACCAACAAGGCTGTCAAATAGTTTTCCAGCAAGGCTCGCTAAAAAGTTCATTACTTCTTAGCTGGCACGTCGAGTTTAGTAAGAACCAACTCTTTTACCTGATCTTCAGACAACTTGAACTTCTTAACAGCGTCAGGAACCTTAGTAAGAACGTATGATGCTGCGTGAGCGACCAATGCATTCTTTGTTTCAACTTTAGCCCAATCGGCATCTTTAAGTTCTTCTTCGGCTTTGTGCTTGCCGTAAGTAACGCCACGCTCAATAGCGCCCATAACTACTTCACGAATTTTGTCTTCGTTTTCTAGTCCAAACTTCTGCTGAACTTTGTATAATGCCCAACTACCAACTGCTAGAACAACACCGCCGAGGCATTGTAGTAGGATGGTTAGAACTGGACTTAGATCGATTACTGATGTTTCCATTTTGATAACTCCTAGTTATATATGTATATTATTTATCTTAGTTAATATGTATATTATTTATCTTAGTTAAACGGTTCGCATACGTTTTACGAGTCGTTCTGCACGATTGGTTACTTGTCGATACCAACGTGAGTTAACCATTTCATCTGCTGCTTTAATCCATTTTGCGTTATCAATGAAAGCAATGGTTCGTTGGAACTTACCCAAACGATTTCTACCCATATTAAACGCCATATTTGCAGTGATAAGTCTAACTTCTTCGGGTAGGTTATCCCAATCTGCGAATAGTTGGCGACAATCATTGATGGATATTTGGATATCTTCTCTGAATGCGTCGTAGCAACGTTCTTTTGATACTGGTGTGCCAACTGGTTTTCCGTATTCTGGATCACTGGGTTTAACTAAGTGACCAATCCCGAACGTAGGATATCCAAGATGGTCAAGATATATTTCATATTTAATACCTTCGTCACGCTCTAAGTCGCTACGTAGTTTAACAATAAAGTCTTCTGTAGATATTGTTTGTTTGCGTTCTTTAGCGATATCGGCAGATGCTTTCGTTGCGTCTACGGTTGCCTGTTTCTCTGCTTTTTCATCGGCTTCTTGTTGGGTTATTGCTTTTTGGCGTTGTTTTTCACGAACGGCGACTGCCTTTTCTTTTTTCTTTTGTGCCTTACTGCGGTTAACTTCAAGTTCGCTTTTCTGCTCGGTCTTAAATATATTTTTTAACCAACTGAAAAAACTCATCGTCTACCCCTATCTAAAATCTTAAATCCATTTACAGCAAGCCCTGCGGACATACGCATTTCGTATTGTTCTTTCGTCAAATCCTTATACGGTGTTCGCTTAATATTACTGTTTGTTAACATACTTTCTAACGCAAGTGTTTCTTCTTCTTCTTGTGTGTGTATTTCACGATATTTTTGTGGACTCATCGGAACAATGCGTTTCAAGTTATTAACTGTTAACTCCCATTCTGGAACATTACGCTTACGTGATGCGCCATAACGAAATTTCCATTTATCCACGTTACTGATATTTTTTAATTCTTTAAGGATAAGCATAAGTTGCTCTGGGAATGTAAGTCTGCGTTCAAACTCTACAAATACCAAATACCAACCATCTTGGAACTCGGCTTTACCAGCTTCTGCATCCAATACGATGTCATATCCTTTTTCAAGAAAGCTTTCTAGATCAGCTGCTGCTGCTCGATATTTTACCTTGAAGCTAACTACAATAATCTGATCATCATCGCCCATTTTGGCTTGAAACTCATCAATGTGAATTTCATCATGGATAAGATCACGTAGCTCCTGTTCTTTTAACCCTTCGTTAAGTGGTTTATTGATAAAACTATACATTAAAACTCTAATCCTAATTCTTCGTCGGCTGCATCTTCGATACCGCCTTCTGCTGCACCTTCTTCGTCCAAATCTTCTTCCATAGCCTGATCGATATCTTCCATATTAATATTCTGACCTTCAATCTCAATAAATCCTTGACGAATATCGCCAATCAAGTCTTTAGGCATACGAATAGTTACCAACCATATAGGCACACTGCGTTGTTTTGGTAGTTGTGTACCGGGTTTAAAGTCGTCGGGTGTTTCTACCTTAACTGGTGTTTGTAGCTCTGTTTTTTGGAAATGCACTTTGCAGTTATAATCAAGCAAACGTCTTGAAGCGGCTGGATCGGGCATTAGTTTGTATGGATACATAAACTGACAAGTAACCCAATACTTCTCAACTTCTGGTCCAGCTACTAGCTCGCCCTTAATCCAATGCTTGAATGCATATATATCCACACTATCTAGAACACGTTCGAAATCAAGTAATGATGACAGTATACTATCTGTCATATAAAGATTTCGGGTATTGTCAACTACATTTTTTAAATCCATTTGGTGATCACCCTCGTTTTAAGTATTTATGCTTTTCAATACTTTCTTTCGGGAAAATAATCTTCCATTTCACCTTCACGATAAAGATCAAGTGTGATACAATGAAGTCCACCATCCCAAAAATATCGGTGTCTAATCCCCCAATCGGTGAGCTAACGTGTATCATTAATCAACAAGTTCTTTCTTATACACACTACTTAAACCAAGCACTTCACTATTAAATCTAACCAATGCCCGCAACGATGATTCTGTTACAAAGCTCATAATACGGTCACGATGTGCATTTCCCACTTCGCCAATCTTCCATTCGTATACACCAACTTTAGATTGGATAATCTTTACTGATTCTGGATCATTAGCCATTTCTGTCAATGCCTGACGCAATCTTTCAGTATTAGGATTGCCCTTACGCACCCACAATGCCTTCTGTAAACCATCACGGAAGCTTGTAACTAGATTATATGCTGCATAAAAATCACTTGATTGTGTATCTAACGATAATGCAGTTATTTTGGTATTGCCAGTGTTTGGATCGGTAGTGTGTTTACCCGATTCAGTATCTAATACACCGTGGTCAAACCAATATGATGCTTCACCCGATTCAATCATCGGATTAACGTGCTTCTTGAATGCTGCTGGATTTTCACGAGTTGCGGTTAGTTCGCCTCTGCGGAATGCTAGTCTGCGTTCGCCGCCACTCATTCCTTTAACCCATACCACATTGTCACTGAAACACTTAGCATAATATGCATATGTTTGTGCTTTGCCATCATCGCATAACAAAATAGACATAGCCAATGCTTCTGGAACCATACCAGAACCTGCGGCGAATCTAATCTTGCCAGATGCATCCGCTCTCTTGGCTACTAAAATATTCAAGTTCATTGAACCAATGCTATCATAATCAGCATAGTTATAATCTACTTCTTCTTGTAGAAAACTAACAGCATTACCGCCGTGTGAAATCATCACCATATTATCATCGTGCTGCAACTCATTATGAAACTTATTAAAGCCGGGAATGTCTCTTGCACCGGGAATGTGGCGAATAACAATCTTTTCGCCAAGTTTCTTTTCAAGTTCAGTAGCAACAATCTGTGCCCAAACACTTGTTCCGCCACCGGGTTTCTGTGGCACAACGAATGTGATATCGGCGGATACTGGTGTAGCCAACACCAAAAATAAGGCTACTAAAAATTTACGCATATTTGATTTTTCCTTTCTTGAAACTAAATGCGAACACCGCAATGATTATAACCATTAAAATCAAGAACAGCGGTCTTTCTATGAGGGTAGTGAAATCGTATAGGGTTGTAAGTTGTATCGATAATGCTTCTACTTTGCTTGCTAGAATAAATGCAACCAACAACGCCGGTCGTGAATATTTATATCTTTTCATACCCACTCCAAAAAAACTAAAGAATGCCAACACCGCAAAATCTTCCCATCCACCCGTGTATTGCATACACGCCCATACTATCATTACCAATAACAACGGAAAATAGTATATGTATGGAATACTCGTGATTTTGCATACGGTATTAACGAATATTAATGAAATGATACCAACGATTAGGGTGGCGGCAAGAAAACCGATACTCATACTTTGAAAAAACTGTGTGTCATTCATAAGGTCAGGTGAACCCAACTCTATGCCAAGATACGCAAACAATCCCATTAGAACCGCTGCGAATGGTGCACCGGGAATACCGAACAATACAGTCGGAATCATACTGGTAGCTTTTTGTGCATTATTAGAGCCTTCAGGTCCAATCACGCCTTTGATGTTGCCGTTACCAAACTCTTCATTTGGGTTACTTGCAACAGCCTGTGAATACGATAACCAATCACTGACCGATCCGCCAAGACCCGGCAATAATCCAACAAGCGCACCTATAAATCCACCACGCATCGATAACCATTTGTTATCCCATACTGCCTTCATTCCTTCAATAGTTTCACGTTTTGCAACCGTTGTGGTGGCACGGCGTTTCTTAAAACCTTCAAGCAACTCGGGAACCGCAAATAATCCTGCCACCACTGGAATCAACTGGATACCATCTTGTAAATAGAACCATCCCATTGTGAAACGGGGGTCATTGGTAGCTGGGTCAACCCCTACTAATCCAAGGAAGATACCAGCACCAATGGCGATTATACTCAATAGTGGCTTGTCTGTTGAAAGAAACCCCACTGTCGCCAATGCCAATACAGTGAACGCCCATAGTTCTGGTATACCAAAGATTAATATGACTTGACTGTATATAGGAAGTAACAGGAACACGATAGAACCCCAAAATAATCCGTTGACCGTAGATGTGGTGACGGCGGCAGAAATGGCATAACTTGCCCGACCCTGTTGTGCTAATGGAAATCCGTCAACCATCGTGGCTGCTGAACTATTGGCACCGGGAATACCCAATAAGATACTGGTGAAACTATCGGCGGTTGTTGAGGCCGCTACCACCGCCATTAAGAATACCACGCCCGCATATGGGTCAGCCAATAAGAACGGCATTACTGCATACAATGCAACCAATCCTGTGGTCGCACCCGCTGCTGGAACGATACCAACTATAAATCCATAAAGAATACCCGCTATTAATGCTGCTGCTATAATCACGGCTTATACACTGCCACCCATACATCATCGGTTTTTGGAGATTGTTGATGCCACGCTAGATTATGTAATGCCGCAAAATCCAGCATAAGTTGATTCTGTTCTTCGATACGTGCATACATAAGTTTGTCGTTAACGTACCAATCGTAGTTCGGATATGTAATATTCCATCCACCCGCTTGTTTCCACCAATCAAAACATTGTTCTGAATCTCGCCACACAAAGACAATCCAATCATCGGGGAATACTCGCTGAATCTCTGGTAGTTTATATACCCATTCGTGTGACTTCAATAATGGAATACCTTCGTCCGAATACGGCTTCTTTAAAATCCAATCATCTACAAGGGCTGGAAACTCCATACCTGTGCCGAAATATGCACCTATATGACCACTGAACTTGCCGTGGCTGTATTGCCTATATGGCGTTCTGTCCGATGTATCAAATCCGTGATTCTGCTCGAACTTCTGGGCAACACCGCTCCACTTGCTTCCCGGCGCACCTGTATAGAAGATTTTTTCTGGTAATAATGAAATCATATAAATATTTATATGCATACATTACTTAAAAAATATTTTTCAACAACGTGGTTACAGCGTGATAGGACATTGGATCAATATGAGCATTCAGGTTGGGCATTGCTTGACAAGATTGGACACGAACGTGTATTGGATGTTGGCTGCGGCACCAACCCATTTAAAGGAAAACTAGATGTGTATGGCATAGATATCACGGATGTGGGTGCTGATGAAGTGGTGGCTATTGAAGATTTCAAGCCAAAAGAATATTTCGATGTGGCTTTTTGTCTCGGCAGCATAAACTTCGGTACATATTCCGATATTCGAAATCAGATAAAATGTGTAGACGACGCATTATGTAGTACCTCCGCCCGAATCTTCTGGCGTTGCAATCCCGGACAACACGATCACGGAAACGATGATTTCAAAGGCATACAAGTGTTTGAATGGAGTGAAGATTTATTGCGTCATTTTGCGGCATTATTTGGGTATGACGTTGTTGATTTTCAGCAAGACGGAAAAAGATTGTATTGTGAATGGAAAAGATAGCCCTTTTATCTTTTATATAAATTTATAATATACCTACTTCTAAAACATTTTTTTAAAGTAAATAATATTGTGAGCCAAGGTAAACGAGGTTTCGCAATAAAAGCACATAGTGTTTACCTTCTGGGTCACCATATAACAATGGAGAAGAAAACATATGTCAAGAAGAAAACGCGCACAAAAAGCACCAAAAGACAACACCATTCAATTCAATGAATTCGTTCAAAAGAAACAATCCGTTCAAATGATTCCACGTTCACTGAATCAAGAAGAATACATTGACAATCTTCTAAATGAAGATAAATTGATTGTGTTCGCTACTGGACCAGCTGGAACAGGTAAAACCCTGTTGGCTGTGATGGCGGCGATTAAAGCGTTCAAAGAAGGAAAAGTAGAAAAGATCGTTGTGACACGACCAGCAGTTGGCGTTGACGACGAAAAACATGGCTTCTTGCCGGGTGACCTAAATGCAAAGATGGCACCTTGGACACGACCTATTTTTGATGTATTGGAAGAATATTACTCTGCCAAAAGCATTGAAACATACGTTAATGAAAATGTCATTGAGATTTCACCATTGGCTATGATGCGAGGACGAACATTTCGAAATTCATACATCATCGCTGACGAAGTTCAAAATACCACTGAAAACCAGATGAAAATGCTACTAACACGCATTGGAGAAAACAGTAAACTTGTCCTAACGGGCGACTTGGCACAAACCGATATTATTAGAAAAAACGGCTTGGTTGAGTTTATTGGACTTATGCAACAGCGTTCGTCTGATGTTATTTCACATTCATCGTTTGATAAAACAGACGTACAACGAAGTGAAGCAGTACGAGAAGTATTGCGGATTTATAACGACGATTGATTCCGATAGCAAAAACCCCGGTCATAACAAACCGGGGTTTTTCACGATTGATAACTTTCCCACCATACAAACAACGCCCGACCTTACTTGTGGATTTTGACCTATAGCAAGTTATCTTTTATGTGACTTCGTGTAAACCATTTTCTAAAAGGGTAAGGTTCGGGTATTCTTAATCTAGTCGTGAATCAGCATAAACATCAAGTCCCGTTAGTTCGCCAAACTTAGCAGCGTATGCTTTTGCGCCAACTTCTTTGATGTCAACATTTTGGACATTAAGTCCGCCGGGATTCCATAGATCATACCGCTTGGGATACACGCTTTTGCGAAAACCCATCTTAACCAGTGCTGCGGCAGTCTTACGGTTGCGACCATCAAGTTTGACTGATACCCAAGCAAAACCACAATAAAAGGCATCGCCCGTTTTGTCATAAACTTCTTTGGACGCTTTGGCGGCTTCGAACTTGGCTGCGTAATGTGCATCAACGAGTGCTTTAGTCATTTTAATATCTCCGTTTATTGGGTTAAGCAATCAAGCCGTTCACGACTTGATCAACAGTAAACTTGTAACGACCGCCTTGTTGACCGACGCCTGAGAATGGATACTTGTAGCGGGATTTCTTAACACCGACTAGTGTAAAGATACGACCACCGATTTCAAACTGTCGGCCACGAAGCGATGCTGGCAGAACGTTCGTAAAAGCAGTTTCACGAATCAGTTCGGCTTCATCGGCGTTTTGGGACATTGCTTCCCAAAACTGTTCTTTTTCGTCGGGAACTGCGGTTACACTAGCGTTCATTGTGACACGGAATGCTTTATCTTCAAAGCGAATGTTGCCAAGGTCAAATGCTACGCCGTGCTTTTCGCCAACTTCAGCAAGTGCTGCCATAACGTCACTGCGAACTGCGTTTAGGTTACCACGATTAAATGTCTTGATGGTCATTTTTCAATCTCTCCGTTTGAATCAACTTACTTTTGGAGTATAGCAGGATTGTCGGCGTTGTCAATCATTATTTTGATGTTCGGTGTTATCAAACGGTTCGGGCATAAATCCTGCATAGTTACCATTCCTATCAAAGCACGGGGTTCCGCCATACTCTTCTTGATATTCACGGAAGGTTTCTTTGCTTACGTGTGATGTTCCTTACTCTGAAATGATTTCGTAGATTTCTGCCCACGTTTCGATTGGGTGAATGTCGTCGTGTGTGAAGTTTACACTGTGTCCGTGCTTAACCAAGATAGTTTCTAGACCCAACTCGTGACCGTCTTTTGCATTGCCGATTGAATCTTCAATCCAGAAACGTCCAGTGTCACGGTATTTGGTCAAGTGATGAATCTTGTTTGGTATATCACCAACCAATGTCAGCTTACTAATCGCTGAACCATACAGGTCAGTCAGATTCTTCAACCGACGCTCGTAAATCTCAGGAGTATCTTCAATGGCGGTGATTACGTGGAACACAAAGCCTTCGCTATGCAACTTCGCAACATACTCTTGTGCGTCACGAAATGGTGCTAGGCGACCAATGTAATCAGAACGATTGAACTCTTCAACGAATGCAGCGCCTTCAACGCTTGTCACGCCGGGAATACGGTATTCAACTTTATAAACACCTTCTGACTCTGGCTCAAGTTCACGATCATGAGTTTCTTTCAGCCACTCTTCAAAGCCGCCAACCCAGTCTGCGACAACTCCATCACAGTCGCACAAAATCGTTTTGTTCATATTGTTTTTTTCCTTGTTTCTCATTACTATGTACTACCAAATGCAGCGGTGTTTGTCAAGCTAAAATGACCTACTATACCACCTTGACGTAGTTTAGTTCTGTTTCTTTGGCACGGGTGTAATCGCTAACCTTAGTGCGCTTTACTTTACCCTTAATACGACATGTTTCGCCGAACACTTCGGGTGCCTTCTGCGACCAGAAAGTAACAGCATTCTCGCCCGTCGAAGCATTATAAACATAGCAACCAAACTTCTCAATGAACTTGCTGGTGATGATTTTAATATCAACCTCAATCTTGTCACCGACCACGCCGATATATTCACTTGTATGTGCAAGTTCGTCGATTTCTTCTTGGTGCTTCTTATTGACAGCATCACGTTCAAATGAACTAGGCATTGATGCGACGATACCCATATTTCGTGGCGTAACTTCGCCAGAATCAATGATATCATAAATCAACTGCGTGTAATCATTTAACTGACCACCGAGTGCACTGAACATCAGTTTCTGAAAGTGCTTGATAATCTCGTCAGCCTTGGCATACGTTTCTTCGGTTACATTAAGTTTTGGAATATGATGCTTTTCGCTATTCCAGTACGTAACTGATTTGTGTCCGAAAAACTCTTTCACGATGTCTTTATTTGCGAATACATATGGTTCGCCATCATACACCCCGTCATATCCTTCGGGCACTGCTACTGTTTGAACTGTGCCATCAAAAATACGGCGGTTTACTGGATACGCTGCTTTAACGTATCCCAACTTTTCAAAAGAGTTAACATCGCTTGCTGCGACAGCTACTGCTAAAACTTCACGAAGTGGTAAAGGCTGCTTTTTCATTGTATTGCTCCGTTATGATTTAACTGTAGTATAACGCAAGGTTATGTCAAGCGTTGTTTATCAGATAACCGCAAATAATCATTGATATAGTGTTCGTAGTTTTGAGCATAGTAGTCGTATAACTTGTCGTAATCATTTTCACCGTCATTAGCTTTCCAGTTTTTAACGATCCGTTTTTCGTCAACATCGAGAATAACCTGTGCTTCCAGTTCGTCACGTTTACGTAAACCGTCAGTCATTTTCATTGTTTCGTCCCACTGAATATTACGATCATCATTCATCCAACCTTTGATGTGGGTTGGAACGCCTTTGCGTGGTTTTAATGCGTAATATGCAACGATGTGTCTGTTTTTTACTCTAGCCATTTTATTTCCTTTATTTGATTCCTAATAAGTCACCAGCCGTAGCGGTAACGTGAATGTCTGGGTGTGCGATACTCGGAATAGCCACGATAGCATCACGAATAATCTTGTTTGCACGAAAGTATTGTTCATCGGTTTCAGCAAACAGGTTAACGTTGTTATAAAACCATACGAACATATCTTCAATCTCGTCTTGGCGAATGTTATCCGACAATAGCTTAACTGCCTCACGATAACGTGAATCCTTAACCAACTCAACAAACGCCAACTTGATGTCTACCGTTGTTTCGCTAACTGTCGGAATCTTCAACTTGCCATCAATCGTATTTTGTTGGACCAAGTTCAATGCTTTACGCAAACTTGGATACGTTGCCTTTACGTAGTTGTCAAGTAAGTCAATGTCAAAGTCTACTTCTTCATTGATTAACACTTCGGCAACACGTGCGGTAAACTCGGTATGATCTTGTTTTTCAATCTTAAAAACCTGACAACGATCTTGAATCGCTGGCATAATCTTGTGCACGTAGTTACACGTCAGAATGAAACGACAACTTGTATTTTCAACCATCGGGGTTCGTAGGGATGGTTGGACTGAATGTAGGTTTAGGTAATCAGCCTCATCAATCAATACAATCTTGAAGTTACCGAATGGCATCGTTTGTGTAAAGCCATCAAGTTTGGCATTGAACTCATCGATTTTACGACCTTCTTTTGAACCATTGAGCATCATTACGTCATACTCATCAATATCTAGTTCGTTGATAAGAACTTTTGCCAATGTGGTTTTGCCAGTACCCGGTGGACCGTGGAATAGGATATGTGGAATATCCCCTTTCTTAATCCATTCGTTTACTTGTGCTTTTTGTTCGTCACCGTGAAACACATAGTCGTCTACGGTTTTCGGTCTGTATTTTTCCGTCCAGAGCATTTATTACCTCTATTAAGTGTGTACATTATTATACGATATATTAAAACTATTGTCAATAAGATAAATACCATAACAGGAGATTTATCTTATATAAGATAAATACCATAACAGGAGATTTACCAAATGAGAGTTAACGACTTTAGAACACTGCTTGAAGGCTTCAATGATATCGAAGAAGCGGGCACCCGTGACCCCAGTATAGATTATAAAGAAGAGGGTAAATCAAAAGCAGATAAAGTCATTGGTGATATCACCAAAGTTACTGCAATGGTAAAAGGCACAACTTCTGAAAAGCTAACTAAACTATCGAAGCGTTATCTTGTTCTGGATCGTGCCACCAAAGAGTTCACCAAACGCCGTGAACTTGTTAAAGAAGAAGAAATGCGTCCTATCTTTGACTTATTATTTGCCGCCGAAGATGCTGCTTTGACCCGTGTTATTGAAACAGTATCCCTTACTGTTCAAATGGGCAAGGATGTAGAAGCATCGACGACCGAAGAAGAAGTGTTAGATACCGAGAAGTTTATGGGTGAACTTATTCAACTTCTTGACAAAGACCTTATTCCAGTAGTTTTGAAACTAAAAGAAAAACATACTAAGCTTGAAAAGAAAGTCAAAAAGGGAAAGATCGGTGCTATTACACAGCCCAAAATGAAGAAAGAAAGTATCGTTCACGAAGGTGTTGCCGATACACTTAAAAAGTATATGTCACAACTATTAAAGTGGACCCAAACTGAACTTATGGACTTCGATGAAGACTTCGCACAAATCCAACAAAACTATAACGGTCGCCGCCCTAAGTTTTAATACGCAGTAGCCGTATCGGTGCTTGCAACGTAAGCATCATCGGGCACATCGTCTTGCACACCAAGAATATCATCTGGGTCTGCCATACGAACTTCTTGCATATTGCCATCAACTTCATACTGAATACCACGTGACCATCGCCCGTGCGCTACTAATACCCATTGTCCCGGCTCAACAGAATCTTGTTCTGGACCAACGGCTAAAACCTTGCCCCAACGTGGACGAATACCACGCTGCTTACCATCATCGCCCATCAAAATAAGACCAGCTTTAGTAGTGCGTTCGCCAAAGTTCATATCATAGATTAGGATATTCTTTTTAATCGGGGTGATTGTTCCACGTACAATAGTGTTATTCACTGGCATTTGGCGTTTCCTTTACTTCTTCTGCTGGCGCAGCAACATCTTCATCAGGTGTCAACTGATTTGGTGTCTGCGATTTATCGGTATTCTTGTAATGTTGTTTCATAATCTCATCACGAGTGCGAGTAATATTACCCGACGAATCGATTTCATCGCCCCGTGCATTCACACTGACATTACCAACTGCTCGGACTTTCTCGTTTTTTAATACAAAGCTTTGCATATCTAATGCCTTGCCTTGTGCTGTTCTATACTCTTTTCCCATTATCTTAAAAACTCCTTAATATCTAGTTCGTAAAAGAGGCTGTCGATTTTGTGGGTTCCGATTAAGTATAACACGTAACTGGCTACACTTGACCCACGACCAACCCCCCATACTATTTTATTTTTTCGCATCGTATCTACGAAATATTTTAGGTATTGTAATAACCCAAACATATCACGTTCTTGAAATAGTAATAGTTCTTCTGCACATCGTTGCAGTTCGGCATCGGTTTTACATTGACCCAATACCCATTCGGCGATATCCATATCTTTATATTCTTCTGGCATTCGCCAACGACGATTTATATCATCGTGACTTTCGGTGCCTTCTAACGATCCAAGCTGCAATAACGGCTCTTCAAAATGTGCCTCTGCTGCCGTACGGTATGAATGATACATAACCGTATCAACCGTTTGAAACAATGATAAGTCTAAGTCTGGATTCTTGTATAGCTCGTTTAGTAAATCTTCTTCGTCAAAATATACAAAACCGTTACAATCTGTCAACATTATGTTCTACTAACTCTTTTTCTAGTTCTCTTCTAAGTATAGCATATTTGGCTTCTTGCTGTCTATAAAATAAGGTAGCATTAATACAACTATTGCGGACGTGTTTATCGTAGTCTTTTTCATCTACCCAAAAAACACTATTAATACCCATACCGTTATGCATTTTAATCATCGGTATCATTTGGTTTTCCTTCTACAATCTTTGGTCTAAACTTCTTTACGTCGATAATCTTGCCTTCTTTTTCTTTATCACCGTCCCACGTCAATCCAATATGTTCCCAGTTAAACTCTTGGTCATGGATTGATAGTTCATCGTCTTTTTCAATGATTATATCCATCGTGGATATGTCGGGTCTACCCCACCAAGCACACTTGCCCGGTAAAATATCTTCAGTAAGAATATCAGGATATTCGAATGTTTCTGAATCGAATACGTATTCAAGGTTTCCCATAGTGCTGGACAGTGACATATTCGTAATAAAGCATCGTTGTTCAAGAATAGCCGATAGTTTACTATGAAGTATGATCGTAAACAACTGATCGTATGGATCATCTGGTAGAAACATCACGTTTGTTACGTAGGTTTCCATCAGCTTTTCTAAGTTTTTGTTTTCAAAACTACTAAGAATACTCCCGCTTACAATAGTTTCGCAAAATACACGTAATCGTTCTAATGCGATAGCCTGTTCCTCAACGTGTTTTGTGTTGGGAATAAGTTCAATCTTTAAAGAGTATCCATTAGGTATGAGTTCATCTTCTAACGCCAATGTTGTTAGAAAATCAGTCTTCCATATGATGTTGGTCATTTAATGTTAACATTATCCGAAAAGAAATCAGTGCCCAATGCTTCTTCGATTTCTTTATCGTGTTCGGCTTGACGCTGCAACATTTCTGCATTGTAGTCGTCAATAAGGGCATAGATTTGTGATGCTAAATAGGGATTTGCACGTGAAGCATACGCATATTTGCTATGTAACTCACCAAGCTTCATAGTAAGTTCTTCGTCGCTCAAATCGGTTAGTTTGTTTACTAGTGGATGTGACATACTGTATTTATGCCTATATATCACCCTCTTTGCGATTTTCACTGTAATATGGGTTAAACTCGCCGCCGGGATACCGTGCTTGAAGTTTTTCTACATTCATATTAATGATGTCGTTAGGGTCTTCGCCCAATGCGATACACGCTTGCATCCAATACCAAATGACATCACCTAGCTCTCGCTTCATGTGATATATGGTATCTTCATCCATAGGTTTGCCTTGGAAGATACATTTCTTGATGATTTCGTTGAACTCACCTCCTTCGCTTGACATACCAATACCAGCCGTAAGAAGGTTTGACATTTTTACACCAGATTCTGCTTGTAGGCGGAGAATGGTGTTAATCATTTTGGCAGCATCGCTGCTTTCGTCGCTAGTGACTTCATCTACGAAGTCTTTGTATTTGTTTAAATCAATGTTCATTTATTTTCCTTAGATTTTCATTTACTTCTTTGGCATATACGTGGATAGTATAGCCTTCTAGTGGTTCATACTTGACGTATTCCAATAGATCATCAAAATAATATGCGTCATTACAGATGACCTGATACACAGGCTCCTTAGAGTCATGTTTTTTGGCAAGTGCATTCATTGCGATGTAGCCGCCAAACTCAACGGGATGGTCACTTAGCCAGTTCATAACATAGTGTTTGAACATAGGGGTATGATTTACACACACGCCGGGGTTTGGCTCAAAGTATAATATAACTTGTTCCATTTTGTTCTTTCGTTAGTTGTTCAATACGTTCTTTGGCGTGAAGTTTAAGTTTTTTCTCATCAACCAATCGTTTCTTGGCGGATGAACTACGGTCGGTTTCACGCAGTTTTTCAAGACGGCGCACCCTTTCGGAATGCATTGCGAATTTGGTAGTATAATGGTCGAGTTCTTTTTGTTTGTCCATATTAACTCCCAAATTCCACGCTTTGAATACCCAGTATACTACACTGGCGGAGTCAAGTCAACTTAAATCTTGGATAAACGTGTGATGTCTTGAAGGAGTTTGTCCGTTTTTTTGGATTCGGTCATTTTAAACTCACGCTCAAAATAATCAAGGGCTTTTGCCATATCAACACTTGCTTGATTAGTTAATGTTTCAAGATATTTATCCTGCCCATCTTCATCATTGATAAGTTGCTCACTGGAATATGAACCAAACATTTCTCTATAATCGTAACCTTCTTCTTGATATCCCCAACCCAACATAATGATGTCGTAAATCCTTCCTTCAAACTCATCATCGTAATCAGACCCACTTGCTTCAAGTGCATCCAATAACGTGTCAACGGATACAATAAGTTGGATTTCACTGTCATAGTTAACAATCCTCACTTGAAGTGAGGATGGATTAAAAGCAGTATATTGTATATATTTAACAGCACGTTCTTTTAGATTTTTAATAATCTCATCTTGGCTTCCCTCGCCGATTTTGAATGCTTTTTCAAAAGAATCAATCATAAGATTATAGTATCGATGTCCTTCTCTTTCAAGTCTCCAAAATGCACGTTGTGGGTCGTCTGTATTACCCGCCGCCTGAAAGATTTTGTCCTGATAATATGGTTCCAATAATTCAATCATTTTGGCATAATAATCATCGGGAATATCGGTTGGTTCAAAATCAGTTAGTTCACCCAGCATATCTGGGTCTTCGATAATATTGATCAATGTGTGAACCGGGTGATCGCTATTAAGTTTATCATTTGCAAAATCAGCAACATCACTGAAATCTTCAATCATAATATCTTGACGAGTATCAGTGCTTGATTTATCCATCTGTTGAAAATTATGCGGTGCGACACCTTCATCACGTAGCGCATCGTAAAGAACATTAAGGTTGTCTTTCGTAACACCGCCCTCTTTACGTATATCTCGAATAATAGTAAAACTTGGTGGCAATAGATCACGTTCTTGAAATACATCAAAGATTGTTGGATGTTCTTCGAAGAAGGTTCCCAACTGAATTTGATGATCCTGTTCATCCATATATTGCTTTGATTCAAAATGGAATTGCCATCTTGAATTCGTTGGTTTATGTAAAATGATATACATTGGTCCCTGTGCGCTATACTGGTTGTGATAACTATCATTGTCAGCCGCAGTCGTGCACCATTTTGTATTTTTACCGAAATAGCAACTTGCCTTATGCGAATGTGGAATAATTATCTTATATTCTTTGTCGTTGAATACAAGTTCAGCATCACCGCTGGCATACATTTCCTGTTCAATACTAACCTTCTTTTCCTTCTTACTGGAAAGAACGTCCGACGCTACTGTTTCGGTATAGGAAGCAACTGCGTCAACGAATTGATCTAAGTTTTTAAATCGATTGATATCACGGTGTTCTGGATTTAGCTTTTTCTTTACAGCTAGTTTAGCATAGATTGTTAATGCTGGTGTGATTTTTGATGGGATATCTTCGAGGCGTTGAATACCACCTTTAAGGTATCTGGTAATCATCCAGTTTACGTATTTTTTATTCTGCGTTGGGTCTTGTTCAGCAAGCCAATCGGTCCAGTTTTCACCTTCTTCGCCAATCTTATCTTTATACATACCGAATGAGTTATCTCGGTTCATTCGTTTCATCAATACTTCATTATTGTAGTCGTAGTATTCAATAAGAATATTTTCAAGTAGTTTTATTTTATTCAATATATCACGCATTTTTTGCTCCAAGGGTCAAAAGACCTTCCATCCATTCTTTTGGTTTACCATCCAATGAGTTATTTACATAGAATGAAAATATTTCACAGAACCATTCTTCGTGATCTTTCTGAGAATAACTAGTCGGAAACCAATCTGATTTATTGATGTAGTCAGTGGTTTTCGGTGGACTCATATCAACACCTTCTATTTTCCATTTTCCACCAAGAATAAACGCTGGTGTTCCCGTTAATGTGCCGCCGTGTAAAGCATTAAGAACTAGCTGTTCAGAAGATACGGCTGTAATAGTAAACGGGGAGTTGCTCTTATATGTTCGTTTCCTGCCAAGATAATGCACTTCTTGACCTACTTTAAGTTGTGGAATAATACCTGCCATATACTCATCACGTGTGCTTTGGTGAATATTGCTATATTTTTCAACGCCTTTAATCTTTTCAAACATATTTTTGATATGGGTATGATGTTTATCGGTCATATACTCATACCAGAATTTATGCCCATATTCGTGAATGATTGTATAGATTACTTCCTGTGTTTTCTTAGCAGAATATTGGATGATAATATTACGGGAAGACTTATTATATGTCCCGATTGTTTTGCCGGGAAGTTTGCTAAAACGAATGTCACTATCATCAATAAGAAAGTTTAGTTTTTTTGCATCTAATAGGTTTTCAAAGACATCAAGCAATGATAACATATTTTTCTTTACGGATTCTCTGATATTATCAGGAAAGAATACTCTGGCATCGTGATATGCAACGTAGTCATTGTCATCAAAGTCAGTCGGTGCATCACCCAGATAACGCTCAAAAGTCTCGGATGGCATACTAAGGTCAACAGTGAGATACTTAAAAAGTTCTACACGACTTGTTAACTCTTTTGTTTTGTAGAAACCCGTTTCATCAATCGAATGCAATGCATACGGATCGTCTTCAAGCTTAATCACGTTAATGAGGGTTGACCTATCATAATCGTTACCACGGCGCTGATATACCTTTAAAAGTTCAAGGGTTTTCTTTGGTTTGAAAATAAAAGTTCAAGGGTTTTCTTTGGTTTGAAAATAACAGCGGTAAATGTGCCCGATTCTACGGTGCTGGAATTGTACCAGTCATCGTTGAAAACTATAAGATACGGAACTTGTGCCTTACTACTTCCATAGAATGCAATACCACGTTCAGTCTCTCGTAGATAACTATAGGTGTATGCTTCTTCTAGAACCTTGGACATTTTTCAGTCCTTAGTATGCACTAATCGCAGCACGTTTCCAAATAACTGTCGAACCATCATATGTTCCAGTGCATACATATACGTATGATGCATCTGCGGCAATCTTGCCTGCAACGTCGCCTGCTACACCAACGTTTACTGGTGTGCGTTGAGCAACCTGATCACCCGAAGATCGGGTTAAGTCTTGGATAGCAATGACTGCTCCACTGTCATGGGTTGTAAATTCTAGAATATATGTTCCAGTTGCATCAAACGTAATAATATTCGATGCATATCCCTGAATGTATGCGGTGCCTACAGTAACAGTAGCCGGTAATGTAACCGTATGGGCAATGCTAGAGATAGAAACTTCAACACGCATACGTCCAAGTTTACCAGATGCAGGAAAGTTTGAAAATGCAAATGATAATGAACCACTCGATGATACCGTTTGATATCCACCCTCAGTGTAGTTGAATGTAACCGTTCCGCTTGTTGAACCTTTAGCAAGACGTGTCTCCGAGAAGTCACGGATTTCAAAGTCTTTAAGAAGCGCACCGCCACCAGCGTTATCAATCGTTGTGCCATCCAATGCCGATTTTAGCATTACCTTACTTTGAAGGTCTTCAATCTCAGTTTTTGCTTCAGTAAAGTTGTTCTTAGTATTGGTTGCGTTATCTCTAAACCCCTGTGATGAATTATCTTGTCCGGCAACTGGGAAAGTTCCGTCTATATTGTTCGGATTTATGTTACTTGCCATTTTTTATATATCTCCATTTGTAGTATTTATACATGTATTTAGCAATTTATTGCCTTTGGCAATATTATCATTTGTAAATTCCACGGCACATGCAATCCACAAACTGTTTCGCCCTGTAATGGGATTATATGATCAACATGGTGTTTTTGTTCTAAAATCTTTTCTCTATTATTTTCTCGGTATTGCTTACCTCGTATTGCTATTTCCTCTTTATTGTTTTCATAGCGTATCTTATCCTGCGCCGCCAGTTTTTCTTTATTGGCTTTACGATATTCTCGCTTATACGCAGCAAGTTTTTCTTTTTTCTTTTCTTCTTCGGGTAAATACATTTGCTGATACTCCTTTTCAGTATTAGAGTAAGCGGATGTTGTCGCATCGTGGCTTACATTCTATTTATGTTGATAAATACTTCAAATAAGGAAACACTTATGCGAATTAATCAAATCATTGAAACTATTATAACCGAAGGACCACACGATCCGAGCATCTTCAAGGCTATATTCCTTGCTGGCGGTGGTGGTTCAGGAAAAGGTATGATTGCCCGCCAAACCACACAGGGAATGGGATTTAAAACAGTTAATAGCGATGATGTATTTGAATATCTTATGCGTAAGAACAATCTAAGTTTACGTATGCCTCCTGAAGAAACAGAAAAACGGGATGCTGTTCGTAAGCAAGCACAAGACATCACTGCAAATCGCCTTGGTAACTACATTGAAGGTCGCCTTGGGTTGATTATTGATAGCACAGCTGCCGATATCACTAAATCGACGCAGATTAAAGATCGTCTAGAAGCGTTGGGCTATGAAACAAAGATGATTTTTGTTAATACTGACCTTCAGGTAGCATTGGATCGAAATGACCAGCGCAATCGTCGTGTTCCGGTAGATATTGTAACTGATGCGTGGACTAGCACCCAGAAAAACAAAGCAACCTTCCAGACGTTGTTCGGCAATGAGGATTTTTACAGTGTTAATAATTCATCGTTGATGACACCAGAACGTAGTCAAGAGCTTACCGATACTATGTGGAAGCCTATCAAACAATGGACTGAAACGCCAGTGCATAATCCTGTCGCTACGAAATGGTTAGCATCCATTTAACCTAGTATTTTACTATCAATATTTGTCAATGGGAATTTCAAGAAAGAATCGCCATCATCACGACTGGATTTATACAAGAATGAATCGGTTATAAATCGTGTAGACCCGCCATCGAAGAAGGTTTCATCCGCAGCATTGACACTTAGATCAAACGTAGTCTCTGTTTCTGTTCCCCACTCATCATTAGCGATATCAAAGTTCACAGTCATATCATTATCCCAGATATATCTGTCAATAATAAATTCAATATCTTTCAAGTCAATATCGGTGCGACGTTTAATATTGAAAATGATTTCATCTGCCGAACCCGGTGTAACGTATGCAATAACAACGGCAGGAGTGAATCCAAGTATGCTTCCATTTTCTTGTTTAGAACGCATCCATAGTGGAAGACTAGTCAGTGCAAGTTGCCCTACGTTATCCAATAGTTGTTGGTTCATATTCTCAAAGGAGTTTGGATAGAATACGTGTTGATCACTATCACCAGCGTCAATGCCATCGTAGTCTCCTGTAAGGTTTGTGTCAGATACTAACGCAGGATTACTCCATATATCGTTATGGTTTTCATAAAAATCAATACTCAATCCTGTTGATTGTTTTAATGAGTTTGCTTCGGTATCCAATACATCAAGATATACAACTTCATACTGAACCACGCCGTCACGAACTGCTCGTGCCTTTTTAATTTCTCCAAATGCAACACGTTTATTGTAATGGTTTTTAGCGATTGCCGATATCATTTCAGCAGGAAGACTAGGGTTTAATCCCGTACTAAGAATGATTCTTATATCCTGCTGTTTTCCATAATAATAATCATTCTGGCGATAGATCAAATCTGGTGGAAAGTCATCGGGTGAGTTAATAAGAGAAGACCATATGTCACGTTGCTCTACCTTTGGATATGCTTTTGCCCACAGATTTTCATACGGAATAAAATCGCCGGGATCAATAACTATGGTAAACGTTTTAAAAGCAGATACATCGCCATCGGAATCAAAAGCTTCTACTGTAAATGTATATGTGCGTTCAAACGTGGTTTCATTAATAACGAAGCTCTCGGAATCAAATGATGTTGTTCCGCCATCTATCATAAACGTTTTAAATGCTGGTCGTCCGACAATAAGTCCATCCAAGTTAAGGTTTAATCCTTGTGGCAACTTACTATTTGATCTTGATTTCAAGCGATACTGTAAATTTTTATTTAAGGTATTGGTAGCTTCTATAGAAATAGTGCTGATTTCACCCACGGCAATGGTGCCTATATCTTCGGGCGTAATCCAGTTAACTATCGAACGAATATCGCCAACAATTGTCATCGTGAAGAATTTAAAATCGCTTTTATATGTTGAATCATTTGCTTTAAGAACACGCACGGTGAATGTATATTCGGTTTGCGTTGCTGCTAGATTTGGTATATAGCCATATAACCAACCTGTTGTTGAATCCAAAACAAGACCCGGCGGCAGTTCAAGATCGCCAACATCAAATCCGTTTATTTCGCCGTCGAATCCTAAATCGTTATCGTAACCTTCGCCACCACCTACACCTAGACTATATTCGATTGGATCGCCATCGAAATCCATTCCAGTGAATTGGTATGCGAAATAGTTGTCGTGTGTGACTATTCCAATATCTGCTTCAGCCGTTAATAATACTGGTGGACGAAGCGAATTTTGGTCAGTAGTAAACGGAAATCCTGCCATATCTGCGGTAAGATCAGCGTTGTCGGCGGTAAATGTATTGCCAGCATACACGTATATTGTATAATTTCCAGCAACTGTTGATTTACCATCTGTCACTGCAACTGTGAATTGAAAGTTTTTATTTTGCGCAATCGTGCGGAAATCAAAGCTATTCACATCAAATGCGTTGGCATCAAACCCCGGTGTTCCCGTAAGCAATGGCGTAGGTTCGATGTATCCAGTAATATAACCATCATTACTAATCGTTACGCCCGGTGGTAATTCACCATCTAAAATTCTAAAAGTAAGTGTATCGTCGGGATCAGCATCGGTGGCAACAATCTGTTCATTTACATATTGCCCATCACGGTATATACCAAGTTCTCCGTCAGCTGTAAGAATAAGGGGGTCATCTTGTCCCACAACAGTCAATTCAAATGTGCGGTCACTCACGATACCATCATAACTTGTCGCACGTAGGACAAATCTAGATGTTACATTTTGACCAACGTTTGTAGGAACACCTGCAATAAAGATTTCACAACTTGGACGCCCTTCCATCAGACCTTCTCGTGTAATACGTAGACCAGTTGGCATTGTTCCTGATTGTAAGTTAAATCTTGGTTGCAATTCGTCGCTAGGGGCTTCAGGGTCTTCTACAATAACCTGAAAGTCATAAAACTCAGCTTCCTGAATTTTTCCTAAATCACCTGCTGGTGTTACCCATACTGGAATTCCCATTTATATCCCCTTTAGGGTATTTATCAGTTTTACTTAGAAAGCGGACAGCGTAGAACGAACCCAAATCACGGTCGAACCATCATATACACCCGTGCAATAATAGAAGAAACTATTGTCTACTGCAACGTCGCCTGTTGTGTCGCCGGGACTTCCCACTGATGATGCTGGGGTGTATGTGGTTGAAATATTATATCTGTCTGCGCCGATATTAAGTGAGGATAATGTTCCCACGGATGTGATTGTTGGTTGAGCGGCAGTTGTTACTGTTGCCGCTGTTGTTGCCGTATCCGCATTACCAGTTAGGGCACCAGTCACATTACCAACCAAACTACCGCTGGCAATAGTCACATTGCCCGTTCCGTTTGGATCAAGAATAATAGCTCCATTTGAATCTTCTGAAGAAATAGTATTACCTATAAAGTTGAGGTTACTAAGCGTTGTGCCGCCTAACTCGGTATAGATTTCCGAAAAGTTGTCGTTTACTTTATCAAACGCAACACGAAGATCATCGCCCGTTCCGTCATTTGCTGCTGCGCCGATACCAATAGTTTGTTTAGCCATGTGAGACTCCTGTTTCTAGTATTTATCTTTTTCCGTGATAAATATAATATGCGTATATTAATCATAATGGCAATTTTATTGCTACCATTCCAGTCATTTGCACATAGCAACGAGGAATTTTTGGATACGGTTGAAAATGTAAGAAGTTCAATCGTCTTGGTTGAATCCAAGAGAGAAGGCGTAATACCCGGTTCAGCGTTGGACAAATACCTAAATAAAAACAAACCAAACCGAGAACCGGTCAGTGTAGGCACAGGATTCGTCATTGACGGGCAATATATCATCACAAATAACCACGTGATTGATAAAGCTAAAGTCATTACAATAAGTTTTGAAAATTCCACAAAACGACATATAGCAAAATTGATTGGCACTGATGCACTATCTGATATTGCAGTATTGCGTGTTGAAAAGGGTATGCCAAAAACCATACCAATGAAATGGGGCGATAGTGATAAACTACGTGCTGGACAAGAAGTATGGGCGATGGGTCATCCACGTGGATTAATGTATACAGTGTCAAAAGGCGTAGTTAGTCATATTCATCGTCGTATATCAAGCGGTTGGCAGACAGTAGTTCAAAGCGACGTGTCTATTAACCAAGGAAATAGCGGTGGACCATTAATGGATATGGCAGGTAATGTTATCGCTATCAATACATTAATCCTATCGAAAGACGGCGGTAGCGACGGGTTGAGCATGAGTGTGGATAGCAAGTTGGCGCTGTATGTCATTAAGAAGTTGATTGAGAATGGACGTATCGATAGACCAAGGATAGGCACAGGACTTGACTATAATCCTGCGCTGGGTAGGGTGTTTGTCAATATGGTTGAACCTAGTTCAGCTGCTGAAACGGCTGGCGTTAAAATAGGCGATGTTATTATTGAAGCCGATGGTGCAAATATCGAAAGCGTAGATGACTTGTTCGACGTATTGCAATACAAGTTACCATACGAAGATTTCAAGCTAATGATTATGCGAGATGAAGTTGTAATGCATATCGATATGCAGCTAGGATTAATGGAACCAGCGTCAGATACTAAATGACGTTGCACATCCACAAGATGATGTTGCGATAGGATTTGAAAACGCAAAGCGTGAACCCATCACATCAATCTTATAGTCAATCTCTGTACCAGCGACAGCGAATACGCTAGCCTTATCAAGAACGATTTTAACACCATCGAAGTCGATTACTTCATCACCTTCATTGGCATCGTCTAACTTAGTTTCTTTTAAAAGATAGTTAAAACCAGCACATCCACCACCAGATGCACCGAAAATGAATGCTTCAAATCCATTGTCTTCCATCATTGTCGTAAACTGCTTTTTAGCATTTTCGGTTATTGTAATCATTTGTAAATACTTCCTTTTTGTCCCGGTTCATTACTGTTAGTACATGCACGTGCATGATGCGTGTGATGCGGGCACCGTTTATTGCCGCAGATTTCACATGCATACAGAAAGTTGGGCGACATCATCATACCTGCACTTGGACGGGCGCAACTAACACACCCGCAGTTTTCTGGTGCAAACGGTGCTTTTAAATCGTCCCAAAACTGTTCTTTATCTTTGTCTTTGTCCATCATTTATGCCTATAAGTTACTCGACCTTTTGAAACGTCATATGGTGACACTTCGATTTTAACCTTATCGCCCAATACCAACTTGATTTTGAACTTGCGCATCTTTCCGCTAAGATATGCCAGAACTATGTGTTCCGAATTATCCACTTTGATTTTAAACATACTTTGTGGTAAAACGTCAATGATTTCACCCTCTAATTCTAGCAATTCTTCTTTAGCCAATGTTAAGTTTTATCCTTTAATTCTTGATAACGATGTGCCAAAAACTGTTTGACAATCTCTAAGTTTTTGTCGGCATCTGCTGCCCACGGTGTGTTAACGCTTGTTGCTGATACACGATGTAAAATACGCTCACAGCCTGTCATTTCGATATATTCTAAACTATCCATTTTTCATCTCCGCACAAAAAAAGAGGTCAACAGCATCTTTGAATGGGCTGTTGTACCTCGCAAATAGTAGTATTCTAGTCGATCATATTGTATTTATCTTGCCTCGATTTTTTCTTTATTTTCACGGATTCCATTTGGTAACTGCAAGCGGCAGTCAAAATAACTGACGGATATATCACGTTTCGCATTCATTTTCTGCATCATACGGTCACAATGCCCATATACAGAAAACTTACCAAGTGGTTTCAAGTCTACGACAGGATTACCGGTTAAAACAGATATTAGCACAAGTGACCAAATCATTTATTAGCTTCTGCTGCCTGACCGTTCATTTCAATAATACGGGCGGCTTCTTCACGCTTGGGGTTTTGGTTGACCAAAATAGAGTTGATTTCGGACATAAATGCTGCCATTTCGCTGGCGCTAATGTTGTCGCTGGTGTCCATATAAATCTGCATTTTCTCTTCCTTTTCATTATGATGTAACTATACCCACAAATCAGTAGATTGTCAACCCATAAATATGTATTATATCAAATACTCGTAATAATAGTCAATATGTTTATATAATCTTTTATATTGAAATCACCACCTGTGCGCATGGTATAATAGTTTATAAATTCAATCACACAGAAAGAGACATTTTAATGACTAAACAATTAATAACAAAGAATTTTCTACCGCAATCCTTAATTTACAATGTGTTGGATAAAAAAGGTCCATGCGATCATCCATATTTTAATCAAGATGATTATAACAGTTGTATAACAGAACACTATGGGGTATCTCATAGTAGATTCGAAAAAACGTATCATGTACCGTGTGTTTATATCGGTGGTTCTGGACACCTAATATATGGATTATCTGAATCGAGTGGCGGTTTCCCAATTATAGATATACAAAATCCAATTAAATTCTCGTTCGAAGGAACCGCAAGTAAAGTTGGACAATCCAATGATATGGGTGCGATATATAGAGGAAGAAATCAATCAGGATCGTCTTGGGGCTTTGGCGCATTATTACACACACAAGACAGTCGAATGCTAGAAAAACTTGTGTCTATAGCAGCGAAAAATTATCACATCGGAAAAGACCTTGTTTCTGATAACCAACAAGAACTATATGCATTCACTGGCGCTCGGGCACCAATAGATTTTTTGGCGGTCGTGTTAGCAGACCCCGATGTGGCTAATTTAGTTACAGATGTTACGAAGTTCTATAAAAAATAAGATTTAGCCATTTCAAAGGCTGTCTCTGGGTCATATCCATATTCAATAAATACAGAGATAATTAAATCTTCCATATCGCCGCCATCTTGTAGAAACTTTTCTACTTCTTTAAGATCAAGATCGATATCTTCTAACATTTACGAGGTTCCTATGTGCCTAATTGTTAAATGAAGTGTAATCTATTAAATCAATGATGTCAATCATTGTTAAATGAAGTGTAATCTATTAAATCAATAATGTCAATCATTTTTGGAAAGGATAAATAAATGACAAAAGTATTAAGCACTTACAATAAGGACTTCCGTGGCGGTATTCAAGCGGGAACTACAGCATACGACACGGATTCTAAAAGACTGGACGAAATGTTAAAGAATACAAAGTCCATGACCATTGAAGGATATACATGCAAATCTTCAATCACTGGCAATGGCATCTTTGGCAAAGATGGATGCGTTGGTATGTCACCCGATGGCGGGATGTGGTTCGATAAGGATGACCAACTAGTATTGGTTGCCGAAGCAAAGAAACAAGGTCCAGTAGGAAATGCATGTGAGCGTTGGTTTAAAAATCGGGCGGTTGCACAGCATATAAATCCAGACGTTATGTATGTTACTTTTTGTAGCGGCACAGGTACTCTACCAAAGTCAACCATGTATCGCACATTCAACGTAGCGTTGGCTATTGACGAAGCTGTGTTTAAAGACACCCGTGTGTGGAATGAACTGTATACAAAAGGCAGTTCTTTCTTCGGTCACGAAGAAGGGTTCACACAAGAATACGTTAATAGTATTATCGAAAAGGCATTAAAACAGTGAAACCATTATACATATGGGCTGGCGGCAAGAACAAAATGCTCAAGCATTACCAGCCATTCTTTCCGAATGGTGTAAAAACATACTCCGAACCCTTCTTTGGTGGCGGAGCTATGTTTTTACACGTCATTAAACGCTATGATCCAAAAACTTGTTATATCAATGACATTAACCAATCATTGATAAACATTTACATTGCGATTAAGAATAACTACAGCGAGTTTACGAATACCATTAACGCATACGAAGCGAAATACCTTCCGTTATCCAAAGAAGATCGTAAAAAATACTACTATGATATTCGACAGGAACACGCATATGATTATCAGAAGTGGTCAATGCCAGAAGAAGCGGCAACTTTGTATTTTCTTATGAAGACCGGGTTTAATGGTATATGGCAAATTAACAAAAACACCAATAATCGCTATGGCACACCGAGTGGGTTACTAACCCAAACAACTGCGGTATATGATAGAGAAGTTATGGAATGTTGGCACACACTATTATCTAATAAGAATATCGTGATCACGTGTGGGGATTGGTCTAATGTTCCAATATCTGATTTTACATTCTATGATCCACCATATCGTAATTCGTTCGCCGATTATAATGCGGCATTCGCCGATAGTGAAACCGAAAAACTCATTGGCGTTGTAGAGAATAATTATAACGTATGGTTGTGTAATCGGGATTCTGGCGACGGGTTCTTTGATAATAGGGCAGCTAGAGTTCATAGGTTCCCAGTCACATATACTGCCGGTCGTCGCAAGGTGGTCGAAGGCGGTCACGAAGCAAAGAAAGCTACTGAGATTCTTATGTACAACTCAAAAGATGACAGGTTTTCATCATTGTTTGAATAATAGCTTGACATATATACTAGGTATGGTAATATACTAACTTAAACACAAAGGAGTTATTATGTATCACACAGAAGCAGAACTTGAGCCATATGCCATTGAAGCAATCAAAGCTAACAATGGGTACATCACTACTGACCGTTTGAAAGAATATATCAAATCGAAAGTTGATCTTCTTCCCGGCGATAATGAAACTATCGCTTCTCGTTCCAAAGCTACTAACGAGACAGAACTAAAATCAGAAGCAGAAGCAATGATGATTTAATATAGTTTAAAGGATTAGATTAACGAAAACCCAGCTTTTATGCTGGGTTTTTTTGTTGGATTAACTGATCTTTACTCAACGTAAAGTCACTGTCTTCCCAACGCTTACGCATTGCTGCCAACGCCGCACCCATTTCTTTGCCGGATGTCATACCAGTTGCCAACAGGTCTTTTCCAGTGACGGGAAATTCTGGTGCTTTCCAACGCTTCAATGAATTCGCCAATTTACTTTTGCCTTGGTAGTGCAATACTGCACGAATCTTGCTTGGTTGTGCCTTTGGTTTAGACATCAAACGCTTTGCATTTTCTACTGTGATATTGATGTCACGGTTAGCAACAATGAATTCAATCATATCATTTTCGTTATTGCTAAACTTCCAACGCTTTCGTAGTGTCTTCAATTGATTCATATCGTCAACCAACGATGCTGCCAGTAGGTTGTAATTGTTAGTGATTTGCTTTACACGAGTAAATTCATTCAAGTTATTCATCGGCAATCCGATAGCATCTGCCACACCAGTATTATCCATCATCTTCAAGATTTCTTCGGCGTGATTACCTGACAGGATTTTAGTCAATTCCATCCATACACGCTCACCGGAGATACCAGTCAATCCTTCTGCCTTTTCGGCGACTTTGGACAATGTTTCTTTATCCCATTGCGGGGTAGGCATACGGCCTTGAAAACGGAAGAAGCGCAGGATACGCAGGAAGTCTTCTTCCATACGCTGACCAGCATCGCCAACAAACTTAGCCTTACCAGCCTTCAAGTCTTCAACACCACCGAAGTAGTCAAACAGGTTACCATCCAAGTCCATTGACATAGCGTTGAACGTCAAGTCACGGCGTTCAGCATCAACTTTCCAATCTGTGGTAAACTCTACATCAGCGTGGCGACCATCAGTTTCTGAATCGATACGCAAGGTTGTGATTTCAATAGGCTCACCGTCCAATACAACGGTCAACGTGCCGTGTTCTAAGCCTGTAGGCACCCACGAGATACCCGCACGGTCAAACACTTCAATCATTTGATCAGGGGTGGCGTCTGTCGCCATATCAATGTCTTTGGGGTCTTTACCTAATACCAAGTCACGGACTGCACCGCCGACAATACGGATTTCAAAACCGCCTTTACGCATAACATCGTCAAGATGCGTTACTGCTGGTGTCAATAGATGCTGAAACTTTGACTGGCTCATTTTCGCCTCGGTGAATTCGTTTGCTCTCATAATGTGTTTGCTCTCATAATGTGATACTACCATACTGATCTTAACTGTCAAGGTATTTATATAAGTTTCGGGCAAACCATTATCAATAGCGAGTGATAGTTGGTCAAGTAAACGTTCGCATTCCTGTACAGGTTTCATAAGAATATTTATAAAAACGGCGGTTAAAGTTTTTCTATAGACTTACGTAGATTCTCACCATCATCGGTGGTGCCACTCCACACAACATTGTCGGATGTGCTGCCATTAAGTGCCTTGACCATTTGTGATCCAATGCTCTTGCGACGGAACTCTGGCAATACCTCAATCATTTGAATCTGGGTTTCGCCCTGATAACTTACCCATTCGATGTAACCATAGATGCCCGGTCCTTCGACTTGTTTTGCATCGAAGCCTCGTTGGTATTTTGTCGGGTCATATGCCCACAACACACCGTTTGTCTGTCCAGAGTGTGAATCTGTGACGCCACTATAGAACTTCAAGGATGGAATCTCTTTTTGGTCAAACTCGAATATACGCATTACATCACAAATATGCGGCCAATAGATTGGCTAAACATATTTTCTACATAATATTCAAGGTCACGTGATAATGTTTGAATCATTTGATTTGACATATCTTCATCATTGCGAAGATAAATCCCATCTGCGTCATTACCCCAAGCCTTCGTTAAAATGATTTTCTGCGGAATCGGATTAAATGTTATTTTTCCAGTGATAATGTATTGTGCAATGACTTCATTCAAAAACTCGAAATCAGCACGAAGTTTTTTATTTCTTGCCGAACGAAAGGTGCCAATCTCTTCAAAAAACTTTTTACGTATCTTTTCATATCTTACCGTCGATGTTCTGTCATTTCCATATTTATCAGTAGATGGCGGCGTATACCCATAACTTGTCTTTAAAATATCGGCAACGGTATCGTTAATGGAACGCTCGGCTTCACTATATTCATTGATGTCCCTACCACCTTGCCATTTGCCACGTGCCATTGCGTGTGCAAGACGATGTGCCATAATCCAAGGCGTCATAGGAACCTTCTCGGCACCCTTGTTGTTTGTGTATAAAATAGTAATACCGTCTTCGTGTTGTGGAATGTGTGGGGCAATGGCTGGCATTTGTGTCTCAAGCCATTCACGAGTTACTACGCCGACCTCTGTGTGATCCCTTGCTTCTTTGCTATTAACCACATAAACATATACATCTTCGCCAATCTTTTCCCACTTTTTCTTTAACTGCTGAACTGCTTTTGGATTCGTTGTAAGAACACGATCACGTTTATCAGTGAAACTTGATGACCGCTTTGCAAATGCTTCTGGGTCTTTACTGATAGCCGTTGGGTCACCCCGCTGACTGGATGGTTCATCGCTTATTGTCTGATAGTCACTAATAGGTGCTTCGCCGACAGCTATTTCTGATATGCGCATTCTAAATCCTCACTGATATGTTATTTATACAAAAAGGACGGCACCCGTAGGAACCGCCCTTTTCTAATATATCAATGTTCGTTATTGTGCTACTTGTTTTTCAAGCTCTTTATACAAAGAAGCTTTACGCTTATCACGTTCAGCAAGCTGTTGCTGTTGAATAACACGTTTCAATACTTTATTGATTTCTTCGTCACCGTATTCCAATAGGATATATGTTTGATACACCCCACCCGATTTAGCTACGATTTCTTTGTTGGCAATACGATAACCGTATACCGCAGTGTTACGAACAACGTTTTTGGTCGCCCGTTCCATTTCTTCAAAGACCGTTGGATCATCGCTGGACCCAATCTCGGTGGCAAACTCACGAATAACTTCGCTCAACTCACCAGCCATGCGGTCTGCAAGCTGACGTTTTGCCGATAGGGTTGCTTTGGTAAGGGACATATCCAGACTTTTGGATGCACCCGAACCCACTGTATATACAGCGATATTGCTCTGTGGTGGATCAATAAACCAGTCTGGAATATTGTCTACCTGTTCTTGAATGGCTTCTTGTTTCGCTTCTTGTGCGTCAAGATAGGCTTGATAACGGGCTTCTGGCGAACCGGGGTCTGCCGCACATCCAGCCAAGAACATTACACCGGCAACTGCCGATAGAAGTTTAGTATTCATAGTGATATCCTCTTTATTGTTAAAGTTTAACTGTAATCATTATACACACATTGGTATCGTTATGTCAAGTCTTTTATTCACTTAGTTCATAAATAAATTTTAACTTGTCATATGCATTTTTGTATTTCGGATCGTCTTTTAGATAAAAATACAGTTTCAATAACATATCAAGTTCAGCAGGATCACAAGTTTCTGATGGTAATACACCGCATTCGCCAGTATATCGATTCTTCTCAATACATACCCGTCGCCCTTCCCAAGCATCATCACCAAAGCCATGCCGTATAGAAATAATAACGTCAGAATGCATCATTGTATCTATAACTGATTTACCTTTGCCAGTGCCGCCAGAAATGACGTTCATTGCACCTGATTTGATTCCGTTCATTCACTTAACTCATACATGAACTTTAACTTATCATATGCATCTTTGTATTTTGGATCATTCTTTAATCCGATAAACATCTTCCAAAGCATTTTCAACTCGTCGGGTGGATATGCAACTGGATCAAGATTACCTGTCCTGCCTTGTCTATTCTTGTCAACGGATACCCTAGATACCCCGTCTTCTTCATAAATGGATACAATGAATTTAGCACGATATGCTGATGATAGTGACATTTTAGTAACGATCCATTTCAACCCAACGGTTTGGGCGTAGTTGACACATAATGACAGTCCATTGATATAGGTCACGACCTTCTACTACGGTTTCAAAATAGCGGTCGCACGTTTTTCCTTGGTATACAAATCTATTGCCACTGATTTTAGATAAGCCTTCTAAACCAGTTAAATCCTTTTCTTTATTTGAATCATCACAAACAAGTTCAGCCTTGCTACGGATTTGTTGTGGATATAACTCTTCAAGCATTAACTTTTTACCAGTTTCATATGCCACTGCACACGCTTTGCCTTCATCTTTATGGAATACATAAGACCCAAGACCCTGATGCCAGTTGCCATCGACTTGTGCCTCGAATGAAACCATACACTTCTGCTTGTTTTCACGCCACGGAACAACGTTCTTTGTAATGTTACGAACGCTTTCAATAGTGCCTAGTTGCTTTGCATTAGTGGTTTCTTTTAAGACGCACTCGGCAGCTACAGGTGTAGCAAACAAGACACTTGCAAGAATACTATACTTTAAGATTTTCGCCATTGGGAATATCATCCGTAAAATTGGTCCAAATTTGTGACTTCAACTCGCCTCTTTGATGTCATAGTTCAGTCTCTTTAAATAACTGATTGGTTAGGCGTCCGCTTTCACGTTCAACAAAATGTTCAAACTTAGCGATAGCAATAGTCGCCGCAATCTTTAACTGATCGTCGGTTGCTTGAAACGTATCATCATCCATGCCCAAATCATCGGCAGGAATAGCGAATGAAACCGTGCTGTCGCCTACTGGAAATTGAAAAGTGAATTCAAACTTCGGCATAGGGTGATACGCATAATTAATTAGCGGTAATAGTTCACTAAGGTAGTCTACATTTTTATCACTCATGGTGTGTTTCCTTTAAAAGTTACGGGCATTGGGTTCTTAAATCCCAAATCAAATTTTTAGCAATCTTATCATATTCACGATCAGCGAGTGCCTTCTGTTGTGTATAGGTGCCGTTGATAGCCCCCATCAATCCACTAAGCATTCCACGTGTATGGTAGGTTGCAGATAAACGATCCCATTCGGTTGACATTTGCGTTTCAAGAAACTTGATTTGCGCTTCTTTATTTGCACAATCAATCTTCATATAACGAAGGTCATAAATATCCATACGATGGGTAGAAGAACATCCCGCAAGGGTTGCTACTACTAGCAATGCTGCTGCGATCTTCATGATAGCAACATAAATACAAGTGGCACGACAATCAGTAAAATGCCGCAAATGTTTTCGATGCGTTCGTCTTTTTTCATTTCTTCCTCGTCAGATTCTGGTTCAGTTACATTATCATCATTATACATTATCGTCGTCTGTTGTCAATCGTTTTCTTTCTAGAATATCCGCAAATATTTTTTTTGGGTCTGTTTTTTCTTCTTTTTCTTTTTGCTTACGCTCTTTATATTTAATAGCCGACACTTCTCGCATACAGGACTTACACCAAGATTGGTAATATCCAGTGGCTTTAATAAAGAAGAATTCGGTGGCTATTTCCTGTTCGATTTCACATCTAGGGCATTTTTTTTGATCCATTAGAACTCTATTTCAATTTCACTAATAGCTGCATAGTTTGCTTTCTTCTTTTTTGATATACTATTAAGTAATGTCCAACTTGATGCTATACCATCTGACCGCAACTTATCACTTTTCTGTGTGAACTGTGAGTTTGATGGATCAAGAAAAGCCAAAATATCTGCTTCAGTATTATCGGGATATGAATCAATCCATTTTTTGCAGTTGAATGCAAACTCACGCTTGGTTTGCGACCACCAACTATGATAAACACTTTCACAAGATTCAGTATACTTACTGCCGACCAAATGATTGTTGGCAGCGTCATCAAACAATGCTTCCTTCATCAATGGTGTAGGACGGATAAACCAACGGTAATCAGATACCAATGCCACAAATGTGCGATGCGTGAACATACGTGTTTTTGTTAATACATAAAGATGTTCTACACCTTTGACATCCAAGGTGACCATAGTAGGTTGCTCGGATAGTGATGCCCACATCGATTCCTTTTTCCACATTGAATCGATTGGCACAAAGCTACTCGAATCGTTATCTGAATCTGAATCTGGTAGTGATACATTAATATTAAATGCCATAATTAATACCCCGGATCATTGCGAAAATCATATTGTAAATCAGAATCTGCGGAAAGCTTTGTAAGTGTTTCCTGTTTAATCTTGTAGCCGTATGCATAATATTTCACAAGGCGTTTCAGAATCGATTTCGGACGGTAGCTCACAATGTCAATGTCGTCTTCGTTCCAATCAGGATTGCCCCACGCCGAATAGCCATCTGAAATAAGTTGGGCTTGTGCGAAATCAAAGTCATTAACTACATCAAGTGGATTTTGAAACCACTGCTTCTTGATAAGTTGGACATCAATATCATCCGCACGGTATGTGACTGCGTTCTCGGAATCAAAGGCTACGCTGAACCCAGCGTCGGTTAGTCGATCCGCAATGATTTTTGATTGCTCTTGACTAGAACAATATACATCAAAATCCGACTTAACTGTTCTGCATTGTAGTAGTTGCCTAATGGCACCGCCCGCTACCCACGGACCTTTTTCAAAGTCTGGTCTAACATAATAGAATACGTGGGCTTGTTGGGGGGATACAGTGATCCCCCCAAGATGTGTTAACTCTTTCATAGTGGTGATGTGCCAGTCAATAAACGGTTCACTGCGGCTTCTGCTTGATAGTCTTCGGTGTTGTCAACATTGTTTCTAACAAACCGAACAGCAGCATCGTGGTCTAGTTGAAGTCCGAAGATAGCCTCGTCGGCAGCGTCGTGTAGTTCTTTTTCAAAAGCATCCATACTATTTCTCCTATAAAGGTTGGTTTAACTCAATGAACTATTATACTACATTAGGAAGGGTTAGTCAACATTATTATGATTGTCTTAGTGTAAGATTTACAGCAAAAAGGTCACGTTGTTTTTTCAATCGAATGATAAAACCTTGTCTGCCGCCATCAAGCATCGGATATTGCCATTTTCTAATACCAATCTTATTCTTCTTACATTTTTCAAGGAGTTCTATAAACTTGTCACCTTGTCTGCCGCCAATCCTCGCATATTGCCAGTTTTTAATACCAATCTTATTCTTCTTACAGTATTCAAGGATTTCTATAAACTCGTCATAATCTGCCGTTATGATGTTAGGCTCCCAGTCATTAACTATCGTTCGCTGATCCACCCCCAACCACCAGCTGGGAACATCACGCTTGTTTTGTTTATCGGGATCATACGAAGATTCCCACGCTTTTGATTTTTTACTCACGGACACATTCCTCTGTTCCATTAACCAAATCATAACAAATCTTTTCAGTGACACATACGCCACCATCACAAATGCTGTAGATGCGCTTGTTGCCTGTTCGTGCTGGTGGTGGCGGTGCCTCACGTACGCTGCGGTCACCATGAATATCAAGTTCAAGGCATTCATAACTGTATGCCGTTTCGCAACGTTTACGGAATTGCCACATCTGAAAGTCCCTACCCTTTTGACCAGTCTTGCCAGCCCACGATTTTGGTTGGTTTTCTTCCCACTGAAGTTGTCGCTCGTAACTTGATAACTCACGCACACAACCCGTTAAAACGATTGCAGCCATTGTAATGGTTACAACAATAGTTTTCATTTCCAATACTCCACTTTTTTATAGTCAGCCGATAGGTCAAAGAACATTCGGGATTTTTCGTCATCTATTACGAAATCAATATCATCGATTTGAACATCAGCACATTCTGTTAGATATGCAACCAGTATTTTTTCAAACCCGTCCATATTAGAAATCGTTACACGACGATTATATACTTCGGCTTTGTCAACCCCAAACATTTCTATGTCTGCGGTCGATGCGTAGCGAAAAATGAACTCCAAATCTTCACGAACGTGCTGTATTCTTTCTTCACGATCCGATGCGACATACTCATAGTAATCCAACCGGAATATATTTGAGTCTGATAAATATCGTAGTTCGCCGTTCATATCTCTACTGTCAAATCCTCGTCAAAGTTAGGATTAAGTTCGCTCCCTTTGTAACCTCTCGGATTACATACCACACGTGTGTCGCCGACCATATAATCAAATGAATCGTGAACGTGACCGTGGCAGAATAATGCCGGTTTCGTGTCCAATATAAGGTCAGACAAATCACTGGCATAACATCCAGACAACTTATCGCCTCGGAATCTTGCGTGAATACTCTTATACGTTGGTGCGTGATGCGTTACAACCACGTCGCCTTCCTTAACGTTATCAGCAAGGAACATCTTTGACACGTTATGTCTGGTGTGAATACCCTGTGGTTTAATAATCGAATACTTCTCGTCACGGATTTGCCTGTAATCATTCATCGACGATTGTGCAGCGTGATACGTAAGTGGATCGCCTTTATTAAAATCAGACCACAATGTGCAGCCGTGGAAATTTACACCATCCAGCATCACTGAACTATCATCAAGGACATGCACATTACTTGGTAGACTTTCGACAGTATGACGTTTCACGCTATCAAAGTTACTCTTATAAAACTCATGATTGCCGTATACATAGACAACGTGCGGAAAATGTTTAGACATTTCCACAATCCATTGCACACGGCTTTTAGTAGTGATATCCCCCGCCAGAACAAGCACATCTGCCCCATTCCAGTTTGGGTTGTAAAGTGCGTCACAAAACTCCATTGGAGTATTGTCAAATTCGAGATGAACGTCACTGAGTAAGCGTATTTTCATTACATCGCTTCTGCGTTAAGGTCGTAGAACTCGGTGTCGCCGTAGTTTGAAATCACTGGAACATTGCGACCGTTGACAGTTGCTTCGGCGATAAGTGCACCGTCTTCATTGGTCACAACATTGCGAACAACTCGGGACAACTCAGCGAAACCTTCGCTGGTGTTCAATGCATTGTCAAAGAACTTTGCGTTCTGTGCGGCGGTGATAAAAACGGTAACTTTCATTTGGGTTCTCCCTATTGATTACTTATACATAATAGCAGAATCGGTATGAATGTCAAGAAGTTTTTTTGTGCCATACACAACTAACTCTTATGTCTCCCTTATCAAGTTTAATGGCAAATATTGTATCTGGATTAAATGCTGTCGTATTGAAAATCAATAGTCCTGCTACACAAGCTATTCCTAGCATATTACACAGTCCTCACTTCTACTGTAATGGATTGGACTTCAACCACTTTCCATTCCTGTTCCCGATCTTTCCAATTTTTAACGCAATCGGCGTTGGATTGGTCGCCGTCACGAACATATAGCTCATACAACTTCTTTCCACTCGCCACATTTTTATCGGCACGATCTTGGTGATATTTTCTAGCCTTTTCAGCACCTTTTTCATTTTCGTATCTTTTTGCTAATTCAATATTTTTTGGATCAGCCGTATTAGCGTTACTTGTAATCAAGTATTTCCCGCTCATTATATCTTTAATTACAAACATTCTAAATCTCCATTTCATTTATTATTATGGAGTATACGCAAAAAAATAGGGACTGTCAAGCCCCTATTTCCTTATATCGTATATGATTATTTAACTTTTCGTTTTCGAACAGTTCCTTCTGGTGCCGGGATAAGACCCTTATCAGAAAGATATCCGTATTCACCCGTTGCCTTTTCACTGATAAACTCACTAACATATTCTTCAATACCAGCTATACTGCCAACGTGCTGTTCTTTCACATAAAAGAACAATGACCTAGACACTGGATAAGAACCATCAGAGATGTTTTCAAATGTTGGCAACACACCATTGATGTGTGAACCTTGAACCTTATCACTGTTATTCTCTAGAAAGCTAAATCCAAAGATACCAACAGCATTCTTATTAGCCGATAGCTTTTGAACAATCAAGTTGTCGTTCTCGCCAGCTTCTACATAAGCACCATCTTCACGTAGACCATGTGCTACTGCTTTGAACTTTTTCTTATCTGTCTTGCGAAGTTCTTTCAATGAAGGGAATGTCTTTGCGCCTTTTTCCATAACCAATTCAAGGAACGCATCTCGTGTACCTGACGTTGGTGGCGGTCCTAATATTTCAATCTTAATTTCTGGTAAGTTAATACCAATGTCATTCCATGTTTCATTTGGATTAGCGATTAACTCGCCATTTGCATCAGGAATAAACTTAGCTAAAGCCAAGAATAAATCACGAACGGTTAAGTCAAGATGTGTTGCTCCCTTTGCGTTAGCGATAGCAATACCATCAAAGCCAACTAAAACCTCGGTTACATCAGTCACGCCGTTCTTTGCGCATAGTTTGATTTCAGAAGGTTTGATTTGTCTTGATGCGTTCGTAATGTCTGGGAATTGTGTTCCAACACCACTGCAAAATAGTTTCAAGCCGCCGCCTGATCCCGTAGATTCGACGACTGGTGTTTTGAAGGAGGTTGTATTGCCGAATGATTCAGCAACGGTAGTTGAAAATGGGTAAACGGTAGAACTGCCTACGATGCGAATTTGGTCACGTGCTTCAGCAGTTGTTGCCACAAGCAAAAATGCCGTTGCGGCGACGGCTAGTAGATTTAGTTTCATTTGTTGATTTCCTTTAAATGATTATTCCTTATTATATCACAAATATTTATATACTTGCAATTTAAGGTTTTGTTACACATTTGTTAAGGTTTTATTATGTCGATACCCCATCCCATTTCCAAAACGGGAAAGAGTTATTCGAGGCGGGTCTACCTAAAGAACACCCCTCATCTTCGGTGCGAGTAGGATGAAAGCAGGGTCCATCTGGTTCAGAATACATATGATCTTTGTTATAGGTAGGATCGCCGTCATATATGCAGGTACTACAGTTCTTATTTTGTGGCATATGCAATGCTTCCCAAAACTTTTCTTTCTTAGTCTTGTTTTTCAATGGTAAAATCCTCCATAACTGGATTGACAATGTGTTTAACAATCTCGTTAATATCATCATCTGTTTCAATGTAAAATACCTTACCGATGCGGGTGCTTTTTAGCATATCGAATCCCATACCGTGTAGGGCATTGGTTACAGCCACGCCAGCATTGTCACGAATACCGTCACGTAATGTTGTCGTTATTTTATATCTCATCAAATTCCCCTTTTAATGTTGCCCAAAAGAACTTGTCACCTTCTATTTTTTTCATGTTCATTCCCTTATTCCATCCCATTCCCACATACATGGTTCGCATGTTGTAGTTATGCGTTGACCCATCTGTTTTTTACAATAAATCTGTGCGTTTGCATAAATCCTGCCAAAACTTTTCTTTATCGTCCATAACAATGTTCGCCATTCCACTCCCAATACTCGTCACGCCCCCCACTACATATTGTCATGCCCACTGGATTCATACAATCGCTTAGTAAACCCGATGAAGCGAAATGAATACAGTTGCGGCAACCTCGTCTATTCAACGGCGGCTTTGATAAATCCTGCCAAAACTTTTCCCTGTCGTTCATTTCCCGTGGTATTGCCACATTACTGCATTGCATCTGGCATGAACCGCACCTTCGGTCATACCAGTATCATGATCATGCTGTAAGTGAACAGGATGCTTAAAGAAGTTCGGCGGGAATAACCGACGATTAACATCTGTATCCATAATCTCAGTGGTAGGATTATCGGTAAGTGCGTTCTCACACCACCAACATTTTCCGTCTTGAATGCGAATGTATTCTTCACGGACTTCACGACGCTCGCGTGCACCGATTCTCGTATAGTTTATAGGTAGTTTCATTTAGTATTCTCCATAAAAAAAGCCCATACCAGTTTATATACTAGTATAGGGCTTTTGATGTGGTGTTGTCAAGACTTATTTGCTTTGTGCAGATACCTTCTTGAATGCAATAAGACCTTCTTTTGCAGCTTTGCGCTGTGCTTCAAGACCTTGTTCAATCGCACTGAAATAGTTGCTCTGCATCTTTTCCATTGCTGTTACGAAACCTTCGGGTGTGAAAGCTTTTTGCATATCTTCTAATTTAAACATTCTTAATTCTCTCCTGTTTGAGTTGTTCTAGTCGTTCTCTTGTAATACCCGCACGTGACAATGCTGTACGTGTACGGGCTTGAATGAATTCCTCACTAATGAAGTATCCACCAATTCTTTTAAATATATTCATAGTCTCTTGCCTCTTTTCCAAGCATTCTCACGATGCTCAAGATCATAAATGTCCTTGGCTCCTTTAAAGCGTTAGAGTAAGTCAAGATATAACTCGTATCTGTCATTTCTTTGCGCTTAAATAGCGAAATGATTCCATTAAATAAATTCATAGTTATATCCCCTACCAGAAAAAACGCATACCATACAGATATGCCGGTGATGGCTTCTGGTGGTGCTTGTATTCTTCACGAAATTCTGTGCGAAGATACGTATCGTAATCCCGCTGTTGCGGATGCTTCTTCTTTAAACCAAACATTTTGTCTCTCCTACGTGTTGTTAAAGTGTTAATGTGTTTTCATTGTTCTTATTATAACATTATTTAGTAGGTAAGTCTATCAAATCACCATGTTGATGTTGCTATGCAGCATTGCGGCGGGAACATAGCTAAATAAAGATGTAAGTCACGATACTGAAATATCCACTTACTCTAACGCTTTAAAGGAGCATCAGCAATGTCAAATATTTATACTATATATAAAATCACCAATCAAATCAACAACAAATCTTATATAGGATTTACATCATATTCACCGCAGCATAGATGGTCATCACACAAAGTAGCCGCAAATCGTGGGGGGAAATCACTGTTCCAAGCAGCTATTGTGAAGCATGGTCCTGAAAACTTCATTGTTGAAACCATCTACCAAAGCCTCGACGAAGATCATACTTTGAACACAATGGAACCTCACTTCATCAATGAATACAATACATTCCATGGTGATGGATATAACAGCACGGCGGGTGGCGGAAGTAAACGAAAGGGGAAAAAAGCTGACCCTGAATTTGTAAAATTACAGCAGCAACTAGGAAAACTAATATTTGCACATATGATACATAATGGTGCTATGCCTCATCCTGATGCGGAGTTATTAAACTTTTTACGAACCTACATATATATAGGCAAGTAGAACAAAACGGTAGTAACCATAATTTATGAGCGTAACCGGATTGCTACATCTTATTGTATCACTTTTCCTCACAGGGGTCAAAACTTTTATAAATACGGTATGATAAAATCGTTTTTCTGCTCACCGCAATGGCGTCTATGGGCTTGGGGTGGTTTATTACTACTCTTCGTCTCATTATCTTTCCAAGTGTATCTTACAGTTCAAATAAATGAATGGTATGGTTCATTCTATAATATTTTACAAAAGGCAACTGAGCATGATATTCAAGAGTTTTGGGATAGCCTGATGACATTCTTTTATCTTGCGATGCCATATGTCGCTGTCGTTACGGTGACAAACTGGTTCACCAGAATGTATGCTATGCGATGGCGTGAGGCAATAACATTCAGTTACATCCCACGATGGCGGCTGGTTATGAGGGAGATAGAAGGTGCCAGTCAGCGTATTCAAGAAGATACGTATCGCTTCGCCCGGATCGTTGAAACGCTCGGGCTACAAGTTGTTCGGGCATTTATGATGGTCATTGCTTTTATTCCAATCCTTTGGACACTTTCCGGAGGGGTGAGTATTGAGCCATTTGCCAGTATTCCCGGTAGTCTTGTATGGCTTGCCATTGCTGTTAGTTTTGGTGGCATTATTGTTTCATGGTTTGTTGGATGGTTCCTTCCCGGTCTTGAATACAATAACCAAAGGGTAGAAGCACGGTTCCGTAAAGAGTTGGTGTATGCAGAGGATGACAAACTACGATACGGCTACGAAGAAACATTGATTGATCTATTCAGTGGCATTAAGGTAAACTATCAAAGACTATTTAATCATTATGGTTACTTTGATCTATGGACAAATATACTAGGGCAGTTTATGGTCATTGCACCTTACCTCGTTATGGGGCCTAGCCTGTTCACCGGTGCCATCTTATTGGGAACGCTGGTTCAAGTGTCCAATGCATTTCAGAAGGTGTATCAGGCGTTTAGTTTGCCCATAGAAAACTGGACACAGATAACAGAACTACGAAGTATATGGAAACGACTAAAAGAGTTTGAAGAAAACATTTCTTAACGATTATTCATTATAGGTTTTGCCATCCCATTCCCATTGGTTATAAGAGGTGGTAGAGGGATGCTTGTAGGATGTGCATCTGGACAGTAGGCTTGTCCCGGCAATGTCGGGATGGGAGCATCCAATCCCACTCTCATATTTACATGTATTGCATCCATATTCATTAAATACAGGCTCAGTCAATGTATTCCAGAACTCTTCTTTTTCTTTATTCATACTCATAATCGTGATAGGTTTCACCATCCCACGCCCATAGATTATTGTTAGTCATGGATGGATGAATCCATGAATTGCAAACATCATACCGTATATTATCGGGGTGCCGACACTCCCCCTTCTTCGTGACATTTTCTTTATATTTGCAGGTTCCACATCCATAAGCCTTAAATACAGGATCGGTCAATGTATTCCAGAACTCTTCTTTTTCGCTATTCATATTAATACTCATCATCAGGCATAGTTTTACCATCCCATTCCCATGCATTGTCTTTATGCATTAGATCGTTCGGGGGCGTGGTTTGGCACACCATACAGGGTTTGTAATCGTACGTCTGGTCATGGTCCGCCCCCCATCCTTTAGGATTACCATGCTCGGCGTATTTACAAGAGGCGCAAGTGTGCCTGTGAAATATAGGTTGACTCAATGCTTGCCAGAATTCTTCTTTATTCATTCGTTTGGCTTTTACAGTGGGTTCTGAGAGGGCCTTGAAAAATTGTTGTTTGTTCATTAGCCGATCAGTGCGGAAATGAAGTTGAAGACGACATAGGATATAAACACCATGCCAGTGACTACCATTAGCGGCGCGAGGGTCATCGCCATCGCCATAATCTTATCAATATTGCTGCCATTTTCCCCATTCATCAAAACACGAATCATGCTGGTCACAATCATTAACAATAATGCTAGAGTTATAGGGGTGGTAATCATTTGTATCTCCTTATCTTTACAGAGTATACGTAGAAATCTATCGGTTGTCAACCCATTTTAATGAGAAGTACATAATATCTTTAGGGCTTTTGAAATCAATAACCCATTCGGGTAGGCATCCTACTGTGTGGGTTTTTACGAAATCTGCTTCTTGTTGTTTGAGATAAACTTCGATATCGGATTCGGTTTTAATCATTTCGGGGGTAAGATTGGTGTGGTCAACGTATGAACGACCATAATAATAGTGGGTTCCGGCATCTAGCCAGCACTTGAACTTTTGTGCGTGATTTTTGACTTGACTTATGCGTACCTTCATCAATATATATTTATCCTATTAAAACTCCGCCGTAACAATATGTTGAAATGTTTTACTATATACACCCTTATATAAGGGTTCTTTATGGACATTATATTTTTTTACACCGTTGTCAAATAAGAACTTGGCAAGCTGTTTGAAATACATCGTTCGTCTATTATATGGTCCATGCATTGTGGTTACATGATTTTCGTCAGTAATGTAAGTGTAATGTGTCCACGCCTGTCGATCATTATTATCCCATTTGCGATGATGCAATACCACTCGTTCGTCATTACCAGTTTTGATATAAAATGGTTCTTCAAAAATCCTATTAGTGGTATTTTTATAATCCATCACTGTGGTCACAAAATATTTTTTAGTGTAGCTGGCAAATAGTTTAACCTTGGCTTGTTGTTTATCGTTACTATCGCAATACGTGGTGGCTTGATCCATAGCCAATACCAAATCGTATTTCTGGGTAGGTTCTGTAATATACACAATATTTTTATGTAGAAATAATCGGTCATCAATTATATATACCTTATACCCAAGGTCAGCAAGACCATAGGCAACAAGGCTATTGCCAACACTCAGCACGGTAGTAAAATCCTGTTTGATAACGGACAATACCATATGCGTTTTGATAGCAGCAAGTTCACTTAACTTTGCAACATCAGTAATAGATGTAAAGTCTACAGCAATTGCCGTAAATTCGGTAGTGTTCATTATTATTATTATTCCTTATACCGCTACTGTATTTAGCTACGATGTAAGTCAAGTGTGCAACAATGAATCCCTCCACCAAGTGTTCGTGCCATATCCATTGGCGTGTCAATAACCTCAATGCCGTGCGCTTCAAGTCGTTTTTTAATGTATGGTTGTCCTGATTCCATCAACACCAAACCCGGCTCAATAACCAATAAGTTCAATGCAATCCACTTAGACGCATACGGGTAGTCTTTGAAATATTGTGCCACAACTTCTTCTTCGGTAATGTAAATCTTTTCCCAATCCTTAAAGACCTTCGGGCAGTTGCTTTCATTTACACGATTGGCATTAAGCATAACCAATCCTTCTTTAAGCGGACAAATAGTGCTATCGATATGAGCATAACTATATAGGTTATCAAGAATATGAACGGTCTTATCAGGTAGCATTTGCTGTAACCATTCGCCGCCACGATAGTTACCTGTCTCACTTACAAGGTATAGTAGATCATCATTCACCCTGCATACGTTTGCTGCGTCGAAGATAGGATAGTCTTCGGTAAGTATCATCTTGTTATTGTCGTGGTCAAGTTTGAAATCATCATCGAATAATGCTGGTTTAGGTGCACTGAACCATACTGCCCCATCCTTTATTGCATCTCGTTTAATGTGTTCGTATCCTTGGAACTCATACCAACGGCTTCTATACGCCATTGGTGTTTCAATGACACGGTTGCCGACTACTAGTAGAACGTCACGTGGACAATAGCCATACATACCGTCGGTTTCCCAATAGTAGTTGTTATGTGTTTCACGGTAGTCAAGTTTCGCTGGGACTCGTGTTTTGATTCCATATTGCTCAAGACGAAGAACGATATCCATAAGGTTCTCGGTCGCCTTAGTTTTAACTTTCTTATCAAAGTTTCCTTGTGGCAACGATGTTTCTTTCCATTTAGTAGTGATGGATTGCATACTGAATAAAGGGTCTTCGGTAGGGAAACGGGCAAAGTTGGATACACCAACCACCACATCATGTAACTTATCCCATTCGTTATTGCTATTTACTATCATCTTCAATCTCGGTTACCAACAATCGCATCAGTTCTTCTTCTATATCTTTGCCCCACGCACTAATACTTCCATCCGAATATTCTACCTCTACGTGATGTCCATCATCGTAATATGATACTATATATGGTTTTGGTTCTGGTGGGTCGGCGCAGAGTTCTTCCCAAAACAGTTCTTTATCTTTATTCATCTTTTCCATTCCATTCCCAATTATCTTTATATAATGCTCGGGTGGCTCCACTGATTGGGTGTGAAATGCTAGCACAATCAGGGTCTAGCATACGACCATTTTCAGATTTGGTGTCACACACAACAGAGTAATTTCCCATACCCATATTCGCAAAATGATCAAGATGTTTACAGTTACGGCAGTTATGGTGTGTTGGTTCACGCAATGCTTTCCAAAACTTTTCTTTATTCATTTTAAGTCGCTTTGGTCCATCCTGTCACCTGTAATGTATATCGGGGTTCAATCCCGATGTTTGCGGCAGAATGCTTATTATCGTTCTGCCAAACGACATAATCACCAGCTTTCCAGTTAAGACATTCGCCATCAATCTCAAAGATGTGTCCCGGCTTTCGATCCTCTAAGAAGATCACTGCACGATTAATATTCTCGTTGTGCCATAACTCGTAAGCCTGTTTATATCGTGCGTACAGGTCTGCGTGTTCTGGTAGAATAACGCCTGTTTCCATCACATAATAACTTGTTCCAACATCATTCCAATGACGGAAATGTTCTTTGACTAGGTTATTCCAAGACGGTTGTTCCTTGCGGAAATCAGCCATCTTGCCTACATAGTATTTGTGGGTATAACCGTCTTTCTTCCATTGATTCAACAACTCAGGGTCATTGAATGCTTCTCGTTGATAATCTAAAAACTTATATTCATCGTCCCAAAACGGTGTCATCTTTTCTATTTTATGCATTTTTTCTATCCCATTCCCATAATCTTTTTGCTTTATACGTGTTAAAAGGTCTGCTACTTGTGTTTGCAACCGATGAGTAAATATAATCATTATGAACATCGCACATTAATCCAGCCCGCAATGAACACGATGTGGTGCTAACCGTAGCTTCGTTAAAGAAACAGTTATCACACGTTCTTTTTGTTGGCTGGGTTAGCGCATTCCAAAACTCTTGTTTACTGTCATCCATTGATAGTTATATCTCGCAAATCAGGATAGTTGAATGGCGGCGGGGATTTGATATCACCATCATCCAACATCCGCATACCTTTTATTGCCCATTCAGGACGCATATGATAATGATAACCAATATCAAATACATTTTGGTCAGCCCATTTATCATAGGTATGAATGTTACGACCATCATATGCCATACGTTTTAAGGTAGCGTAGTCGTCAGCGTTATCTAATAGTATAGCACCACCTGCGCCGATTTGCAATGGTTTTCCGTGCCCAAAACTAAGGCATTGCTTTTCACGTGGACGGAACATTCCTTCTTCAAATAATCTTGCCGAATCGTATACACTTGGAATGACATCGTATTCGCCATCTTCTTCCCAATCAATATCCTTAAAGAAATAGTTCTTGTTAATCTTTTTTAACATCATCGGAATACTTAGATATGTTCGGGCTGGCAATGTGACATCCCACATTGTATATTCGTGCCGTAAGCACAGTTCCAATGCGTGTGTGCAACAATCTGTTAACACCACATAAGGTGCGCCAGTATATTCCGACAGCATATCCTCAAAATCTAATAATGCGTCAAACGGGTTTTCATAATCTTCTATAATCATTCTCTTTCACCATCCCATTCCCATTGTTGTTTATAATGAATAAGTTCATATGTAGTGTGGTCCAATACATCTCTGTTATAGCATAGCCATTTGCCATTTCCCCAAAACGGGCTTTCATCAATACTGCATTTAACAGTAACATAATCGCCTTTAAACTGACAGTTCATACAAGACTTTTCAGTTGGACCAGCCAATAACTTCCAGAACTTTTCCTTACTCATTTAGAATCTCCATAAAATGTGGTTCCATAATGTCAGCAGCGGCAACATGTGCTTCTTCAAGAGGGTGTCCGTATTGCCCCTTTTCAAAGTTGTGTGCATTAGCCCAATATACAAATCCTGTGTCGCCATAATCGTGCGGAAACCATTTAAACTTATTCCAGTCAATGCTGTCGTATAGACTTCTACAAATAGATGGACCATTATTCTTTAATGTATTCCAATGTTTGAAATCGTTCCATCGTTCAGCACAAGAAAACATATACGGGATGTTTCTATTATTCAAATATTCCTGTAGCAATAGGATTTGTGTAAGTGTGTTGTCAAGTTCATTCATACTATCAAGCATACGATATTCAACTTCTGCCCACTTGTCGGTGCCGAAGTTTTTGATGCGTTGAACATACTCATCGCCAAAGCACGATGCTACCGTTTTATCAGACAAGTTTAGGTGTGCGGGTGTTAGGGTATACCAAGGACTATTCTGCTCTTTAGTATCAAATGAACAAATGTAATCATAGCGTGAAAGATATGACCATTGAACTATTACCGCAACATTGTCGTCTATCGTTGATACCCTATCAATAATGCGTTTGGCGATATATCTGTTACCTGCGCCGGGATAGCCTTCGTTGATATACTCAAATCCACGGCGTTCGGCAATATTTCCAGTCCACGTATTATCAGTATTTTGTAACTCTGCGCCTTGTATCAGGCTACATCCACCAGCTATTAGTTTCATTCGCCATTCCATTCCCATTTATCAACGCTATTGTCAAGATGCAATCCACGTGAACAATACTTGTTTTCTGGCCAATGCGCCATGTCCAAATCTTGAATAAAGCATTCAAGACCATTCTTCTTAATACAGTTCGAACATGTTCGTTGATCATTTGGCGGGATTGTCAATGCTCGCCAAAACTCATCCTTATTCATCTAGTATTTCCATACCAATATGTCTTATGTTGTGAACGTACTTGACGCCAAGGGTCAACAACCACAGAATCTTCTGCGCCTTCGTTAAACGTATCTTGCGGATGTGCCATTAGATATACAGCAGGTTCGTCAAGGATTACATCATATTGCACATCATCAATATATGATCCAACAAGAATAGAACTTGACCCATCTTCGTAATCCACACCGGGCTTATAACTTTTGCCCATAATCACAACAGGTAGATTGTAACTAACTAGTTTGTCTGCCATATTCTTGGCTTGTTGTTCACGGGCATTCATTACCGCATCAAACAAATCGTAGCCAAGATTTAGGTCTTTTGCCATCCAACGTAAAGCAATGTTGTCACGTGGGTGACAATTATGAATTACGATTCCAGTGTCAGCACACATATAAAATTGATCATCTTTATTTTCATGATTGGGTTCCACTTCTAAATTGTAAACATCACCATTGTATTCAGTTATTTCAATATTTGTAATTCGTTCAGTTGTCATATTTTAATTCCTAAGTTTTCTAAATCTCGTTTAAATAATAATTTAATTGGATTATTTGGGTGTTGTTCTTTTAGTAGATCAAACTTGGTTGGTTCTTTGCTGTGCCAGTAATCAGATTTAACATCTATATAGCACTTCCATTCATTCACATAAAAATCAGGATAATAATTTCGTTCTTTACCATTTGCATCCACATAAGGGATACGTCCTATATGACAACTAAATGTCATATTGTTTCTATCTAACCATTTAATAAATGCTAATTCCCATGTTCCTTGAACTTTGTACAATTCACCATTCGAATGGACGTAATCATGCCAAACACATTTTCCTGTTGTATTAGCGCCTATATATTTTCCGTCCTCCCATGCTTTTTTTGATCCTAATGAATATTTCTTTCTTTCTTCTTTTGTCATTCGTTCTGAACGGGTTTTTCCTACCTTTTTTTGTGTTTCTGGATTTTTCATTGGGTTATTATCTCCAATCATTCTTCCAGTTTTAGCACAAATATTTTTCATCATTATTGACATTTCCTGTCGTTTTTTTGGGTCACTCCACACCTTTTTTAATGCGTCTGACATCTTTTTTATTTTCTCCGGACGGTTGTTTAATATCGACCGCCAACATTTATTACAATAATCCTTGTCAAACAGATCAACCTTTGTCATCTTGGTGTAATGTGATAAATCTCGTTCGTGTATTAGATCGCATTTGTCGCATTTCAATCGGATCATCTTTGTACTACAATAAACAGTCTTGTTTTTTTTCTTATCTATCCATGAATATTTTCGTCTAAATTCTTCTACTATCATTATGTATCTCCTATACTTTATTTATACAAAAATACATAACAAGTACCGTTATCACCTATAAAATAAATAATTTATCTGTTTCTTTGATGTCTTCTGCCTTTATAATAATTCGTTTTCTTTTTCGTTCTACTGGAATTAAATGATCTTTTGTAACTGATATTTTCTTTCCAGATTCGGTAGTAAAAGTATACAATGGGCCGCTATATTCTCGCATAGTAACATCGGCAATTTTCTTTTGGTCTTTCTTTGTTCCTGCCCAATTCATTGAATCTACGATATAATATTCAGTGTCGTTAAATGTGTTATATAACTCGCTGATTTCAATATGTGCGTCATTTACATTAATTTTAAAGTCAGATTTAACACAAGCACCCCCATCGCCCATGCCAGCCTTCATATACATAGGTGACATAATACGGTGTGTTGAATGCGCAATGGCATCTGTAACTACATCAACATTGATATTGCCTTGCTTTTCAGCAACGTCTTGAATCATATTCACAAGACCGATTTTTGTAGAAATGAATGTATTGTAGAAAATCTTCACGCATTCCATTTCATCCCATGTTCCGACAACATAACGTGGGTCATTATCCATAACGGTTTCATAGAAATCAATCAACTCTCGTGCTTCAGTTGTTTCATCGCCATCTTTAGTACCAATCATTACCATTTCTGGATTGACCATATCCCATCCAACTGTTCCCATAGCGATTAGGTATGGATTGTATACAAAGCGATTACGTGGAATCACATCAATAAGCTCACGGCGAACTGTGCCGGGTAGCACGGTCGATACAAGGACCACCAGTGTCTGGCGATTACTATAACGATTAACTTCTTTCATCACATCTTTAACAATGGTGTAGTCAAAATCTTTTGGTGGCAAATGCGCAGTTGGGTATCGACCATCATAAGATTCTTCGTGGGGTGTTGGAACTGCGATAAATAAAATATCAGGGCGGTTACTGTAGTCGTGGTGTATTAAATCTTTGATTGATTCCACACTAGTAACCAAATCTGACTTGAACCCTTGGATATCATAACCGGTAACAGTATGACCTTTTTTAGCAATTTCTTCAGCGCACGGCAAACCAAGTTTACCAAGCCCTATAAACGATATTTTCATATTGGAGTGTCCTTTGTATGATGTTCTTAATTATAGCATTTCCATAGCTGAATTTCTATATAAAAATGGGTTTGGCATATATAAAAATGTATATTTTGAAGACCCCGGCACGGTTACCGATTGTTATTTAGACATTCAGGTGAGTCATTCGGCGAATAGTGTAAAGTCATCCTTTATAAATATATTCGCCGCCAATGAACCAAACTTTTCATATGATAAAATACCACAACTGAGAACTGCGAGAGGTTCCAAGAAGAAACTAATCCTTATTAGTGATTACAACAATGACTATAAGCAAACATTTGAAGGGTGCGGGTCGTTCGAAACAGTTTATTTTTTCTTTCAAGGATATTTAGCATTACGGTGGTATAGAAACTATAGACATTATAAACCATTCGACACCTTTGAATATAAGTATAACAGTTCAAGTCGTATCATAGAAGGTATGCGAGATTATCGTTTGTATCTATCAAGCATCCTGCCCGACCCACATACCAATCAAGTAAGCTGCTCAGATATATGTCCATTCAGCAACAAAACCATTGACGAAATATTGGATAACCAATACTGCTTTTTAAACGAACATCAAAAGGCATCTGTGCGTAAAGCAAGCTTCCCATATCGGTATGATCACTTAGATAATCCTATCCCAAATACAAGTTTTGAGATTGATTGGGTCACGCAATCTAAATCATTCCTTCATGTAGTAAACGAAACAGTTTTTTATGAGAAATTCAATCACTTAACGGAAAAGATATTCAAACCCATCGCACTACAACGTCCATTCGTATTAACATCAACACCCGGTTCATTAGCTTATTTGAAACGATATGGCTTCCAGTCATTTGACAAATGGTGGGATGAAAGTTATGACCTTGAACTTAACCCACGCCGCAGACTTGATATGATCGCAGAAGTTGTAAAGTATGTCAACTCATTATCTATGGATGATCTACACACAATGTATCATGATATGAAACCTATCCTAGAGCATAATAACAATCTATTTTACGGAGAGTTCGAAGATAGTATCCTCCAAGAACTAATAGTTAACTATCAACGGGCAGTCTATTCGTAATGTTTATATATGTAATAGGTGGCGTGGATGGACCACAAAAAATAGGGTTCAGCAATGATGTTGATACAAGGTTAGCTGCACTACAGACAGGTAATCCCACTAAACTAAAAATACATTATTATGCGGAAGTGCCAGAGAAACAAGTTCGCCTTATAGAATCAGAAATACACAAAGCAAACCGTCACACTAGGGTATCAGGTGAATGGTTTGATATCACACCAGATGAAGCCATTGCCGAAGTGCAATACGGTGTTATACGTTGGTGTGATGATTAATCATCATTTTTCTTAGTATCAAATAAGTCTTTGTTTAGTAATTATGGTTATTATCGTAGTCGTGTAAATCATCTGGCAGGTCAACTTTACTTTCGCCATCGCCCCAGTTCATTGTATCATCATCTTCTGTAGGTGTATGATCTGTCCATCCATTGCCGTTGCTTTCATCAGATGCTTCAGCATTCACCCAATCGTTTTGAACATCACCATCACGTTCTAATCCAAATACGAAGTCGGCTTCTTCATCGTTCTTTTGCGAATCCTTCGCATCGCCTTCAGCAGACCCATCGTTCTTTTCCATTCCCGAATCTTTGCCTTCGCCGCTTCCTTTCCCAGAACCGCTTCCAGATTTTGAGCCACCTTTTCCGTGTCCTGAATCGTCGTTATCTTTGCCATCTTTATCCTTGCCTTTTCCAGAACCAGAATCCTTTCCATGACCCGAACCTGAACCAGTATCTTTATCTTTTCCAGAGCCAGAATCCTTTCCATGTCCTGAACCAGACCCTGATCCACTTCCTGAACCTGAACCGTGTCCCGATCCACCGCCATTAGGGTCTTCGTAGTTTTCTTCACCTTCATCAGTTAAATCATCTTCAGTCGTTAGGTTCACTGTTGAACTTACTTCATCGTCACCGTCAGTGATTGTATATCCAAATGATGTCTCGCCATTCCAATTCTCGTCAGGCGTAAATGTAAACAGTTGTTCGTTAGCATCGTATGTCAATGTGCCGTTAGATGGCTGATCAAACGATACCAAATCCAATACATCACCATCAAGATCATAATCATTTTCAAGAATATCATCAAGGTAAAACTGCGTAGCTTGATCTTCTACACCAGTAAAGGCATCTTCATCAGCGAATGGTGTTGTGTCTTGGTCAATGATTTCATCACGTTCAATGAATGTTTCATCTGTTGTTGTTTCGGTAGTAATAATCGGATCACCAACCACCGTTTCAGTTGTTCCATCGGAATAGGTCAACGTGGTTGTTGGTGTCGTTGTATTTGTTACAGTCGTTGTAACCGATGTTGTGTCAGTGAACTCACGTGTGGTGACTTCAGTTGTCGTTCCATCTTCATTTTGAACAGTAACAGTCACATCTTCATACGTGGTCGTAACAGCAGGGTCAGTAACATCAGTTGACGTTACAGTATCATTTGTGGTAACAATCTCTGGATATTCGTAATCTGTATTGATTGCTTCAACATTTGTATCAACCGTCACGTTATCACTACTCACCACATCAGCGGCAGGATTGCCATATTCTGTTTCCGTTGTTCCATCTGAATACGTCACAGTATACACAGGCGTAGTGGTTGTGGTCGTAGTGGTTGTTATCGTTGTGGTTGTAGTGGTATCTTCATATGTTGAAAGTTTTTCACGGTCATTGTCGTAATCAATCTCACGCTCAGTATATGTTTCTGATTGAACATCAACCACAGGATCACCGACAACCACGTTAACGTCTTGAACATATTCAACCGTTACCGCCGCATTCTCAAAGGTTGTGAAAGTATCAACGTGTTCTACTTCACGTGTTTATCAACAGAAGTTTCGTCCGTATAATTTCTAGTAACGGTTACATCTTCTTCATTGTTTTCTAAATCGTTGGTACGTGAAGTTACGTCTTCATACGTGGTTTCGGTAACAGGATCACTTACAACCGTTACGGTTTCGACTTGCTGCGTTGTCTCGTATGTAGGTTCTTCGTATGATGTTTCACTGTTAACACTTGCATCACTCGTTTGGTCAACGGTAGAATCTTGGCTAGTAACTGTCGGGTCAGATTCAGTCATGCTTACCACGTTACCATCTGCATCAGTAATAGTAGTTACTTCAACTTCGTATTGTGTTGTAGTTACAGTGGTTTCGTATGTGTTAGTGGTAGTTGTATCGGTTGTAACAACTTCACGATTGTTTTCAAGGTCATTAGAACGTGACGAAACGGCGTCAGTGCTAGTATCAACCAGCACTGGATCGCCTGTTTCTGTTTCACTATATGTGCGTGTGGTTACTGTTACAGTTAGACTGCCATTGCTGGTGCCAGAACCATCACCATCGCCAGAAGATGGATCGTCGCCCCCACCGTCACCGTTTCCAGTTGTGTCTCCATCTTCACCTTCATCTGTTCCAGTGTCGTCGTCGGTAGTGCTTCCTGTGCTTGTAGTATCGCCACCGTCATTAGTGGTGCCGCTAGTGCTAGGGTTTCCATTTACTTGTTCTCCATCTGTGATTGTTTCTCGTTTAACATTTCCAGTGTCGCCACTGAGTTCGGAACCATCTGTTCCCGTACTTCCACCAGTCTCTCGTATCGTCCCTCTGGCGGGTCCATCGCTACGGATTTCGTCTGGGTTGTCGCTGTTGATAATATCCCGAGGATTGTCATTGTCATCAATGCGACCATCATGGATACTACTAGTAATGTGTTGTCCGTTGCTTTCTCCACCATTTGATCAATGCGACCATCATGGATACTACTAGTAATGTGTTGTCCGTTGCTTTCTCCACCATTTGATTCCCTGTACTGTACCACTAAATCATCTATCATTTTTTTAATACTCCACTACGTAAGATGTGTATGGACATTTCGGGTCAGGAAAATTACCAGTTCGCATCACAATCGGTGTAACTTTAATCACCTGCCGTAAGTTGTAATCGTCTAACTCAACAACTTCAGTTACAGGCGTAAAGGTTTGATGGACTGTGCCCACCGCCTTCCCAGTTTTTGAAGGGTTTGGTCGTTAGTTGGATTGTCGTGCCTTTGAAAATATCTCGTTGGTATAACATGGTATTTATTCCTTATGGTGTTTTAAGGGTGAAGTGGAAAGTTGCCCAGAACTGCTTTAACCATCGGGTTAGCACGATCTGCGAAAACATAAGCACACGTATCAACTGGCAGGAAGTGTGTCGTGTCACCATCCCGTAGAGGGTAGGTTGGATCGTGAACAACACCAGAAACCAAACCCATAACTTCAGAAGTTTCTACAGCTTGGCGCATCTGCTTTTCGTTAACAGCTAGAACCAGAACAGTGCCGAAACCTTGTTCGGTTTCCAATTTCCATTGCGGAAACAATTGACCAAGATTGAAGTCAGGCAACGCTTCGTTAGCATGTTTTACGAAAGCGTTACTTGCGTGACTAGCTTGCGCCATTGCTTTGCCAGCGTTCATGCTTTCCATGTCATTCCGCATCAGAATGTATAGCGTCGGTAGTGTTTCAGTCATTTTATTTTCCTTTCTTTACCATCTCTATTAACGAAAAACCCAGTCCAATAATAGTCGCCAGTGCAAATGACGGCAACATAAAGACCCAAACGTACCACGGATCGGGTCCGCCGCATTTACCTTTAGTCTCCCAAGACCAAAAGAAGAAAACGACAGATGCAACTGTCCAAGTCGTCAGACCTAAAATTAACCAGATCATATTGCTTGAACTTTAAGCTGTGCAAAATAGCTTTTTGTTGCTGCGAAGTGCGCAGTACGATTTGGGTTCATCGGGGTAGGGCAACTAATCGTCACCCAATCAATCATATTATGTGCTGCATTCTTGGCCTTGTTGAAACTTTTGATGGTTCCAACCAACTGACCAGCTGCGCTTGACCAAGTAACTTTCTGACCTACTTCAAAACCGTTTACCATGTGTGTATTCCTTTTCCTTATTGTTCATTAAAGTAACATGGACAATAAGTTAAGTCAAGTCTTTTTTAGACATAAGATAAATCCTTTTCAGTCATTTCATTTTCGTGTAAGTCTTTTTATTCCATACCCATTCATTTAATCGGGTAGGTGAACAAGTTACGGGTTTTGGCATAAATCGTGATATACACGCACGTGAATAAAAGCAGTTATTACAACTCTTTTCAAATGATAGTCGCTTCCAAAACAGTTCTTTATCTTTATTCATTTGGTTACGATTTCCCATAGTTTTTGCCAGTCGCTGCTGTTATATCCCGGTTTATCATACTGTTGGTTATAGCCACCCCAAAAGTTTAGTCTACCCTTCTCGTTAACCTTACTAAACGTTCCAGCAACAAACCCTCCACCAATCAGCGCAAGATATTGTGTACTATCTGTTTTGATATCAGGATGGCTATCTTTTCCACCAGCAAGCATATCTACTTCAACAAGTGTTACATTCTTTCTAGTCCACGTGTCATAATCACGCCGCCGTTGTTCAGCCCGCTGTTCATTTTCAATATTAATACGATCAATGTATGACGGAAGGTTAGGAAACCGTTTTATAATACTGTTAAAAGTATGATGATGTTCGGCTTCCCGTAGATTAGAATACCCAAACCATTTTTCAAGTTCAAGTCCGAACTCTTCGGTATTCCAATAATCACGGCGTATCGGTGCTTGCAATGCTTCCCAAAACTTTTCTTTATTCATTTGTCGCCGTTCCATTCCCAGTTATCTTCTTGATAACTAAGGGTTGCCATAATTTCTGGATCGTGTTCGTGACACGTCACACACCAATTCTCGTATTTGAACTTGCAATTAAAGCAACCTTTTTTAGTAGGCTCACTTAACGCATTGATAAACTCAGTCTTATTCATTTATCACGTCTTCCTTTATGTCTACCCATTTTCGCCTTTGCTTGACGGGCACGTTTGCCTTCAAGTTTGTTCGGAATGTGCTCTCGGGTGCTTAGAATCTCATACACCGCATCGGATACACCTTCCCGACTATGATATTCATCATCATCACTATACTCATTCCTAAAATAACCATATCGCATATTGAGAAGCGCTTTGGTAGGTGTGTCTTTAAACTCTTTCAGCGCATTTCTCTTCGCCCTTTTATATTTTTTGGCATATTCACGACGCCGTTTCTCGAATTCAATGTCATTACTTGAAGCCGTTAATCCAAATATAAAATCTTCTTTACATATCATCGGTCATTGTCCTCTGTGTTAACTCCATCCCATTCCCAATGTGGGTATATACTCTTCGGGTGACTGTCACTCACCATGCGGGATACAACAATGCATTCATCCTCGTCCTGTAGTAGCACCCTCCCACAACTTTCGGCACCATCTGGTTCTAAGTGCTTACATGTGCCGCACCCGATTTCAGGCGATACCATTGATTCCCAAAACTGTTCTTTATCTTTATTCATTTGTCGCCGTTCCATTCCCAGTTGTCTTCTGGATACAGGTCAGGTTTATTTATCATTTCTGGATCGTGTTCGTGACACTTCCCACACTTGTTATTATATCCATCCTCTGGCATTGTGCCAGACCGTCTGGCAAACTTACAGTTCAGACAACTTTTATCATACGGTTCAGATAAAGCCTTGATAAACTCATTCTTATTCATCAAAAGTTCCATCCCATTCCCAAAAAGGATAAGTTTGGACCACATTAATAAGAAATATAGCGCATTCTTCTTCGCCAGTTTCACGTAGACGATAGCATGTATCATTAAAATACTCTCGGTGTCTACAGTTAGAACAACGAGGTTCTGGTATCGGATTGGTTAAAATATTCCAAAACTGGTGTTCTTTTTTATTCATTGATAAAAGATAACAGAATAGATTGATTATGTCAAGGGGTTATTATTGTGGGTTGACGGCACGGAAACAACTAAGGGAGCCTCGTCCAATCTGTCCCGTGATTACCCAAGTGCCGAACAATGCTTTGATAGTATCGTCCTGATAGCTAAATGATAACCACGTGATGCCTGTTGCTTGGGTAGGTGTTTGAAAGATAAAGATTAGTTTCTTTGGCGTTACAATAACTTCTTCGGCTTGCCAAAACTTATTTGAATCTATGACTTGTCCAGTTAATGACAGCTTTCCGCCGCTATTCATATTAATGGATAGTGCGCTTTCAATGGTTGTGTTTACTTTATCTTCATTAAGGGAGTTTATTATTGTACCATTGCAAATCCAGTTACCTTCAAGATCGTGCCGAATAGGCTCTAATGGATCACTATACATATTATTGTATGATGTGAAAGCTACGCCCAATAAAATAAAATAGGCGGCGATTGAGCCACCTAGTTTAATGCCTTGGCTAGTGTTTTTGAACGAGCTATTACTTTGCAACACCTTGTGGGTTACATAGGTCGGAATAAGGGGCACTAACGTAATGATTACCCAAATAATAAGTTTCTCGTACATACATATATTTAGGTATTTTCGTCATTTTCCATCCCGTTCCCATTGGCGTAACCATGGGTGTCCGTACTTACATGTCGTAGCGGAGTCTTTATCCATTAGTTCTGTGCAGATACACGAGTTATCACTGATGTAATATATACATATGATGTATTAAAATGCTTGCAGTTGCTATAACCACGGCGATGGCAGACTTAACGCTTCCCAAAATGCATCCTTATTCATTCCAATAGCTCATATCTTCTTATCTTCCACATCTTACATTTCTCAGGAACATAGTGATTTTGAAATATTTGGCTTTTCTCGTGACAAAACACTTGAAAATGATCTGGATTGTTATCATCAAGCGTTCGGTATATCTTTGCGAACCGACAGTCCTCGCAATCTTGATTACTTTTTAACGCTTCCCAGAACTCTTCTTTATCCATTGCGATGGATAACAGGCGTCCAATGGTCAGGAACACTTAACTGCAACTCTTTCACACGTTGTTCCATATGGTCATAAAATGAATCTATCTCTCCTCCCCATTTACCACGAAGATTAGATACACAATCCAATACAAAGTTCCATTGCTGTGTTTTGTAGCCATTAATCATCTTGGCGTGAAACTCTTTCCAATGGTCCATTTGTGGTAAATCACCAAGACTAATATTTTCTGCACTGATTACTGACCACGCCGGGAGTTCTTCGCCTTCTACCATAAACGTGTCAAGTTCAAGCACGATATACTTGTCGCCAAACATTTCGCTTACATCTTCACCGTATACTACTTTCATTTATTCATTTCCTCATCAGCTAAATCCCTGATATGATATGAAAGCGCACCCATCAATAGCATCATCAATAAGATATGCACCGACATCATCGACATTGGAATTATTCCTAAAATAAGACAACTAACAATCGATGTGACCATCACCAATGCTGATGAAATAAGAGTAAAGTATAAACAGTAAATCATGTGTATTTTCCTTGTGCTAAAACAGTTTCCAATATACGCTTCGGTGCCATTGCATCGCCATCAACTTCAACAAACGGAAGATTATTGTCAATAAGAAGTTGTTTGATATCATCGTCAGCCTGACGTGCTTCTTGTTCGTTCTGATTACGACCGTTTGGATTATATTTTTTAGTTCGATTAATCCAAATGTTTAGATTGTCATACGAATTAAAAAGTTCTAATGCAAATGTCGGAAATGTCAGTGGATGATAATTCGGCATATAATACAGCCCCAATAACAATGGCGAGTCAGTAATACACCAGTTCACTTGATCCTGCAATACCATCATACGACTGTTCTGTTTGGCAGTCACATATAACTGATCTTTAAGAGTGTTATGTCGCTTTTGCCACACAAGTTTCTTAGCATATTCGGTGACAAGTTCAACTTCCATATCCCTTGTCTTCATTTCGAAGAAAAGACCCGAAGCAGTAGTGGACTTACCTGCGCCCGGACCCGCCCATAAATTTATACATTTCATGCTTTCACCACCTTGTATCCATTTTCTTTCAAGGCTTCTGCAATATTCATCGCAAAGTAATGTAAGTCACCCATTGCATCAACGTGCTTCTGAACCACCTCAACTTCTTTGTCTGGCATACCGCCAGATGAACACGTTTTTAGATAAGCCTTTGCTGCATTCTTACAGGCTTCATCCATATAACTATCCATCACGATGGCTCTACTTTGACTTGAAGTGGAAAACCAAGCGCACGGGCTTCAAGTGTTACTTCGACGCCTTTCTGTTCGGCAATCTCGTATGGTAGCGTGGCGACAACCGCGGAATCTTCTTCGTGGATTTCAGCCATCTTAGTAATCGCACGTTCATCATCATAATCAAAATGACGCATAAGCGTATCGATAACGAACTGCATTGTTGTTGCATCGTCGTTTAAATAAATCACGTTGAACATAGAAGGTTCTTTAACTCTTACCTTCGTTTTTGTAGCAATCGCAATATCTGAATCAGTCATTATTACCTCATTGGTTTTTAGGAATACGTTGTTGATGTGGAAAATCATATACTTTTAAAGAGTTTTCACTGTCACGTGACATGCCTTGGTTCTTATTTCCTTTGGATTTGTTTGAACGTTCAAACTTACCCATCTGTCGCACACCTTTGTCAGCTTTCTTCTTAGCAGCATCAAGTGCCTTTTTCGCATTTTCATCATATGGGAAACGATACAGACGATCACCATCATCATTCCGAACCCATAACACAATAGTCTTTGTTTCGTCCACACGATGTGACACGATTTGAAATTCACCTACTGGATAACCATCATAAGGATATCCGAATAGATTTATTGTATCACTTATAGTAACATACAGAAGTAGGAATGTCAATGGTACAATCGTCATTTTTCTAGTTAATGTTAAGGTTGACTTAGCTACCAGCATTAAAAATACAATAGTTAATGCAACCCAAATACTAACCAATGCGCCTGTCGTTGTTAAAAAGAATTCCATTTAATTTCCTGTGTCGGGTGTCTCGTGTACGATGGCATCACTGCGAAACTTCGCTACCTGCTCAGTAACCCATTCCTCTTGTTCAGTAGTAAATGCCTTTGCCAATCCCATGCCACTCATTGTAAACTTAAACGCCGTTTGTTCTTGACCTACTATTGTCATTATAACAGTTCTCTTAGCCATAAGTCTATATGGATTTATACGTATCACTTCAATCTCGACAGGCACAACGTCTAGGCTATCATCTTTCGTTGAATACCAATGAATGCTAATAGTATACTCGCCTTCTATTGTTTGGCGAATAGCAATAGCCTCAGTATTCATAGGATTTACAACTTCGACACCATCCAATACAAGCTTGTCATTCGTTTGTCCGAGATCATCACGGTCAAGATGCATCGTTTCATTATCACGTGCACGAAAGCTAACAGCGCCATGGGTATTTTTTGCCCATAGGTCAATGTCATTCGTGTCACCATCTGGCCACGTCATAGTAATCATATACTCAGCCTTTGGATCAATCGATTTCTTTTTAGTAGGGGGATTCATCATGATGAATGCAATAATAAACAAACAAACAAAACTGATTAATAGATTGAATAGTAAGTCATTGAAGCCAACGACTGTTCCTGATCGCTTATTTCTCTGATACTTCATCGTCTTCCCAACTGCTTTCAATAACCTGTATTTGAAGCTTGGTTAACAAGTATCCAATAAGACCCATAAGCGTAGTGGTTAATGCTGTGCCGATACCCACTGCCATATCAACAATAACAGCCTGTAAGTTCTCGGTATTTTCTACATCAATGTTAGTAAATGCATCGCCAAATAACATAATAAAACCAGCAACCGTTCCGATCATTCCAAGCGTTAGCATTGCATCACATGAAAACCATACATACTCGCCTTGTCTATCCAGAAACTTAGTATCTTTTCTTTTAGCAATGATGCCACACGATATGGTCGCAAATAGATATACAGCAATGATTACCATTGAAATCTTGGTTTGGTCAGCATACCATAAGGCTTCCCACCATCCAAGATGTGATGCCATAACGGCACCGAACATAACCACTACGGTTTGAATCCACCATTTCAATAGAATATTGTTTTGCATAACTAGTCCTTAATGTACATATATAATGTATTTATACAAAAGGAAAAGGGACAGGCTTTTACACCTGTCCCTCATTATTTTCGCTAACGGATTATCCTTTGTATTCAATCTTAATGGTACGTGGTTGTAGTTCTTCGGGAACCTCACGAACCAACTTAATCGTTAACATACCATTTTCTACAACTGCGCCAGCCACTTGAACGTGTTCAGCCAGTCTAAAGATGCGTTCAAACTTACGGTTTGAAATACCTTTGTGTAGATAGTTACGTTGTTCATCCGATTCTGATTCATTCTGAAGGACACCACGGATAATAAGTTCACCATTGTGTTCTTCAAGCGTTACCTCATCTTTCCCGAAACCAGCTACTGCGACTTCAACCGTGTAGGCATTTTCGTTTTCGCTGATTACGTTATATGGCGGATAACCCGCCGTTGATTGAACAGTTCCCGATGCACGTTCCAGTTCATTAAAAATACTGTCGAATCCAAGAAAGTTAGGTAAGTTTCTGCGTGATAGTGTAGTTTTCATTTTGCTATACTCCTTTGTTATAAGCAAGTAATGTGTGTAAGCCCAAACCATTTGGCACCTACTAAAATGGAACTTGATTTGCTACGCTGGCACAATGTTCCAAAGCCTCGATTGCAACGCCCGTAATGGCACGTTGTCATCATTATTTATCTTAGCCAGTTGTGAACACAATATTCAATTACCAAATATTAACCAATGAACACAATATCCGACTAGAAATCCGATTACGAATGTCATTTGTAACTCTCCCATTTAACATATATATGGTCACACACAGGACATCCAGTTGGTCCCGCTGGACCAGTATATTGATGATTGCATTGCAAACATCTATATTGTTCGATTAGCATTTTTCCAAGTTTGTATCGGCTACCGTGCCATCAGCACTCTTCTGCTTAAAGAATACACGATTGCCTACATAACGTGGATGAACACCAAGTGGTCCAAACTGATAGACACCTTCGGTAGATGGCGTATCAACCTTATGACAACCAATATATTCATACTCTGTCGTTCCGCCTACGTTAGTAAACGGAAAGTTATTAGCACAACCCGAAAGGGCTACTAATGCCACTACTGCGATTAATGTTTTCATCACCAGCCTCTTTCCAATGTTGCTTCTTGTGCAGCTTTCTGACAACGGCGAATGGCTGCTGCCTTTCTACGACGACGCTTATCTGTTGGCTTTTCGTAAAACTGTGCTTCACGATAATCTTGAATGATATTCTCATTCTGTACCATCTTCTTGAACTTGCGCATCGCATTTGTAATAGCACGACCACGCTGTTCTTCCGTATCGCCGTGACGACTACGAACGTCGATTCTTGTTCCTTTAAACTCTCTCATTTTTTTCCTATCCGGTTATTCGTTTGCTTCTTTATCAGCATAAACAAACTTTACTCTATCATTATACATGATTGTGTCATCAGTTACAATAAGTTTTTTCACACCTTCTTCAGCATATGTATATAGATTATACTGATGATGTAATAGAACATCTTCGATAATCTTCTTCAAGCCACGTGCACCCGTATCCAATGTAACCGCCTTTTCAGCAATAGCCATTAATGCGGATTCAGTGAACTCAAGCGACACACCTTGTAAATCAAAGTAATATTGATACTGCTCAACAATACTGTTCTTTGTATCGGTCATAATATGAACAAGTTGCTCACTTGTTAAACGCTGGACATTTGTGAATACAGGAAATCTACCTGTGAACTCAGGGATAAGCCCAAAGTCTACAAAATCGTGTGGCTCAACTTGGTCCAATAGATGCGTATTATCTTCATCCATCTTGTTTACTGACGCACCAAAGCCGATTGATGTAGGCTTCTGACGTTTAGCAATAAGTTTATCCAAGCCAACAAATGCTCCACTAACAATGAATAAAATGTTATGTGTATCCACGCTCACCATATCCTGACCGGGATGCTTGCGTCCACCTTGCGGGGCAATGCGACACTCAGTGCCTTCTACAAGCTTCAATAATGCTTGCTGAACGCCTTCTCCACTAACATCACGTGTAATACTGGCATTTTCACCTTTACGTGCAATCTTATCAATCTCATCGATAAAGATAATACCATTCTGTGCCTTTTCTATGTCACCACCAGCAACATGTAACAATCGTGACACGATACTTTCTACATCATCACCGACATAACCCGCCTCGGTTAAGGTTGTCGCATCGGTGATAACGAATGGAACTTCAAGATACTCTGCAATAGCACGTGCCAGCATCGTCTTACCATTGCCAGTCGGACCTGCAATCATAATGTTTGATTTTTCGATTTTCAAGTCTTTTGGTGGGTGATTGATACGTTTAAAATGATTGGCTACGGCTACACTTAATGCGATTTTAGCATTGTCTTGTGACACTACGTATTGGTCAAGGTGTGCTTTAATCATGATGGGATTAAGATGATCCTTGCTGATAAGAGATTTCTTTATCTTAGCATAACGATCATCTTCTAATATGTCGTGACAAAGATCAACACATTCGTTACAAATGCTTGTTTCATTACCGACAATGAGTTTATCTACTTCATTTCGATTCTTGCCGCAGAAATCACATTCTAAGTTTTTAGTCTTATCACTGTCTTTGTCTTTGCTCATTTACAAACCTCATTATATAATCTAGGGGATCGGTTAACTCGTTGGTGTTCAATGACGTAATATCATTATCACTATTATAGTACGAAACGTTCTTATGATTCAATATAAATCCTTTGATTAGGGTATGATTTTCTAAATTAACTATCACACGGTCGCATTGCCTTGCGGTATTTAGTAACCATTCCCTATCGGATTTACCATTATAACATAAATGAAGGCTCATTACAAGATTAGCTTCCATTATAAGTTCGATTATAAGTTTAATATCAGCGCCCGATACATCGAATAGCATCAGACTAGGCTGGTCGCCGTAAAAATAGTTAGGTGAAGTTACAATCGTAATATTATCTTCCAAGAACATCCTCTTTACTCAATAAGCTCTGAATCTCAGATTGTTCCTTATGACTTAAATCGTCAAGTGCGACTTTGCCATCACCAAGTTCACTGATAAGGTGCTGTAGATACTTTTCATCATACAAAACACTTTCGTCTTTGATAACTTCCAACCAACGTGAACCATCATAACGATATAGTTTACTTGGCATTTCATCAACACGTAAAAATGTCTGGTCTAATGTTGGGGATGCTGGAAACTCGGTGCCGAATGACGGTGTGTTTTTAGCTACGCTGTCAGGACGGGCAAGCATACCGGGGATTTTTTCAACAAGATTATACTTCTTGTTTAGGTTAAGCACAGCACCATCACGTGCATCAATCTCTTTACGAAGCGTATTATTTTCTTGCTGAATCATATTAAGTTGATTGCGGATTTCTCCTAACGCTTGTTGTAGTTCTGTCGTAACTTGTTCTTTCGTTAGCAAACTGGAACGCAGGGTATCAAGCTCTTGTTCCATAGAATGCTTTAAACTAGTTAAACCATTGATATCAGCATTCATTTCTTCAATCTTTGCTGTATCTTCAATCTCAATAATCTTTTCAACCTCGGTTGGTTTCTCGTCAATGATGCGTCCCAATTCTTCTAGGACTGCCATATATTCTTTAAGTTCCATTTCTTTTTCCTCCAATTCATTATAAACATCAACAAGTGCGGTTTCAAGTTCCGTTACATCGCCAACAAGTTTATATTCAATTTCCTTTATTTCTTTTATTTCTTCATCATTAAATGCATCACGTTCTTTACGGTGGCGCATAAATGCCCAATCCGCCGCCATAACAAGCCAAATAGCCAATGGGTCAAATGCCAGCATAAACATAACAATAACAATACGAACAGCCTTGCCCTTACCATCAGGATCAGTAACCAAGTCATAGCCAAACAACTCAGCTACGTATTTGATAGGTCCAAGCTTGGCTTCAATACTACTTACCTCTGATTGCAATGGTAATCTTTTTTCTTGTAGGGTATTAATGCGTTCGTATGCTTCATCGACGCTTGTTTGAATCACTTTACGTTCTGGCTGTTGCTTTTCAAGTGTGGCATCTGCGCCATCTGCTCCACGTATGCGGTCATACTTAATAAGCGCATCGACAATGCCTTGTAATCGCAATAAACGTTCCTCTTGGCGTGAAATGGTATCCTTCTCACGATTGATTTGTTGGTCAATTCGTTCAATCTGTAACCCACCTATTTCAGCTGGTGCTTCTTGTTCTAGGTGACCTTTTGATAAGAAACCAAAGATACCCATACTGGTAATAACCATAAGAATAACGACCATTATCGTAAGGGGGTATTTTAACTGACCGGGCAAATCATCCCAGAATCGGTGTAGAAAGAAGGTTGCGCTTACTTTACCAAACTCAAGAACTGTTGCCATAATAATAACAGGCACAAGCGCAGCCGCAAATAGTGCCGCCAATCCGGTGATACTAAAATAGGCGGCACAACCCGCAATCAATAAGGACATTGCAAGGGACATCCAACCCATAACTAGTGTACTACGCATATGATATTTATCGTTTTACACTTGATATGGTTTTATTAATCATCATCGCCATTCCATTCCCAATAGTTTTCAAATGGTATTGTGCCGGGTGGCTTCTTGCTTGGGAATGTTTTCACCGTTTCTTCCCATGCAGCTAACTGATATTCAATATATTCCTCTACACTAGATATTATATTATTTTTATCGTTGGTTAACACAGTTTCTGTTGGATGCAATACGCATCGGTGTGGCGCTGTGCAGGATTCAGATATCACGCATCCATAATAACCCGTGCTTATGCCATTCTCGGCAAGTGGCGGGACGGCACAGTTCACACAATGCCTATCCAAATCATGTGGCATTCGCAACGCATTCCAAAAATTATCTTTTTCACTCAAAGGTATTTGCCATTTTTTTAAGGGATTTTATAAAGGCGTCAGCAGCTTCACTATCAATGTGAACGATGTAATGAAACTTACCGGGCATAATCTTATTACCATCAACAAGCGGCCCAGAACGAACTACCCTTGCGATTTTGTCGTCCATAATGATATCCGAAATCATATCATGAATGATTTCTTTTTCATCACGGTCACACACAAAGTCAATGATACGAACCGAATAGTGTTCACGGATTTTCATTAATACTCCAGACCTAACTCGCCCTCAGTCCATCTCGTTGGTTGGTTAACCCTTTTCAAGTCTTGAATGATACGATTCAACATCTCTTTTTCAGAGTATGCGGCAGCTAGTTCTTCTGCATCTTCGTCATCATATAAAGTCTTGATATAGTTTTTATTATCAACCAACTCTTTTTCGTATAACTCAATTAGTTTTTCAATCGTCATCATTTCTATCTCCTACCAGACAATTTTGCCATCGTTTTCTTCAATGAAATCATCAAGCGCACGAATAGCTGCGCCATCTAATCCTAATATTTCATCACCTAATGCGACTACTAAAGTATTTGGCCACATTTGTGGACGGTTGCGTTCAACACGCTTCAATGCTTCTTTGGGCGTAAACCCTGCTTGAATGTGAAACAGCATAGCCATCGCAGTAGAACGACAAATCCCACCATGACAATGAACCAATACATTATCACCATCTTCAAACTTTAAACCAAAATCCAATGCGGCGGCAACGTCATTTAAAACAGGTGCATTGCTGTCATTAGCATCTTCGTGATCTTCAAAGAAACCGACATGATGCCGACAATCAAACTCAGGGACACTATGTCCGGGATCAACTAAAGATACAGCATGATTCGCCCAGTCCTCTGCTTCGGACTTAGCGAATAGTTTTGAAGTAACTTTAATTGATAATAGCTTTTTCATAAATTCCGTTCACTTACCTTCACAAACTTCATCAGTTTAGTGCCACGACTTGCTGCTTCGAACGCCATGCTACGTTTTGCTTCCGTAATCTTTGCGCCTGTCTCCATGGTCATTTTCTTACCATCGGAAAAATCTGCATTATATGTGTAAAACTTCATGTCATCTCGCCTTTCATTGATTATGATTATATATAACACACATATAGTATTCAGTCAACTAGTAATGTTCTATATTTTCGCAGAATGCGGATATGTGTCTCATGATCTGCAAAAAATCCGTGTCCGACTGTGGTTAATTCCCGTTCCATCGCCAACATTGCGTATCTTAGAGCAGTAAGCTCTTGCTCTGTTGTCTTACAGGATTTGCGGATTTGACACGCTCGAATAAAAAGGGTCATCGTACTTTCACCGTAAAGGGAAAGGATGATTCAAGGTGACGAATCAACTCGGCTTTTGGCATAGGCTCTGAAAAGAATGGAACGCCATCGTTAATAAATGCTTTCCAGCCCAGCTTGCCGAACTCAACAATCGTGATAGCGGCATTGGCACAGTTTGTGCTAACTTCACGTGGCTGTGACCAGTTGAATGATGTGTCAGGTGCAAATGTCATACCCATAATATCTCTCCTTGATTAATCTGATACATACACAATACCACATCCAACGTAGATGTCAAGTCTAAAATTTACAACAAGATAATAGTTTCATTTCATTCATCGCGGATCGCATATCATCAACCGCACGTTTCTTTGAACCATGATGCCGTGATTGTGCCATCGGTGTCGAATCATTGCGACCTTCACCAAAGTTCTGAATACGCACACCGCTACTCACTTAATATCAATGCGCCACGTCCAATACGTCTTGCGTGATGTGCCTTCCATCGTTTCAGTATGACCTTTCCACTTGGCTACATACCCACGGATATATCCGCCTCTCGGTGTTGGCGTATCATGTATTTTGATTTCGTTACTATTCGACCACATTTGTTATATCCTTTCAGTCACTTTTCATTCTCCACCAAAATCGTTCTTTTGGATCGGTTATAACATCTTCCATAGTAACTTCATGTCCATGAAGATACCAAAACTTGTTGCCATTTGGATATTCAACAGCAGGTCCATCTTCTCTGTGAAGTTTATCATCAAGATACCAAAACTTGTTGCCATTTGGATATTCAACAGCAGGTCCATCTTCTCTGTGAAGTTTATCATCCATCCACCAAAACTTGTTACCAAATATATCTGCGTCGAGTTCACTCATTATGCATACTCGAAATAACGTGCAGCATACCCTAACAACCGCTGCAATGGTTTTGCATTTGGTGGGAAAATCGCACGATGCTTATCATACGTTGGTAAATCATTACGAAAACTCTCTGGATTACGTAACGCTTCCTGTGGATTATCTAAACGCTGTAACTCACGATATATATCGTGTCCGTGCGCCATCAACTCCTGTGGATCACGAAAATACATACGCTTCATATCATTTTGATTACCAGTTTCGGCTGCTTTCAAAACACCCTTCATATAACCGCTCGGAATGCTGTTATACTTATTAACACCCATGCGATCCCGCTGGCGCATATGAATGTCTTCGTGTTCAAGCGTCTTTAAGACAACATCTTTAAAAGTTGCTGGACCCCAATAACCGTTAATTGACGATGGGTCTAGCATAATCGTTATCTCTCCATCACCATCAACAACAGCATTCTGGATATACCAATCAACCGCAGTTACACACGTCGCTGAACCAACGTCTACGTAGATATGATCCATATCATACACTTCAAACATACTGTTCATAATATCAGCAAGTTCAGTCGGGTCATCAACATTGTTATTGTCAGACAAAAAAGCAACATACTGTTCGTTTACCGAATCAAGTAATAATGAAAGTTCCGTAATAAAGTTTGCGTCGGGGTGTAAATTTGCCATACTTGTAGTATAGCTATTTTTGAAATTATGTCAAGCGGTTTTTCATAATATTATGGATTTGTCCGTCATATACACCATACATATCTGTTACCATCACCGTCTGTGCAGCATTATCCGCCTTCGCAAACATGCTACGGAATTCACTGGCAGAACGCATCAACTGTCCATTTACAGTAAAATCAATCGTAGGCACAACACGTATGTATCCCTGATTATTAAAAGTATCAAGCGTATCATCATTTACCCAAGGCTGGAAATAACTAGGCTTACCAGACTTAGTGGGTTTAAATTGAAAACGTGGATCAGATGCCATATCCTTCTCACCGATGAAAAATACAACAGAATCATATTGCGGATTAAAGTTCTGTAATATTTCAATAGGCATATAAGGCTGACGACATACCGCAATCTTATCAATAGGAATACCAGAACGCATCATCATTATTCGCTTGTGTTCCGATGTAAATGGCGATTTTATATCTAAACTACCAGACGTAGCAATATAACATTCACCGTATTTCTCTTTCGCAATATTATATACTGCTGCGTGTCCCAAATGAAATGGCTGAAAACGTCCCGGATAAATCGCAACAATACGCTTCGGCTTATCAACCGAACTCATTAGTTTGCGTAAATGCGAAACGTCACTCACGTCTTTTTCCAGTCTTTTGCTGCATCAAAATTCATTTTAGAAAAGCTCATACGATCAACTAATTTAATCGCCCCACCAGCGGCACCAATAGCAACAAACCCCTCGGGATTAACTACCTTGTAACCATCATCCGTCTTTACTAAACTTTTCATCGTATCAATCTTATTCAGTTTGTTTAATAACTGATTCTTTAAAACAATCAAATCCTTGTAAACCATTAACCCAGCAATAATACCCTTAAAATTACGCTTCATGTATTCCTTCTGTTCTTCAATCTTCTTCATACGATTCTGAACAGGCTTCGCATCAGGGTCTTGATTCTTTAATTTGCTAATCTCATGCATCAATCGTGCCGCATACCATTTAGTGAAACCTTCTGCAAAATCATGCGGATGTGCAACCTGATCATCACCCTTACGAATACGACTATTAACAAACGTCATAAGCAATGGACTATATTGACTCTTCAATGCATCAAACTTCGCAATCTTAATAGCACGTTTGGTAGCCGCTATATCACTGATAAGTTTATCGTTCTCCGCCTTGGTTAATGATGCAATGCCAGTCAAATCCTTGTAAGATGCATCATCATACCATACATCCGATACACTATTCAATCCCGAAATACTAGCACCAAATTCCGCCGTCATTTCACCAATGCTGTCGCCACTGTAACGTGTGTGAAATACAATACCAATCTTCGATCTACGCATAGTCTTCGCAACGTCGCTATTAATAGGAACAGCATACGTAATCGTATTAGGCTGAAACATAAGGTATTCTTCACCACCAAATGTCTTTGTCTCAAGATCATCTCGGGTATACATCATATCACCCTGTAACACACCAGTGATGCCTAACTTGGATAAATGCGTCAATGCTAACATAAGTTTGTTTGCTAACTCACCCTCGTAACCATACTTCTTTAAATCAGAACGTGACTTAATCAACTTGCCACCAGTCTTATTGAATACACTCTTCGTGCCAACAAAAAACTCACCGTCAGCAGGATCAATGCCACATATAATAGCTGGCGCACCATCCCACTTAACCGATATGCTTTCGTGCCTGTTACCACCCTGTGCTAATAGTTGACGAACGCTATCAATATAGTTTAATGCAATACGTGCACCAGCATTACCCTCGTGAAATACAATGTCTTCAACGTGATGAAGGTGCTGGTTCTTGCCTTCTTTATATTCTAATAGTAAATCATTTAATAACATTATAATGTATTTATCTTACCCATAGTTCTTACCATCCCATTCCCATTGCGATTTTTTTCCATAAAATCCAACACAGGCGTAGACTTGGTTTGGTCGCTTACATACTGAGTAAATCCCCCCATTTATTCTTTTATTATACTTACAGTTATCACAACCCCTTTGTGTTGGTTGTGTGCATCCCAAAATTCCTGCTTACTCATTTTGGTTTCCAATAACTACCAGACGAAGCACCAACAGGCTTTTTACTATCTTTAGCATCTTGGACACAATATATACAATTAAGCCAACTCTGCGTGGTATTACGTGTGTAATATAAACAGTTATTACAATCACGGTCAGATAATGGCACCGACCGCAAATCATTCCAAAATTCCTGCTTACTCATCACGTGCCTTCCACATAGGTAAACTACGTCCTTCATAGTTAACATACGCCGGATCAAATATTCCTTCATCGTCCTGACCAATAGCTTTAAGTATAGGACGAAATATAGTTTCATCGTCAGTGTCGTCATAATCAATTAACCAAATATTAGCACCATGCGCTATTAACCATTCAGGGGCTTCAGCCTTGTGCTTCAGAACCATTACCGCATCCGATATTCTTTATTATTCATCAGATATCCACTTACTGAAATTATCGCATGAGATACAATACTCACGACAATACTTGTTAGTTAATGTAGACATACCATACGAATGTATAACAGCACAGTTTTTACACTCACGTATAGGTGACTTCAATGCTTTCCAAAATTCTTCTTTGTCATTCATAACATAACCATATCATAACAATTACTATATGTCAAGGATTAGGATCAAAGTCCTACCGTTGCAACGATACGTTCTTCACTCACTTCGAATATAAGATAACATCTCATGTACCGTGAACATCTTAACAGGATCGCCGCAATCAGGGTAGGTTTGAAAAGTAACTTGGTTTCCATCAACCTCGGTAATCACACCATCCGTAATACACGCATCGCCGTCAATAAAGACTCGTGAAATACAGTGTCGAAATTTTCTTGGTTTCATATCAGACATCATTATTTTCCTTTTGATAATTTCTTCATATCCAGTATCTACAGGTTGGATTATATCTCCGGTTCAACAACCCACCCGCCTTCATACACACCATCCATTTCATTTTGTAGATATGTTTTATACCTGCCAATTCTTACTCTTTCTCCAACCTTGAACTTAGACATTACACTTGCCTTCCCAAATGTGATACACAACAGGAAAGCGGGGAACGCCATATGTTGTTCTGAAAACGAACAGTCGCTTCGCTACCGGGCACCACTTCTCTATGACGCTTCACACCCACATGCCACGACTTGTTGCCAAACCGGTCTATAGATTCTTTTTCAATCATGATTTCATCTTCCACCAAAACTGTTCTCTCGGATCAGTCAATACATCATACACAGTAACTTCTTTACCATGTAAATACCAAGACTTGTTGCCATTAGCAAACTCAATAGCTGGTCCATCTTCCCTATGTCGATTGTCATGATTATACCAAAACTTGTCGCCATTAGCAAACTCAATAGCAGGACCATCTTCCCTATGACGTTCGCCATTAATATACCATACCGTGTCGCCATTAGCAAACTCAATAGCTGGTCCGTCTTCCCTATGATATTCACCATTCAAAAACCAAAACTTGTTGCCAGCATCATCAGTCTTACATTCAATCATTCTCCCGACGCTCCCATTTAGGTAAACTGTAACCAGTATAACTAACATACGCAGAATCATAATCAACATCGCTATAAACATACATACAAGTCGTAATGTCATTGCGGAGAGATATAGGCTCAATACAAAACTTACCATTAAACCAACGACAGTTATCACAGGAACGCTCAATAACAGGCATAGTAGTCAATGACTTCCAAAACTCTTCCTTATCATCAGTCATACGTCAATACCCAATTGCTTCCTTCCCAGATAATACATCATATTCTTTATCATGTAAATACCAGTCATTGATGCCATTAACAATCAATAGCATAAGCCATTCAAATACCAAGCCTTATTGCCATATGAATCTGTCACACATACAACATCATCATTCATGATTCCATCTTCCATAGTAACACGTTCAATAGATGGCCCGTCAGTTCTATGACCATTGTAATTAGTATAACGTCCGTTTAGTTCTCTAAATAATTTAAAAAAGGCTTTCATTACGTCACGCCATTCCATTCCTAATACGCAAAACGATCAATTCAACGTGCATCAACCACGCCAACTGTACGATTAGTAGGACATTTCAGATTATGCCAAACCATCCCATTCCCAGTTGTCTGGATACAGAAATGATGAATAACCCTGATTGTTCGCATTTACGACAATATAAGTAGTCCGAACCGACAGTTAAAGCAACCTTTTTTATTAGGTTCACTTAATCTTTATTCCATGGTGTTGTCAATGTTTATTATTCCATTGCCATTTAGGCAGGATAACATTCGATGTGTCATTATTACTCCTGATGTGCCTATTCATTGTACACGCTTCACAAATATCACCAATATGGTCGTAATCCTCTGAAGTGCATTCCGAACCATCTTCATTCAGTTTAACTGATTTTATATCATATCGCCATTTACAGTTTTTACATGATTTCTCAGACGGTTCACGTAACGTTTTCCAAAACTTTTCTTTATCCGTCATTTCCATCCCATTCCCAAAACACTTCACCATACTCCCTCATACTTGCCGACGAAGTGCACGATTTGATTTTGCAATACACTGATTGATTGTATCCTCGACTGTTATTAGCACAGTTATGACTTAATGACTTCCAAAACTTTTCTTTATTCATTAATGTATACTAGCAGTTATTACTAATGTTGTCAATGTTTATTCCATTCCCAGTATACGTGTCGGGCGTTCATGACATTTACCACACGTAATACTATATCATTTGCCATTCCATTCCCAGTTGTCAACTGGTTCACGTAACTTATTCCAAAATACCATCTTCTTTATTCACATTTGCCATTCCATTCCCAGTTATCATCTGGATAAACAGGGTTATTCATCATTTTAGAATCTTTTTCATACATACTTTTTTGTATGGTTCTCTCATACCGACAATTGAAACACCCTTTTTTGATAGGTTCACGTAACTTATTCCAAAATACCATGTTCTTTGTCAGTCATTTTATTCCATTCCCAGTTATCATATGGATAAGCGGCTGGACCATCTTCTCTATGAAGTTGACCATTTTCTTTCCGCCAAGTTTTGTATCAGTTTCGTGTGACATAGAAGATATGATCCCCAATGATAGTAGAAACATTGAAACGTTTATTCCATCGTGGATTAACTGCTTTGGTATGATACCATAGTGCACCTTCTGTAAAGTCTGTATATTTATTGGCTAATATATCCCCTGCGATTTCCCAAGCTGTTCGCCACGCTTGTTGTTCATATACCCTATCGTGTTTACCATCTAGTGCCCAAGAGAACTGTGCCACTTTACGTTTTGTTTTAGCTGAACGTCTGATATCCCATACCACTTCTTCATATGTATTGGGGTATTTCTTTGAAAGGACACGATTACGTGTTACTAATGCCACTGCTACTTGTCCACGTAGGCTTTCGGAACGTGCTTCATGGTATATGTTACAAGCCAATGCGATACGTTCGCTACGTTCTTTACTACAGTCTAGTAGTGTTCCGTTTGCATCTTCCCATGGATATAGTTCGGGGAGGATTTCTACGTATACGGGTGATATGGGTGCGGGCACGAGGACCATTGGTTTTTCGGGGTATATGTGCAATAGTGTGCTACCTACGGCATATGCTGTTAGTAATGCTATTACACTGATTGTGTGTTTTTTCATCATCATGATTTAATATATCATATAATGTAGTAATGTCAAGATATTAGTTTCCACCAGAACTGTTCTTTTGGATCGGTGATTACGTCTTCCATAGTAACACGTTCGCCATACAACCGCCATTCGGTGTCATTTGCACGTACAACAGCTGGTCCATCTGTTCTATGTAGTTTATCATTCAAGTACCAACGTTTGGTGCCATTTGCATATTCGACGGCAGGGCCATCTGTTCTATGTAGTTTATCATTCAAATACCAAGATTTGGTGCCATCTTCATAAGTATGACATATCGGTTCAGTCATGTTTTCATCTTCCACCAGAACAGTTCTTTTGGATCGGTGATTACGTCTTCCATAGTAACACGTTCGCCATTCAAATACCAATACTTGTTGCCATTAGCAAACTCAATGGCAGGTCCATCTGTTCTATGACGTTTGCCATTCTTGAACCATTGTTTGTCGCCATTTGTAAATTCAATAGCAGGGCCATCTGTTCGATGATATTCACCATTCAAGTACCAAGCTTTGGTGCCATTTGATTCTTCAATAGCAGGTCCATCTGTTCTATGAAGTTTATCATTAAAGTACCAAGCTTTGGTGCCATTTGCATCGGTATGCATTCCATTTTTATTCATGATCTTAACTTCCACCAGAACAGTTCTTTTGGATCGGTGATTACGTCTTCCATAGTAACACGTTCGCCATTCAACCGCCATTCGGTGTTGTACGTGCAAATGACAGCAGGTCCATCTGTTCTATGACGTTTGCCATATTGATACCAATACATGTTGCCATTTACATTTTCGACAGCAGGTCCATCTTCTCTATGACGTTTGCCATGTAGATACCAATACATGTTGCCATATGATTCGATTGCTGGTCCATCTGTTCTATGACGTAAGCCATGTAGATACCAAGATTTGCTACCATTTGCATATTCAACAGCAGGTCCATCTTCTCTGTGAAGTTTATCATTCGTATACCAACGTTTGGTGCCATCTTCATAAGTATGACATATCGGTTCAGTCATGTTTTCATCTTCCACCAGAACAGTTCTTTTGGATCGGTGATTACGTCTTCCATAGTAACACGTTCGCCATTCAACCGCCATTCGGTGTCATTTGCACGTACAACGGCAGGTCCATCTGTTCTATGTAGTTTATCATTCAAATACCATTCTTTGGTGCCATTTGTATATTCAATGGCGGGTCCGTCATCCCTATGAACTTCGCCATTCTTAAACCACCACTTGCTACCATTTGATTCTTCAATGGCTGGTCCGTCTTCCCTATGCGATTCACCATTGAATAACCAATACTTGTCGCCATTTGCATATTCAACAGCTGGTCCATCTGTTCTATGTAGTTTGCCATGTAGATACCAATACTTGTCGCCATTTGCATAAGTATGACATATCGGTTCAGTCATGTTTTCATCTTCCACCAGAACAGTGCATTTTTACACTCAATATTATTGTACGTTCATTATGCTATATGGTATACATTGTGTCAAGCAATCTTTTTACTTGACTATGGATGAAAACGTGTTATACTGGTAGTGATACGTTTGATTTGAAAACGATTCTGTAGGCATCAGTCCATTCTAACACATATATGTTTTATGTCAAGGTAAAAGATTGCTTGACAGTATATGAAAACGTGTTATACTGGTAGTGATACGCCGTTTTTTTATTATTACTACGCAGGCATCAGTCCATTGTAACACACATAGAAACTTTGTCAAGCGTTTATTTCACGGTGATAGAATGATTATACGTCAGGCATCAAGCCCATTGTATCACATATATGGCAAGGGTTGACAGCATTGAGTATATGTGTTATAATACCACTGTTTTTATTATTGGTGGGTCGGGTATCACCACCATTATAACATGTTTTTATGCGTTATTATTACTATTAATCCATACGAAAGTCATTGTAACACATATACGCTTTATGTCAAGTGTTAATCAATGCGCTAGACGCAAGATTTTTATGTTTGGCTTCGATCATGATGTCAGCATATGGCAAGAATGATTCAGCCCATTGATTACACGCTGTATTCCACATCATATCACTGTGTGCACGTAGTTTATGTTTCTTGTATCCATCCTCAAGCAACGTAGGCATATCGGGCATAACATCGGTAGGATGGTCAATAAGGATATCCTCACGTGATAAGCTATAGTGGATGGTAGGACGCACACCACGCCAACTGTCAATGACACGTTTGAATCGGTCGTCGGTAGGCTGTATGTATTCGCCTTCACGGCACCAGTGATGATGTATGTCAAGGACAAGTGCTAGGTCATTAGCAAGGTCAAGTGAACTGTCAATACCCCACGCATTCTCATCATTCTCGATAGTGATACAGTTACGTGCTTCTGTAGACAAGCGTGGTAGAATGGCATCGATGCCATCGGGACCGTTGCGACCAGAGATATGCACGTTAATTTTGAAGTCCATGAAGTTTTCGCCATAACCCATCATACGTGCAATGTCAGCATGATATTCAAACTCACGAATAGAGTTTTCTACAATATCGGGGTTGTCACTGGCAAGCACGGTAAACTGACCGGGATGCATTGATAGTCGCACATCATTATCACGTGCAAGGTCGCCAGCCTGTTTGAGTCGTGATGAAACGTGATGTTTTACATCATTATTATAGAAGTATTTCCAATCAGGATGGGTATACATTGGTAGAACGTCACTGCCGATGCGCAACATACGCTGATTAGGCGGCAAGCTGGCTACATATTTGATAAGATTGATAACTGATTCACAGTTAAACTTGGCAAGTTCATATAATCGCTGTTCGGCTATATCAATGCATGATTGTGAAGCAAGCCAACGAGCAGTAGTGGTCTTGCCATTGAACGGTCGCTGAACGTCTTCCAGCAACTTCTTGGTGAGCGATTGGTCGGGATGCATATACTTACATGCAAAGCCGACACGCTGTATTGATTGGTCAAAATAATTCATAATAAGATTATACGCAAAACAACAATATTGTCAAGTGTTATTCTACGAATCGTTTATATCTCCAAAGGCGTTTTTCATCACTGTCTGCTGCCCAGCACCGCCGTTTCTTTCGAACTCCTGCTGTCGGGTGGTTACAGTTATCCCTAGCATTTGTATAGCGTATATTGGGATTATTATGAAATGCGAAATGCTTACAGTTAAGACAGTTTTTTCTTATGTCGGGTGGCATACGTAAACTATCCCAAAACGATTGTTTATCGTCATTCATGTTTCATTCTCCACCAAAATGCTTCCTGTTCAGTCAATACGTCTTCCATAGTAACTTGTATGCCATTCAAACACCAGCCATTGGTGCCATCTACACGTACAACGGCAGGTCCATCTGTTCTATGTAGTTTGCCATTAATATACCAATGTTTGCTACCAGTTGGATATTCGATTGCTGGTCCATCTGTTCTATGACGTTTGCCATTAATATACCAAAACTTGGCACCAGTTGGATATTCAGTCATGTTTCAATGTCCACCAGAACTGTTCTTTTGGATCAGTGATTACGTCTTCCATATGAACGGAGAAACCATTCAAATACCAATACTTGTCGCCATTTGCCGCTTCGACGGCAGGTCCGTCTGTTCTATGACGTTCACCATTCAAATACCAATACATGTTGCCATATTCTTCAATGGCTGGTCCATCTTCTCTATGTCGTTCGTCATTCAAATACCAAGCTTTGGTGCCATTTGCATCTTCAACAGCAGGACCATCTACTCGATGTCGTTCGCCATTCAAGTACCAATATTTGTCGCCATGTGCAAATTCAATGGCAGGTCCATCTTCTCTATGTAGTTTACCATTAAAGTACCAAAACTTGTCGCCATTTGAATTTACAATGGCAGGGCCATCAGTTCTATGACGTAAGCCATTAATATACCAATACTTGTCGCCATTTGCATATTCAATAGCTGGTCCGTCTGTTCTATGACGTTCACCATTCAAATACCAATACTTGTCGCCATTTGCATATTCAATAGCTGGTCCGTCTGTTCTATGACGTTCACCATTCAAATACCAATATTTGCTACCATTTGCATCAAATCTTGGTTCAGTCATGTTTCAATGTCCACCAAAATGCTTCCATCGGTTCTATGCAGTTTACCGTCCATAGTCCAACGTGCCGTGCCCAATCATTAATTTCCATTTCGCATGTCATATAGTTACTCTACACCATAATGCATCGTATGTCAATAGGCTACTATATCACACACTATTACGTCAGGCATCAAGCCCATTGTATCATATATATGGAATCTGTCAAGGGGTTATTATTACTATTAATCGATACGAAAGGCATCAGGCCCATTGTATCATATATATGGA